CATTTCCAGTGACGTTTGCGCCTGTAATAGAGCTAAGTGCTGCACCATTACCGAAGTGATTTGCAGTGACATTAGCACCAGAAATGTTACCTGTTACTGCAAGTGAAGTCAAAGTGCCAACTGATGTGATGTTTGGTTGAGCAGCAGTTGTTAGATTTCCCGATACTGACGTAAATACTGCATTGTTTCCACCAATGTTACCTACATTGGCATTACCTGTTGCATTTAAAGTTCCAGATACATTTGCACCAGTAGCCGTGACTATTAATACGTTTGCTGTGCCACTTACTGAAACTCCAACATTTCCATTCGCAGTATTGATGTTAACATTGGAAGTGCCATTAGCAATTGTTGGTCCTGTTACTGCAAGAACTCCAGTTAACTGTGAACCATTACCGATGAAATAATTTGCTTTGATATTTCCTGCATTGGCATAGATGTTTCCAGAATTGGTTATCGTGTTACTCACGACATTGTTTGCACCAACTGTTCCTGAGTTTGCATATATGTTTCCAGCAGTATTAAAATTGCTTCCAGATACATTACCTGTTGCGGCTATTACATAAGTGCCTAAATTGCCTACATTAGCATTACCCGTAACAGCCAATGATCCTGTTGTGGTTAAGTTTCCACCAGAAATATTTCCAGTTACAGATGCAATATTACCAATGAGACCGTTGGCTGTCACGTTTCCGGTAGTGGCATTCACGTTGCCAGAAACGGTGATATTAGTTACTCCGGTGATATTTGCAGGAAGGTCAATATATAAAACTTGAGTTGCCTGTGTAATGGCAGCATATGATGCACCATTGGAACCGGCACCTATACTCAATGTGCTTGTTTGAAACTGCACTTCCGAAATGTTGGCATTGATTATTACATTGCCAGTAGGATTGTTTACAGTAATTCCCGACCCAGCATTAACGGTGAGAACAGCCTGAGACTGTAATCCAGAAAACAGTTCTGTAAAGTTCGTCTGAACTTTTTGGAATGCTGTTCTGATTGCATCTGCGCTCGAATCGTTAGGAAATGAACCGAAGTCAATATTCTGTTGTGCCATGTTTCTAAATCACCTTATGTTGTATTTATCATTATTGGCAAGAACGCTAGCCTCCAAAAAAATAGCCGGGAACTAGCCCGGCTATTTTTATTACTAGTATTATGTGGTAGTTACTTTCTAATACCAGCTAACTTTGCCCAATCACTAGCTGACTCATTGATATCTTTAGTGTTTAGGTGTGAGTGCATACGATCATCTTGACCAGCAACCACTGGAATAGTAGTTTGACCAGTTGACTTAGGTTTGTTCAATCCGCCTGAGATTACCTTAGTCATGAACTCAATGTCTGCTTCCCAATCTTCATCATTGTTTCTGCGAGCATTATTGGCCCATTCGTCTAGCTTGTTATCTGGCTTATTATCAAACGGATTGCCATTGTTCTTCATCTTGTCTTTGATTTCTTGTTGATGATAACCATTTACACCTTCTTCTAGATCATCTTCTTCATCTAGTTCTTTGCTGGTGTCATACCATTGTTTACCATAGTCTGGCTCATCTTCTTCATCTTCGCCATCTTCGTCGTAGTATGGGCCGCTCTTTTTGCGCTTGAAATGCTCGTCCCAAGCTTTTTGAGTATCTGGATGAACTGCTTCATCTACCTCTTCATTTTCTTGTGGACCGTTTTCTTCTTTCTGTGAAGCGTCATAACCGGCTGCTGCATTATTTGCTGCACTGTTGCCCTTTGTAGCATTCTGTGAGTTTGCTGCACCATTGTCTGAAGGGTTCTGTGGCTGTGCAGGAGATTGTCCTTGCTGTGGTTCTCCCTCATCTTCTGCCATTTCATATGACATCTGATCTTCTGACTCAACTTCGTCAAGCTTGCCTTCATCACATTCACATTCAGATTCTGGCATACCGCAGTTTTCACATTCTGCTTCTTCACCTTCGCCAGCATCATCACCATCATGTTGAATACCAGATAGCTTCTTCATCAAACCAAGCATACCGTCATTGTCATCTACAACTTCAATATCGCCCGGTGTGTTTACTTCACTTGAAGGAGCTTGAATGCTGAAACCTCTTGGTTCATCACTAAGTTCTTCGTGACCACCTTCTCCACCGAAAATGCCCAAACCAGCTTGACGAACTAGAGCAAGAACTTGGTCTGCTTCTGCGTCAGTGGCGCTGATGTTTACAGAATCGGGTGCGCCCTGCTGTCCCTTGGAAACAGAAACAGTTAATCCCTCAGTAAGTGACTTCTTTGAAGACTTTTTACTTTCGTTAATTTGCTTACCTTCATTGATGAGGTTTTCAAGTTCACGATCCCATGCTTCAAACGCGAAATCCTCTTCGCCAAGATGTGAATCATAATGAGAAGTATCAGTAAATGATTTTCCGCCCACTGTGAACTTGCCACCGTGTGGTGTTCTTGCGAGGCCAGCAGTGAAAGCATTACCTTCATCCATCTCACCAGTATAAGGATCACGTGCAGCTTGATCTGCCATGCCGTGTGTAGTTGCTGGCATGTGAGGAGTTGCCATACCATAGCATTCGTCCATCATACCATAGCATTCATCAAGACCTTCTTTATAACCTTCATGATATGCTCTGCATTCTTCCATGTCTTCATAGTTCTTACCGGCATAAGAGTGGCCTTTAAGTCCATGTGATTTACCCTCAAGACGGGCTGCTCTGATACGGTTACTCATATTTTCCTTCACTGCCTTTTTCTTATCTGCTGCGGCCTTTTTCATTGATTCTTTCTTGTCGCCGTCTTTGTCTAAATCTAGGAAGTCTGGCTTAGCTTTTTTAGCTTCAAGAGTAGTTCTACTTCTACCTGCTCCTAATGCTGCACCATAAGTATCAACTCCTGATGCTGATGGAATATCGCCTTCTTTGACACCCTTCTTCCAGGCGCCCTTTGCACGAATAGCAAAGTTAAGTTCCTGCTGCTTAGTATATTCAGGTGAACCCTTTTTGTGAGGACCTGACTTGTGAAGTGCTGCAAGTTGCTTTTCCAACTCAGCCTTGGTTTTACCTTTGAACATTCCCTTCTTAGAAGGATTCAATTCAGTGTCTCCGCCCCACTTTTCGTCAAGCTCTTCTTCTTGGACAGCCTGAGTTGAACTTGTCTGCATAGTTGCACCGCCCTGCTGTGCTTGGTTGCCCTGTTGCTTTTGTTGTCCCTGCATTGGCTGCTGTTGAGTCATGACAACCTGAACATCTTGTGGATCAAGATTTGAAAGCATTTTTGAAACTGCTGGATTTTGACTAGTTACAACACCCATTCCTGCTTTTTTATTTGTTGGGTCTAGAACTGGAAGTGGTTTTTGTCCCGGAGCCATTGCTTCATCCAACTGTCTGAACATATCTTTCAAAGACATATTCTTTGGTTCAACCTTTACTGGCTGAGCAGGAGCAGATTCCTTGAGAATCTTTTTCTTAGGTGGGGCTTTTGGAGCAGAAGCTTCTAACTGGCTCATCTTTTTCAACAAGTCTTTCATGTCTTATCCTTTACTTGCGCCAGTTTGTGGCTTTGCTGGTCTGGTGATGGTTGACATCGGGCTGTGAATGCCACGTGGGTCATTATCTAAATATGGCTTGAATGGATCAAACGCATCCGGAGTTCTCTTGCCATCAAATGTGTATTGAATTCTATCATCTTTGGATTGATCTTTGATGCTTTCAAGATATGAATCGCCATATGCTTTAGATGCAGCTTTCGCACCCTTTTCTTCTTCCATTTCTTCATGTGTAAGAACAGGGTTATGTCTCATCTGATTGGCATATTCATCCATTTCATCATTGATACTGTCATCATATGATGTTTTGACAACACGAACAAGATTCACGTTATACCCAAGTAACTGTGCAATCTGTTGGATCATTGGTTCAGTAGCAGGATACCTAAAGACAGCCTTGATGATAGTTACTGACTCGTTTTCCAAATTAGGAAAACCGTATGGGTCTTTCTGAATTGGAGTTGATTTTGGTTCAGAGATTTCAACAGGATCAAACTTCTTCAAGTTGAAACGAAACATGTCAAGAAAGTTCTTATCAACGTTCCCTGCGATCTTGATAGTGTATGCATAGGTGCGGACACTTTCTGCGATGAAATGTTTTAGGCTTTTCATAGTAATCCTTGCAATAGCTTTATATTATATTTATCATTGATCTGTATTTTTGTTGTTCAACATTTTGAGCAACTCATTGCGATCAAACGATTGTCCTTCACCGATGGGCTTAGTCTGTATCTCTTCGCTTTTAGCTTGCATTTTTTGATCAAGTTGAGCCTTTTTCAGTTGCATATCAAGCATTTTGAGTTTTTTGTTGATCTTTGCCGTTTTGGCAGTAATAGCATGACCAAGGAACCCGCTTGCTGCACTGAATATGTCTGCGCTGAATCTGGAATCAACTTGCATACCTAAATCTACTAGGTCTTTGTAGCTGGCAGTAGCTAGATCAGCCAATTCGTCCATCTCTTCGTCGGCTGCTTCCAGCCCTTTTACTTGAGGTAGCGCATTGTCAATCTTTTCCAGATTGCTTACTGCTTCTTGTGTTATTTCTCTTGCGTGTTCAAAGATTGGCTGAGTAAGATCATCATCTTCGCTCGTTGCCAACTCAAACAGTTCTTCTAGCTTTTTATTCATGTAAGTATTTAGTTACTTGCGTCCATTATAGAACAAATCATCTTCAGTAATGACACGAAAAGTCAATCCCTGAGCCTTACAATAAGCATTTGCTGCCGCCCACTTGGCATGGTTTATAGCAACAGTCATTCTGTCCTTTGCGCTTGCGGTCTTACTCTCAATGATGCTTTGTTTCTTCGGCTTGATTTCAACAACTTCAGCAAGGGTTTTGCCGTGTTTGTTCTTATACACAACGAAGAAATCAGGAATGTAGTTTGTTGGTTTGCCAGTAAACGGATGGCGATATTTAATAGCCATTGATTCACTTGCCCAATGTAACACGTTATCATTGTTGTCACAAAAGGTCATGAATGTGAGTTCCCAGCCAGAACGATATCTAGGCTGGTGCTTTCCTATATACTTTTGTGGATTTTTTGGGGTATAAAGACCTTGTGCCCACTTAGCCATATTACTGCACTACGTTACGCTGCACGGCCTGATTTGGAGTAGGAATACTTCCAGTCCCATATAGTGCTACTTTAGACTTAAATGTGTTTAAATAATAGCATATTACACTATTCATCTGTAATGTGTTGTTTGATCCTTTTATGATTTGAAGAAGTTCAATAACACTAGTGCCACTTTGCTGAGCAATATTAAACAGTATTGCAGTAAAGTTATTTGCTATAGTTCTATTATTTGATGTTCCATAGAAGTATGAGTAGACGAGATCATAATCAACAGCATTTACAACACTAGAGTTATTGTAAAAACTATCATATATTAATACGGTTTGATCGGGGTTTACAGTAATAGTTGCCATATTCTTATTTATCTCATGGAAATGTGAGTTATCCCATTGATCCATCATTGAAATCATTCAATGCGGTGACAGGAGATGGAGGATTTGCTGCCAAATCACTTGCATTATACTGTGATCCAGCATCAGTAGTGATTGGGAATGGAGGCACTGATGCTGATATTCCAGCTAGCTGATCTGCTGTAGTAGCATTAATAGCTATAGGTGTATTTTGAGTGGAGGCAAGCGGAGGAACCTCTGTACTAGAAATCGGTGGAATAATTGGTGTATTAAGAGAAGATAAATCCACATTTGCAACCAGCGGCGCATTATTAGCATAGATAGATGCTAGCGTGGCATTGTTTTCTGCTAATAAGGTAGCAGTTTGATCCGTTGCAGAATAGGCATTACCGCTTTGTGTATACACTGCATCATATGCAACGGATGGTGGAGCTATATCACCATCAATGACAGGTGCACCTGCCGTACCTGCTGGTCCAGGAGTAGATTGCGCAACAGGTGTACTAAATGGTGTATTTCTGTTGGTAGGAGCATTTCCTAGTACAGTTGACAACATGGCCCCAATGGCATTAGGTATTGAATTATTAGATGGTGATTGGAATGCGTTGTATGCAACATTCTGCGCTTGAATGGCAGCACTAAGTTGACTTGAGCCACCGACAATAGCTTCAATCGCTCCGCCAGCAGCATTAACCAATCCACCTTGTCCAAGGGCTGCACTGTTTGATCCTTCAAGTGCAATAGGACTCAACGTGTTATCATAGTTGGCTGGATCACCAAAACCAGTGACGATTTGGCCTGGGTCTTGCCCATCCATTGTTCCATAATTGTAGACCACAGTTTCGTAATCTATAGTCATTTTGTTTGACATGGTGCCACCACCCTCAGCGTATGCATAGGTATCATGACTAAAGGATGTGATGATAGGATTTATTAAAGTATAAGCAGTAAACTGGTGCTGATTAAATCCGAATACTGTAATGTTTTTGAAGAATGCTTGTCTAACACCAGTTGATGTTGTAGTTTGGCCAGTTACGAATCCCCAATCATCTTGCCCAGAAATACTAGTATTATAAATGTTTCTTGAGTTGTAATCGGCACCGCCACTTCCAGACCCTATTCCTGACAGGTTTCCAGCAGTGTTCAACAAGTTACTTATGCCGCCGCCCTGTAAAACTGAACCGGGCTTATTTGAATCATTATAGTAATATGTATAATACGCCTGCCAAAGTTTGTTTATCTGATTCGCATTATCATCATGAAAAGTGATGTCAATAGGCTCGTACTTTATCTTTGTTTGTATGATTCTTTTTCTATTGTACTGATTAAGCTGTGTAGTATTAAAAGTGAATGTTGGAAGTTTCACATCTTTTACCATTAACCCGTAATTCGGATTGCCTCCGCCACCCAAACTGATACCAATAGAATTTAATGATCCCTGTATCAAAGTTTGTAATGCAGATGATGATGAGGTGGCTATTGATGCATTAATGGTAAAATACGTATGAAAGAGAAATTTTAGTTTTGGTGCATTTTGATAAGAGTTTGTTCTAAAAACTCTAGAAGCATGTTGGTAGTCTCTAACATTAACACCTCCGGAAGAGGATGCTCCTCCGGAGGGGTCTTGTAGAAGATTTATGTTAAATCCCGACATTCAAACTTATCTTATCTATTAAGAAGTTGCAGTAGTTCCGCCGATGCCTGTTACAGAACCAGTAGAGCTATCAGAAACGCGAGTGATTGGAGTACCAACACCGGAACCAAGTGGTGCCTGAATTGCGTTGTCAAAGCGAATAGTCAATGCGATAGTTACTACTTCGTTTGTGCCATAGTTCAATGTATTGTAGTTTGCCGTCTGCAAGAAGCAGCCATAAACTTCCCAAGTTTCAAGAACTACCGGTGCGGCAGTACCATTACCACCATCTAGAATTTCAATGTTAGTTTGGAACTTATAGTCCTGACCAGTTGCAGCAGATGCCTGTTCAACGAAGTCAAGTTGCTTCTGTAACTGTTCACCAACAGCTTTTGAAACGCTACCGGATGCATCATCACGAATGTTTACAGTCATTGTCTGCCATTGGTGCTTACCGGCAAGATACAGAGTTGAGTTGTAAACTGGAAGTGTGATTTCTTGGAACTGAACGTTTGGTCGTGAGCAATCAACGACTTGTTTAGTCAAATTTAAACCGCTTGATGAGCTTACGCCAAAGTTCAGGAAGTTAACTCTAAATCTGAACTGTAGTTTTGGCATCAACAAGCCTTGGTTGCCACCAGCGTTGTCTGATGCTACCGTCATGTTGAACAATGATTGTGAGGCTGTTGCCATTTGTATTCTCCTGTTATATGTATTTATCTTAATGTGAGGGTCTTGCGACCCTCACATTTTTATTTCATTACCCGTTGTTGTTACCGAGTGTGCCGGTAGCAAGAAGACGAACTGGGATATAGATGAATTCAACAGCCTTAACTGGTTCAATAGCAACGTCTACCCAAAGTTCATTTTGATCAATTGTTGTTGGTGTATTGTTTGAGAGATCGCATACTACCAAGTAGTCATAGATACCTCTTGTTGCAACAAGATTTACCAACAGCGATTGTACCACGCCAGTGATCTGACTTCTTGTGATGGCGTCATTAGGTTCAAAGACAAATGGTCTTGCGGCAATTGTCAACTGACGGCGCAAGTATGCAACAAGTCTTGCAACGTTGATTCTATCAAGTGATGAGTTTGATTCATAACTTGAAATGTTACCATAGCACAACAGACCTTGACCAGTGAAGAACACGAGTGGGTTGATGTTGTTTTCATACAATGTATCACGAATACCCAAGCTAGTCTTGATAGACACAAAGTTTCCTGTTGTCTGATCAATATAACCAATGCTTGTTGCGTTATCAATGACACCACGGCGAGTACCTGCTGCCGCAAACCAAGGATAAGCAATATTATCATTACGCAAGAATGTTCTGATCATCATGTGTGATGGTGGAACCGCAACAATATTACCGCTTAGATCGGTTGTAGTGCCTGATGGATAGAACAGACCCATGTATGTGTCACGAGTTACGCAACCCTGTAGACCTGTTGTGTCTGCACCAGCAGCATTAGTTGCCCAGTTGACAAGACTTGTTGCATCAGCAGGAAGTGTCATTGGAGTATCACCAACGATGAAACCAGTCTGACCTCTATTATCGTTCAGTGTAACCATGTCTGGTTGCAATTCTGGATAGTTAGGGCAGGCGATCAAGTTGAAGAATGTATCTTCATCAAGGATTGCGGTGTTGGTGTTGATAGTAGCAGCCAATGCCTTGACAACCATCGCTCTCTGAGCTTGGCTACCCATATAAGGAGCACCATTTGACATATTACCCGATGCAGTTACCCAAGCAGCAGTTTGTGCAGGATATGAAGACTGTCCTGGGAAATTAGTAGTGTTGAAGTAGCTTGAATTATACTGCTTCACATTGTAACCAGAACGTCTTGTATTGAACAGAAGCATACCAACTGGATAAAGCGAACTGCTTGGAGCATCCAAATCAAGATAGTTACTAGTCAACAATGATTGGATTGTTGGAATAGCATCGGTTGCTGGATTTGTAGTTCCATTTGTTGCCCAACGTGCATCTTGGAAGATAATACCAGATGAACTTATGTCGTCAGTATTGTTAATCAATACCCATTGTGCAGTTTGGTTTCCGATTGGACCGGAAAGCTCCCAACGATAGATGATTGGATAATTAACAAGATCGCTAGTATCAATCCAAAGATCACCATATTGAAGTGGAGTGCCAGCATACTGAGTAGTTGGCATTGTTGCACTTACGATTGGACCATTTGGATCAGTAGCTGGTGTTCCGCTTGGAAGTGGGAAACCACTTGAATTATAAGTTACATTTCTGTATCCCTTCCAGCCAGTTGTCGTATTGACCATGATGTCAACTTGATCAACTACTGAGTAGAACCAGTTAGTACCATTAGCAGGGGCAAGATATGGAGCACCAGTATCGGCTTCCATAGTGAATTCCTGCCAGTTTGACAACTGAACTGAATATGCGATAGCGCCAGTACCAGAGTAATAGCTAATTGCCGTTACAGCGCCAGCATTTACAGATTCAACTGTAACAACCAAGTCGTTTGTTGTGTTTACACCACCAAGGCTTGCACCATGGAAAGTGACCTTATCTCCAACTGCATAACCAGAACCAGCATTGCCGAAGCTGGTTGGGTTCACGTAGTATGTTTGATAATAGTTAGTTACATTAATCTGTAGACCAGAACCAACACCAGTAGTTGATGTCTGTGTTGGAGTATAGCTTACGACTGCGAAAGGCCCTTCTTTAACGCCCTGAGTAGTTGCGATAATGAAACCAGCATCATACATTAAACCATTACTTAAACCAGTTGATGAACTTACGTCATTGACGATAATAACACCACCTTGAGTGTGTGTAAGCTGAATTGCTCCTGTTGCTGTTACTGATGCGGAAGTATAAGGAATACCTGCCGCTGCCCATGCTGTTACAAAGTCAGTTGCAGTGGTCAAAGTGCCACTGAAAGTATACGCACTTGACAATGAGCTTGAACCAGGAATTGATACAAATACGCTTGCAGTGTAAGAAGTTCCACCAAAAGATGGAGCATTATTACTTCCAGTAATGACAGTAGGACCAGTTGCAATTCTTTCCCAATAATAAAGAGGTGCATTTGTCCATCCATTTCTTACATCTTTGTCATACCAATATTGTGTATAGATGCTTCCTGCTGGAATTACTTGACCACCGGTTGAATCAAGTGCGGCAATTGCACTCCAATCGTCAGTTGCATAACTTACCGATTGTGGAACCCATGATGCTGTTGCAGTATTATATTGATTGATTACTGAATTCAACCCATTACCAGCAGAACCGACTTTGAACCATACTGAACCGGTTGGCATTGGTGTTGCCTGTCCTGCCTGCCATAATGGCTGCTGAGCAGAAGTTCCATATGTTGCTGATGGCTGGTAATATGTTACGCTTGGAAGGATTTGCACAGCAGTTCCAGTTCCAGTTCCAGTTCCAGTAGCAGTGAATACCGTTCCGACCGTGTTTGAACCTGCACCAATTGATGTCCAACTAGTAGTACCAACGGAAACGATCTGATAAGTGTTTCCACTAGTTACAGATGTAGCTGCTACAGTTGTGGTTTCATTGAGACCCAATGCAGCAAGCAATGTATTAGTTCCAGTAACGGTAATGTAGAATGGGTTGCTTACGTTACTAAATGCTCCACCTGTCTGGTGTGAGAAAAGTTGGAACTTGCCTCCTACTGATCCTGCATTCAAATAAGTTAAATTCAATGCATTAATAGCGCCTACCAGACCATTAATGTTGTTATTAGGTGAAGACGGTACTGCTACCGTGCTTGATCCCCCACCACTTAAATTGATAGTGATTGTATCACCAGCATTGAGTGTTGGATTTGAGTTTGTACCAATAACAGTTGGAATAGAAGCTAACCATTGCTGACTTCCGATAGGCTGCCAAGTGTTGTTTGCAACTTTTTGGAAGAACATAGGAGCATTTGATGCACTTGGGTAGTTATAATTTGGAATAGCTACTACCGCATATTGTCCGATGCTACCAATGCTGCTCAAAGGAACATTTCCTGAAACCTGAGTTGGATCAGTTATTACGATTGGTGTCTGAAGAGTGAACTGACCAGTTGTTGCGTTGAACTGATAAATGCCCCAAGTAGTATTAGTAGCGTCTAGCCAGTAAGTTCCACTTGCTGGGTTTCCAACTGGACGGCCAGTTGATCCAACTAGGCTTGCCAAGTCAATATCTGCTCTCAAGCAGTATACCTGATTGGTAATACCAAGTGCGGAATAAGCAGCAAGCAAACCATACTCATTCAATTCATATCCCTGAATTGGAGTTCCGTTAGTTGTAGTATAGAAGAATGGATTACCATAAGTGTTAACCAAGTCCTGCTGACTAGTGATCAAATAAAGCTGACCAGCATTAGCAGCAGTAGTACCAGGTGCCACAGATGTTGAATTAGGTTGTGCTTTATTCTGTGCAGTAGCAAACAGAATAAATGGGACAGAGTTTGTTGGTGCTGGCAGATATTGAGACTGGTCAATAACTGTAACTGATACACCTGGAGATACTAGTGTCATATTCTTTTTTCCTTTTGTATGATTATAAGGTCTACCACCTGACCTAAAGTGTTAATCTAGGTTTCTAAATGTATTTACCAATATTTATGATTTTTTGCTTATTAAGGTGGCCTCCGAAGGGTTTTTTGATAAGTAAAAGATGAAACGACCAATATGCACTATTTGTAACAAGAATCATTGTGCTGTAAACTATAGGCGTGACAACATCACTCACTATAGGAGTATCTGTGACGGTTGCAGAAAATCAAAATCCAAATCCAGACTTCGATTTTATTTGTGGGAGAAAGCTGGATACACAAAAAAACCCACATGTGACCTATGTGGGTTTAAGAGTGCCTATCCTAGTCAGATGACCGTGTTTCATATTGATGGTGATTTAAATAATGTATCTTTCACCAATCTCAGAAGCATATGTTTAAATTGTGTGGAGGTAGTCAAACGAAAAGCCGTCAATTGGAAAAGAGGGGATTTGATCCCAGATTGATAAATAAAAAAGAAGAAATTCACAATTGGGTGAAAAGAGTGTTAGGTACGGTAAAAAGGACCCTGTATTTGAATGCCCACATTGTCATAAGAATGTAGCGGGCATGGGCAACTTCAAACGTTGGCATAATTCAAATTGTAGATTGGCGTAAAATACTCTCAATTTGTTCGTGCAACTCTGTTACCGTCTTATTGTTATCTAAGTGATAATCGTAGTCAAGACCAACGCTTGAATATTCACTAGCATGGATACCTAAATCCTGCTCAAGTTGATTCTTGTAGATGTCTTTTAGATTGAGATTGGTAGTTTGATTGTATTGGGTAGCCATATGAATCCACTCTGGTTGTTCCCCACGATGAGTTCGCATAGTGATGCCACCCGCGTTTTTAATAGCATTGAGTTCGTTAGGGAAACGACAGTCAGTGATTACTATATCTTCCTTAGTATTACGAAGCTTGTTCTGTACTGATGCAATCCAGATATCATCATGGAATGACCTGCGGGCAACTTCTGTTCCCCACTGCTGTAGAACCCAACGAGGAGTTAGATTGGGAAGGTTGAGTCTTGCCGCCCACCATTCATCAACTTGTTCTCGCCATTCCCGGCTTGCCTTTGTTGATCCTTCAAGTAGTTCTCTATCCCAACTGAATATCGCAGCAACAGCATCCTTAAGAGATGCTGCAAAGCTCATACGCTTGAAACCGTGAAATGTGCAGAGATAGTCTGCGGCAGTATCTTTGCCGCTTCCGATAAGTCCAGTAATGCCAATAATCATTTTTGTAATATACTATAAAGTTAGAGGAATGTCAAGAATTAATTAGCCCTGAATCCAAGTTAGTGGCTGGCTGTAGTCCACATAGTTCTTGAGGTCATTGATCAAACGCTCTTGCTCAGCTTTGGCTTCATTCTTCATAGCAGTACCGTTAAGAGTAGTGCCTCCACCGGGACCAACAACACTTCCATACTTTTCACGTGCTTCACCAATGATCATCTTGCACTGAGCAAGCATGAAGTCACCAATCCAGATGCCAGCACCGGGGTCTTGAAGAAGTTCCCATTCTGAGCGTTGAATGTCAGCCCAAATAAGAATGCGTTCACCAGTGCCCTTGAAGTCACGAGTGATCTTCAATGCCTTTGTTACAGGATTGAAAGTATAAGTGAGATAGCCACCAAACATACGAGCGGCAAGTTCAACATAACCTGCGTAGAAGTCATATGTTGCCATACCACCGGTATAGTTATAGTTCAACAGGTAAGTGTTGAGAATGGCACTTGAAAAAGGGTCAAATGAAGATGATGATGGACCGGTTTCAAGACCTACTGTTCGTCTGAATAGTGAACGAACGTTGATAAACTCTGATGGCAAAGTGTATGTGTCAACGTTCTTTACAACCGTCATAAGAGTGTATGACTCTACGGTGGCATTCTGCGCTCGTTGACGATAAACCTTGATCGTATAGTTGTAAGCAGCCTCATAGTGCTGTGGATCAAGTTCAAGGTCAATGATATCACCGCCTAAACGAAGACGGATGTTTTCAAAAAATGCGTCTTTTATTTGGTCAAGATCAAGACCAGTTGGTGTTGATAGAATGCTTGCAGTCATAGTCGTTTCCTCATAATGTTATTTATCAGGAAACGACTGACCTTTGTTCTCTTTATAAATGGTAGTGGCTAGAGAGATCATTTCTTGATCTTCTTTCGGGTACATCCATAGGTGGTGACTGCACCAAAAGCCACATTTGGGGCAGAGCCAATCTCCCTGACATCCGGGTTTCTCTTTGTTAGGGTGGTATTCTGCAATCAATTCGCAGTTTTCGCATACAGGAGGTCCTAGTCCCAAAGAAACGAATCCTCAGGCTTATGACGTTCCATCTTGCGAATGAGTGCTTCCAGACGATCCATGACTTCATCCGTCAATCCTTCACGTTCAATGGTTGCAACTTCTTTATCAATCGCAATAAGTTCGTTTCTGATGTCAGCACGACCGATATCATATCGGTTGTCATGAAACCACTTCATCCTCTTAGAGAGTGACGCTATCCTGCTGACACGATCAGTCATTACAAATCGCCGTCTTCTTTAAGGTAATGATCAATATATGCTACAAGGAATGCCCGTTGCATAGACATGATAACATCAATTGCGCCTTCCTTACCGAAAGTTTCAATAAATCCCGGAAGGCTGCTCTTTTCAAGAACAAACGTTTCAAACACGCTTTCTGTCTGCGGTTGGCCTGCCATTACAGGTCGCCTTCTTTGCGGTTTTCAGAATAGTGAGCATCAAACTTGCCACCAGGATAGCGAGCTTCCAGCTTATTCACGTTCTCTGCGATCACTTCGTTGGGATCAAGCCCAAGTGCATTACATGCATTGGTCCAATACCAAATGATATCTCCGAGTTCACGCTTCATGTGAAAAATGGTATCCTCGTTCAGTGGCTTGCCCTGAAAGAAAACCTTCTTCACGATTTCTTCAAATTCGCCACCTTCGCTACCAAGACCGATGCCAGCCGTAAGAAGCAATGGGATATTAACATTGCTGTTATTGTGCAGTCTGCGAATGTGCTCCACGAAAGTCACTACATCCTTGCTCGTGTCACTGCACACTGCGAGGACAAATTCACCGTACTTGTTTAGATCAATCTGATTAGACATTATTTTTCCTTATTAAAATGCTTTGAGAATAACCATTGACTCGTTGAAACGACCGTTTGGAATCGTTGCAACAGCCTTGATGTCATTAAAAAACTTGCGGGCAGCAGGTTTACTACCCATGACTTCTTTTATCTGTTCTGCCGGTTTGCGAAGTGTTTTTACGCCACTTTCTTTTTTGTCAAACCCAAGCAATGTGTTGCCTTTGATAGTCAAGCACTGGCTATAGCTATCAGCAACGTAGTGATGCAGCTTGCGCTTTGCAGTGTCATACACCCAAGCTTCCTGACAGTTATGAAGTTTTGTTGGAGAAACGCTTGTCAAGTTAAGTTTAAGCGTAGGATCGTTGAAGACTTTGAGATACTTCAACTTGGATACAATCTTCTCAACAGGAACAGCCTTTTTTGGGCGAGCAACGCGAGTTGCCTGCTTGATTGCAATATATGCATTCAGGTCATCAATGATCTGAGTAGCAAACTTGATCTTATTGTTGATCTGAGTGCGGGTATATCGTGAATAGGACTCTTTCAAGTCGGTATCTTTACCCAGCTTTGCGCCTTCATATTCAGCCTTGACGTTTTCCCAATACTTAATATACCCACCAAGGTGTTGTGGAAGAACCTTCTGCTCATTGAGAAATCCCAAGACTTTATCCCGAGTTGGAAAATCCTTGGGGCACCCAGCATTAATAAACTCATCAGTGAGACCTTCAATCTCACCGCAAGCTTCGCTGGCGCGCTCCCTCATCAGTTCTTGAATATTCACACGGCTAACAGGTTTTGGAGTTTCTTCTTTTTCCTGAATGACTTGTACTGAAGAATTTATGGCGCGGTCAATCATTTCCCTAAGATAAACATCCAAGGGTTTAAGTTCTCCGACCGTTCCGGGAAGAGTCTTCCAATGTTCTGCCTCAGCTTTATTGAAGATCGGACAGCCAGTGTGAATCATCTTGCAGATGATGGCTGGCCAAACACTAATGCTATTCCAACCAGAAGCCGCCTTAGCCTTCTTGATGTCAGCAGCAGAATACTTGTTTTCCTTCATCCACAACCAAACCTCAGGAAGCAAATCTGCTTCCTGATAGTTTTCATAGTAGAAGTACTTTGCATCGTGCTTAAATTTACTAAACTGTGCACCAGTCCACTTTTCCCAACCGGTAAAGTCTGGACCAGTCATCTTTTTTCCACGACGAACCGTAGGTGCGGCTCGTGTAGTCTTTTTTGTCTTAATAAGTGAGGGGCGTTTAGCCATTAGTATCTCCGTTTGAAGTTACTTATACTCGCAAGTCGGAATAATGTCAATAACTTTCGTGAAGACGCTAAACGATCTTGATTTTACGATTCTTGTTTTGGTTGGTGAACAAGCAGACACCCTTCTTGCGAGTTATGTCAGCAGCAGCTTGAGGACTGTTATCCCACCAATCCCATAGATTGTGTTCCGTCATGCTTTCATCACAATCCATAGCGTAAATCTCGTAGCTACGCTCTGTATTGAAGCGGGCACGGATTGTAATGGCACTAAGAAGGTCATCGAGCGGGTTCTTACCTGTAGGTTCTCCTTTAAGGATATTCCACATGTCCTGCTTGCTTTGATCTTCATATTTTGTGATCGGCACGATAGCTTCGATGCCGTGACAACTCCACATAAAGAGGTAAGCGTTAGTAGTCATCTTTATCAAAACTCCCAAATCTTGACGCCACGACGAAGAAGTTCTTTGGCGATCAGTTTTTCCGTTTGTTCAACTTGCTTAACGAGTCTTTCACTCAGCTTCTCACGATTACATTCGGAGAGAAAAAAGAGTGTCGCTTCAAGGTCATCGGTTGCCTGAAAACGAATCGTGATAGGGGCAAACAGTTGACGGATATTCATATTCAAACTCCAATGCAGAGACAATCTATATACATGAACCGCAACACAGTGTCAATCTATTTTTTTGCAAAAATACTGAACCTCAATGAACTCATTGTTTTCAACGAGATATTTGTATCTGTCACCTTGCGCTTTGCATTCTTCCATAGATTCTTGTTCTATGGCTTCGCTCCATGCGAGTTTAACTTTATGGGTACTCGGGTCCATATAGTACACAAGTATAAACAGCAAAACCTTCATACCAAACTACCTTCGTCATAACCATAACATATCCATAAGGAAAATGGTTAATTTTCATTAAACATTGCTCCCCGTATCAGAAACACCGGCCCATGTCAATCTATTTTTTGATAAATAAGTGTATGCCACGTTTATCACTCTGGAAACCCAATAAGCAAAATGATTATCGTTTCTTTGACAGAACGATATCAGAACAATTAACTGTGGGAGGCACAGACCTGTATATCCACAAGTATGCTGGTGTCTCCAATCAGGGACCATCTATTGACGCCACCCAGCCTCAGTATCTGGAACCAAGTCCAACACAGATTCAAGATTTGCTGTTTTTAGAAAACCGTGATAGAATCTACGATCCAAACATCTATCGTCTTCGTGGTCACTACTCTGTTCAGAACCTTGACTTTGATCTCAGTCAGTTCGGTTTGTTCCTAAACAACGACATCATTTTTATCACTGTTCATTACAATGACATGATTGATATCATTGGGAGAAAGTTGATGGTAGGGGACGTTCTTGAACTCCCACATCTTATTGACTACAACCCATTAGACGAAACCATTCCAGTTGCACTGAAGCGTTTTATGCAAATCACTGATGCCAACTTCGCAAGTGAGGGATTTTCACAGACTTGGTTCCCGCATTTATGGCGCATTAAATGTGAACCTCTCGTCAATTCCGAAGAGTTTGCTGATATTCTTAATCAACCTATTCAACAAGACAACTATTTGGGTGATTTTGATCCATCTAAAACTTATCCTCAAGGATACACTGTGACGTATGCCGGAACCATTTACCAATCAACAGGTCCTGTTCCTGCAGGCATTACGCCACCAAATGCAGCATATTGGTCTGTTGTGCCTAATGGTAGCCTTTCTGATATTCTGTCCACCTATAACAAAAACATTGCAATCAATGACGCTAATCTTCAAGAAGCAGAACGCTTGTTACCTAAATCAGGCTATGATAACAGCAATCTTTATGTAGTTCCAACTTACGGTGCATATCAATCGGATGGTACATTATCGGATCATCCCAATGAACCGGCACCACCTATTGATATTATCATTAATACTACTAACACTCAGCCCATTGTAACAGGAAACGTTGTTATGATTCGCGATCCTAGATATCGTGTCCCGAGTGCTGGCATCAAGATTTCCAAAGAAGCATTACAGAGTATTTGGGACATGACGGTGGATGCTGAAGGATTATCTGACAAGATTGACAAGTTTGTTGCGGCAAATTTATCGGTTATTGAAGTTGCACCTGAAAAAACCGCTGGTGGCTCCGGATCAGTGGAAACAACTAAACTGTTGGCTGTACAGTCATTAGGAATGGCCACAGGCCCATATGGTACTGCCGATAATACATATGCAACTGCCGATCAAGACCCTACTGCGGCTGGATTTACGGGTGACATAACCCAGCAAATGGACTATCGTGCAGACTGTGATCCTGCTTACCAATACATTGCTCGTGCTACCCCACGATCATTTGGATATGCTGCTGGTTATCTTACCGGAGATGGTCAAGCACCAGATGGATTCCCAGTTGCTGCTGGAATTGCATTTCCTCAAAACCCACAAGTTGGTGATTATTTCTTGCGTATTGATTATCTACCACAATTGCTATTTCGTTGGGACGGAACATTATGGGTAAGAATATCTGAAAACGTAAGAACTCAGACAGGCTTTGCCGATACGTCCAATCAGTCACAACTTTCATCATTTATTAATAACGACAATCAAATTTATGTAAATAACGATAATGCATTTGTACCTGAAAAGCAAGGTCTATCAACGATATTAAGAATTGCTCCAGATACACTTCCACCAGAAGATTGAGAGATAATACGTGGCTGAATTTTTTTATGACGAACAGATTAGACGTTACCTTATACAGTTCGGTAAGATTTTTAGTTCTTGGAATGTAACAAAGGGAAACGATCCTCAGGGTAATCCTATTATTGTTCGTGTTCCTATTATGTATGGGGATCAAAGTAGACAAGCAGCGACTATTATTGCCAATAACTCTGCTAGCAATCTCCCGAGTGCACCGATGATTACATATTATATCAGCGGTGTTGAGTATAACCAAAAATGGGCTACCGATCCTACTTTTATTGATAAACTCAACGTAAGACAGCGTACATATAATAGTGAAACTCAGTCCTACGAGACTACACAAGCTCAAGCATTTACTATTGAGCGACAAATGCCTGTTCCATATACTCTTCGTATCACTGTTGATTTTTGGACCACAAACTATAACCAAAAGTTGCAACTATTGGAACAGCTTGGAACACTGTTTAATCCTGCTCTTGAAATTCAAAGCACTGATAACTTTGTTGACTGGACTTCTTTGTCATCTGTATTCCAAGACGGATTGAATTTTAGTAGTAAAACTATTCCTGTTGGTGGTAACAACCCAATTGATATTATGACTTGGAAGTTTTATATGCCTATTTGGCTATCAACTCCTGCTAAGTTAAAGAAACTTGGGGTTGTAGAAAAAATCATTGCCTCAATATATCAGGGAACCGCGTTACAAGATGTGCAAAACGAAGATTTACTGCTAGGGACGAGACAAAAGATTACCCCATATGGCTACCAAGTGTTGCTTCTTGGAAATCAACTACAGTTGCTTCCACAAAATGCAGCCCCGTATCCACCAAATGATCAGTTTGCATTACCAAGCAATCCAAATACCGATCTATATTGGACATCATTCTTGAACGTATATGGAGCAATCAGACCGGGGATTTCTCAGATTTGGCTACAGAATCCATATATGACAACTGATATAGTTGGAACTATAGTTCTTAATCCAACTGATGATAGATTTTTAATCTATAATATTGATCCAAATACTTTGCCACAAAACACTCTTGATCCTGTGGACAGTATCATTAATCCATTAGTAACTGGACCTAACGCTGGATTGCCCGGTCCTACACCAAATAAAAGATATCTGATAGTAGAGGATATCGGGAGCGATGGTGATACTACAGTTGCTTGGGGTGGACTAGTTGCCAATGCTAATGATATTATTCAGTATAACGCGACAACAAATAAATGGTTTGTTGCATTTAATGCTGAAGGTTCAAGCGAGGTTGAATTTGTTACCAATATGACAACAGGAGTTCAATACCGATATGATACTGATCAAAACATATGGGTAAAATCATACGAAGGCTTTTATGAAGCTGGGAATTTCAGTATCGTTATATGACAAATACTGCTGCTGGTGTTTTTTTCTATAGTTCTTCCACCAATCGTTATCTATACCTACTACGTGCAGATTCACGAAGTCCTACTTGGAGTATGCCGGGAGGAGGAATAAACGCAGATGAAACTCTTTTAGAGGGGATTGCTCGTGAATGTAGGGAAGAAATGGATTTTGACATTTCTGATTTAAAACTGATACCAATTCAAAAGTTTGTTAATAACACATTCACTTATCATACTTTTTTCTGTGCAGTCAGAGAAGAATTTATTCCAAAATTAAATGAAGAACATGTCGGGTATGCTTGGGTTGGAGAAGGACAGTATCCAAAACCACTTCATCCAGGCCTGTTTTCTACTGTCAATATTGATATTGTTACTGAGAAGTTAAATTCACTGGCAAAATAATAGGGACCGAAGCCCCTATTATCATAGTCCGAAAACTTTGCCTACAACATGAAATCCTAAAGCGCCAGCAAGTGCTGCACCTCCCATTACCATCCATCTCCACTTTTCTAAAGCAGTGATCTTTTCTTCAAGTTTGGTATGTGCAGTCTTGCTACTATCTTCCATTGATTTAATGGCTGTCATTGTAGCAGTCGTGCTTGCTTTAACGCTTTCACTAACTTCCTTCAAGCCAGTTTTCAAATCGTCAACTTTTTCATTGAGATTTGAATACTGGACTCGAAGGACCGCGATTTCAGTCTCGGTCTGCTGGTTAACCTGTTGTGCTGTTGAACGAGAGACCATGACTTATTTTCCTTATGCGTTGTTGATAGTGATGATAGGCATTGGCTGACCAGATACTCTTGATGTTTGACTATCAATTGGATTGGTACCAGGATATGTATTTGCAGCATAGGCAGTACCGAATGTCGCAATGACAGTTGGGTAAGCGTTTGCAGCAATTGCAAATCCAGTTCCAGCAACGTTACCTGTTGCAGTGAAAGTAATGCCAGTCATATTGTCGCGTGCGCCAACTGATGTCCAGAGAGTATTGCCTGCGTTTGCAATAGTATACTGAGTACCGGCTACGAGTGCATTGGAATAAGTCCATGCAGTATATGCTTCTGATTGATAATCATCAAGATTGAACAAGTTCACAGTTGATGAGTTTGCGTAAGTACCTGTGATAATCATGGTGTTTGGCAACATTGCAGTATTTGCAACATTTGCAGTATAGCACTGTGATGTGAGACCAGAAGTTAATCCGATTACAAGATACTTGGTCTTGCCTTTTTGGCGCTGAATGAATCCAGTTTCAGGTGTTGCCTGAATGAATGCACTGTTTGAAACCGCAACTGCTGCATTTGCAGTGAATGTTATGGTATCTTGTAGAGCATTTGCAGTTACGCTTGCGTTAGATGACAATTGTACTGGTGCTCCACCAACTGATGTTGAAACAGTGAATGCAGCAGCGTTTGGAGTGGTCTTGACATAATAAACGTTGCCAGCAGTTAGCCCACCGAAGGTAGTGTCGAAAATGACAGGCGCATTTGCGATCAATGTCAATGCATTTCCTGAGGTACCGATTACGTTGCCAGTTGCGGTCGTGTTTGCAACTACAACTGCGTTATTACCTGGAGTACCAGTTACATAACCTACTGTAGTGTAGTCAGTTTGAATACCATTGATGTTTGCTACTGGGATTTGAATTACAGCACCGTTTGCTACGTTAGTAGCAAAGTTAGTATTCAATCCTGCTGCTCTTGGGCTAGTAGTTGAAGTGAAGAGAGTACCTGTACCGTTTGCACCGATTGCGACAGTTACGGAAACTTGTGAACCATATTGTGCAGTATTACCACCGACAACACCGTATGATGTTGCGTTAGTTGCAGTGTTTGATCCATTTGGATTACTGAATCCAGAATCAACCATACCAACAGTTGCTGCAATTGATTGACCAGTTGTAGTAGTTAGAGTTGGAACAGTCTGTGGCTGAACGCTAAGCTGAGTGCTTGATACCGAAAAGGTAGTTGAAGAAGCAACACTATTTACGTAGTAAGTAGTGCCAGCGACCAACCCACCGATGTTTGCAGATACCACGAATGGCATACCTTTGGTTACGTTGGTTGCAGTTAGGTTACCAGAAGTAGTTACTAACTGAGTGGATGCAGTTGTTGCTGTAAGAGTTAGGACAGCCTGCGATTGTGCAATTTTTAGTGGACGACCCATTTGTTTTTCCTTTTGTTATGCCGGGTTCTAGCCGGTACGCAGTGGGTGCTGCATAAACTCTCCGCATGAGAGTGTATGAAAGTATTTATACTTTTTGCGTAAAAATGAGGATGGTTACTGGCTGATGCCGCCGTTTGCTGGGTCAATATTTACACCAGATGTTCCAGTATAAGCATAAGGCATACCCAACTCAGTGACTGAGAAAGGTGCGGCTGTTGCACCTGATACATTCAAGAATGAAATAATGTTACCTTGCCCCACATAGAAGCTACGTTCAACTGTGTTTGCTGGAATGATTTCGCTATTTGCAGTTGCAACAGCATAAGGAACACCGTATGGATTAAAAGTTGCTCCTGCCCCAGAGATTGCCACATTGGCATTTGCAGTGAGAGTTAAACTTGTGTTATTGGCTATTGATTTTACGATACCTACAGTTACTCCTGTAGCGTTTCCAATCCATGCACCAACATTTAACTGTGTAAAAAATGAAGAGCTTGATCCAGTTACAATATTGCTTGAGGTATTGGCAGTTACCGTGCCAGTTACAGCAACGTTAGGATAACTCGCTACAACTTGAATAGGCGAAGATGTAGTTGCAATTCTGACCTTATCAGTCTGAATGTTTGCAGTTGCCTGTGCCGTTGAGTTTGCTGTGTATACGTAAGATGCCATTTTTGTTTATTCCTCTAAACTTATTTATTCTTATTAGTCATAAGTTGCGTTGAGTGTGTACCACTGTCCGCCCGGAGCAGTTGCATTTGTTGTGCAAATAAAATCAAGTCTTGATCCTGCTGGCTGAGCATATGCTACGTTTGCGGATTGCGAGTTAATAATACCATTACCTAATGGATACACGTTCAGTATGTTTGCTGAAGTGTTTAAGATTGTAATACGATATCCTGCAACTGCTGTAGGGAGCGACACACCATTTGCTCCAGATGATACCGTAGATACTACGTTAAAATCATTTGTCAGAGCAGTTGCTGTTCCCTGAGTTGACCCCGCTGCTGAAACCGCTCCCGCCACACTGAATATATGATGCGAAGTTGCAGATACGTTACCAACAGAAACGTTGCCAGTTACACTCAATGTAGTCAATATGCCAATAGATGTCAAATTAGTGGCAGTGGTCAAGTTCGGTTGTGAGGAAGTAGTGATTGTTCCAGCAGTTGTAGCTGATCCGGCTGTAGTTGCTGTAGTAGCACTTCCCGCACTTGTTGCATATGTTGCATTTGCCACAGGACCGCTTACATTAGAACCGGCTACTGAGTTTGCAATTGTTGCATATGCCACAGGACCACTTACATTAGAACCAGCTACTGAGTTTGCAGTTGTTGCATATGTTACTGGACCACTGACATTAGCGCCCGTAATAGAGCTAAGTGCTGCACCATTACCAAAATGATTACCCGTTATATTAGCACCAGATATATTGCCAGTTGCTATTAATATATTGGTGCCTAGATTTCCAACATTTGCATTTCCGGAAATAGTCAACGTGGTTCCGGAATGCAAGTTTCCGTAAATATTACCGTTGGTATCTCTTACGACGATGGTATTTGCTGCAATGGTGATTGTTGGGTTATAGCCATCCACCAAGTCAGCATTTAAATTGGCTACCTTTGTAGACGAGTTGACTGTCAATGGAGCAGTGCCATTTGCAATGTTTGAAGCAAACGAAACGGCAGAAACAACGGCAGTAGAATTTAGATTACCTACGTTTGCGTTCCCATTAACAGTTAGGATATTATTAGCAAAATCAAATGTGAAGGTTGACGCTGATCCAAGGATACCGGCATCATTGAACTGCACTTGAGTGTTTGTTCCAGCGGCAACAGTTCCTCCCGATCCACCACCAACCAAAGATGTTATTTGTCCACCAGTTTCATAAACACTTGCGGAAAGTCCATTTGCTGTTTGAAGGGCAAGAACTGGACCAGCCGTGCCATTAGGATATACATTACTGGAAATCGTAATGGTTGTGCCGGTTGGTATGGAATTAATATAATATGTGGTATTATTGAGAATGCCACTAGTTGACATATTACCAACAAACTGAACCGGTTTGTTTACTGAAAGTACGGCACTGTTTCCTACTGTTACAGTATTAACACTAGTTGTAGTATTTGATACAGTAGTATAAGCATATGCATTATAAGAAGAAGTGTTTAATGTACTGGAAGATGCCGCAGCGTCAGTATATAGAGCAAAAGTTGTCGGAGTCAATACGTTTGCATAGTATGAATTTCCATTCAACTGAGTCATTCCTTGAGACCCAGTAATGGTTACCGCTGCACCTTTTGTTAAATTATGATTGGAAGTTGTTGTTACGACACCCGGATTTGCCTGTGTAACGTTTTCTATGAATGCAAGTAATGTTCCCTTTGGGGTCCATGAAAGATTTCCCAATCCATCAGTTTGCAAAATATAACCAATTGCACCACCACTGATGCTAACATTTGAAATATTACCAAGATTAATATTTCCACCAGCATTTCCGCCACTATTTACCCAGTTAGTCCCGTCATATGCCAATATTTCTCCTGCCGCTATAGTGACAGGATTCATGTTTAGATTTCCTATACTTCCATCAATTTGACTGAAGGCAATATTGGAATATGCGGTCAAAACTTCTACGTTTTGGTTTGGTGATGTCTTACCGATGAACAGACGGTTGTTGTCGGAAGCCCAACCGAACTCACCTTCGTCAAGTTGTGGCAGGTCTACTAGGTTGCCTGATCGTTGCTGGAGTTTCGAAATCTGTAAAATTGACATAAGAGTATGTTTCACCCATTTGAATATACTCTTATTTATGCTTTACAGAACGGAAACCTTTAAACAAACTGAGAGTAGTATTTCTCTAGTCTGGAATACCACATATCGGTATATTTGTCAAATTCATTACCTTCAATAATGAATTCCATATACTGTGGCTTAGTCCACACGTTATCCAGAAGTTCTGGCTTGATGCACATAAATATTACCCCTTTGCGAATCTTTGTTCCATATACTTCATTGTGTGCTAATGCGTATGCTGAGGTCTGAACAAAGTAATCATCAATCCACTCGCGTTTCTTTATCTTGTTGGATTGTTTGTGGTCCATGATAGCTTCTGCTCCTTCATGGACGCCACATAGGTCAGTCGTTCCTGCATATACCTCTGGGAAATGTAGGGATACTTCTGTACCCCAAAACTCATCACACTTACTTAATCCATTTGTGATGATTTCGTTCGCCATTAAATGACTTTGCTGACTATATGGATTGCTTCCGGGTTCTCCGATGATATCCAATTTGATAAAGTCTTCAATCCATTTGTGCATACGAGTACCTCTACTGGCAGCTTCATTTGTGATAGCCTGTGCCTGTTTGTGACCGACACGATTTCGCCAGTTATTTAATGCTCGTTTAGTTTCTTCTGATTTGGTTGCATCCAAGATCGTAGTTACACTAGGAACTTTGGAACCATCTGGAGTTAGATACCGACGCGATCCGTCAACATTAACCCTCTTCATTTCTGCGTAGGGGAATTTTTGAGTTATAGCCATTTGTTGATTATACTATCAATATACTGAAATGTCAATATATTATTTTTTCATTGCCGATTTTGCCATATTGGCGACTGTTTTTTGGTTATCGTCCTGAGGCGCTTCGGCTGGGGCAGGCTCATGACCCTTGAAAACTACCCTATCACCTTCAATGTTACTGATAAGGGATTTCAATGGATTTACCTTAATCATGTTGTATAGATCGTTTTTGTCAAGAATAACATCATACATTTGAAAGTATTCAAGAAGATCATCAACCGAAAAGTTATCAGGATCGCCCTCACCATTATCAATATCATGCTTCAACTGGTTAGTCAAAGCAATGATTTTTGATACCTGAGCACTATCCTGATTGAACTCAAAAAGAAACATCCGTTATCTCTTTGGGCGACCTGCGCCACCCATTCTTGGATTTGGTTCTCTTTCTTCTGGCTTCTTTGAAGGGATATTTGGGATTGGAGGAAGTTCAGTATCAGCGTCGGAATCCATGTCCATATCCATGTCAGCACCAAGAGCATCTTCGTCACCGGCAAGATCGGCACCCATTTCAGCACCCATATCTCCGCCGAAACCACCCATATCACCTTGACCAGTGATGCTATTCAATGCACTCTTGAGTGTTGCCTGAGTTTCTTGAAGTGAGGCATTGAGGGATGCAAGAGCCTCAGATACTTGTGAGTTAAACTGTTCGCTTTCGTTGGCACCGATTTCAGACTGAATTGAATCTGAAAGTGCTGGGAGTTCCTTAACGAGCATGTCGCTAACTTCTTCAACCATCTTCTGTACTGAGTCAACCATATCCTGTGCAGCAAGAATGACCTGTGATTTTTCAACTTCTTCGTTTTCAACCACAATGCGTGGCTTAGGCATAGAGTTTAAATAATCAAGACGGCTTGTGAGCGCCTGTTCCATGAACACAAGCTTCATGTGAGTTGGATTTGAGTGATTTCTGTGGAAATCATGTGACTGTCTTGATTCTTTAATCAAGCCACGCACCTTGGAAAGCATAGTGCGCGTAGTTGACTTATCCATCTTTGATGTATTGAAGTTATGCGCAAAGTTTTCCTTCAAGGCTCTGCTTGCAACGTTCTTTTTATCTAGGTCATTAAGGTTCATAGTGGTTAACTCTTCCATGTTGTTATCTATTTATCATAGATATCTAAAATTTTGGTGCTCCGATTTATGGAACTTCTGTTCCTGTATCCTCTTAGAAGTATTTATATGATAACTTATTTCTTCTAACATTAAGTTCTGTTTTAAGAGGTCTTCTTCTATCTTTACCACATAAAGAAATCGTGTGGACGGTGTAGTTGAGTTCTTGAGAAGCCTTGCGTGATTTTCTATATCCATTTTGATACTACTCAGCTTCAAGTCCAGCATTACCATTCGTCTTGCTTCCTTGAATCTTCCTGCATTATGTAGAGTGCACCAAGAAGCAGCGTGTATTAAAGATGAAAACTCGTATTCCTCCACATGCTTTGGTGTAAATGCTTTGAACCCTTTAGATAATGCTGGCATGATAGTATATTTCCCAAAAAGAGAATACTTTCCCTGCTTGTCACATGTTATCAGTATGTCCTTAATATCAGATTTAAGTCCATGCTCAAATATCTCATCAAGTTTTGCTACGTTTTTCATATCACCTCAAAGTAAACGTTTTTCAACTCGTCTGATACGTCAAGGAAAGAAGGCATTTTTTCTATTTGATCCTTGCATTGTATCATTGGAACACCTTCACAATCTCTATAAAGTGATCCCAATGGAGTGATTCCATTTTCAAATACACTGCTGTGATGAATCTCAAACTCAAATCTCCAACAGTAGCTTGGTTTATCTTCTGAGTATTCGTATAAAAACCCAAATCGTGCAAAATCATCTTCTTTTATTTCCAGTCTTATGGGAAGTTTAATGACTTCCGGCTGTGAACGTAAAGAGATAACTTGTAAAAGTGTATCAAAGTTACATTGCGTATTGCGACGATGAATCCATTCTTCAATGTCATCAACATTGGGCTTTGAACGATTCATTACACCAGTTTGAGTAATATCAAAAAGTGTATAGGCGGCGATGCGATGTGACATATATGTATTTAGAGCAACAAAAAACCCGAGGAAAAATCCTCGGGTTTCTTATTCTTGCGATAGGTTTTAAACTTAGTTGTCTGAACCTGCAATGAAAGTTGCACCTGCAGTAACAGTTGCGCCTGCTGCCCAACCTGCATTAGTTACAAGTGAAGTTGCAAGAGCAGTGTTGTTTACGGCACCTACTGGGTATGAAGCGAAAGCAAAAGTTGCGTTAGCTGTGTTACCATACTGATAGATGTAGATAGTTGAAAGCTGCTGAATAGTCTGAACACCAGCAAGAATCTGAGTGCCAGTCAAAGCGCCATTTGCAGTTGCAGTGAAGAACTCAAGCTTTGGACCCTGTGGCTGAACTGCTACGTTTGGAGTTACAGCATTGATACCTGAGTTGGTATATGCTGGGGAGTCCAAGTGCATTACTGGAAGAAAGTCACCATTGACCTTTGTAAACTGTGCCATTTTATTTTTCCTTTAAATATGTGAGCATCATGCTCATACATTTATTTATCTTTTTGCACAAAAAAGGGTGTTTTAGGTTATTTTCCAGCAAGATTTTGTCGTGAGAATCCAAGACGATCAACAAACTTGAGTCCTTGAGCCACAAATCCTTCTTGGGATGATCTTCCGTCCGCCAAATGACCACGAACAGGGCTTGATTCTGCTGCTTTGTTAAGCTGATTTACCACGTCCATCTTGAGATTATATAGCGCGGCCCAAATCTTGAATGCGCCAATGATACCTTGTTTATGTTGGTTCAGGTGTTGAGCAATCTTAGCTTTCATCGCTGGTGACATTTTTCTGGCTTCCACAAAATCCATGAAATCACGTGCAAGATTTGTAAGGCTACCAGACACAATCTTTTTGTTAACAAAAACAGTAAACAACTGATTGAATGTTTTGCGTGACTGGGGCGCGGTTGTCATCAGTTCACGAACAGCCTCACCATATTGTGCCAATGCGTTTTCAGCAGCTTTCTTTAAGGTATTGTTAATCTTTAACTTTGGAGTCATTGGCATTTTGCTCGGAACAATAGCAACATTTGAAGCATTTTGTAGATTGCCAATAGAACCATCCAATGATACCGCTTGATCAGTTGTTATAGCATCAGCAGGAATGAACTGGTGAACGGCAATTGCTGCTTCTTTACCTGCAAGAAGCTTGCCAACTTCGCTATCAGCATCAACTTCGTATGCAATACCATTTGGGTTTGCTTTGAACTTGTATACTCCACCATGATCTTCTAGTGGGTGGGCAAACAGTAAATCTCCCCAATAATACCCATTTCCAGCACGATCATCTTTTTCAAGCCCTTGCCATAAGCGGGCGATCACTTCGTGCAAATCACTGCGATCTACCCCACGCTTTGCATCATATTGCGCAAAAGCTTGTGGACTGAATACTTCGCGACCGGTGCCGTCTTTTTTATTGAACATGTGCTTATCCATGATAGAAAACTTCCCATCAGGTCCGCGTCCAAAAATCAAAGCTGGATATCCATCCCATTTGATGGTGATTGATTGTGGATTTTCTACCGTAGCAGAAATCGCATCAATAGCCCGTCTTGCACCCTGTTCATCCCCGATGAATACCAAATCCTCTGGATGCTCAAGGTGTCCTTTACCTTCAGCAATCACAGTATTGATTGTTTCCATCTTAGTGATTAGGTCACGAATATCGGTCATTTTTTACCTTGAGCTTGAGCTTGAGCCATATATTTTGCGAATAACTCTGGATTGTTCTTTTTTATTGCATCAAGTTGAGCAAATGTTTCTTTATCCGCAGATGCGTTTGGTGTGGATTGATATCCACCGGCACCAAAGTTATTGATACCAGATAAGCCTGTCTGGCTTGATCCGCCACTTTGCTTTGAAGATTTAGAAGTTGCTGGACCAGAAATAGCATATGCTGCCTTGGCAAGCTGCTTTATAGCCGCTTTACCTTTGTCTCTTCCCCAAGAATATTCTATGTTTTGGAGCAATGGAATGACTCTCTGTTTATATTTTTCCCAGTTAGTACCTTGCATATAACCCTCAAACCAGTCAAGCATATATTGTCCTATAGACATCATTTCTGCTCCATCTTCTTCTCCGGCTTCCATGATGCTTTCAAAGATTGCATTAAGACGGCGATATTCACTTTCTGATAGCCCTGCTGCCTTCATTGCAAGCTTGTCTGCTGCTGTTCTTTGAAAGCCTGGCTTTGCCGCTGCTGCTTTTCCTGCTGCCTGAACATTCTGTGCGTTAGCAATGCCCTGTCTATGTTGCTGTGCTGCTGCTACAGTCTGTTGTGCAGATGTTGGTGCTGCCTGTTTTGGAGCCTGTGCCGGGGCCGCTGGTTGTGCTGCTGGTTGTGCTGCTGGTTGTGCTGCTGGTTGTGCTGCTGGTTGTGCTGCTGGTTTTGCTTGATATCCCAATCCACCAGAAGTGATTCCCCCAGTTGCAGGGGCTGCTGTAGCTGGCTTAACCGTAGTAGTAACATTGTTAGACTTAAGGGCAGGTGCAGTTAATGGATTAGCCTGCGGCGCTGGTGGTGTCGCTTTTCTGACATTTGCTGATGTCGGGCTTCCATAGAAGTTTGCTGGCTTCTCATCAGTCGGCTCTGCTTGTGTGGGATTTTCTTCTGGTTCACCCGATGATGAATTTCCTTCTCCGCCACCTTGTGGCTGCTTGGAATGTGGCGTACCTATTTCAGCATGATAGTCCGGATTAACTATACCACTTTTCACCGCATTTCTTAAAGAGTTGGATGCATCGTTAATAAAGTCTTTGAAAAACAAATCTTGGGTAAGCTGTTCTTTAGTGCCTTTCCCAGTAAGTGCCCCTTTAATAGCTGACACTGCATGATCACCAACAAGTGCTCTTGCTGCACCGCCAATAGCATCACCTAGACCTTCGTCTAGTTGTTCTGTTTTCTTGAACTCATTGATCTTCATTTTTCTTCCTTATAGACTTTGAGAATCTTGATTGGTCCCTACCCTTGATTGCACTAAGCAGCTTTTTTTCAAGTAACTCTGCCTTTTCAGGAGAATAGTTTTTCTGCATCAACTCAATGAGATTTATTGCACTAGTTATGATGTTAGAAGCACGTGACTCAATGATATTGTTAATATCACGAGAATCGCCATACGATTGTAGTTCTTCCAATAGGCTTTTAGTTTTCTTTTGCATTAGTGTAGGGGTCCTATAAGAGTATTTAGTCTAAAGGTATATTTTATTTCTTAAGTGAGTTAAGCATTGCTTTGAGTTTCGCACCCTGTGTGTCGCCATGGACACGTTTTGACGGGTCTTCTAAAGTCTCTTGGACCAAATCATTAGTGGAAAACACTTTACTGGATTGTTTTATCTGACTCATAATCTGATTTGCACTTTGCTGTGGTTTATCACCAGAATCTGGGTCTTCGTCTGTAATACGCATCGTTTCAATGTTGTATTCTAAGTCAATCTTCTGACCAACACCAGTAGAACTACGAGATTTCATGCATTGAATCTGATACTTACCACGTTCACGCATACTTCTACTCGTGAAGATACCAAACACATAGTCGGCAGTATTGATCTTTGAAATACCACCTGCGATGTGACTATGATCAAACTCAATCTCTTCAACTGCACTACGATTTAACTGTGATGCAGTTACCATCAGAATACCCAACTCTTTCGCGAGATTGCGTAGTTCTTCCGATACATACTTGTCTTTGATAAACTGGTCATTGGGATTAACCTTTACCGACACTGGCATAACCAAGTCAAGATAGTCAATCATCACAAAGTCAACTTTAATGCCTGTCTGAATCTGAACTTCTTTCAGGTATGCGCGGATATCATTGACATTGCTCTGTGCTGGTAGACCCTTGACGCGATACTGACCAGACTTCTTTGCCACCATCTTAACCTTGAGTTCCGCAGTATCCATGTCTCTGCGAATCTCTTTGGTGCTCATGCTTGTGAGCATTGCGTCGGTGCGAAGTGAAGTGAGTTCTTCTGAAAGTTCAAGGGTGATATACACGCCACTCAATCCAGCCTGTAGCCAGTTAAGTGCAATGTTCATCATAACGAGTGACTTACCCGAACCGGAACCACCCGCAAAGATATTCAACTCACCACGAGACATACCACCATACATAACGCGGTCAAGCTGCGGCCAGCCCGTACTTACCTGACCACCAGCATTGAAGTATTTGTTGAGACGTTCTTTCGGATCGGCAAAGTAGTCTGTTCCCATATCTCTCTGTAGAGAGATTTGAACAGCATCTTTCACCAACTTTTCTACTGGATTAAAGTCTCCCTTCTCCAATAAATCTGCCGCTTTAAGGATTGCGCGTTCAAGTTCTTTGCGTTTGGTGAATGATTCAAACTCTTCCAGAAACCAATCATAATGGCCGGAATCAAGACCTTCAATAGTTTCAATCTCAACTCCAGTTGTAGCTTTGATCTGAATAGGATCAGGCATAACACTATACTTGTTAGTGTGTTCCGCCAAAAAAGTAGCAACTGGCCTTAACGTGCGATCAAAGTTTTCTGCGTTCATGATGTTCATAACACGGGTATAAAGTTCCGCATTGGTGACCATCATTCTAAGAAACAAGGTTTGTATTTCTAAGTTATGCTCTGTTATCAAGTTTTCTTCTCGCCATCTGAATCTTAATCTTACACTATGTTTGTAGTAAATGCAATAGTATTGGGATAAATAAAAGCGTAGTTCACGGTGGTGGAACACCTAACTACTCTAATGTCATAGAAGGAAACATCAGCAATGACTATTTATTCACCTACTGGTCACCGAAAGATATATGAACATCATTTCGGTTCCATCCCCAAAGATACAACCGGGCGCTCGTATGAGATACATCACATAGATGGTGATCATTCAAATAATGACCCAACTAACCTAAAATGTGTTACCATTCAAGAACATTATGATATCCATTATTCGCAAGGTGATTGGGCCGCATGTCTGTTGATTGCGAACCGAATGAAAGTAACAACGAAGGAAAAATCCGAGTTGAGCACTCAGGCAAATACTAAACGAGTAGCAGACGGTTCACATAACTTCTTAGGAAAAAATAACCCATCACACGATAGAGTAGCAAAAGGTATACATAACTTTCAAGGTGAATCTAATCCTGCCAAGCAAAAAGTTAAATCCGGCACATATCACATGCAAGAAAAAAATAATCCATCGAAACTTCGCGTAGATGATGGTACACACAACTTCTTAGGTGAAAGCAACCCATCACATAAAAGAGTGGCAAACGGCACGCACAACTGGCAACAACCAGTTAATGAAAATCATCCAACTCAGTTTAAATGGAAGTGTCCACATTGTGATAAAGAGGGCAAAGGCAAAAGTATGTTTAAACGGTGGCATGGTAACAAATGCGGTTCACTGCTCCAAATGTCGTAATATTCGTTTTTTAGCGAGTTCTATTTTAATCTTACTGGTAGTTGCGTTTTGTAAGATTGACAAAAGCGTCGGTAGCTTACCATAGGTGCGACTCGCATCATTTACGTCTTTAACATCAGTGTCCCAGTTTGGAATACTGACCTGAAAACCCAACTCAAGTGCTTGGTCACAGATAGTCAGTCCCGTTTTATCCTGATCGGGGACTACGATGATAGTTCTGTTTAGATTTCGCAGAATATCAATCTGTGTTTCATGTATGGTGTTAGAAGTTAATGCACACCCACCAATACTTAAAGCATCAAATATACCTTCTACTACAATACAGCAATGTGAATCTGGCTTTTGGAGGTCATATCCAAACAAATATCCCACCTGCTGATCTTTGATATATTTCGGGGTGCGATCATCAAGATAACGGCTTACATGACCAACAATCTTGTTTTTAAAAGTATATGGAATGATGATGCGATTGGAATTGCGACCCTCATCATTTGGCGTAACCATATATGGATAATCTTTGTAGTTCATCCCACGCTTTGTTAGATAATCAATGAACACTTGATGGGCAGGATTGTTTTCGTCAATCAGTTCTGCATTAGGAAGCAAAACTTCCTTAAACTTGATTGCCTTTTTCTTCTTGACAACTTTAGCAAGATCAAGTAAGTCTCGGTGTTTTAAACTTTCCAAGTTCCATTTAGTGACTTGAGAATCGTCAATACCCAACCAACGCATCATTAGCTTGGTATTACCACTGAGTTGCTTCCCTAACGTGAAACCACATTTAAATCCACAGTTGAAGCAATGATATGACCAGTTAACACCTTCACTGAGTTTGACTCCACCTCTCATACGTTTGTCGGGCTTATGGCCACGATGATGGCAACAGAACGCATTAACGCTTATCCAGCCACTAACCGTGTGTTTTTTCTTTCCCGGTATTAGAGATAGGACATCAAACATAAACACATTGTAACATACTTGACGTAAAAATCAAGTGTTATGGTAACTTATCGTGATAGAACGTTTGTGACGGCACCAGCATTACTGGTGAACATTACGCGGACATAAGGATGGTATCCTTTAATCACATATCCAAAAGTATCAGTTACATTTGAATATACTGTGTTTGTGATTGGATACCAGTCAGCATCTACTTGACATGAACCTTGAATAGTTACGTTTCCAACATATTCATACAATGAGGTTTGAATAGTGAGGACTGGATTTTCATTTGTATTGATAACGCTAGTATAATAAATGTTGGCATTTGCGTTGCTGATTGGTTGACCATTTGAATATGTCTGATTTGTATTTGGGAATGGTTGACCGGTAGGAATGGTGACAACATTTGATGGAACAAAGTATGGGTAAACAGAGTTAACGATATTCATATCCCCACGTGCTCCAGCATTCTGGTCAACGAACACAGGATAGTTTAAGTCCCCTGATGGGAAAATGAGAGAATAGTATGCCTTCTGTGCATCAATGTCTACGAGGTCTGCTGACGTAAGATCAAGTGTTGCAATACCGTTTGCAGGAAGTTGTAGATTAAGAGTGGAGGATAATAAAATCTGACTCCCATCATAGCTAATGATGTTACATGTGATTGCCAAACCAGTGATGTCAACAGGCTTCTGTTCTTGATTCAGAAACTGGAACTGAATCTGGTTGTCAACTCCTTTGTTTAATGTTAGTGGTTTTGCATACTGTGGCATATAGACCCTCGGTGAAAATCCTGTTTGTATGATAACATATTGCCTCTGAGTATATACAAAGACTGAAGTTGCATAAGACATATTATACTGTTACCCTTTTCATCCAGTATTTAGTCTTTGAAATATGAAAATATTAAGTTTTGGATCACCAAACTAAATATACAAAGTATATGGATAGCAACGACTTTTTCAGTAAATTGAGCGAAAATCACCCGTTTATAACGGTCTGTTCTTACGCGGGACAAGACTATGTGGGGATTATTCAAAACAGAGATGATATGGTAACGACCATATACGACTATGGATCAATTGTAGAACCAGAGTTGAAGTCAAGATTTTTGGAGTTGGGTGATATATGGTGGTGGGAATCAAATAGAACGATTCCCATCAATCTTTTTTTGAAGCAAGATTGGAACATCTTCAAACCATATATCAAGACGTTCAATAATAAAAGTTTAGTTATACTTCATGGACCAGTGGTGAGCATTAATGATTTCTTGAAAAAGAGAACCAAAAGACGCTCAATCACCATGGTCAAACGCCTGCCCTAGCTTTCTTCTTTTGATCTTTTGTTCTGCGTTCTTTGGCCAACTTAAAAGTTAAATCGCCAACACGCTGATCAAAGGTGATTCCGATCAAATGGTCATATTCATGTAAGAATACACGGGCTTCCATTCCAGTTATTTCTCTTTCAATGCCTTCGCCTGCTATATTTTGATACTGCACAATGCATGATACAGGACGCTTTACTTTCATGAATAAGTCAGGGAATGACAGACAACCTTCCATTCCAGACACACGATCTTCTGACAGAGAAACAACCTTAGGATTGATGCAAGCAACCATCTTAGTAAAGTTGCCCATGATAAAGATGCGCTTGCTGATTCCGACTTGCGGTGCAGCGAGACCAACTCCACCATTGTTGATCATGAACTTCATCATTTCCTTGATGAGTTCTTCCGGTGAACCGTCAACCTCAAAGTCCCATTCTGCTGAGACTTCTGATAGTTCGGGGCTGTTTTCTTTAAGTAGTTCCATTGTTAATCCTTAGTCATTTTGCAAGCGTATGCCATAGTATATCACCTTCATTTACCCAAACGAGAATGGCATCACCTTGACGGTAAAGGTCTTCACTCAGTCCCTCACGCATTTCATCAAACGTGGTTTTTCCACCGTTAGGTATTTTTGCATGTTCCCATCTTACGGGAGGAAGCTGAAAATCAGGTGGATACTGAGAACTCATCGTGTCAAAACTTCCATCATCTTTTTCTTGGATTCCTGATCCAATCTAGTATGATGTTCGTAACGAGAGACGATGCCCATCCCAAGAAAAAACAAACAACAAATGATTGGGAAAACTATAAATCCAAATTTGCTTGAAAGGTATATAAGCAGACCACCAAATGTGATCCCTGCCAAAGCGGCTCCAACTCCAATTGCAGCATACCCGGCAACATCTTTAATAGCCTTGCCAAGAATATACCATTTAATCACTGGTGTGTTCCTTTTCCACATTGTGTTTCAACCATTCTCTGCAAATCATGATAAACTCATCGCGTTGCCAAGCAATCTTTTCGTGACTCAGTTCAACATAATCATTTGCAATGAAACGAATCAACTGTTCAGCGGTCAGTTGTCTAGTATATTTGCTCATTCGTCACGTTCCTTCAACTTCTTCTTTAAAGCTTCGTTTTCTCGCTTGATCTTGGAAATCTTGTATTGAGACCAGCTAAGTTCATCATACTTTTTCATGATAGCTGAAATCTCGTCTACATTGATTTCGCGCAATTCGTCACCATCTGGAGTGATGAATAAGGTGTTGGCATCCCAATCAAACCCAAGATAAATGTTCTTGACCGGAACGGTGCTGCGAGGACCTATTTGACCAACACGGAATACAGGAATAGCCACCTGTACTTCTTCTGGATATCGGTGCCTAGACACGATATTATCAATCACTGTTTTGAGTTCAACTAGGTTCACTTGTTCTAATATCCCTGTTCAGACAATATATTGGCGTGTATAACAACTAATTGTGCATAAGATATCGCATGACTACGTTTATATGCGTATCCAGTATCGTCTTTGTCCCAAACTGTTTTACTAACCTCTTTCCAAGTCTTGCCCAATAGATGTCGCTTTGCGGGGCGAATCGCTGCAAGAAACATGGCAAGACGAGGAATAGAGTCAATCGGCTCAGGCATCCTCTGAATGAAGTCGTAACTGTTGTTTAGGTGAATCAACTGTTCCACGAAAGAACGATCTTTCAGTTTAGTCCAGTCTGGATCACGCATCAACTCAACAAGATGCTCTTCACTCTTCACATAGTTATACACATGAACGTTAAGTAAGTCAAGCTTAAAGTAGCCGCGTTTCTCAGCTTCCTTGTAATCAAGTGCAGCCATGTCATACACAGGATCATAGGGAATCTCGGTAATGTGGACTCCAGTATTATGATTACGAATCGGATTTACCTTTCGCATTGACGCAGGAATATGGTTGATCAGTGCTAGAATTTGGTCACGATCACCCAAATCAATGTCTACGTCAGAATCAATAATCATATTATTCCCATTTCAATAGAAAGTAAGTATACAACTTTTCGTCTACTACTTCAAACTTATCGGTGATTCTTCCATCAATCATATTCATTTTGATGCCATAGTTCTTTTCTACGTATTCTTCAAACTCGTAAGCATCAAACTGACCTTGAAGCTGGTCCAAAGTTGCCATATACTCAACCCGAATCTTCTTTAATGTTCCCCAGTAGTCCCAACGCTTCTTTCGAAACTCAATGTCGGGATCATCCGGGTCATAGTCTTCAAGGCCGTTACCTAGTGGAACTTTAACCATTATTCACACAACTTCCAATGAGTGTATGTCTGTTCTTTCATGACAATATATCCTGCAACTTTGTACCATGGACCCTGATGTTTCGGTGGACCATATTGTTCCCCGCACCATTTTTCCAGATTAGGTGTAGAATAGATACGATAAAACAACACATCTTCCCATTCGTTTATAGTATAGTTCCATACCTTTTTATTGGAAGGCGCAAATGGTGATAAGTTGCGGTCGCCATGATGAACGATATAGCTTTGATCTTCGTTGACGAATGGGACTCTTATCCCCATGTTAGATTGAACCATACGTAATCTTTCTGATATCTAAACTTGACATCCATCGTGTCACCCTGATATATCCAGCGACAGTGACGTTCATGCATATCAATGTGTTCTTTGAGCCAACGTAGAACATCGGCATATTTCTTGATAGTACCATTAATATTCACTGATACTTCATACCATCCCGGGTTGGTGTTTTCCCACCCACGTTCTCGGTCATAATGATCTAACATATCATAACCATCTCAGAGAAAACAGCATTGCAGATTTTTCGTTGTCAAAATAAAATGTTTTAATCGCAACATGCTCACTTCTAACCGGATACATTTCTTGAAAGTTGCAATATGTACCAAGAAAACCATCACAGTTGCGAAGTGCCCATTGTTCTAAATCCCCATCATCAACAAATCTATTTTGATAATCCATGTTGACTAGGACGATTCTGTTATCCATCAGTAGCCTCCTGCTGCCAAGAGTTGCTTGACTTGAGATACCATTTCTGGATCACGCTTGAACTTTACTGCCCATTGCTCAGGATTGATATACTCCAGAATATATTTCTGTTGCACTTCATCCAATCCTTCCAGAAAGGCTATGCCACTCTCACTATGGAACAGCATCCACGGGCTAATCTTACCGTTTGTGACTGCTTGTGCGAGGCGATTGCGGTTTACGTAACGCAAGCAATCTTTGGTTTGTACACCTGCTTCTTTAGCAAGATCAATCGTAGTTTCAATGCTACGTGCCACTGCATCAAGAGGGTCTTCATCTTTGAGATATTGAACTAAGAACATATTGTAGTTCACGTCACTACACCAGTTGTCAATCTTGATCTTATTATCAAGAAGCCAATCAGCATATCTATTTACGTTCAATGCCTTGATATTAACACAATAATGACCAAACTTTACAAAAGCAATATAGTATGCAGACTTTGCAAAGTCCAAATATGTGAGACTTTTCTTAGCGGTATTCTTTTTATAGAAACGAATCCAAGACTGGAAACCGATACGATTTCCAGCCAAATCACGGTCTTGCCACCTACGCTTACTTTCGCACAGGTGTTTTACCATCGTGGTTTCCTTTTGAAAACTACGATTGCAAAACTCACACTGAAACTCTGGCTTAGTTTCCGAGAGCTTCTTCGTAGTTTTTGATATCTTGATCCGTGATAAGTTCACTTAATAACTCTATTTCATCATATTTAATGGTTGGAAACTTATCTGAAAGATACATCTTTATCTTGTGATTGTCAACATAAACATTACTCAAAAGTTCAATGTCGCTATCACTATAAGATGGGTATATTTTTTTAAAATACTCCTTAATATCTTTGGATTTTGGAGACTCGTGCAGTTTACTCACTCGGTCTTTGATGTGCGGAATCCACTGGTGGAATTGTTTGCCTATGCCCGGTGCAGCAGCACAAAGCATCAGCCATACCAAATCCGGATGTTTCTGTATATTCTCATTAAATAGATACATATTAGCATGATATTCAGTGCTTTGTAAGTAATATGACTGGATATCTTTATTGCCTTTGATGGCGCTCATCCATTGTACCAGCATATAGAAACTAATACTTTTTTTCTGGGATTCATTGAGGTTTTTATAATAATTATAATCTTTGCGATCTAGTGCAGCCAATACATCAAACAAGTTGACTGTTTGGTTTTCTAGTTGGTGTTCTACTGGTAAATTTTTCTTTGACATTTTTATATAATATCACACTGATTGGGTTCTGTCAACTATTTTGGTTTCTGTTTGCACTTATCACCATGATACTTACTGAAGTTTGGCTTGCCTACCATTTTATCACAGTAAATACAAGTTACTCGGATTGTATTTGGGTTCGGGATATTACGAGCAATGCGGGTAGCTTTTTGTTTTTGTATACTCTCGTCTGTGCGTTTATCGGTCCCGTTCTGTCTTCTAGTATCCCATCGTTTTGCGTTGCTTTCAGGCGTGTTTGGATTCATAGTTCCGTTACGTTTTCTAGATTCAAGCTGTTTGACAACCCGTTCTGGTGTTTGGGTATTAATGGTTCCATTCTTCCGGCGAGATTTTATTAAACTGGCAGTATGTTCCGGTGTCCTATCGTATGATCCGTTTTCTTTTCTAATAGTCACTGCCTTTTTGATTGTCTCTTCCGTGTGTTCTATGCCTTCGCCTGATTCTGGAATTAGATTAGCCCATGTCTTGTGTCCGAATTCGTCCCGTTCATACACTACATTCCATAACTCACTGTAGTATAATCCCCAGTGACGAAGTTCATCATTAGTCTGACATTCCTTGAGTATTTCCGTAGTAACATCATATCCGTGTTTTCTAAGGTGCGGTTTCCATAGGTCACCTGACCCTTTGTATTTGTAGGGGTCTTGCGAGGTTTTTCCAAGGTATTTAAACCCTGTTTTGTTATGGGTCTTCTTATACAAATAAATAGTCATAGCTGATGCTCCTTCTAAGCGTTAGTGTAGTTGGGAATTGGCGTTCCGTGAGCTACATCAGATATGACTATTTATCCCAAACCACATCTTTATTCTATTAAAGGGGTCTCTTTAGCCATTAGATTGCCTGTGGGTTTTGATAAATCATATTCTTGCCATCATAAGAAATAACAAAGACAGACACATCCATATCACTATTGTACCATTTATTCAAGCATTCATTGTATGCTTTCTTAATCGCAGCATCAAGATCACAATTTGGAATCGTTAAATCTTCCAGCTTGAATGGCTGTTTGAGGATTTCTGTACCCCCTGCTGTACGTCGAAGAACGTGAAAGTAGAAGTTTGGCTTATACCCTACTGGTTCTACATTGATACGAGCGACTTTGATATCACTCATCGCTTAAGCGCCTCATAGGTGATGATATGTGCTAATGCCTGCCCCAAATCTTCATCCTTCGGAATAACATGCAGGGAAGTGGATGAACGATCATTCGCAACATCATAGTAAGTTACTTCCACAACTGTTCCACCATTAGCATTGTATGTACGAAATGAAGTACTTGGTGAGTTTAAATCGCGTGATATGGAATTCCTGCGAGAATAGTTAACATCCGGCATCAAAACTGGTTCATTTTGCACCTTTTCCCATGCTTTGCGAGATTGCTTTAGAAACCAATTGTCAAACCACTTCACTTCTTTTTCCCTCTCTTAGTTGGAATAGAGATTTCAATATTTGGATACAAAGTGCGAATAACACCCATAATATCAGAATCCTGATTACGCTTCTGAAACTCTTTGATTGACGATTCCTTAATCATATTTTCTCCTTAAAAAGCCAACGAATAATCTACTACTTCACAGTTACGGCTGATTTCTTTGACGAAATAAACGCATCTTGGTTTTTCTCCGTCATCAATAGGCACACATAAAAACTGCCCATTACGAAGTCTTGGTGCGAACCAAGTTACATCTGGATATATGTCTAATATTTCAATAGGTAAGAATGAAGGCGAGAACGATGTTAATGGATTAAACTCAAATGCATGAAACCCTCTATCGTTTAAGCTAGAAAGGGGCAGAGTCTCCAAATCGCCATGTTCCTGTTCTCCGATTAGCACTTGCCAATCAACAGGCATCTTGATCGTTTTATCAGCAATCTTTAGTACGAGTGCTGGAGAGTTAAATGATTCCAGAAAGATCAATGGTATGAAATGATAATCAACGTTAGATGGTGTTGAGTTGTCAAGTATTGCGAAACGCATATCATCTATTTCTTCTGGAAGCTGCTCAAGATTGAAGAATGTGTTTTCTTCTAATGTTAATATTCTCATGATGTTATTGTATCAAATATTGTGTTGTATGTCAACATGTTAGTAGTCCAACTTCTTTATTGTAAATGGATACTGTGCTTCCTTATAAAAAGCCTTACGTTGCGTTAGGTGTCTCTTTGCAAACTTGCAGGTACTTGTTAGGTCCCAAATCTGCACAAAATCCTTGTCTTCCGCTTTTCTTACACCACGCCCAATGCTCTGAATAACACGAACAAACGACTTACCAGGTTCAATAAGTACCAAGTTAAAGATACGAGGAATATTGATACCGACAGCCGCAACGCCATACGTGGCGACAATAATCTTGTCATCACTCGTGGCCACTTCATCGTATTCTTCCTTTCTTTCTGTTAGTTTAGTGTTTCCGTTGACAAACACCGCGTTGTCCAATCGGCTCACTAACTCTTTTCCTGCATTCACACGGTCTACTAGGACCAACGTGTTGCCAGTTTTATTGATTTCTTTGATTAGAGAAGCCATCTTATCTAATCGCTTTTCATCTTCTAAGAGATGTTTGAGTTCAGCCTGATAGTTGGAAAACTCCTTGTTATCTTTCATCTGAATGATGTTTACGTGGCAGTTAGCCAGAACTCCCTTATCCTGTAGTTCTTTTGCGCCAAGCTTTCCGACAACTGGACCAAGAGATACTAACAGTGATACTTGATCCATCAAATCCTTTGGAATCGTCCCTGTCAATCCCCAACGAATAGGTATGTCAGAAAACACTCCTGTTAGCATAGTCTTAAGTACATCGGCCTTTGCCATGTGGCAGTTGGAAACTACTGCTCCATCAACTATGTAATTATGATCATTTTCAATATGGAGATTGAACACTTCGTCGGGTTTATCAATTTCAGTTTTTCTTATTAGCTTCATATAACTTCCTTATTTTTGTTGCGGTTTTTTCATCGAATCCGGAGAGGTCAGTGGGACAGCCATTAGTCAATAGCCATTCCTGTGTCACGATAATGACTCTAAAACCATTTTGGTTAGCCCACTCGTTGAGTGCAACTATTTTTGCGTCAAATATCTCACCTTTACATAACTCCGCCGGTTTCACTTCCGCTACCTGTTTGGTTTCATAGTCAACAAAATCAGCTATGTATATTTTTCGATTACCGTTGATAGTGTATTCCAATCTCAACGTTTCATATTCTGCATCCGGATACATATACTGAAACAACGCTTCCCAGCTTGATCTATATTTCTTTCCGTTAAATTCTGCTGCCCAATGCGTATTTCGATTGTTAGAATTTGGGGTAAAGTCTCCGGCTAATATTTTAGCTTTCATCACATCTGACCGGTGTTGTTTATCTTGGTCAGACATTTTTACACCATGCATTCCGTTTGCTTCCCCGCTATTTGCTCGGGAGGCGATGCGGCTATCGGTGTGTTTAGTCAACCCCTTTGCCCATGAAGTTTGGAGTCCGGTCTTTCCTTTATTCCATGGCACTCCTGTATTTAAATTGCGGCTACTAAGTTCAGGATGTAGTTTATGGACTGCTTCACCACCAATTGCGGCAAGCTTGGCCTTTATTTCCCGATCGGTTATCAATCCAGCGAGAAGCAAATCCATGTTCTTCACCCAAAGATCAGTCTTGATATTCATCACTCTCTTTTTGAACTTGCCAAACTCGGGCTGTATTAATATCTCGCCAGTTGATAATTCTAATGTTGCTTTTCCAAAATCAACTACCCTTACCCGTTGGTCATATGTTTCTAGTCGTCCATTTAATCGGACTTTCCATTGTTCATATGTAATTTTCATAAATACTCCTGCCTTAGCCATATGTATTTATGTTTTGTTTACGATTTCGTGATTTTCAGTAAGTTCGTCTGCCCGACACCATCCTAGGTTTGTTAGAAACTTATGATTTCCGGTAACCCTAATTACACTTCCATTATCAAATTCCATTTCATACATTTTTTCAGTGGAAGATATTGTAAGATTCCGGTGTTGTTTTACTACTGTATCTTCCTTAAAGATTCCGGACTGTTCGCAATAATTGATTATTTTATCTCCAACTTTAACGTCCTTGATTGGTAGATGCCCATTCGGGGTTAGCACTCTGGCTTCTCCATCAAAACATTCGTCAACCATCACACATACAACGTCTTCAAAAAAGAATTCGTCCATTTCTGGATCAGCATCTTCATCCTTAACCGATTTGAATAGGTTATTTAGAGATTGCCATGTGCAAATGGTATGTGTCTTACCGTATTCTTTACGATCACCAAAGTAGACACCCACATCTAGTCCAAGATTGATGTAGTCTGCCTCTGTTTGCACCACCAGAGACTTGTTAGGGACGATTACAAGCGATCTACCATATCTTTCTATACATTGTGATAGTCCAGCAGTGATAAGCGTCTTACCGGCTCCTGTGGCAACTTCTTGCAATGCCTGTGGATTAGATAAAAAGGTGTTAATAATCTCAACCTGATAGTCTCGCAATAAGATTGGTTTTCCTTCTGCTGGATGACCCTTTGGCCATAGTGTTTCAGCGAAGGTATCTTCTTTGATCAAATCAAATTCTAGGTCTTGACGGCTGCGATGATCTTCCAACTCAATATCATAATCATGATCTATCAAATATGGAATGATCTGATCTAACAGGTTGAGATATGTGCTTCCGGCTAGAGAGAAGTAACTTACTTTTCCGTTCCACCTACCAAGTCTTACGGCAGGTAAAAATCTTGCACCTGGTTTTTCGTACTCAAACTTTTTTGTTAATGCTCTTCGGACATCTAGTTCAAGTCCTTCTATTTTTACATTAACTTCATCTTTGATTATTATTTTTGCTTCTCTCATTTTACCTCTATTGGACGTGAATCTTTGACGATGATCATCTTATCAATGCGCGTAACAGAAGGAGGATTATCATAAACGGATACGCACATTTGCTGTTCATCATCACTTGTTGCTGTTCGGAAACCGTTGGAAATAGTTATATCGGCTTTAGTCATTGATTCCCTGATTTGTTTACCAAGCATACCATGTGCAAGGCCCCTGCCAAACACTATTTTGCTGCAACCAAGCCCCGTGATCATAGATGCCAGTGTTTCTGCCTCAGCAGCCTCAACGTATGTCGTTTGCTCTGCAGCAAACTTTAGAAATGGATCATGGTCAACCAACACGGGATCAACCCTGATTCCAAGCTGACTAAGTTTATACAGCGTCATTGGCTCAAGATTTAGCTCCATGTCACCTATCACATCTGCAAGTACAGATGACATTGCGGCAATCATTAGTTTGCCATTGACCGATGTAAGTGTCGGATTCCAGACCTGAGCATCATACTGCTTCAAGTCTTCCAGAATCTGGTTAATGTTTTCACAGAACTGGACCGTTGAAAAATGTTTGTACAGTTCGGTTACAGCAATTTTGAGTGCAGTTGTTCTAAACGGAGACGTATAAAGTTTACGTTCCTTGTTCCACTGAAAAGTGTTGCTGGGAATTTCCCTAAATTTGGTAATGAAAGTCTTGTTAAACGGAACACGAATAGTGATGTCATCATCTACGATGCTCACTACTGCTCCGGTATATTCTGGTGTGCTTTGAACAACCATAGACTTCCACGGAAGAGCAATGACTGTCTTCCCATCAATACCCTGCTTGGTCATCTGCTTATTATATTTAGTTACCAGACGATCAAACAAATCTGCCTGATTGGATGTAACTCTATTATCATTGTGAATCATCGTCTGCAAGTTTGCAAGAAACTTGTAGTCATATTGGCTTAGACTAATCTTCCCCTGCAGGAAAAAGTAGAGCAGTTGTTCTTTCGTTTCCATTGTATCACTATATCATAATCTGTAGCAAAAGCAAGAAAAAAGGGGAAGACCTAAGCCTCCCCCTGAGTTTACCACCGAAATGGTCTGGTGGAGAGAAATTTAGAGTTTTTGGCGAATACGTACTGTCTCAAAGAGTGCAATAAGGGCGATGCAAAACGCTATGTGATCCATGCTTCCCCATTGACCACTGAAAATCCTGATGACTGCTTCCAGTACAAAAACTTGCCATATGGTCCAGAGCCACGCAATAACAAACTTAATCTCGTCTTTCATTTCATTTCCCCTTAGCGCCGACGCATGACAGTGGTTTCTGCCAGTGCGCGCCAGTTCTTGGGCGACACCTTCACGAGATCAGCGATCTTGAGAGCAGTACGAATAGACAGTTCACGCAACTTCGTGGAGTTCTCTTGCATGAAGTCAAGAACTTCCTGCCCTTCGTTTTCCATAAAGTTGTAGTCTCCAAACAGGCCACCATCACTATCACGGTGAACCTGCTTGATACGCAGCATCTTATCGCGTTCCGAGTCAATCGTCAGGTCAATAAAGTGACAACGCGATTCGAGTGCTTCAAGGTGATCTTGAAGCTTCTTGGAGCGAACATTTTCAAACTTGAGGTTCGTAATGAAGATAGCCGAACCATTGAAGTTGAAGCTATTGGGAATACCTTCATCACGCAGCAGGCGCGAATCCGAATTCCAGCAAATACGCCGCCGCTTGCCGCTATCCAGTGCTGCCTTGAGGATGTTCAGTGACAGTTCATCAGCGAAGACGCTATCACAGTCATCAAACACCAGAACATTCTTCTTATCGCTATACTTGTAAAGCTGTGCATACAGACCCAGAGCGGTCATTGCACCCTTGACAACGTTGTGACGCAGCTTGTTTCCGGCAATCTGATCAAACATTGCAGACTTTTCAAGCTGCTGTTCAACCCCGAACGACTTGCCAACGCCCGGAGGACCCGAAACGATCATCGCACGAACATCGCCACGAATACACGCAGCGGCCATATCATCAAGAATTTGAAAACGAGAAGAGATGCGATCCATCGCTTCTTCGTCAGTCTCAGTCACCACAGGCTTTTTGCCTGCCTTCGCGACCGGAGTATCATCAACAGGACCGTCAATGATTTCATAATGAGAAGTACTATCCACTTTAATCCTTACTTTGTTACAATCCACGGGAAACTTGTTGTCATTCAGAACGGTAATGAAAGAACCATGAACACCGTCTTGAATACCTTTGAGCATCACGAACTCCCGATTGATAACCGGCTTGCCGCGAAACTCACCATACTTTACGATAATGTTGGTCATAACAATCTCCTGTGTGTTTGGTGAGGCAATCTCTACACACAGGAGATTATGTTGTCAAGCAGAAAAACAGTAATCTTTGAAAAACCTTCCTCTTCGGTTGGAAGGGTCAAAGACTTAACCATAGTCCCCAGTACATGCTGAGGAATAGTCTTGCCTTTACGAGAGTTTAGCCTGCGTTCCCACTCATCCTGTTCAGGAGTCGGAAACACCACTGCTTCAAACGTGTATCCATGATTCTTAAAGAAATCAATAAACCTCTTACGAGACTTTACCGACAGATTAGTGCGATCAATGATCACGCTTTCACCATTTTCTGCACACTCAGTAGCATAGTCCCACATGACCTTTTCAGCAAACCCAACGAGTTCCTTGAATCCCTGATCATACGTGTAGCCATACTGGTGTGCTACTTCCTCAATGATCTTGTCAGTGGAAAGCACCACATCATGGCCACGCTTGAACACGTTTTCCACCCTACGCTGAGCAGTCCACGTGGACTTCCCAGAGCCAGGCACACCGACAAGAATAGTACAGGTCTTAGTCATCTTCTTTTTCCTTCAATAGATTGCGAGTTCGTTCCACAATACAGTTGCCTTTGTCTTCCAAAAAATGTGCCTGACAATAGCCGTGATGATCATGATGACATGGTTCATCGTGAATGTCAAGCCATTCTTGTAGCAGTTTGGTTAATTCGTTAGTCATCATAACTACCCTTCATTGTTTTTATATACAAAAATAATTCATATGTCAAGAAGAGAGATAAATAGTCGTGAGTCGCGGAAGCCCAATTCCCACTCACTCTAATGCTATGAAGGAGCAATCAGCATGACTACTTATTCAAAAAACAGAACACCCAGCAAAATTTATCGTAAAATTTACGAAGATTACTATGGTCCAATCCCAATAGATGCTGATGGAAAATCCTATGAAATTCATCATATAGACGGCAATCATAAAAATAACGACCCATCTAATTTAATCGCAGTATCTGCACAAGAACATTATGATATTCATTATTCCCAAGGCGATTGGGGAGCTTGCTGGTTAATGGCAGAAAGACTGAAGTTGTCATCAAAAGAAATATCAGAATTGGCACGATTGGCGGCGAATAGAAGAGTAGAAAATGGAACTCACAACTTCCAAGATTCGGAGTCCCAGAGAGAAAAAGCACTGAGAATGGTCCGTGAAGGGACAAATGTTTTTGTTGGCGGCGAAATTCAACGCCAACACAATAGACGCAGAGTAAATGATGGTTCACACCATTTACTCAAACGTCCCGATGGAACAAGTCACTCATCAGATAGAGTTAATGCAGGAACCCATAATTTTCAAGACAGCAAGTCTCAGCAGGAAAGAGCATTGAAAAGGGTTAAAAATAAAACTCACAATTTTCAAAAAAGAGAAGGATATGAACATCCTTCAACGTCCGAAAAATGGTATTGCCATACTTGCAAAAAAGAAGGAAAGAATGCGGGAAGTAGAGGTAGATACCACAAAGGACATGAGGTTACTATAATTAAATAGCATTAAACTTTACGTTGTGGAACCATTTGTCTCGCAGTGCTTCATACTTAGTATTGCGAGACAAATTGTTAATAATAACACTATATATTGCATCTTTAACTTGCTCTTTAGTGCCTTCTTTATCCCACAAAGAGAACATAATAGGGCGCGTGAAGCTATCAAAGTTGGTTGCGTGATTAATTGCAAATTCTTTACGATCACCGATATACTTATCAGATTTATAAAATTGAACATCAGACCAAATTTTATTAACCCTCTGATTGATTGCTTTGTTAAAGTCATTTTCAAACACAGTAATTGCATCGCGATCCTCTACGGGTAGATGTGCCTTAACATCATCGATGGTGTTTTCCAATATCATTTGCACTACATTGCGATCTTGCAGGATTGCTTCCTTCGCCTTATGAATCTGGAGATACCAATGGCACTTCAACTTCAACATATGCCCATCATCAAAACGAACCACGAATCCTTCAAGGTCTTCCAGATCACGAACGTATTCAAGGAAAGCCTTCATATCAGTCTGCGGCTCGAATGCACGAACTACAGGAAGATATCCGCCCTTAAATGTAAATGCATTAACATTACCGACCATAGCATCATGTGTAAGATATCGGCCCGTGTCCATCTGGCGAATAGCAGTCAGAACAAGCTGATCTTCTTTATAATCAAGAACGATACGTTGCTTACGCGAACACCATTCAAAGATAGGCGTTAGGCCAGCCAGAAGCATTTCAACTGCAAACTCTTCATAAAGAGGATTGTTCTTGACGAACTCCTCAACAGGCTTTGCCACATCGGTAGCACCCATCTTCGTGCCCCAGATCATCTGACCATCCACAATGAACGGTGCAATCATGGAACCATCCAGCTTCTCAAGGATCACATGAGGACGCGACAGATCAATGACATGATCCTGAGTCTCTTCACGCTCGTTCACGTTGAAGAACTTATGGAACGGACGACGAATGATGTCACCAGTCTTCGAGTCGAAGATGATACCACGACATTCACGGCGAATACGAGCATGAAGATTTTCTATTTCATAATGATCATGATTACCACGCAAATCATTAGAAGCAATCACATCAGGAAACGTATCAGCCATCATCACATTGTAAGAAATACAAGTATAAGGACCTTTATCCGCAATAATGAACTCGTCCCTGCCTTCGATAGCAGGGAGCACATCAGAAATATTTTTAATAATCGGGAAGGTATAATTCATGATGTATCTCCCATTTCACTGTCACTGTTATAGCACATATAATGATGATGTCAAGCAGAAAGATAAATAAAGTTGTAGTTCGCGGAATGGGGATTCCCAACTACTCTAACGCTTAAGAGGAGCAATCAGCATGAATATTTATCACGCGACAAATGACCGTTCACCTTACACATATTTGATCGGATGGACAAAACATAATATATGGTATTATGGAGTAAGATATGCTAAAGGGTGTCACCCATCCGAATTCTGGATAAAATACAAAACTTCATCGAATTATGTAGCAGACTTCGTGGCGGTGCATGGTGATCCAGATATTATACAAATAAGAAAAACATTTACTAATGTTGAATCCGCCAGGCAGTGGGAAACCAAAGTACTCAAAAGATTAAAAGTAATCAAATTAGAGAAATGGCTGAATAAACATGATGGTAAGGCAGTAGACCCTGCAATCCTATCTATCACAACAGCCCGCATGAATGCGAACATGACTTCGGAAGAAAAAACTCAACGCGGAAAGAAAGGTATGGATTCAAGATGGTCTACGGATTCTTCCCTTCGTCCAATAATAGAAATAGTTTGTCCTGTTTGCGGAACACGCATTATCACAAGGGACCCGCATATATCCACGTGCAGTAAAAAATGTGGATATATTAATAGACCATCACAAAAAAACATACCAAAACTGAAAAACAGTAAAACATATATCATTCAATATCCAGATAATACTGAACACATTATTACAGGACTTCGTAAATTCTGCATAGAACATTGTCTCACAGAAAGAATACTATCCAGTACTCTTTCCGGTAAAAGAAACAAACAACATAAGGGATACAAAATTGTAAAGGCATTATAATTCTATTTGATCGTCTTACCCCTTAATTGATCCAAAGAACCGAATGATGTTTTCCATCACGGTGTCCGTGCGTTTACTGTTGCAGGAGCTACACACGAACTCACAGTTATGACAAAGAGTTGATCCATAACGATACGGAATAACGTGGTCTGCCGTTGCCTCAGGACAAAATCCATATTCGTTAATATGGAACTGAACGCCACAATCTTTACATTTGAAATCCTGCAAAGACAAAAGGTAAATTTTTCTTTGCCTATCTTTTTCGCTTTTGCTAAAAGACCTGCTACTTCTCCGAATCCTCTTAGGCGGCAGCCGACTATTGAGGAAGTTCTGCAAAGCAATATAGTTGCGGTGCATTCCTTGGGTTAGAACCAATTCGGATTTCACGGTAAACAATCTCTCTTTTGCTACATTCTCACCATACACGATTCTGGAATAGTGTCAAGAGTGGATTTGGATATCTTTGAGATGCGGAGCGATCTGCTTGGCAGAATATTGCACCTCGTTGATTTCAAAGAACCAACGACCAGACTCTTCTCGTTTCAGTTTCAGTGCTTCACCTTCACGAAATGGCGAGATGCCCCAAGTCCAAGGCCGACCCGTTTGAAGCTCAAATACTCCACCTGAAATCTTCGTGATCATAGCAAATCTCCCTCAACCAACCACGCTATCAATGATATGAACCAAATCTTCGGCATACACGCCTTCATACTGTTTGGTCATGTTGATATCATAGTTACGAATCTTGAAGAAGTCAAGATCATAAAGGTCAGCGCCTTCATTATACTTGACATACACATAGCCCTTCCACTTGACCATGCCAGAAGTCTTGAACTTGAGACCGTTGCCCATATTCACATATTCTTTTGCGCCCCAAGCCCAAGTGGCACGAGGGTCAATCGTCTTAATCTGCGAAAGAATGGTTTGTGCAATGCTCATGTCAATCTCCGTCTTCTCAGTGTGTGTTTGATATACACACCGGAAGAACGGATGTCAACATGTTTTTCATATTATTTTATTTCCCATTTGTGCTGGGAAGAATAATACTGCAAATGGTCCTTGTAGGATTTGATGAACTTTGCTTCTACTGAGATTGGCGTAGATGCAATGTGGGTTTCCCATAACGGAATCAATGGGTTGGCCTTCTCAACTTCAAGAACAACCTTATTCTCATTTTCATCGCGGAACCAATATTCAAATCGTGGCTTACTCTTTTTGTTAGCATCAAGCTTCTTGATGTAAGTAAGAGTTTTCTTACCTTGTTCTTCTGTATTGCCACCAACAATTGAATACTCAGTTCCAAAAATGTCAATCAACCCAAGATCATACTCGTAGAAATATGGGAGTTTGTATGCAATCTTGCACTGAGTATCGGTATACTGATTAGTGGTGTTAGAAAACAATGCACAAAGGCGTTCTCTGAAATCTGATAGTTTTTCACCACGCAGTTTCAGAACAATAATCTTCTGTTCGTAGTGCTTCTTGATATCAGAGGCGAGAATACGATCTTCATCAGTAATGAATGGTGCGATGATTTTTTGATCTTCACCAATGATGAGAACCTGAACCGGTTTACGTAAAGTATTCAGTTCATGATTATTTGGATCATCCTTGTACATCTGCTTGAGACGCTTGACAGTACAAGAAAGAACAATGGGGTCCTCAGTTATATCATATGTCGCTTCATATGTTTTGATAGAAGTGCCAAAACTGCCAAAAGCAGCATCAGCAGTTATTGAGGGTAGTTGTGCTATATTGAATACATTGTTTTTCATGTTTTCACTTTACATTAGTTTGAGTTAAAATACAAGGATAAAGTTATCCAATCGTGATATCTTCCATACCAGCAGTTCTGAGACGAACAATGTGTCCCAATTGCCACTGCTTAGTATCAATACCTTTCATTATGCCTAACCATTTGTTACGCAACAGAGCGACTTCGTTTATAAGAACTTCCATATCAATAACTTCATCTTCGCCATCCGCGTATTTTTCAGCATCTCTACTGGTCAATGCTCTAGCATATCCTTCAAGATATTTCTTGAAGTGTTTTTTATGTATCTTTTTTAGTTGAATGTTTAGAAAGTTGAGAACCGCTTCAATCTCTTGAAGTTGGTTGAAGCGGAACTCTGTTATACCTGGTAGTTTAGAAATGTTCTTTTCAACATTCCCATATACTTTTACGTCATTCTTGGCTGATAATAACTCATTTTCATAATGAGTAATAAAGTCGGGAAGGACGCTTAAATCTTGTGTGATTTGGCTATACCAAGACATTACCAATCTTCATCTTCATCTTCGTGATAATCATCAAATAGATCATCAACTTGTTCATGATATAGTCCATCTTCCGGTGATTCCATGAAAAATTCAAGTGCATCCTTAATTTCTTTGTCACCACGGAAAGTATATTTGATTTCTGCAGGAGAATAGTCTTCTTCAATGAGATAGTTGACTAGCGTTTCTGCTGCTTCATCGGCAACATTACCAGAATCAAGACTTGGCTTGAGTGTCTTCCAGATTTCATTGATAAGTGCTAAACTCATTCCATCACCTCATCTTCAATGTGTTTGATTGTCAATGGCTGCTTATTGAACTCTTCCATAATCGTATCCAAGCAACCGTCTGCATTTGCTTCCCATGCTTTGCGGAACTTTTTGATAAGGGTTCCATCAATCTTGGTATAGACAAGTGAGTTGCCTTCCTTTTTTAGGAGTTCCATACCCTCAAACATATCAGTAAGACCAGAATATGGATTCATGCCGGTATCATATGGAATTTTGACTTGAACGGATTCAAATGGCTTGGCATAACGGGTCTTCATGATCTTGCAGGCGGCGCGAATACCATTAACCTGACTTGTTTTGTTGCCGTCTTCGTCTTCCTTGAGCTTAAGCTTACGCATAGCTACAACGATAGATGAGGCGTAAATAAAGCCCTGACCACCTGAAATCTTGTCATCTGGATCAAACATGTCCTGTGAAGCATAAGTATGATTTGTTGCAACAAGACCAACATTATGGCTACCGAACATGTTTACACAGTTGCGAACAAGTGCAGTTAATGCCTTTGGCTTACGACCCATATCACCCTTCAAATCACCACCTTCAAACTGATTAACATCAGTTGGAGTTAGCAACATGCCTAGTGAGTCAATGATGAATAAAACCTTAGGCTTGTCAGCATCTGATATTGCCTTGTATCCCTTCATGAACTCGCTGATAGTCTTAGCAACGTCATCAATCATTGCCATATTCAACTTGAGTAACTTATTTTCATCAGTGCTCACACCAAGAGCATGAAGCCATGCTTCATCAAGTGCGTTTTCACTATCAATCAGAACAACAAAGATGCCTTGTTCTTGTGCATGTTTAATCAGATTGCCCGAGCAAATGTAAGACTTTCCTGCACCCGATTCGCCCGCGAATACAGTAACTTTACCAAGAGGAACACCCTTATTGAAGTCGCTGCTGATGCGAAAATTTAATGCGTAGTTGCCTGTGCTAACCCAATCTGTTGGGTCATTAAACCCGATACTAAGACCGTCAATAGCCTTAGTGATATCTTTACGGAACTTTGAAACGTCAAAGGGTTTCGTTGTCAAGTATAATCTCCTATTATCGTGCGATTTGTTTTAATTTATCATTATGTGAATATTTTTCAAGCATTTCTGGATTGTTCAGTGCAAGTTGATCAATCTCGTAATCACTTGGAAAGTGTCGTAGAATGCCACGTGCGCGGTCACGAATAATGCTTGGGACTCTTGGAGTCTTACCGGGATCACAAAGTTCTTCTAAAAGTTTCTTGCCCTGCTTTAATGATCGGTATCTATCCTCTGCGGTTGTCATAAGACATCTCCTTAAAGAATGGGGAGGGCATGACCCCTCCCCTGTCTAATCACTTAGACTGACGTGCACGGATCATCTGCAAAATGTCCTGTGCCTTGTCGCTTGAAGTTGACTTCTGTGGAACCACGATAGGATCAACATCAAACGGAGGTGTGTCATCTTCCGCAGGGGTAGATGCTACCGAATCCGTTTCGTTTGTGTTGGCAGGTGCCGATTGCTGTGCTGGAGTTGTACCAGCAGGAGCTTCCAATCCATAAGGACGGTAATAAGCACCCCACTTATCATTGTCGTAAGGGCGACCATCAACAGATGCTTCAAACATTTCCTTAATGATGCGAAGTTCAGCTTCGCTTGGCTTCTTAGGAAGGAAACTCTTAAGGTCAAAAAGACCATGTGCATCAATAGCTGCCAACTCTGCTTCAGTCAACGGGGTTTCCTTACGTGCATAGTTGGAAGTTGAGTAGTCTGCATAACCACCCTTGCTGGTCTTACGGATAATGAAATCCAAACCTGCATTGTAGTCAGTTGGCAGTTCGCTCATTTCAGGGTCCATCAAACCAGTCTTAATGATAGGAATGATCTGTGGGCTGATAACGAGACGGCGAATCGGATTAGGTGGGGTTACATCATCACCAAGAGGATTCTGACGAACGAAGCCCTGAAACAGGTAAGTACGCTTCTTCCAGTACTTGTTAGCAAGTTCCTTAAGAGAGTCATCCTTGTACCAAGGGCGAACTTCGGCAAGAACTGGGCAGTTATCGCCATACATTTCTACGCAAGGAACCTGAACGATAATCTGCTTGCTGTCGCCACCTTTTACACCATTGAAAGGCAGCTTGAGCATTGCTCTTTCTACCCAGAAAAATGAGTTGGTAGGATCGTTGTCAGGAAGAAAACGAACGGTTGCCGAAGAACCTTCGCTGATGTTCCAGAACGGATAGATTGCGTTATCGGATTGAGTGTTGGGACCCTTGTTCTGTCCCTTGTCTTGTGCTGCTAAGCGAGCACGTATTTCTGCTAAACTTGCCATTGTGTATTCTCCTTTAAAATGTGCTAAATGTTGAGCTAGGTTTGAGTTTCATGTTTTGCTGTCGGAGACAACTAACACTTTATGGTTATATAACAATAACCACTTAGTGTCAAGATATTTAGTAATGTTTGTGGACCAAAATATGTTATTATATTGCGTCAGGGCCTGAAACGAACAATGTCCATCAAGCGACGAAGATCATCATATTCTTTGCTTTCGCAAGAACCGACTAGCTTTCCAACTGTCCCTTTTTTGCCGATCTTTTCGGTCGGACCAAGCTGACCTACACGCTTTTGTTCTGGTCCTAGGTCTTCGTCAAGTTCTTCGCCATCAAAGTTATCGTGAACAGAATCAACTTTATCTGATGCCAATGCGATAAGCTGTTGCTGCCAAGGCTCCAGACTTTCCTTATTGCCCATCTTTTTAACTGCTTTGGCTAAACGAACTGAATCCTTTGCCATGGTCTTGAGATTTGCAAGAGCCATACCGTTTTCTTCTTCGGTGTGACCTTCATCGTTTTCGTCAGTACGTCTTCCTATCCCAAACTTTGTTGGTCTAACAGGGTTGTTAATGATATCATCAGTGGTTTTCTTATCGTCAAAGTTTTCTCTGCGCCACTTTTTATACTCTTCGCCTTGTTTATCTTCGCCTTCTGGAATGCCAACAGGATTGTTTGAAGTCAGACTTTCGCCATCTGCTTCTTCAATCTTATCCTTGTCTTTTCTGAACTTCTTTTTCCAAGGCTTTTCACCCTTCCAAACAACTTCTTCTTCCTCTGCAAGACCAAATGCCTTTAGATTCTTTTCTTCTGTTGATTGATTATGCTTTAGGGTTTGGGCACCCGGTGCTTCATCCAAGCCAATCGGTCTATCAAGAGTAGAAATATGATGACGTGTTACCTTGCCGTCCTTATCCTTGATGGAATATGATTCACCATTATCATGCTTTTTTACAACGGTTCCACGAAGACCTTTGTGATCTCCACTGATGACCTTTGTGCGATCACCGGGTTCCATTTCAAACTCCCAGTTCTTAAAATCTTCATCAAGTTCAAGGGTTTCATTTACAAGATTGTCTGCCCATGCAGCCAGTTCATCAACTTCCTTGGCTTCCAATACGTTCTTATGTAAACGTGAAAGAATAGGCATTACTGATTCAATGCGTGGATCAAGGCTTGAACTCATGAACATTTCACTGATGTCAGTTGAGCCTTCATCTTCCATTAGGGTTGGGGTCCATGATTCAAAATACATGTTGTAACCGCGATGACTGGTTAATCTATTGAGACTTTCACGTAGGTTATTATAATGACTTACGCCTTCTGCAACAAGTGCTTGGACTGACTCATTAAACTGTCCATTGCGAGTTGCGCGAACAAATCCACCCATCTTGTTATATTCTTCGCATAGACTTTTGATATGGTTCCAACGATCATCATTAGGAACGCCACCTTCTGCGATATGGCGAGCATACACACGTGCAATACCGGGACGAGTAGTAGGAGCCAGAAAGCGTTCTCCATCTACGTTTTCAAGATAAATCTTGGCGATGTTACGATAACGCTGCTCACCTTCTTCTAGAGCACGATTGTGCTGCAACACAATCTTTACGTTTGGAACAGCATCGTTGTATGATGCTTTCTTACCCATTGGATGATAACTTTCACCAATCTTTTCTTTCATTTTTTGATGCTCTCTTTGCTTCATATCATCGCCCAAGCGATCTTTGTTTGCTAACTCAAAACTCATCTGTCTACGCTGTGCCCACTGTTTCAACATCTTTAGGAAACCAAGCCAAGTGTCATCATAATCAAGCCCCGGTGTTTCAACATCTGGGCTATCTTCCTGCTCAGAATCATAGTATACTGTGAGGTCTTGAGCGTCATCAATGCTTATCCAGACTTTACCGTAGTCTTTGTTATCCTTCATGAAAGTAAACTCAATGACATCGGCGTCCTGTGATGCCTGAACTCGTTGATTCTTGGCACTCAGTGGCGTGGGTTTATACCCTCTCACTTTGAGAAGATCATAAAGCTTTTTGTTAAAGGATTCGTTGTCTATAGCCATAGATGTATTTATACTTTTTAGCCTAGGATGGCATAGAATGGTAATGGCATAATAATCTCATCATGGTCACGAATATGAGATTCAAGATCACCATGATAATCAGCAAGTTGTGTCATTATGCGAACAGCAAGTAACGATGCCATAACTAAGTCATCATGATCACCTATCTTTGCTGCATAACTGCCAGCATGTGCCACAAAGGCTTTTAGTTCTGAAATCAATGGGCGACTATTAACAGTTAGCTTTTTTGATTCAAGAAGCGTCTTGAACTTAGCACAAGCAGCCAGTTTCGGTTTCTGACTAGTGTTGAAACCTCTGCGCTTTTTTCCCGGTTCACTGAGGAATACACCTTGAATGTTTGATTCACCATATTCATTTAGTGAAATAAGAGCGGCTTCACCTATGCTGTTGTTTTCAAGTGAATAATAGATATTATTTGGCTCACCTGTGCATTCTGCTATGTATTTGTTGATTTCCGCCAACAGCTTGATCTGATTAGGAATATCAGTCTTGTTATGCTTCCATTCACCAATCTGAGTGGTGGTAGATGCTTCAAATATCTGAATGGCGGCAGGATCGCCACCTGTTCCCAATGATGGGTCAAGAGCAACGACATAAAGATGTCCCTTTTCTGGCTTTTTATACCAACGAACTTGTCCCATGCGTGAGATTGGCTCAATGCCTTCAAGTTGGATAAGCGTATTTGGATTAATAAGTGTTTCGTCAGCGATGATGAATTCACAACCGATTTCACGATTGAAACGATCTTCACCTAGCTGTGCTTGCATTTCCTGTGCCCATTTATCGTCTCTTCCTGGCTGCTCTTTCCAGTGTGCACGATAGGCTCTAAATCCGTTTACGCCTACTTCTGTGGTATTTCCAAACTCATCTTCTGTCTTGTTAGCACCTTTCCAAATGAGAGCAAACTGATCTTCGTCAGAGTTTGGTGTTGATGTGATGATTGCTTTACCACCGGTTGCCAATGTAGGAGTAATGGCAGTCCAGAACTCTGTTGCGATTGATGGTCTAACGAACGCAAACTCGTCCAGATATAACAATGAGATAGACATACCACGACCTGTATTTTCAGTTGTGGTGGCAGAAACGATACGTGAACCATTCTCAAAGTCAATAGAACCTTTGTTATAGGTTGTTACTCCTGCTTTAATATGATCTGGGCAGTTTTCATAAGCATAACGAATACGCTGCATGATTTCTTGAGCACCTTGATATTTGTGTGCTGCAATCAGAATAGTAGAATCCTGCACAAACATCGCATACCAAAGTAGATATCCAGCGGCTGATGTTGATTTACCAGACTGACGAGGCATCAATGAGATTGAGTAGCGATACTTATGATAAGTTTCAATCAGTCTCTCTTGATAAGGCCAAGGGTGATAATGCATTGCACCTCTTGTTGGGTGCTGAATCATAAAGAAGTTATCCATAAAATACAGATAACCGGTAGCTGGATCACAACACTTTAGGAAATCATCCAGTTCTTTTTGAGTTTTATATACCGTCTTTTGGTATGGTGGTTTAATTAATGTTGGTGTATTTGCCATAGTATAATTATTTAGCTTAATATGCTACTTTTTTGAGAAGGGATGTTCCCCCGTAAGATGCGGTTTAGCAAACATTACTTTGAACCATTCAGGATCGCCCGGTCTGATGTTATTGTCTCGCATGTATTGAGCTTTTTGAGCGCCTGTTATTTCGTGGTTGTTGTCTAGTCTATCACCGTTTAGATCATAGTACTTGGGAATGCCAGCTAACCGCTTTAGTTCGTCTACTGACATATCTTTTTCTTCAGGAGGAGTAAACTCAGTGAACCCTTGGTAAGCGTTCATTAGCTTAGCTTGTTTGAATGGATCAAACATTAATATCCGCCTGTTAATGGACTACGCTTCCAAGTATTTGTAGCAGTACATACATAGATATAGTTTGCATCCCAACATATTTGTCCGGGTGTTCCGGTGGCGTTAGATGCTTTAGTTGTTTGCGGTGCTTTCAATAAGCCTGTGATAGTGATGTTGTTGGCACCGATATTACCTGCGTAATCTTTTAACTGAGGGCCATATTTAAACTGACTGCCATCGTAAGTTACGATGTTGCCTTGACCATCAGTTGATCCTACTGAGCTTACATAGAATCCACCATTTACTGATAGTGTAGCACTGCCATTAAATGCGATATTACCATCAGTTCTTAATTCAATGATATCATTCTGATTGCTGTCCTGTACTAGTACATTGCCGGGTGTAGTTAATGTATTAGAGTCATCAAATGTCCAACTGTTGTCTGAACCAGCTACAGTTATAGTAACATTAGCATTTGTATCTAATGTTAATGTAGTGTTGCCATTAATTAAGTTTGATTGTAATCCTGTAGCACCGTTGACTTCTAAAACTCCGTCATGAACTGTTAGTCCCGCAATGTTTGCTGTATTTGCTGAGTCCGTGATATAGATAGTACCAGGCCCTAACCACAAGTTAGCCCAACGATGTGTTTCGTCACCTAAGAAATAAATATTATCTGCGGCGGGTGATACATTAGCAGTGATTAATGTATTATCAATAAATGTCAGATTTGCTGAAGCACCAAATAAGTTGCCGCCTGCGTTGAATTGTACTGCGCCGACCGATCCGGCTGGCGCGCCATTGCCCGCAAGCCCAATTGGAAGCCCGCCCGGAGTGCTACCATCGCTGTAGTATAACGCATTAGTATCTGGATTCCACCAAATGCGACCCGTTTCACCTACATAGTTGGCCGAGTTAGCGTTATTGTCTCTACTCGTAAATACTTTTTGAATAAAACCACTCAAGGTAATCTCCTTAAACGTCTAGTGGTTCGTCATCACCCAATGCGTCTAGTACGACTGGATTGATACCTGCGTTACGTTTAATTGCAGCAAGTTCATTGTAGTGATGAACTTCATCTTCTGATTCTTCTTCGGTGTCATAGATATTATCGACGCCAGTTGCTTTTTTGAGAAGTTCAAGTTTCATCTGCAACGGCGGAACAAAGATATCATCAGGTGCATGTGCAAGACCATTGTCATCACCGCATCCACAATCTTCACCGCCTTCAGATTCATAATCTGCGCCAGTTGCTGGGTGCATTCCGCCCTCTTTGGCATCAAGCATGTCTGCTAATCCACGTAATATTTCACTTGGTCTCATAGTAAACTCCGTATGTTGTATTTATGCTTTACATAACAAATCACCCGCAAAACGCGGGTGACTGTTCAATCAAATTTAAAAGGTGCTCACTTGATATCTAGTGGACGAGCCTTAGTTGCGACGATGCAGAAATATTTCTCTTTGACTGTCTTCTGTCCTTCTTCTCCATGTGACAGATTAACATCAAACTCAAGATTGTTAAACTTATCAATGTTGAAGCCGGTACGAATAAGAAGGGCGGCCAACTGATTAGCGCCGAAAACGCTATAATGATTTGGATTGTATTCGTGACCGCGTTCACAATCTGGTGCTGGAACTTCAATATAAATCTTTGAGCCTTGTTTCAATACGCGATTGTATTCCATTAATGTGAAAATAGGATATGGTGAATGTTCAAGTGATTGGCGAGCAAAGATGAAATCTACAGATTCGTCATAATATCCCTCTTTCTGAGGCAAGAATGACATATCATACTTTTTAATAGTATGACCATTTGCTTCACAAATCTTGATATCTTCTGGACTCAAAGAAATTCCAACAAGATCGGTATAGCCACGGTCTTTCATTTCATCTAAGAAGTATCCTACGCCACATCCTATATCAAGAATCTTGGAATCCTTTGGGAGTTCCATAGGGTCAATATAAGTTTCTACTACCTGAGTGGTCAACTTCTTGTGGAAGTCGCTTTCCCCCTCATCATAGATGTGGCAATTAACTAGCCACTCATAGTAAAATTTAAGTTTAACAGCGTCAAAAACTTGGTTTATATCAATCATTTGTAATCCTGTATAAGTTATAAAATTACTTATGCTATGTTCAATCGTTAAATTTTTATTTGATGATAAATAAAAGTGTAGTTCGCGGGCGTCCACTCCCCAACTACTCTAATGCTATAAAGGAGCGATCAGCATGTCTATTTATCGTAAAATATACGAACAGAATTTTGGACCTATTCCAAAAGAGCCAAACGGAAGAACTTATGAAATTCACCATATTGATGGCAATCATGATAACAATGACCCTATAAATCTCAAGGCTGTAACAATCCAAGAACACTATGATATTCATTATTCACAGCAAGATTGGGGAGCTTGTCTATTAATAGGTAAGCGTCTCAATCTTTCTCCTGAAGAAATTTCTAGCATATCAAGTAGAAATGCAAAAAAACAAATTGAGAACGGAACGCATCCTTTTCTTAATCCTGAAGTTGGTCGTAAAAGCATTATTAATGGAACGCACAATTTTTTCGGTGGTAGTATACAAAGTAAAAGCAATCAACGTAGACTAGCAAATGGTTCGCATCATTTATTAAGAGAAAATAGCCCACAAATACAAAATAAAACGCATCATTTTTTCGGAGGTGATGTTCAGCGAAATAACAATTTTACGAGATTGGCAAATGGGACTCATCCATCGCAGACTGTTTGGAAATGTGAACATTGCGGCAAAACTGGACGAGGCAAAACTAATTATAATAGATATCACGGCGATTCGTGTAAAAATATTTAATTATTTTTTCTGTAATCGCCAACTTTTCTTGTTGGACTTACCTTGTTGGTATCTTCGCGTTCGGTGCTTTTAGATTTTGCCCATTTGCGACCACTTTTGTCCCCTACTTGTTTTGCAGCAAAGTCAAGCATCTTTTGTTCCGCATCAGTATAGGCATGGAACATCGGATTGCCTCCGATAAAGTTTTCAGATGGAGTCGGAAACTCAGGAGCACCCGCCAAAGCAATACCCATTCTCCAATGCATATATGAGTTACCATTACTGATATTCTGGTCATCATATGTGTTCACAGCACCCATTTCATTACCGAAGGATTCTGCATCCAACTTATGACTAGATTCAGTAATGAACTCGTGTGCTCGCATTATTTTTTGTAGCCTTTGACTTTTCTAACTGGACTTACTGTATTAGTATTTGACATTTCTGTGCTGCGATTATCGCTTACCTTTTTCACTTTTCCGGCACCAACAGTCTTTGCAGCAATATTGATAATTTCAAGTTCTTCATCTGTATAAGTGGAAAGAAGCGGATCACCTGCCATTGGTCCTACTGGTGGCGTGGGATAATCTGGAGCACCAGCCATCGCAATACCAAATCTCCATGCGAGATAAGGAGAACCATTTGATTTGTTGATACTCAAATCGGGCATACTGATTGCGCCCTTTATAGCATCAAGTTGCCCTGCTGCAAAATCTTTAGGTTGAACCGGGGAATCAGCCTCTGTAATGAATTCTCTTGCTCTCATATTAATATTCTTTCAGTTGCAATACTTATTTATCAGAAGTGTGCTTCATTCCGTTGGAACTGAATGGTGGTTCACCATTGGTATCCTGCCACAATGCTCTGTTACTAAGGATTTCCACCCAACAGTTTGTTTTTGGATGGTTAAGTGCCCAGAAATCAAACGATATATGACTTGAGATTGGGCGACAATAAAACGTCTTTTCACTTGGAATGATCATTTCCTGTGCAGTGGTTCGCATCTTTTTACGTTCTGTGCTTGTTCTCATTACATTAAGCTGCGGACTATCAACATAGATTCGGCACATTCCATTTACCATATCATCTTCATTTTCTGAAGTCATTACTATGCCCTGTGCCTGTAACATTCTGGATTCGCTGCTTATTCGGCTGAGAGTTTGTGATTCGTCATCTGGTGTTCTCTGATAACCGGCCCACGGCAACCATACACCGTGGTTAGTTCTTGCCACAACCTCATCATGCGGAATCTTTTTGCAAACGTAATGGTATTCATCATCTCTTTTGCAAGCTTCAAGTAAAAACAGAGTATCTTGATCATAGATAATCGTGTTCCCGGTCAACTCGTTTTCTATAGCACGTTTTGCTGCACTGGTTGCATCTTTTTGAAGCAATGCGTCTGAAATCTTTTTACCATCTGGACTATGTTTAGTGGAAGTTTTGGTAACTTCCTTTTCATCATCCTGAACCATCAAGCTTGCACTGAGGATTGCAACCCCACTGCTATTAAATCCTTCTTTATATCCAGTAACTTTGTCACAGAACATAAGTCTTTCAAGACCATCTTTTTGAGAAACTTCAAATCCAATTTCTGGCACATAGTTTCTATCTCGGTTTTTTACTCCGACCCAGCCTTTATCTTCAAAGTATTTGGCAATGATAACACACATTAAGTATTAACTTCCTGACTGGTTAGTAGTAATGTCTCTTGAATCTTCGGTTTCCATTGCCGAGTTTGCATAACCATCAAGTGCTATATCAAGACCGGGAGGATTTTCACCGATCCACATAATTTGTGATGAAATAAAATGTTCTAAAATGGTAGTACCATTAACCAATGGGTTGGCTAATATTTGCACATTTCCACCGTTTAAGTTCATATCATATCTTGATACCGCATTACCAAAGAATGTAGTTCCATAACCGGTAAATGATACTTGAGTTCCATCATTGCTTAGTTGTGCGGACAGTTGTATGTTCTGAGAATCTGATGTGGCGGGGTTGCTTGAACGAATGATAAACTGACCCTGAGTAAACGTATTGGCGGCAGTTTGAAATATTACTTGGTTGGCAGTGTTACCTGTTGTAGTGGTGTTGCTAGTGTTTACGAAAGTAGCAAAAAGATTGGAAAAGTTATTGTTTACTTTTCCGAATGCTGTACGTAATGGATCACCTTGTTGATCATTTGGTGCAGTTCCAATATTGATGATTTGTTGGGTAGCAGTCATTTAAATCTTCCACGTTATAGACTATTTATCTATGGGAGATTATTTAGAAGCGTTATCAAAAAGTTCTTTTTGGGTCTTGTACCATTCGTTCCAAGCATCCACTTTGGTAGAGCAATCGTGATACTTTACATAGTTGTTAGTAACAGTGGTCATCATATCACTAAGTTTAGGATCATCCTTTTTTAGTGTATCCAACTGAGGACATGGCTGCTTTAAGACATCGGGTGCTACAGGAAACTTTACTGTGATTGGAACTGCGGTTGTACAGGCAGAAGCTAATAACAGTAATGGAAGTACTAGCAACTTTTTCACTTTTTGTCTCCTGTAATAAGTGCTGCTTGATTGTGTAAGTCAACTGCCTCGGGTGGAATTTTACAATCTTTATCAAGTATAGGAGCATCTTGCTGGATAGTTGTAACTATAGCTTGTCCCTTCTCATGAATGACTTGAGTTTTGGTTAAAACCTTGGTTACAATCTGGGTGTTTACTTGAGCCGATTGCGCTTCTGCATTTGCCAACTTTGCTTTAAGATTGGCAGCTTCGGCATCAATCTTCTTTTGCTGCGCTTGCTCTCCAGAAAAATAAATGGCAAATCCCAGAGCCACTGATCCTAAAATACTAACCGGTAACTTAAAAAACTTTGCAGTTCGCAGAAAACCCATTATGAGTGCCATGATATGAAGTCCAACACCCACTACAATGAGCATGTGGATTAACCATTTCATCATGAGTCCGAATAAAAATGAAAACATAGCACAAGTATTTATACTTTGCTTTTATAATATCCCTTTATGGCATCAATCACATATTCTACATCACCATCAACCATTTCTGGATAAATGGGCAAACTGATCAATCCTCTAACAAGATGTATACTTGTACTCATCATATCAGGCTTTGACAATATTTTGTGGCTTCTGGATATTGGAAGCTCGCTCAATGTACGTGGATAGTGAATCTTTACTTCAATACCATGATTAATCAGATAGGCAAATAGACGGTCACGATCCTCTACATAGATAACGAACTTTTGGTCTGCATGTAGCATGAAATCCTTTGATAGACATCTGATCGGCAAGTTCTCAAACTCCTTGATATACTGTCGTTTGATTTGCTTTCGGCGGGCTTGCCACTCACCAAGATACTTTGTTCTGACTAAAAGATGAGCACAATCTAGTTCACTCATCTTGGAGTTAGTCCCGTGCCACTCGTGTATCGGTTTACCGTTGTTTTTTACTGCATCAACATATCGGTATAGGTCTTCATCATTAGTTACAACTGCTCCACCATTACCAGAAGCAGGCAAGTTTTTGGTTGGGTCAAAACTGATCGCCATCCCTGCACCAATATTATCTACAGCCGCCAACCAATGTTGGGCACCATCTACGATGGTTTTGCTATCATGATAGTTAAAGTTTTTGCCTGCGGCACCGTAAAGACCGACGAAACATTGATAGTCATTATCAGATACTTCTTCTTGTTGTTCCATAATTCCCCATTTGTCAGTGTCAACGAGATGAACACGCCACCCATTATTCAGAAAAGCATTGAGCGTAGCAGGATAGGTGATATTGGGGATTCTGATTACAGGATTCTGATCGTTGCCATTTATAAAATCTTGGTCACTGACATATTGTGCAATAAACTCAAGTGCATGAGTACCACTATGAACCACACTGGCATACTTGGCTCCAGTCCTATCGGTCAGCCATCGCTCAAACTCTAAGGTGAACTGACCACCAATCAACTGTCCACTTTTTAGGACAAGATCAGTTGCTTCTAACAGTTCTTCCTTGAGATTATCGTATTGCTTTGCTAGACCAAAATGGGGAACTTTGTAGATACTCATAGTATCGCTGAAATCCTTCTTCAATATCAATCTTGGGGTCAAAACCCAAGTCACGACTAATCTCATGAATGGAAAGCGTTCCCCGACTGGGATAGTCTACGCTTTTATGACCAATGTGAATATCCCCTTTACCGACAATATTAACAACAAGCTGCGCTGCTTCCAAAAGTGTTCTTGACTTTCCTCTAGCTACGTTGTACGTTTTGAAGTTTGTCCTCGGAGACAATGCAGCCAGAATAATGCCATCTACCGTGTCATCCACATAGGTGAAATCCAAGCGTTCATTTGCTCCATTCACTTTCAATGTTTCTCCTCGCATAGCAGCAAGAAAGAACTTTGAAACAACACGATCTTCAACATCACGAGGTCCGTATACTGCACTTGGACGAACGATTGTATAATCAAAGCAGCTACGGTAAGCATAATCTTTTACCAGCCATTCGCCAGCAAGCTTCATGATGCCATACTGGCCCTGAGCAGCACAAGCAGAATACTCATTGTTAATGCCATCAAAATCGCCGTATACCATACTGCTGCTTACATAGACGAACTTCTTAACCTTGTATTTGCAACTCAGTTCACATAGGTTGAGAAGTCCCTCAATCATAGTCCTTGATCCAAGCATTGGATCAGCGTTCACTACTTTTTGACGAGGGAAACTTGCCAGATGGATTACCATTTCTGGCTCAAACGTTTTAAAGACAGTCTCCACTTCCGGCCACCCAATATCATACATGTGACATATGGATGAAATATGTGAACTACGTTCTTCAATCAATGCGTTCAACTCGTCTTCTGGAATGATCCCATAATGCGTGATTTTGTCAAGGATTTCAACATCATGTCCCATATCTTCAAGACGAGAAACTACGTTGTGGCCAATGAAGCCCATACCTCCAGTAACAAGTATCCTCACTTGTTGTTATCCAGATAATGCTGACCGACCAAAACCATAGCCCTAGCTTGTTCGTCGTTGTTGGGAAGCTGAATGTGCGTTCCTGATTCATAACGATTAGCATTTTCCAGCAAAGGTGCAATATCGTTGTCAAAGATTTGAGCCATGTTATTAAACAGCATTTTTCTCTCAGATTCGGTCATTCCTGACATTAGGGAATACATGCGATCATCTTCACTGATTTCAAGTCCATAATCATGTCTCCACGTAAAGCACATAGCAGTGATAATTTCTTCTCTAGTTTTCATTTCAATGAGTCCAATTGATTTTTTAATGAGTCAAGTCTAGTAGAATGATAGTTAAGAACGACATGATCCAGATAGGTCCCGTTTTCGGATAGATTCATCATTTGCTTTTGCAATTCAAGAAACTCGGAAATTATCTGACTTCGTTTCTCTGCTCTAGATTTCATACTTCAATCTTTCTAACAATATGGTTTTTAAATACGCTTTTAGTGGGCATCTTTCCTTCAGCCATTCTTTTAACAGTAGCATGGACATTAGCTATACTCACTCCAAACTCATTTGCAATGGTTTTTAATCCTGCTACTGTTTTCGTTTCTCCAGAAGGGTAAGTTATTTCATACCATGTTACATAAGATAGTTCAGCAGGGTCAACTCCCTTTATCCAACTATTCTCTAATTGATACTCCTTCAATCGTTGTTTAGTATCATCAGTATGGGAACGTCTATAGAACGGATTGTTTTCACCGGTCCTATCACGACATTCACCGCAGGTGTTAGCAGTCGGTTCGATCTTATTTTTTGAGCAACAAGGGCATAATTTCATTCTTCCACCGTTCTTCCAATTCGGGTTTTGTGATCCCGGTTTGCTAAACCGAGCAACCTTTTCCTCTGAGGACAACGAATTCATCCAATCTCTAAACTTGGTTGTGCGATTCTCTATAATTTGTTCGCGGTTCGGATGATTTAATAATGTATCGCCACCGTTAGCCGGGGCGATGTTATATCCTCCTGCATTGTTATCAATATACCACTGCTCTCTGTAGTGAAGTTCTTCTTCAGAAGGGTCACCCATATCTTCTACTAGAGTAAAATGGAAGTTTTCCATACCATGCTTATTATAAGCCCGCTGTAGGAACACATTAATGTGATGGCCTTTGCGTAGGCCGCGACGGTGTTGCTCTAATCTCCATTCTACCTTCATAGAGCTTCCATAGTATTTCTTTCCATCTATCACATTTTCAATACAGTATATACCCTTCATCATAATCTCCTATGATGTATTTAGTCCTAGCTCTACCTTTTCACATTACACCGCCATCGGGGCAGGTAATGCGGAATGACTTTCATACCCGATTAATTTCACATCTGCCATAGTAAACTTATCTATGTCAGTAATTTCTGGGTTAATCCACAGTCCGGGCAGTGGGTAAGGCTCTCGTGATAGTTGTTCTTTAACCTGATCAATGTGATTAGTATAAATATGAGTGTCCCCCGTTGATATGATCAGTTCACCTACATCAAGATTACAAACTTGTGCAATCATATGCGTAAGCAATGCATAACTGGCGATATTAAAGGGACTTCCTAAGTATACATCGCAACTGCGCTGGTACATGTGACAGCTTAGCTTACCGTTGCTAACATAGAACTGACTCATTACATGGCATGGAGGAAGCGCCATTTGATCGAGTTCGTCTACGTTCCATGCAGTAATGATGTGCCTGCGACCGTTAGGATCGTTCTTTAATCCGTCGATAAGTCTTTCAACTTGATCGACTCCACCCCAGTCTCTCCATTGAACACCGTATACTCGGCCCAAATCCCCGGAGAATTTTGCTCTAGGTTGCCAATAAGCTGCCTCAGCATTTCCTGTCCAGATCGTATTACGGCCTGAGTCTGACCGTCCGTATAAAATTTCAGCAAGTCTTCTCTCATCGTTGCTCCCTTCTAAAAACCAAAGCAGTTCACTGACTACTGCTTTCCATGCGAGTTTCTTTGTAGTAACAGCGGGGAACCCTTTTGTCAAGTCAAACCTTAGTTGGCGACCAAAGACACTGATTGTTCCTACTCCGGTTCTGTCACTTTTTTGTTCGCCGTTATTTAGTATGTCTTGTAATAAATCTAGATATTGATTCATGTGTTTTACCTATTTTATAAACTATAAAGATATTTCCAGTTATCACATTGCCATTCGTGACGTTTTTGCGCAAAATATTTCATGAAAAATGGTATAGAGACAAACAAGCCTAGCATAAACCATCCTTCTGTTAGTTCCCATGCCATCCAAGCGGCAATGAAGGGAAACAGAAAAATAAAAATACCGATCAGTTTGTCAGTACTTTTTGCTTGGGCTGCTTTATGTCTCTCACGTTTAATTTCGGCTACTTCGTTGAGTAGACGAGACTCCTTGAGTTCTTCCGTGTTAACTTCCCAATATACTTCACTGGCCCCATTAGAAAATGCTTCGTTAAGCTCTTCATCTTTGAATGGCTTTTGCCATCCCATTTTTAGTTCACCTGTCTTTTCATCAATGGTGGAAGAAAAATGACTATCAAACGTATCTGTTCTAATAGTTTTTCCGTTAATGGTGATTCCTGTATATAGACTAAATCGTGAAGACAGAGTGCCTTCCGCTATTTGTCTACCTGCTCTGTAAGCACTATCCAGCAGGGATTCTCTAGCATAAATCTGAAGTCCATTTATGCGATCCCTCAACCCTTTTCGGAATTCTTCCTGTAATGTAGGAGTAACAAATGGATGATCATATGTCCATTTTGTAATGCCACTTTCCTGTACAAGAATGTTTAGATTTTGCTGATTGCCATCAACAAACTCATCATCAATATAGTTATACCCTTTATTATAGGCGTCTTTGGGACGTATGGCAATTTCAAATATTGCCTGAGTCTGGGATGCAATCGCTGCAATGCGCTGTTGTTCTGCATTTATTATCGCTTGTGCACGGTTTGCGGCAGCAATATCATTCTGGCGCTGCATTTCGTAATCGTGTTGGCGGTTTAAATCTACTTGACGCTGATGCTGTTTTGTTATAGCTTCAGTTTGAATACATACTGGACATCTTGTTGCGCCAAGATCAGTGTAAAATATTGATCCACATCCCCAGCAATTTCTTTGACTCATTTTCTCTTCCAAATTTGATATTCGTGGTCGGAGAACACCTCGTTGTAAGTCCTCTCAAACATATGTTCCAAGTATATCAAACTTATGAAAGTATCGCAAGTATAATGGGTAAACGTCTTACTCAAATGCACTTCGTCTATATAATCCCAACATGTCTCGATGAGTTTTGCTCCACCTATCAGCCAATATTTTTCACCAGCGGTGGAGAAATCAGTGTTCATCGTTACAACATGTGGGTTTCCAGTGATGTTAGATATACTAGTCGTAACAACTACATTTATTCGGTTAGGCAACGGCTTGTTATTCAAGCTATCCCATGTGTTTCTTCCCATGACTATGATGCCATTTGAAGTTAACCTCTTGAATCTTGGCAAATCGCCTTGGATTTTACTCCAAGGCAATCTGTTTTGATAACCAATACCGCCATTTGGATCGCAGGCTAATATCAGTTTCATTTATAATCCACTTAATAACTTATCTGTTTCTGGTTGCACTACCTCTGCGATACTTTCCACGTCGAGAATGAACTCAATCCCAATTACCATATCATCTAGATCAATAAGTTTACGACTAATGAACTCTTCTATTTGATCTGGTTCAAGCCCTTGGTTAAGCAGCCGCCCGATGTTGATAGTATGCTGACGGCGACCTTCAAGCCTCAAGATCAACTTCTTGATAAACTCTACAGGAATCTTCTGCTTATCAACGTCTTCTAGCAGCCGCTCCCATTTCTGAATGAACTCAGGCGACATATATTATATGCGCCTTATGCCGCTACAGGGGTTTTCTTTGGACGGCCACGGCTCTTCTTTACTGGCACATCAATGACTGCTGGCTTCGCGGGGTCAATTGAAGATGCTTCGTTTAAAAGGCGCTGTGCTTCTGCCAATAGCCCTTGTGCTTCACGGCTCATACGTTCCGCTTGTGCACGTAGATTATTCGCAAGAGCAGAATCACCTAGGGCATCATTGGATGATGCTGCAATAGGCGTTGAAGGTGGGTCACCGCGCATTCTACGGGCAACTTCGGCAGGGTCTTGCATCCCACGTTGGCTATCAAGTTCTGCCATTCTCTTGACAGCATCTTCACCCAACTTCATTTCATCAAGAATCTTGTTGAGTTCACTCAACTTGATCTTCACGTTTGGTGCAGGGGTCATTACGATGTTTTCCGTGTTGACCTTCTTGAGCATACCTTCACTGTGAAGGCGCTGTAGAATGAAATGACCATCCTTAGTATACGAACGATTTAATGCGTCGGCAAGGTTTTCACTGTTCTGACCGATATCGCTTTCAATGCACCTTATAAGTGGATCGTGAATATTCTGTCCGAGAATCTCAGTGTAAACTACCAAGCACATATGAGGCTCACCGGGAACTTCACGAAATACTACCGCTACCTTACGGTCTCCGTGCTTGCCCACATGTCTCAAAAAACTCATATTGTGTCTCCTTATTATGACTATTGTATTTAATAAGGATTTTCACATTTGAATATTTTTAAGACCACCTCGTTAGAAACCAAGTTTCTAACTCAGGACTCAGAACGTAGTTCAACGTGTAACCATTGTAACTCGCGTTCCCGTGATTCCACATATGAGGAGGCTGAGACTCTATCCAGTCTGAAATATTTCCTGTTTTGATAGTATATACGTTCCAGCCAGTTGGACCATGCGTTCCAGACTTTAACCATGGTAGAACCAAAGACTCTAGGATTTCCTCGTCAATAGTCTTTTGCAATTCTTGTGCCATAATAACTGCAAGTTCGTCTAATTCTTTCCGAGAAAGCCGCGAAAGCTGCACGTTAACTCCAAGTAAGCTCATAAAACAACGCCTCTTTAGGGTCTTCAAATGCAGGGAACTTTTTACCGAACAAATCGCTTGAAACAAGGCCATATCGTCCGATAAGCTTTTCTCTTATCCATTCATCCGATTCTTGGGTTGTAGGCGTCTTAGTTCTAACGAAGTGCGCAGGAACGTGCTTCACCTCTCGTTCCATAAACCATTGATGTAGGTTTAAGTCATTCACGTTCTTCATTGTCTTTGACCAGTTCATAAAGCATTTCCAACTTATTCAGTGCATCATTTAGAGTTGGATTAGTTTCTGCAAGCCGAATTATACGCATCATTCGCTGAGAACGTATAGCGAGTTCCTGTTGCTTAAGCACTTCCGGGTCTTCCCAATGTAGTTCACGAGTTAGAGAACCAAAAGATCGCTTGTAAATGGTTTTCCCCCCGTCAGGTGACTCAAATATCACCCGACGAGAGGTATCCACCATCATGATTTCCGGCTTACTTCCGGTGGTCATCATAGATTGCCCAAGCACCGAACGGCGGGTTCGGATCAGGATCACCGTGAATGATCCACGTGGTGTCACAGTAATCTGCATCACCCCACGAACCAAACGGATAACCGTCAGTGAAAACGATCAGCCGTTCGGGCACGATTGCTTCTTCCTTGAGAAATTTGAAAATGCAATCAAAGTCAGTGCCACCACCACCATGGATTTGATATTCATCAACAGTGTCAAGGTTCTCAGAAGTGAACTCCTGCATGTTGTAGACCTGAGTATCAAAGCAAGCAACACGGATACGGAAACCGTCAAACGCTTCCATCATACCGGCAACTTCCGAGAGGAATGCCTGACCCTGCTTCATGGAAATGGAACCCGACATGTCAATCATGACAACAACGTCGATTTCTTCACCGGGGTTCATACCGGGCATGACAGCATCCATGTGCCAGCCGCGACGAGAAGGACGCATCCAGCTATAATCCGACTTGATAGCAGAGGTCAGATTGGTCTGGATCAGTTCGCGCCAAGGCATGACCGGATCAGTAAGCTGCTTGATCATGCGTTCAACGCCCTTCGGAATCGAACCAGCTTCGGCAGTAGACGCAGCGTTCAGGATAGCCTGCTTCACTTCCTGACGAATCTGTTCCTTTTCAGCCTCAGACAGTTGAGGACGGCCCTTGCCCCTACGACCTTCGCCATCCTTGCCATCTTCGCCTTCGCCTTCGCTATCACCATCACCGTCGATGTGATCGTCCAGCATCTTGTCCAGAAGGTCTTGAACGTTGATGTACTGGACATTCTTCATGAGGTCATCATAGATAGCCTCAGCAGCCCAGTTTTCATACTTGGCATCGTACAAGCAAGGAACAGTGGTGATGAACTCACCAACCTTGTGACGCTTCAAGTCAGCATTCACAGCATAGTCATCAGCAATGTTCCAGATTTCAGGATCGCGATTGTCACGACGACCGAGGTGATCGTAGACAACATGCAGAACTTCGTGACCGACGAGGAATTCAACTTCCTTCGTCTTGAGCATGTTGATGAAGCGCGAGTTGTAATAGAAACGCTGACCATCAGTAGCAGCAGTAGTCAGCCATTCGTCAGCGTTGACAAGCGTGAGACGAGTAGCAAGATTGCCGAAAAACGAATGACGAAGCAAAAGACCGATACGAGCAGTAACCAGACGCTCACGGGCAATATGATCAACCTTCGGATCGGTGGGTCCAACAAGGTTTTCAAACTTCTTGCTGCGCGAACGCTTGGACTTCTTGGGGGCAGTGGTATTGGTAGTCATTGTGGTTACCTTTCGTTGTTGATGAAGTGACATTACGCTATACACGGAGCGATGTCAACTCAAAAAATGATTTTTCTATTGCCCATATAACAAACTTCGCCAGAGCAGCACCAGTGCTACTCCAGCGATGAGTATGGCAAGAAATGTTAAAATAGATAGTAGCATATTTGCCATTCCAAAAAAGTGGGGAGGGTGTCTCTACCCTCCCCATGGAGCCGCTGGATTAGTTACCAGCTTCCACGATGTACTTGCCGTACTTCTTGTGGAACTCGTCAAAGTTGCTCAACTGAGAAGGCTCAATCGGCAGCTTGTAGGTCTTGAGGGCAATCTTGGCACCCATCACGACCAACTCCGTTTCAAAGTTCTTCATGATGTACTCAAAGAAGTTGTCAGCCATTTCGTGGAACTTCTTGTTGTCAGCCGTCTTGTTCTGGAGGGCATCACGCAGTTCATAGCACATGGAAATGGTCAGCGAGTACATGGCCGAGATTTCCTTGACCTGCAGGTCCTTCACCTTGCCCGAGAGAATGTCGGCAGGGTTCGGCATACGACCAGCAACCTTGCGGTGAGCCATGAACTTGGTGGCGAGACCATCACCAATGGAACCAGCGACCAGGTTGAACAGCGTATCATTGTCAACGTCTTCATCGTTGAGCAGATCGCTGACAAAGCACCACGAACGCGGAGTAGCGAACGCACGGCTGGACGACTTGGCTTCAAAGTCATAACCATCCTGCTTGGAGAACGAGAGATAACCAACAACGTCCTTGTGGATACCCTTGTTCACGGCCCACTGCTGCCAAGCATTGAAGTCATAGCGCATTTCAATGTGAACGAAACGGTTGGCCAGCGGCATCGGCATACGATAGGTGACACCCTTGTCGCTGTCACGGTTACCGGCAGCAACGATCACCACGTTGTCAGGCAGCTTGTACTTGCCGATGCGACGGTTCAGGATCAACTGATAACCAGCAGCCTGCACGGCAGGCGGAGCCGAGTTCATTTCGTCAAGGAACAGAACGACGATGGGATAGTTCTTGCAGACTTCTTCGCTCGGAAGGTCAACAGGTTCAGCCCAGTCCATCTTGCCGATGTCCTTGTTGAAGAAGGGGATACCGCGAACGTCAGTCGGTTCCATCTGCGCCATACGCATATCGTACATATAGCCGCCGAGGTCGTCGGTGATTTCCTGCACGACTTCCGACTTGCCGATGCCCGGAGGACCCCAGAGGAAGACAGGACGCTTTGCCTTGAAAGCAGTGAGGAGGGCCTTGCGGGCCTGAATCGAGGTAACGGTAAGGGTGTCAGATACTTGAGACATGGTATTAAGCTCCATTAGGTTAAAAGTGATAGAGAGTGTTTTCCTTTGTTGCTCCCTATGAACCCCGTATAGCGATGGTTCCGATTCGAGTCAACAACTATTTTCACATTTTTTGAAGCTTTTTATGCCATCAGTTGAGCGATGAGGATAAGCTGATCCAAGTGATTGATTGCATTGATGATTTCGTTGAGTTTCTTATCTGAGGCAATGATATGCTGATTGCTGCGAAGATTGCGCGCAGTCCTTGGCACACTACGAGATTTTACCTCAAGTTTGCTGAGTTCAGTGATCATCCGCTTGATGTTGCCATGCATCTTATACAAGTCTGGATTATACTCCAGCTTGAAAAGCTTTAACAGCCTTTTGTCAAGGTGTGACTGAGCCGAAATCGCACTATGAATGTTTTCCATGGTCTACCTTTACGATAGCATCGGGAATAAGTCAACGTGTTTCTTTCATCATATTGGGATCGTTTGGAGAAAAAGAGCCACGATTTCCGACCGCTGATTTAACCTGATTTGGATTAAAAACTACCCAAACTTCACCAGACTTTGCATTGCTATTGTTCGGTATTGATTCATTGATAATAGCACCATCAAAGCCAAGCTTCTGTAAGGTTTTTACAAAGTGGTCACCTTCTGGTCCGTCAAACAGTTCCCAGCGTTCAAACTCATCAACATAATAATATATTGACCTCAAGTCAATACCATTGTCTTTAAATCCTTGCACGGTTTCTTCGTTATCTAACATATGTGAAAGATTGTTATCTCTTAGATCAATGGGATTCTGTACTGAAAGATATACAGGCAAGATTCGTCCACCTGGCTTATATTCACCGGGGTAATCTGGTCTTTCAATGAAGAGTTCAGCAAACTTTGGGTCAACCGCAAAGAATGATCCATGACGATCTACTTCAAATGTCATACCCAGTGCACTTGCAAATCCCGTTCCATGTGTGTTGAATGTATCAAAGTCTTTAGTAGTTGCATGGTAGAATACTATTGGCTTATGTCCATCCCATGCGTGAGTATGCTGTAACCAGTCATCCATTCTCTTTTGACGATGTTGCTGATCGTATCCTGGGAAGAGTTCTTGTTGTTCTTCTGCTTCCGATAACATTCTTGACAACTGCTGAATGAAACTTTCAGCTATCTTACCGTTTGGATTAGCTTGGGGAGGGATACCTGCTCGTGAAACTTTAGACCCAAGCCTTTTTGCATTGTCTTTAATGGAATCTGGTTTCACATCTACAGTAAGAGCAGTCTTAAAACGAGGATCGTTCTTTTCTTTTGCAGATGGAATGTAACCTGAGGCTTCATCAATATACGGAAGACGAACATTCTTGTATTGTTCTGGATCATATGGTTTGATTTCTGCTGGTTTCTTAGGCTTTGGACCTCTCCAACCGCGTTCCCATGCTGCTGCACCCTTTCGTGCTGCTATATTAACGTCCTCACCGCGATACTTTGCTGATCTGACAAAGTGATCAATCACTTGCTGCTTAGTGGTATAGGCTTCGTCAAGTTCTTCATCCTCAGCAAAGATACCACGCTTGAAGCGTTCCCATTCACCTTTCATTGCAGCAGCAGCCATTTGCTTTTCATACGCTGCTTTAGCTAACTTAGCCTTGAATGGATCAACGGGCTGTTGCTGACCAATTTCTTCTGGTTTGATATTATACTGCTTCATCATTTTATCAATGATTCGCTTTATACTTTCAATCTCAGATGGAGTTCTTCCGGCAGTGTTTTGTAGCTTTTTGATCTTTAGTAGAGCATCATCGCGAGTACCTGCTTCTTCAATGCTTAATGCTTGACTATGCAGCTTGTCGCTTAGATCATAAAGTTTATCAATGCCACCTTGTGTTCTAATAGCCTTATAGGCAAGATTTTCTGGACTGAACTCGCCGCCTTTTGACAGTCCTGCTTTACGGTAGCGTTTGATCAGACCGATAACATCATCTATTCTTTTTACACTTTTGGTCTTTAGTGCAAGATCAATCAAATCTGACAATTTATTGTATTTTGCTTGGGTTGCATTCTGATCAAAGTTGGCTTTACGTTTAACTGGATGCCTAATCCATTTGTTATGAAGAATACTATATTCACCAAGCGATACTACAGGAAGATTAGAATCCTGAACATACACTTCAATCGGAACTCCATGAACTGTGATATCATGTGAGTCGTTGTATAGGGTTTTCTTTGCGTTGAACAGTTCCTGATAAACTTCATTGTCAGGAAGTTTGGACATGTCTACAATGATGTGAAGATCAAGGTCACTGTGTGGAGTATATGAATAGGCAGCGTTTGAACCTGATATTCTCACATCTTCTACGTTGACATCTTTGATGCCAAGCGCCGAAATGAAGTCTTCTGCTATATCTAACAGCGCATTTCTAACGTCTGGATCAAGCTTGTTGTTTACCCATAGCTTTGGGTTAAGTTCATCATGAAACTTAACAGCGTCAGATAATTTAAATGAATGAAGTTCTTTAATGTCCATACAAGTATTTATTGTTATGGACGAGCGTTTCTCAATCTTGTAGCAACGTTCTTTGATTTTTTAGGATTTGGAGGATTACCAAAACCAAGCTCATCATGACCGAATATACCATCTAATACTATGTAAGTTGGATTTCTCCCAGACACTTCATATATAATACTAAAGTTATGCGTTAAGTGGGCTTTTCTTGCCTTTGGTAAAATAGTATCAAATGGAGTTCCACTTACCATAGGTTTATCGTTAGCCCCATATGACTGAATGGGGTTATCTGCTTTAGTTTTAAGAAAGTCTTTTAGTTTATCCCGAACAGAAGGATTACTAGCAGCAGCACTTGCTAAACTGCTATTAAACAGATCACCATACCTAAAAATGACTTCTGATGTTGCAGGCTTATTATTTTTGGACATTTACTACCCTATCAACATGCTCAAGCAACTGGTCAATCGTGGCTTCCTGAAAGGAACCACGGCGACCCTTGATCACATTCACAAGGTCTTCGGTAAGAATGTCGGTATTGTTTTCGGCATCAATAGCCTCAAAGAGAGCCTGTTCGCTGGGTTGGGTAACTTCGGTGATCTTCATGGTATTATTTATCCTTGAAAAAGATATTTGACGTTGGCCTATTAAATCGTCAGACCCAACATGTCAAGACCTTTTTTATGGAAACATTTGGTATTCTCAATCGCTTCTTCTGTACTCAATGCGGCGAAACCCTTAGAATGCATTTCTTCATCCGGTAGAATTTTGGAAAACACCTCACGAATGTCTTCGTCAATCTCATTGTCTGCGGCCAATGCACGAATGCGAACAAGACGCATTGCTTCGGCATGATGACCTGCTGCGGTTACTTCTTCAAAAGTCTGGACATTTCCTAGGATTTCACTCCAATAACGGTCATGTTCATATGTTGGGGTTGGCAGTTCAATGTTACGAGCGGCGAGAAGTTCTCCTACCCAGTCGCGGTGCTTAGCTTCATCAGAAGCAATCTTTTCCAAAAGTACTTTGCCTTTTCCTTCTGTCGTTTTGGCGAGTGATTCAATTCGTTCTGCGGCAAGAGCTTCACCGATATATTGACGCTGCAACCAGTGATTAAGCTTTTCAGGAGATGCTTTTACCTCGTTGAGCCACTGTTCGGTAGTTTTCATGATTAATCTCCTATGTAAAGTGGCCCGTTCTGTTTCTAGGTGGAGCCGTACCCAGGAAATCATGCCGCTAGGGCAATATCCATAGTTGAGTTATCGTTTGCAGATAATTCTATTTAGTCTATAATGCGACTAACCAACCAGTCTACTCTCACCTTCAACTCGTAGTCGAATCCTAAATACGCCCCCATCAACTACTCTGAATCGCTGTGTTTCCGCCAGACAGCTTTTCACCCTTTATAGCGGCGGGTTATCAGAGTAGATGGTGGAGGCGAGGGGAGTCGCACCCCTGTCCTACGCAGCATTCAGTTTGTATCAACAACTGATAACTTACTTATACACTATTCACAGAAACATGTCAAGAAATAACTTGAACCATGTAGTTTTTAGATTTTTCCTCAAACTCTGCTCGTTTGCGATCCATATCAATCTTGCGAAGGAGCAAAGGATCGTTGGGCTTGATCACATATCTGTTTTTTTCAAGAACAGCCCGAAGACGTTTTTGATCATCCGTGAAAGTTTCACGGTCGCTGTTTATTTTTCTAGCCATTAAAGTTGTCCTTTGAACCACAATATTTAACATTACCCATCGTTAGTCTCTATCAAGTCCCACATACTCATGAGAAAAGCAAACACGCTTGATGTGCTTATCTTTATGGTTCTTTTCCTTGACGGCGCGGTTGGTTATATAATCTTTTCTACCCTTACCGTTCTTTGACGTTCCTCTCCACCGTGGGGAAGAGTTTCTGTATTCACCCAAACGTGGATGTGCAGTTTTAGAAAAAAACCTACAACCTCTTGCTAAGAAGATTTCACCAATCGCATCACTTAAACGGGTTCCAAATCCAAGACCCTGATACTCTGGTAGAATAACGGTTCTATGACCTCTCCATGCATTCTTGAAGTTGCCATTTGGAAATGGAAGAGCAGCAGAAAATCCTACTATTTCACCATCCCAAATAGCTAACCAGCATTGTGCAGTTCTATTAAGGTTTCCGTCAAGATAGTGATGGTGGCGGAAGATTGGCCAAACTTCGGTTGAACAAGGTATGATTTCCAGTTTGATTTCAGGTCTTGGCCGAAGTGACCCCCTTCCGGTCATCTGACCGGTCATAGTGTCATATACCCAATCGGGCTGTAACCATTCAATCACATCATAATGGCATGTTGCGAGAACAATGTTCTTTAGGTTATGTTTGTCAACATATCTACGAATGGCAACAGAACACGATTTAGCTACATTCCTGTCAATAACAGATGTGAACTCATCAAATACCATACCTGACACCAATGACCTTGCGAGATTAGCGCGAAACTGTTCTCCATTTGAAAGAACATGATATGGCCTGAGCCAAGATGGAATGGTGTTTAATCCCACAGCAGACAGTCGTTCTGCAGCTTGATCTGCCGATTCAAAGTGTGAGCAGATTGCTTTAGTTTCATCCCATTCAGGTTGTTCAGTAGAACCAAACGATTTCAGCAGAGATGACTTACCTGATCCAGATGGACCAACAATCAACCCGATACCATAATCTTCCGGAATACTTGGAACATTTGGAACAGTAAATGTGGTAGTCCCGTTGAACTCATAGTCAAACATAGATGATACTGCTTTAGTGATATCATCTTGAAATACAGATACCGATATATCTCTACTCGGTATCTTATCGTTCTCAAACTCAAATAGAGATGCTATACTATCGTGCATATTATTCATCTGCTATTTCAAACAGGTCCCCATATGGGTTCTGTTCTTTTTCGTATTGCTCTTTTGCATTCTGAATACGTGCTTGTGAAATCTTGATATAATCTGGATCAAGATCAATGCCAATATAGTTGAAGCCTTCAAGCATCGCAGCCTTACCTGTTGAACCAGAACCATTGAATGGATCAAGAACAGTCCCACCCTTTGGTGTTACTAAACGACACAGATACTTCATCAAGTCAGTTGGTTTTACCGCCTACGTGGGGTGAGTATTTAAATACTCACCCCGAACCTCCTTTACATATATCTTCAACTCATTTGGTAGCGAGTCGAAGTCTTTCTTTGATAATTCCATTGTTATTTTTCATTTCCTCTATGACTTCATGCTCCCAGAATCTCAAAACAGTAAATCCACATTTCCTCAAATATGCATCTTGTGATTTGTCTAAGTTCATTCTTTTTTGCTGCCTAAGGTCCGGAATTCCATTTTTCAATTTTGATGGATGTCCGTGCCAGTAATCACCATCCCATTGAATGATGATTTTTTTATCCGGTATTAGAACGTCAACTGATATTTTGTCTGCTATTAGTATTTGTTCTTCAAATATAATATCCTCGTTCAATAATATCTGCCTTCCGAGTAACTCTAATTTGTTTGGTCCTTTTTTTCTATTCTGTGCCATGTTTCCATTAGTAGATGCTCTCCTGATCCATTCTTCATCTGTATTTCTGCATTCTATGGTGCAGTAAGTTGGGTTATTATCTTTCAGTCGGCTTTTACTCCAATAGAAAGTATTATGACACATTTTACATTCAAATGCAACTTTATTTTTTGCCTGAAAATCATTAGCACACTTATGACTGCAGAAATGATTAGCATGTGCCTCTAATGTCGCCAGACTCCTATACACTTGATTACCACACATAGCACATTCAACGATTCGTCCAGTTTTTCTTTGTGGTTTAGGGCTGGTCCTGCTACAATATGCACTGCAATATTGCCTATTTGCTGGCATATCTGCAGTATGAGGTTTTCCGCATCCCTTACATATTATCGTTCTCGTTTTATATTTGTTTTTTCTGTACATTTAATACTCCATTACTTTCGTTTGAAGTATTTATATGTTTTTTGATTTTTTCAATAATATCTGGTGGCGTATTTTCATCAATCAGATAACGCGAAACTTTATCCAATCCGCTGTTACGATCTGATCTGCTGGCTTTAGCAGCATAATACATTCTCTGAACATTCTCATAATCCAGTGTGTCTTCCTCTGTGAATTCACAAGACTTAAAAAATCTTGCTGCTGATCCTGTGTCGCCTCGTTTCGCTGATGGAACTCTTTGATATTCACCATAACAGTTGGTATTATCATCTCCTGTATGTGATGGTTCTGTTCCCTTTACATCGCCTTGTTGACCCTTACTTTCAGGAAACAATGCGACAACTTCATCACTGCCATCATGAATGATATTAGCGGGGAATCTTCCTTTTAGTTCTGGTCGGTCAAACTCAGTTCTAGGTCTATGATCAGATTTTCTATAGTAACAGTTTGTGCAAATATCTTGATCTTCTTCTACTGGATTTAGTGTATCAGGAGCATAATCATCGCATCCCATATATTCCGAAGAGCCAGCAAGTGATCCTGACTTCGCCGTGCATTTTCCTTGCGGCGTTGCACTTAGCTTATCCTCTTCCGACATATAATCAACCCGACAATCATCAATATTGATTCCACCAGTTCCATGCTTTAGAACATTCTTCGCTACAGTCTTTTCAGATAGTGGCTTCCTAGCAACGCAAATAGGCTCCCACGCTGGCTTCAGTGCCGTGCCCCAGCCATCCCATTGTTTTGCTTCTTCTGTTGCTGGTGCAGTAACGTCCCAAGTTTCATAAACAGTTGTTCCACCAACAGTTGGCAATGCGGATTTTCCACTAGTGCTTCTAGCTTTAATCTGCTGACCAATTACCCTTCGTTCAATATTATTATAAATGCCGGTCAATCTTTCAGAAGTTTCTTCATCCGGATTGAGCACTTCCTTCATGCGTTTCCATTTTTCCTGTGGTGGCAACAAATTAACCCATGGGTCAAACTTTTTTCCATCTGCTGGTAGTGTTAGATAGTTACTTGCTCTGAACCCACACTCAGTGTCAATCTGCTTTCGCGTTTTCCCACTTTTTTTAAATATATTAGTCAGGATATTCTTTAGTTCAATTACTTCTTCATCATCGGCAGGATTTTCCATATGCTTATCAATAGCCTTACCGATGTTCATAGACTTAGGAAAGCCAGAGTTTCCAGTAGTGAATGCTTTACCATCCCTTACTGCGACGAATGCGCCAGTAGGAACCTTAACACACCAAATCTTACCTTCATATTCAATCGGAGTTACAGTTGCCAGAGTGGTTTTATGTCCTTTCCAGCCTCGTATAACTTGTGATCCGAGTTGTTGGCAAATAACATCAGATTCTCCGCCCGATTGTCCAATGGATCGTGGTTTATATGATGCACTACTTCCGTGCGAGTAAGCATTCTGTTTAAATGCTTCGCTACTATTAGACGGTGCTCCATGACATACCCGTCTCTCCTCGCCATAGGCAGGAAGTCCACTGGACAACGAACATACTTCGCTCCTTTGTAGTTTCCATGTGAGCGACGGTATGTTACTCCACCCTTCCAAGCAGGGTTGGTTTCTCCAGTCATGCGGTCCACCAAATCTTGTTCCGACTTCTCGGACCAGTTGGCTCTCCCCTTGTGTGCGTGAGCTTTCCATTCTATTCCCCGCAAAACTCCGTTGCATGTTTTTGAACACACAGGAGTTTTCACTCGTTGTAAATGTTTTATATTTCTGTAGAACGTTATCCCACATACTTGACAAGTATGTTGTTGTTTTCCAATATGTTCGTTTATAGGTGGCGATCCAGTATTGGAACGACCTATTGACTTGTTGGAACATTGTTTGCTGCAAGTTTTGTTTCTTATAGCCTGTTCTTTGGTATGAGTCTGATAAGGATTGTTGCAAACCAGACAGGTTTTCCAAAAAGGGTATATTCTCTTGCGAACTAAGTTCTTCTGCAAAAGCGAATATTTCTCTTCCGCCTCGTTCAACAATGCAACGATGGTTTCGGCTGACGATTTGGTCTGTATGATCAGATTGTATTCTGTAAGCGGTATCCTTGATGTCATATTCATAAACTTCCTCAACTGGCATATAACTATATGTTTGAGTATATTTATCATAACACAAGACTAAATCGTTTGGTTTTATTGCTGTGTATGGTTTTATGCCGTTTGGCGTCACAATCTCTGTGTCATCAGATAGACAGCCATAGACCCACCCAATCTGATCGCGAATATCAAATCCAGCGTCTTCAATCGCTACCACCATTCTATGATATGTGCGAGTACCAGAGAATGCCAACAGGTGTCCGCCTGGCTTCAATACACGCATCACCTCTGACCACATCTCAACACTATATGCGATGCCAGAACTGTCCCACGACTTACCCATGAAACCAAGTTCATATGGCGGATCAGTTACCACAGAATCAACAGAGTTTTCTTCCATGGTTTTTAATACGTCAACACAGTTGCCGTTATGTAATACAAAGCTACTCATGAAATCATCATTCCTTATAGATGGATGTAATATAGCGCAATATGGAGTTAATGTCTATTGTTTTGGGCAAACCGATGAGGTTGACATAAGATACCAGCCATCTTTGAACTCACTGCTTATGCTAAAGCCCAACTTTGTATAAAAGTCAGGAATATCAGTGGATAAAACCACCTCTTGCCCTTTTGCCTTGCTAAAATATATAGCTTCTCTGGTTATTCGTTTTGCTATTCCTTGGCCTCTATGGGATTCGGCAACTGCAACCCACGATAGGGCAAAGAAATGTTGAATAGCTAACATGTTCAGTGCAGCGAAACCAACAAGCTCCTCGCCATCTTCTACGAGGATATAATACTTGGTTGCATTCTGCAGCGAAACCAAAAAGTCAATCTGTTCTAACTTGATCTTTTTCTGTTTCGGGTCTTGTATTAAAATAGCATCATCTACATGAAAGAATGGATAACATTGATACAGTAATCCAGTTACCTTTTCAATGTTATCCAGTTCTTCAACTATTCTTAGTCGGATCATTCGCCGTAGCAAATGGTCTGACGAGTTACAAAGTTATTATACTGATCGTAAGTATCACGGACTTCACATGTGCCACGGAAATGATCGTAGTAGCGATATGCAATAATCGTATGATACACTGGATAAGTAGGTGCAACTACTACCGTGTGTGGCTGAGTTGATTCAACGATGACACCACCGATGATTCCCCCAATAACCAAAGGAGCAACCCATCTTCCTCCACCACCATGCCAGTGACCGGGGCGAGCGTCCGCCATTGCTGGTGCAGTTAGAAGTGCCAATCCCGCTAATGCTGATACAAGTTTCTTCATAGTTTTTCTCCTTACTTGCTAATATATTTACTTTTTGATCAAATGTCAAGAGTTAATGTGTTAAAGTTGCTCAAAACGCTCACGAAGCCATGCCCATTCGTAACTTAGCTTCAGCTTATCAAACTCACCGTTTACATCGTCATAGTATTCATCAGCGTCTAATGCACCCTTGATACTATATTCCGAGAACTCCCCTTGACCCTTGTTTAACCATGCTTCCAGCCTTTCTCGCGAAATGTCAGTATCATCAGCCTTTAGCTTCAACACTTCACGAAATGCCGTTCTCCACGTGGAGAATGGATCGGTATTGTACTGTGCAATACCTGATAGCAGTGGCACTACTTCATGTTCATCATCCAACGTAAAGTCAAGCCCATTTCCTACATTAGCTAATGTAAGTTTCTTATTGTAACAAATGAGGCCCTGGTGGCCGTATATCAAACCATTTACTGGATTTTTGGCATGGAAAATATAATGCTTCGGAACCTGCATTCTATCTGGTTGCCAGTTGAAGTCAAACTTTAAACTGACTTTCAGCTTAGCAAATACAGTAAAGCACCATGGAGTGTCACTTGCCTCAACGGCGGCATGATACGCGGCTACACGACCATTTACACCATCAACTCTAACAACACGATTCTTCAAGTTTTTGGTTGCTTGAAGTAGATGTTCCCAGTTTTCTTCTGCACCAGTTTCACCATTGCTCAAATATACAATGTCCAGTGGCCTTGACATCGCAAGTTTAGGTGCACGTTTGATGTAAGGATAGTCATACAGTTCCTTCTTAACGTGATCCTTTACTTCCTTGGGAACAGTGATTCGGGTTGCGCCCGTGCTGGTGATAATGATATTCTTGTTCTCTGGTGCCCACAAGCACATAGGCTCAACATCTTGAACATTGACGCTAGCATTATCTTCCGTAATGATGGTAGCATATGGAAAACCATCAACCTTTTTAATGGCATTAACATGCGTATCATCGCTTGTAACGATGATTGGCTCCGGAAGTCTATTGGTCTTGATGGTCCCATTGTAGTTTACCTTATGGTAATCTTCCAACACTTGCATATCGTCAATGATTTCACGAGTCTTGTTTACGTCAATAAAAAATGTATCGCCAAACTTAAGCTTACCGCTCGGGAAGACATGAAGATGATCACGAGCAAATGGATCAACCGTATATGAGAAATCAAAGTTGGAATAATCACATACGCTACTGCATATCCAAAGATAATGCTCTTTCTTCTGATGCTGCCTAGAGATAATATTTCTCAACGTGTTAAGATAGCTTTCGTCATACGGAATAGTGGTTACATGTTTTCCGCTTGCTTTGCTTTTTAATAGTTCAACTACCTTTTCCGTTTCTTTATTACCATGATCAATAACCACAATGTCATGGACACACTGTGTTGCAGTTGCACGAATGTTCTTGACAAAGTTGAGGTTACTTAGATGCTCAATGATCTTAATCCACTTGGTATCTTCGCCAAATGTCTCACGGTTAACCAAGAATGTGCTACCCCAATGTGACCACTGAGTTCCGAACACATGGACCATTTTCATCTGCCATGGGTTAGGATAATATTCAAAGTCAAAATTGGTGTAATCCAGTTCTGAGTTTAGTACCCAAAACAGATCGGTAGTAGATCGGTTGGAACACCGATTTATAGTATCAACCCAAGAGTTAAGATAACGTGTCTTTTGTATGTTAGGGTACTTTGCCTTTAACTCGTCAAATCTTGCAAGAGACTCTGGGTTGCCCTTATCAACATAGAACATATCAGACTTTTTGAATAACTTAAACAATGTTTTGTCATCAAGCTTTTCATCAACTACCCAATTGATTTCTCTGTGGCCCTTTAACCACATATTGGCATTGATCAAGTATGTCTGTGTCAACTCACTGTCAGATGATCCAAATGCATGAACATACTCTGCTTGTTCAATGGTCGGTCTCCATGAGAAATCAAAATCAGTGTAATCAAGATCAGAATTTAGTGCCCAAAAAATCTCACCATGGTGTTCTTCAACAAGATCACTCAGAGTGGTCTTAACGTAATACCGAGGGTAATCAGAAACCACATTCTCATCAATACTAAGCCATTCCATTTTAACGATTTCACCGTTTGTATTTGGCGAAACATATCGTGGACCATCTTCTGGATTTTCAATGGTTCCAAACTGATAGATATATGGAGGAGACAACTCATCAGGATGCCATGAAAAGTCAAACGTGTCAACATTTATTCCATCAGGAATGACCCAGTTTTCTTTTGATGGAAGACGCATTGCCGTTGGATTCCCAACATAAAAGTTATCTGTTGCGCCCGGAACAATATACATTGGACCACCGGTTTTCTGATGCTGAGTACCGAAGATGTAGATATATGGATCATTGGTATCATCAGGATGCCATGAATAATCAAAATCTCCGATTACTGTTGGATCGGTAATGGTCCATTTAGACTTGTCTGGTTTACGAATGGCTTTAATGATACGAGTATCAATATACTTTAACGGAGAACTTTCTGTTGCACCCGGAGCAATATATCTTGGACCGCCTGTCTTTTGCCACTGAGTTCCGAACTGATAGATATATGGCTGATCGTCCAAATATGGATGCCAAGAGAAATCAAATGCATCAACATCAATCTCATCGGGATTGTATTCCCAGTTGTCTCTATTAGGAAGCACTTTGGCAGTTTGACATTCTTCATACTTGACTGCGACACCACCCGGAACAGTATATGTAGGACCACCAGTCAATGCCCACTGTGTAGGGAACTGATAGATATAGGGTGGTGCAGTATCATCAGGATGCCAAGAAAAGTCAAAACCTTCCATGTCCACATTATCCGGAATGGTCCAGTTTTTCATGCTTGGATGACGAATGGCTTTCACATCATCAACATATTTTACTTCAGTGGCATTAGGCATTACATAACGTGGACCGCCTGTCTTCTGCCACTGAGTTCCAAACTGATAGATATATTTTGGCTCACCGGGATTTGGCTTCCAAGAGAAATCAAACTTGCTAGCATCAATGTTGTCTGGAACTTCCCAGTACTGCATATCATTATCAAGAGTTGCAATAACATCTGTAACATACTTGACCTGAGTTGCACCTTCCACTCTATATTCAATAGTCGGCATTACTTCTGCTGGATGCCACTGATTACCAAACACATAGATATATGGTTCATCAGTTTCATCAGGATGCCATGACCAATCAAAGTCTTTTATTTTCAGATTTCTCAGAATAGTAAAATTTTGTTCATTTGGCAAACGAGTTGCCTTGATGATAGATGTATCAATATACTTGACGGGGCTGTTCTTATCGCAACCGGGCGTCATATATGTGGGGCCACCGGTTTTTTGATGCTGAGTCCCAAATTTATAGATATATGGTTGATCTTCCGCATATGGGTGCCACGAGAAATCAAACGTTGATTCGTCAATAAGTTCATGATCATAAACCCAGTTTGTTTTGTCAGGCATTGCTATAGCAACCTGACCCTCTACGTACTGAACTTTTATGGCACCGGGAACGGTGTAGACAGGACCTCCACTAAATGCCCATTGAGTACCAAACACGTAAATATAATCAGGGCTAGTAGCATCTGGATGCCAAGAGAAATCAAAACCGTTAACGTCCACGCTTTGAGGGGATGTCCAATGCTCCATGCTAGGCAGTCTTTTAACTTTTTGTACATCAACATATTTTCTTTCTGTTGCACCCGGAACAATATACATTGGTCCACCGGTTTTCTGCCATTGCGTCCCGAACTCATAGATGTAGGGAGGATCGTGTGGATTTGGTTCCCATGAGTAGTCAAAACCCCTATCATCAACGTTATCAGGGATAATCCAGTTTGTCAAGCTTGGATTACGTGTGGCACGTTCATCCATATATTTGTATTCAGTGGCACCTTCTACCACATATTGAATTGATACCTTGTCTTCTGGCTTGTTCCATTGATTGCCCCAAGCATATATATACGGCGGGGATGTTGGATCAGGAACCCAGCTATAATCAATACCATATGAGTCTTCCAAGTGTTGAAAATTATTGGGCTGAGGCAGCAACTTTGCTGAACTTGGTATATGCTTTTCATCTATTGCACCTTCCATAAGATACCGAATTGTAGGCATCTTTGTGCTATCATACTGATTGTTACCAAATACATAATTTAGAGTTGGTTCACGTGGATCAGGTCTCCATGAGAAATCAAAACTGTTTATGTCAATAGGATATAATATTTCCCACTTATTCCATTCAGGTAGAACCGGAATCTTTTCTGGCATATATTTTTTATCAGTTGCTCCGGGGGCATGATACTCTAACGTGGACTTGAGGGTGCCCTCAATATACTTGTTTCCCCATATATAAATGAAGGGAGGGTCCATAGGATCAGGACGCCAAGACATATCAAATCTTGACTTATCAACTTCCTGAACTTCTACCCAACAATCATTGGGTAATAGTTCAACAATGTTGTTCATATACTTCACGTTCACAGCACCGGGAACATGATACTCTAAAACAGACTTAATCTGTACGGGGAAGTATTTGCATCCCCACTTATAGATATAAGGAGGGTCAGATGGATCAGGGTGCCACGAGAAATCAAACTTGGTATGATCTACGGTGTCAAGTTCAACCCAGCAATCGTTGCTAAGGTTTCTGCGTTTTACCGGATCAACATCGGAGCGATATATGATGACATCGCTATGTTCTTTGGGGCAAAGCCAAGTTCCAGAATCCTTTTGATGTTGGCTTGGCCACACATTATTATGTTCTTCCGCCCACACATCTTCATCGGGAAGGAACTCAAAGTCAAAGTCCCAGTCAAACCCACGATAGTCACAGAACTCATTAATGATCCAGAAATGTTCAGTCGTTGACTGGCTTCTGGCATCCTCTAATGATTCTGCAAACTTTTCTCTTGGGTGAACGTTTGGTTTTTTACCGTAATAAAAAACATCTCTAATTGCCATAACAATATTTACTCAACGCCAACCAGTTGTCTTTATTTTATATACCTACACGGGTCTTTAGTAGTCTTACCAAGATACATCAATCCGGTTTTGTTATGGGTTTTCTTGTACAAATAAATAATCATATGCTGATGCTCCTTAATAGCGTTAGAGTGAGTGGGGGCGCAATCCCGCGACTCACAACTATTTATATTTAAGAGCAAACTTTGACACCGTATAGCAACTCGAAACGATCCGCATCGGCGCGACCATTTACCATAGGTTCGCCACGAATGTTTAATGATGTGTTGAGGAGCATAGGACAACCTGTCTCCTCATACCAACGCTCTAGCAGTCTTCTGATTCCTGATCCATCATTCGGAACGCTCTGAACACGGCTAGTCCCGTCAGCATGAACGATAGCAGGGAATAGGTCAGGATGCCTACAAGGAGCGACGACTTGCATATACCTACTGTTATTCCAGCCGTAAGGCATATCAAAATAGTCAGACAAATGCTCCTCCAAAATGACTGGAGCAAACGGTCTGAACTTTTGTCTGCGCTTGATTTCATTTACTTTGTCCTTAATCTCTGGTCCTCTAGGATCGGCAAGTAGAGAACGATTCCCCAATGCTCTTGGTCCGAACTCTGCTCTTCCACTTGCTACTCCTACAATCTTGTGTGTATACAACTCTTTTACGATATTGTCAACAGGATAATCACCTTTGATTTCATGACCGAGGAATGCATCCTTCCATGCTAATCTTTTACCATATCCAAGAGCGGCTGCACCAAGAGAGTTTCCTGCATCACCGGGATTTGGCATGATCCATATGTTATTAAAGAATGCACCAAGTTTACGATTGGCAGAACAGTTCAATGCAACGCCACCGCCAAACACAAGATTGCGACTCTTCGCAAAGATTCGAGCTTTAATCATGACTGTAGAAATCAACGATTCAGTGAGAACCTGAGTTGATGCTGCAATGTCCATCTCATTCGCATCTTTACCCAAATATTCGTCTTGTAATCCTGTGTGAAGATTAACGGCAAAATCTAGGGTTGATCTATCCTCTATCAAATCTTCAAGCTTGTTAACATGAATTGGATTACCATATGCAGCCATTCCCATAAGGATATACTCTTCATCTAATGGACGCAATCCTACATAGGCAGTCATGGCAGAATACATCAATCCTATTGAATCTGGATATTTCTTGCCCCACAGACGTTTATATACTGCTCGTCCATTTTTGTCATATGATGCATCCCATATAGACATAGTATCAAGTTCACCAATAGCATCAATGATGACTACCGTAGCATTATCATACGGGCTAGTTTGAAATCCAGCAGCAGCATGTGACAGGTGATGGCTGTGAGTACTCAGGGTAGTAAAATCAAACCGATCATAGATATCATGACCCATGATCTTGGAAATGCTTAGAGGACCAATCGGCTGTTTAGCCTTGAACTGCCTGATAGCTTTTAGCCACGGCTTTTCATAGTAGTGAAGTTCATACTCACCATTGGTATATTTTAGAGCATCATCCACCAATGCATGACATAGATTGGCATCATGTTTATTCTTACTGTAACGCTCACTGTGCCCTGCAAACTTGATTTCACCATGATCATCCACAACAGTTATGGCAGCATCATGGAATCCGCAACTAATACCAATATAGTTCATACAACATATCACCCGATAAATATCATATGATATTTAACGAAACATTTATTCAATGAATAAATCCTTATGCCCATATCCTTTTATACATTCACATGTTAGCGCAACATATGAAAGAAAGCTTTGCTGTGTCGCAAATAGAAGTATAACGGAGTTGCACAAAACTACCGATGAGTACTGGAACTCAGATTATATCAAAAAAACTAGACTTGATATGATATCCGGTATTCCAATACCTGACTGCAGCTTTTGTTATGATCATGAAAACAATGGCGTAAAATCACTTAGACAAACTCTTAATGAACAGTTTCCCATACAGCATTTAGTTGATCAGACCAAAGAAGATGGATCATTGGAAGTTCCGCCATCCTTTTTTGACTATCGTTCCACGACATGTAATCTGCATTGCACTACCTGTGACCACAATCATAGTTCTAAATATGCAAAAATTTCCAATAAGCTATTGGGTAAAGAAACGATCCATAAAGTTGACATTGCCTATGAAAACAGCTTGGGAGAAGAAATCATCACTGGACTGAGGAACAAAACGGTTAATACCATCTATTGGGCAGGCGGCGAACCAATGATAATGAAAATGCATTGGGATGTGATTGGCGAAATGGAAAAGTTATATGATGATGCCGAATATTGCTCCTACATAAAGAGCATAAAGCTATACTATAACACGAATATGACCAAGTTATACTGGAAGGGGCGTCTAATACCAGAAATACTATCCAAGTTTGATGTTACGTTATGGGCCAGTATAGATGGAGTAGAAGAAACGTTTGAGTACTGTAGAGACGGAGCAAGCTGGGAAACGGTCAAGAACAACTGGCTAATATATAAAAAATACGTTCCAAAGACTTGGGTTACATCCGTTCTATCTGCCCCAGTATTGATGGATATAGATCGCTTTCTTAGCTTTTTTGAAGCGACTGATTCCACAACCGACTTTTTCAATCACCAGTATGTGCCAAATGCGTTCTTGAACTTGCTGGATATCAGGCAGTACCCATCGGAAATATTCAACGATATCATTGACAATGCCATAGCCAGAGTTGAGAAGTCTCCTTTAGGTGGCAAAGAATACACGCTATCTATTCTAAGAAAGTATAAAGCAGAAAACCAACACATTGACTCAGTTGGTTATTCCGAAATAAAAAAACAAATCATTCAAAGAGACAAGTTTCTAATATCCGGATTATCATTTGAGCAATTACTTGAACAGATTAATCCTGACGCTCACCGATGGTATAAGTCTATAACAGTTGATTAGATAGTTCTATTAACTTTGGATAAAAATCCTCAAAGACCTTCTTGACTTCATCAGCATTGACAATCTGATCATATGGATCAATTGATAACTGCTTTTCCCTGTAGATACCAAAAGCCTTTTCTCGCTCAGCATCACTCAGATTATCAGATTTAGCAATCAGAGTATCATACTCCACAGTATCATAAGTGATCATTGAATCAATGATCTTTTTGTGTTGCTGTTCTATCAGATAACGAGAAACGATGAAAGACTTTAGTTCATCAATATCTACGTTTAGCATCATGGTATTACGATATGTGCTAAAGATAAAACTCTTTTTCGCAAACATGGCGCTGATTACCTTGTGCTCAAAGCTTCGTTCAACATACAAAAACTTAAACCCAAGATTAGTCAGATAATTTATTCCGTCAGCAAATCCAATTGATGCCATTCTGTCATCAAGAAACACTCTGCATGTTAGAGCCTGAGACATATTCGCTTTGGATATGATATCAAGCCGTTCCTTGGCAACGTCTGACATTGTATTAAAGGTTGCTGCTGGCTTATTGTAAATCTTTAATTTACCATTTTCCAATGCTATAGTGTGAACTAGGCCAGCCTGAACCGTGAAGATTTCTTGCAGAGATACCACATCGTTGTATTTATTACTAAGAGAGTAATTAACAAATGCTTCTGTTAACTGCGTTCCTGATCTTGGAACGCCCAAAATCACATAACGGTGATGTTCTAAATCCCACGGAAGATTGCTGTTAAACATTCTATTACTTATAGATGAATGGATCGCGCTTGCGAAGTTCCTTGATGCGCTTTTTGTATGCGCGATCACGTTTTATATTATTGATAATCTTTTTAATCCACTTGAACATTATTGTTATCCTTTATAAAATTGTACAGTTCTTCAGCATACAGACGATGTGGTTCCTCACTATGATGCCAGTACTGTGCCTTGTCATTGGTGTATCCCATGTGTCTGTATTTCCAGTAGAATGCTTGACTTTCATCTGTACCAACATTGTAATATCTGGTCTTGTCTATCTTGTTGACAAGGTAACTGGTAAAATGTTCATTCGGAGCAAACATATGCATGGTGTCACACATGACATAATCAATACCCAAAGACTTTAAATAATACTGTGTCATTAATACATCAGTGGCTGACCAGTTTTCCAATATCGTTTCATTTTCTGCCATGAACTGATGATATGGAGGAATCATTTCCTTTTCATCGTCTGTATTACCATGCCATCCAAAGTTTATACGAAAGAAACTATTGCTTGAAGAATCAAACCATGGACTTGCAGAATTTCCCTCATTATAATAACATGCTCGTTTTTTTGCTGGAACTTCCATGCGTGTGCTTTCAGTCCATCCTATTATAACAAACACGTCCATTGTATCGGGATTATATTCTTCATGAAACCAACTAAGAATGCTACGAGCAATACCAGAATTGGTGGCACCATTCAATGAAATATTAAGTGGACGATAGCCCATTTTCTTAGCTAGTACAGCACCATATGCGTTGTCACGGTTGTAGTGGCTATCTTCTGTTCCATCAATTTCTGATCCGGCAGAATGGCTACATCCGGATATTAAGGCGATCTTTTCTTTTGGCATATTGGTCATGGTAAATTTGCCGTCTTTCTTCTATTAACTAGTGACTGAAACTCTGTACCATTGTCAACTTTCTTTTCAGGAATGGTGTCTCTTTTATTGGATGATACCTCTACGATATAATCTTTCCAGTTGCTCCAATCGCCAGTATTCTTATATTTTAACTCAAATGAGAAATCAATCGTTGCATTGAGAGCCGCTTCTTCGTTTAATAAATCAGCGAAATCTTGACCTGATCTTCCTTCATCCTTATCCCAATCGGGCTTGGCAAGCTTTCGTGCACGTTTAGCTGTATTAGCCTGAATGCGCGAATAATCCTGTGCATAAAATGGTCCCTTACGACCCTCAGGAGGCGGTGCACGATCATCAAATGGATTGTCAATCTGATCAAACTTAATGTCAAAGTCTGCTTCCCATAATCCTTCATCAGTAATCTTGAACTTATAGACAGCATTATACATGCCGGGACCAAACTGTGATCCGAACTCTTTCAAGTCTATTTCAGGATTAAATCTGACTTCGGCTTCGTATCCACCTCGTGCACGCCACAGGTTTCGGAAGAAAGGCCACATTTCATTAACAAGGGTATTAGCAAAAGGGTTGCTAGGATCAACGGGAGGAATAATATTATAATCAAATTTCTCATAGAACATTTCTTTCTGGCAATCAGGGTTATTTAACTTAATATCATAATGATCTTTTGCCAGTGCATAACGAATAGGATAAGTTATTGGCTCACCGTCTTTACAGTGTGAAATAAAGTCTGCCCATATGTGAATGCACTTGACACGAGTCATGACATGTGTGCCACCCTTTGCTAAATCGTTGGATATCCAATGTCCCTGATATTTGTGCCATGATACATTGAACTTGTGGGGATTTTGTCCTACGATAGTTTCTGGTCCTACAGCAAATCCTACACCAAGACCCATATTACCAATGGCATCACGCATACGCCATTGTAGAGTCATCGTGTCAGAATAATCTTGAAAGTCCTCAGTGCTGAATCCTACAATCCAGTTAGTATCGCACCCAATACCTACCTTCTTACAGTCAATGAAGTTTTGCTCAATCTCAGCAATGGTAACTCCCTTGTGCATATCATCAAGAACCTTTTGGCTTCCTGATTCAGTGCCAAAATTAAATCGTAGACATCCACCGTCCGCCAAGTCCTGTAGATATTCCAAATCCATTCTCTCATCATGGCGAGCATACCCAGTGAACTTTACCTTTAAGTCTTTAGCTTTAAGTGCTAGCGCAAATGCACGAAGTTCTTTTATGTTACCATTAATAAGAGAATCAATAAACCAAATAACATCTGTGCCCTTATTATAATAGAGCCATTCTATTTCAGTGATTAAATCTACAGCCTGACGTTGACGATATTTCCAGAAATGTGTCTCTTCACAAAAAGAACACTTGGCAGTACATCCTCGTGATATTTCAGAGTTAATACCATTGGGAAGTTCATAATGACTAAAATCAATACTTTCATAGTCGGGCATTGGAAGGTTATTAATATTGATACGTTGATTTTCTGGTTGTGATAGGATTTGTGTTTCTGTAGGTCTCCATCCTTCTTCAATCTCATCCAACATTACCAATAGATTTTGCTCGCCTTCACCAATAACAACATAGTCATAATATGGCTGAATCTCAAACCATGATTTATGAACGTTTGGTCCACCCACAGCAATAAGAATGTCTGGCTTACGGCGCTTTAGTTCTTTGCACATCCACTTTGTAGGCTCTTCGGAAATATAGTAGACGCTGAATCCAACAACATCTGGATTCATTGCAATAATATCATCTACGGCCTGTGATAGAATAGGTTCCAGAACAGGATGGATGTCGTTCATATATGTTTCACCCAGCCAGTGCCATGATGCACTCGGGTCCCAAAGCCTAAATGGAAGTTTATTATTTGGATGCCAATCATTACGATAAGCATTGTATGCCTTGACATTTAAATCCATAATATGAGTTTCATATCCAGCCGCCTTGGCAATGCCAGATAGCTTAGCTAGAGAGAATGGAGGCATATATGGCGACCATTCAGGACATAGAACAAGAACCATTTTGGTTTGTCTCGTTTTATAATCCACATATACCGGCGTCAAGTTTTTTTCATTGACGACCGCAGGCTTGGCATATGGCGCAATAGCGTCCATCATAGCCTGATGGCGCAAATCGGATATATCCTGTGTAGGTCTTTCTCTTGTCAACTTAGGTTCCTTATTCAGACATATTTAGAGCATCGCTGACAGTGAAATATTTAATAAGGTCTTTTGTTACGGTAAAATCAGTCTGATTGTTCAGTATATCAGCATTGTGTTCTACTATGGGTTTAATATTGTGTGTCCACTGAATCATCTCATCGTCAGAAAGGCTGCACAATCGTTTTATTTCATTTACTATCGCATCCATTCTTTCTCTAGGGTCAGTGATCAGATCATATGATTCATCAATATAAGGAGCAAAGGTTTTGTATCCTCGGGAGCGCAATGTAGCGAGAAAGCCTACAGTTCCAACCACAATGAATGGATGTTTCATTGCCAGCGGCTTGAATATCTTCTCAGAGAAGAAACAACCCGGAGATATTATTTGACCATCTGGATAATACCTATACATGGTTTCAGTTACTACCGAGAAATAAGAATTGCTGAAATACGACCAATCATCTGGTGTGATGTCCACTGGATTCTCATCATAGCTATTAATATTCAGTTTTAATGGTAGCCTGTTTATATTCTGCACACAGTATGGAAAGTTGTCCTTGTATTCAATAATATTGTCAATAAAAGATGGCTCGCTTCCTTGAAATGAATAGTAAGCCTGATCAACAAGTCCTGCCTTAAACATTTCCTCTAGTAGTTCTATTCTATGTTGACGATGAACTTTATTAAAGCAAAGAAACTTTTTATCCCTCAGACCCGGTACATATTCATGAGGCGTGTGGATTCCATAGGATGACTTAAACATCGCTTCAAAATAAGACATTGATGCTATTTTGAGTAATGATTCTTCGTGGTTCATTTCCAAGAACGTATTATAGGCTTGCTCACCCTTAAGATCACCAGTCAGGAAAAAGAACTGAGCATTAGGAACACTGTCTTTTACGTACTTAACTATTGAATGAACTCTAGAGATAACATCGTACCAAAATGATTCAGACAGGCAATCAAACATGATGTTTGTTTTGCCTTCTGAATAAGCTAATCGTATATCGTTAACTACGGTAAAGAAATCTCTGTGAATAATACTGTGATCACTATGCAGCCCAGCATATATGGGATGCATAGTGTCTTTAAAAGGAATCAAATCATTCCAGTTTTCAAGTATTTGTGTTAGAGTCCACTGTCCTGCTTCAGGGTGTGGCTCAAATCTTTTTTTTGGCGTGTGTTGCCATAGTGGACAATTGGTCCACTATGTTGATATGTATTAATACGTCTCCAAGGATCAACTACCGTGCAGCGATCGGGAAACTTTAGATCAGCAACATAATGTTCCCAATATCCGATTAAATAAACATCAGTCGTATCAGCAGCAAGATCGGTATCACCAGTATGAATGTCATAGTAGTTTACATTTCCACCATGCTGTTCAACATAATATCCGACCAACATTGAAGAAGAACCATTCGTATAGTGCACTCCGGGCTTATATGCCTTACCGACGATGGTTACATTATTGCCATACTCAAGACACTTCTTGGCCATGTTTTCAGCCTGCACTTCACGTGCTCGCATAATAGCGTCAAAAAGGTCATATCCAAGACCAAGATTTTCTGCCATATAACGCAGAGCAATATTGTCACGTGGATGACATGCCCCACCATCACCCATTCCAGCCATCATATATGCTGGACCTGTGATGCGATAGTTTGATCTTGCAAGAGCGCCTGTTACCACATCAACGTCAATATTGCCATTCTTTTCGGCAACGTCCTGAATCATGTTAACGATACCAACCTTTGCTGAAATAAAAGTGTTGTAGAAAATCTTAATGGATTCTGCTTCATCCCATGTACCAACTTCATAACGTGGATCATTCTGCATGAATACCTTGTAGAAATCAATCAACTCAGCAGCATCACCAGTAATAGAGCCATCCTCTGTACCAATAATGACCATTTCTGGATTAACCATATCCCACTTGATTGTTCCCATTGCAATAAGATATGGATTGTAAATAAACCGTGCATTAGTGATGCAAGGACGTAATTGACTACGAACTGTTCCCGGAAGCACTGTGCTAATGAGCACTACCAACTGGTCTTGGCTTACCCATTTATTAACTTCTTTGAGAATATCAGTTACGATAGTGTAATCAAAGTCCTTATTAGGAAGATGACTTGTTGGAGTTTCTCCACCATAGATAGGATCATGTGGAGTAGGAGCAGCAATAAAGATAATATCTCTATCTGCTACTGCATCCTGAATGGTATTGCACATTGGGAATAATGGAGTTCTTGGTTCAACATCATATCCAACTACATCATAGTGTTCTGACATAACTTCGGCACAGTCTTGCCCGAGTTTGCCGCATCCGATCATTGCTACTTTTTTCATGAAAATATTTATAGTCCCTGTTGGTGTGTAATAAATTTTATCTGATATTCCATTATACCATGGTATAATGCGCCGCGTTATTTAATACTCAAATCAGCTTAGTGATAAAATTGGTTTGGTTCATGAGTGCGTTGTAGTTGAACTCGCATATTTCTCTTGCCTTACTTAGAAAATCAGATAATTGGTCTTGATTTAACTCGCATAATCGTTTTGTTTCATTCAGTATCATCATGAGACGCTTATCGTCATTTTCTTCCGTGTCATAGCTTTCATCAATGATGTCATCAAAGGTTTTATAACCAATACTACGCAATGCTCTTAGTGTATGAGGACGAGTAATAACAATGAACGGATGCTTTTTCAGTATGGGCTTGAATATCTTCTCCGATACAAACACACCTTCTCCTCTGTGCTTGAAAAAGTTTGTCTCAGATACAATGCTGAAATAGCTATTTGCATAGTAATAATCGGTTGAATCTGTCATTGTTGCCTGATTGATGTGCAGGTCTTTTGTGTCCAAATACATGGGCGGAAGGCTTTCATATTCTTCACGTCTAGTATAAAGCGTGTTTAATAGTTCTTCATCGTTTATACACCATAGAAAGGAATCTGCTGCTCTTTCCCATGATGCGCCGTCCACACCAGCAGCCAAACTCACAAATCCCTGATTTAATAATCCATGTAGCTGCAACAATGCCACAAACATTATGCGATGTTCTCTCCATCGTCTATTGAGATTGAGAAACTTTTTCTCATAGTGTTTGTCTTCAAGAGTAGCCAACTGTTGGTGCTGTGTCTGTTTAAGATTGTATTCAAACATTCTCAGCCATTCCACATTGATCGTGTCCTGATTGTATAGCGAGGCAACTCTCTTGACTTCCTGATCAATAATTGCCGATTCACTGAGTAATACTATATGCTTTGGTGGTATTCCCAATCCTATGACATAATGCTGATATATGCTGTCTACAACATCATGAAACGCTTCATGTGAATTATTTAAACACAGTGTTATTCTACCATTACGCATGTCTTCTATGGCAGTCTTGTCCATACGTGCTATAGATTGATTCAAATATTCCCCATGGTGGAAATCAATATACCAATAATCAGTGTCGTTAAAGTCTCTTATATAGAATAGAGAACTGTTTGGACGAAGTTCTGGACCAGTACTACTATAATAATATATGGTATTGACAATAGACACTATTTCATCCATCCCATTTTTCTGTAGTACTGCAATGTATATTCTGTTAGTTTTTTAACATGACCATGCATCGTATAATCGGTTCCATCAGTGAGGAACTTAAGAGATGTTGGTACCATCTTGTCTTTGTTCAAACCAAAGTCAATCATGCGCTGTCTATTACGTATCATTTTTGGTAACAAGGTTTCATGCATTTGATCACGATAATCATTATTGTATATCTGGACTATGCGTTCAATGTTGTCTACTAACCCATTGATTCTATCCTTTACGTTCGGCATCGTGTCAAAACTATAATCAAACAGTTCATCATACAGTTCCAGACCGTACATGTTTGCCAAGTAGTCTGTGTGGTAACCAGCACTACATAGAGCGATAAACGGCTTCAACTGTGCGATACTTTTTATTGTTTTCTCAGTTAGAAAGAACTCTTCTGGTTCAACATGACTTTCAGATACTAGATCAATAAATCCTCTGGTAAAGCTTGCGGGAATGGAACCGGCGTTAAACTCTGGTTTGGAATTCAACTCAAAATCTTGCTCATCCAACAATCGTGAACCATCGTGATATTTCCATCCCAGAAACGGTTCACTTTTCATTGAAAATGATACTCTCTCGGGATATATAAAGGTCACAATCCCATGTTGAAGGAGGCTTCTTTTTACTAGCTCATCAACCAGTAATGCTCTTTCATACTTTGGATTGTTATTATAACTAGTGAATACTTTATCCGCTTTAAGATGAGTATTCAGTGTGTCAGGTGCTGATATGCCCTTGTACAGTAAATCAACAAAGAATATATAGATACCAGAGGTAGATTCTGTTACGATATTTGGAGTAATTTGCAAGTTATTTGGATTTGGAACTAGCACAGTTACGGTTTTATTATTTTCTTCTAACCATGGTTGTATATTATTAAAGAAGTGTTTGAAAATAAATCTAAAGTCATATTCTTCCAAACACAAACAAAGAATTCTGTCTGGGTTGAGTTCTTTGATTTCATTTATTTCCTGTTCCCATTGATAGTTATTGGCATGATACAAATGGTGAACAATATATACGTTCATTGATCTTCGTTCCCCTGTACTATTTGTTGTGAAATCCATTGATAGGTTTTGATCAAACCTGTTTCTAAATCTTCGTCAGGACTCCATCCCAATACTTCTTGAATAAGCTTATTATCAGAGTTGCGTCCCATCACTCCTACAGGACCGTCTATATTCTTGACTGTGACTGACTTATTAGTGAGACTTGCAATCAGCATGACAAGATCATTTATACTAATCATGCGTTCGGAGCCTAGGTTTAATGGCTTGTCATATTCTCCGTCCATGATGCGATGAATGCCCTCAATGCACTCATCGATGTACAGAAACGATCTTGTTTGTGTTCCCGGTCCCCATACTTCAATCTCGCCATTGTGGTCGCACAATGCGACCTTACGACATAATGCGGCTGGTGCCTTTTCCTTACCGTTATTCCATGATCCTTGAGGACCAAATATATTGTGAAATCTTGCGATACGAACGTCTATATTATAGTTCTTTGCATATGTCATATACAGGCGTTCACTGAATAGTTTCTCCCATCCATATTCAGAATCTGGATTGGCAGGATATGCGCTGTCTTCAGATAGTAGAGGATTATTAGGATCAATCTGATTATGTTCCGGATAGATACATGCAGACGAAGAATAAAAAACTTTCTTAACACAGTGTTCTTTCATTGCATCAAGGATGTTCAGATTAATACTTACAGAGTTGTGCATAATATCAGCATCATGTTCGCCTGTAAAGATGTATCCTGCTCCACCCATATCTGCGGCAAGCTGGTAGACTTCATCAAACTGATATAATCTAAAGATTGTATTAACACTGTTAATGTCACGTAAGTCTATAATGTGAAAATTGTCACACGATGTTTCAGAATAAAGTGGATGTTTTAAATCAACTCCTATTACTTTGTGTCCCTGTGCCTTGAGACTTGCAGCCAAATGTGAACCAATAAATCCGCCTGCACCACAGACTAATACTTTTTTAGTCATGGTATATTCTTTCTGAATATGTTTGTCATTTTATCTACGATTAACTTTGGACTTGCATTCTTTACCAGATGATAGTTATGCTCTAAGATGGGCTTCACTCTGCGTCTAAAGTCAATAATCTGTTCTGGCGTCCATTGCCCAATCTGAGCCGTCACAGCAGCAAGTCTGCGCATTCTTTCATGTGGATCATGGCAGGTGTCATAGCTTTCATCCCAGAACTCTGAGAACGTTTTAAACCCCAAATCTTGCAATCCTCTAAGAGCGCCATTAACACCCACTGTGATAAATGGATGCTTTTCTTTTGCTGGTTTAAATGACTTTTCGGTTAATGTTACTTCTGCTTCATAGAAGTTTGTTTCTGTTACAATACTAACAAGACTGCTTTGATAGTATGGGCGAGATGCATTTGCACGATCTTCACACATTCTATTAATATCAGTTTCGTTATCAAGTATTAATGGAAGCCTAGACTGAAACCTGTTAATATCGTCTATCTTGATTCCGTACTGGTTATCCAGTAACGTCTGATCAACCCTATGATGGAACTTAATAGATGGTGTTTCAATGTCATGTCCACTAAAGCTTATTAGGCTTCGGTCAATCAGATTATTCTTTTCCAGATTTAATGCCATCTCAACACGATGCTGGCGAAATCTTCTATTCCACATTAGAAACAGCTTCTCAGGAACAGTGTCAGTATTATACTCTGGTTCCTCATTGTTTTCAGAATATTCTGTGCTGAACACATGCATTGCAGATGCATATGGAACTATAGTCAGACGATGTTCTGGTGTATTTGGTATATTGTTTCTAGAACAGTAACTGTCGTATATTTCCTGCCCATTAATACAGCCTGTCAAATATAATATCTTATGCAGAGGAATATTGTGAATATCTTTAAAGTAACCATGCATTGCAGTAATGTGATTATCTTGAATAAATGCCTCGGCAAAATGATTAATCAGAATGTAACCATTGGCATTTCTTACTCTTTCAACCAAATGCCATGGAATATGAGCAAACTCCAATATTCCAGTATTGCCTAGAAAATAATGTTCAAACTGTATGCGCCATACTAGCGTGAACGGTATAACAAATGGTCTGGTATCATTATTGGCGATGGAGACGGCTGGATAGATTTCATAATCATCTTGAGCATAACGGAACATTCTTGTCCATGCATCATCTCCCCACCATTTTAGAGAACTGATTTCTTTAACACCCTCAGCCACTCCTGCAAGGCTTAATACATTTGGTAACTCGGTATTCCAAATAGGACCTCTTGGGCCTATCCAGCTATAAACAACTTTGATTTTTTCCATGCCATTATTTATCGACCTTATATTTAGGTATGATAATATCTGTGCCACAGTGGCAATGATCTTTAAAGCATGTGATTTCTTGTGGACCCACTTTGCTTACATCTTCCAATATATGACCAACGCGGTCTCCTTGTCCACAACTTGCCAGACTAATCTCTCCCACAGGATTAATAAAAATGGCGTCTCCTACTTGACACTTCCAATGTTTAAAAAAGTTCTGACCATTCACAATAATGTCATTTGAGTTGGTGGGATAAGAGAATGATTCGTTATCTCCACGATAACGATTATAACTGACAGTTCTATGTGTGCGTTTATTTGGCTTTGGTTTTGTCTGTTGGATTTCAATATTGTGCTGTTTTAGAAAGTCAGACTTCTTTTGGTCTTTATATTCCCATGGGCTTGCATTAATACTGAGTTCATCAAAAAGTGGTGTCCATTCTAAGAAATAGTTAGGCATTACCTTTTTTAATTCTTCTGCATACTCTACGATTTCCCAGAATCGTTCCTCGTGCATGAGCATCTTAGTAGAAAGGTAGTTTACCTTTTCGCATAGATAAATGGAATTCTCCTTGTAGCGTTCCTTGTTAGTGAACTCTACATGAAAGGACGCAACGATGTCATCAAACAGATAGGCATGTTTTTCCCACCATGCCAGTGGGCGAGAAAGATTCGTATTCACGGCCAAAGTAGCAAATGGAAGTTCCTTGTAAATCCATTCACAGATGGGAATAAAGTTACGCCATGCTGTAGGCTCACCACCAGAGAAAAAGAACTTGAAGTTTTTGTAACCCTTTTCCTTGTATTTGTTGATGATTGTCTCTAGGTTGGCAAGATAGATATCTAGATTGCCATTGTTTGGGCTTGTGCCACCCCAGTTGCCGGGGTTGCAATAACTGCATCGGAAGTTACAGAAGTTAGAGACTTGCCATGTGATCGCAAGATATGGTTCTGGTGCTTCAATGGCAATAAGTTCTCTCATAATGTCTCTTCTATATATTTCTTTAGTTCTTTTAAAGTGGTATCGTAATCTTCTACTACACCGATCATGCTGTTTTTGACTTTAGGTTCAATGACTACAGTATAACAACAGTTGTTATTGGTGGTCCATCTGAATACTCGGTTATAAATCCATCGTTCACTGTAAGTTGGTTCACCGAAAAAGCCTTTATATCCCGAAATGAAACCATATGACTTGTAATCATTAGCATTAGGATGAAAATCAAGCTGCTCCAGCTTTTTGAGATTATATAACTTCTTCAAGAAATATAACATGTCAGACATTAACTTGCTGCCCATTCATAGACTTCTTTAATCTCTGGTACAATGTCTTCAAACTTCTCGTTACGAAACTGATCCAACTCATCATTGAACTGCTTGAACTCCAAAATGCCGCCCTTGTTCTCATCACCTACGTTGAGGTTATAGATGATCATCTTGAAGCCGTTAAAGATGTCTACATTGTCCTTATACTTTTCCTGATACACACGGTAAAGTTCAGTGAGCCTACGCTTTACGTGGTTTGGCAGAATCATGATATTTGCATACCATGGATTAGTAGCCAGATTAAATCTAGGACTGGTCTTGGTATCAATAAAACCATTGTCAATCATATAATCAAAAAAGTCTGCAAAGTGAAAGATGTTCCATATGGAAATAGTAGGTGTAATCTGAAACTGAACGTGTGGCAGTTCTTCCTTCAACTTCTTCATATTCTTGATAGTGCGGTCCCAGTCAGTTCCTTTACGCATACATTCAGCAAGAGCACCATGAGCATCAAGTGATGCCCATACCTGAATGTTCTTGAACTTCTTCCAGTATTCAATCAAGTCTTTGTTCTTATAGCCATGTAGCGTAGAGAAGTTTGTAGTATAGTTTAACTCAATACTATCTGCTTGACCCGATTCAATCCAATAATCAAGACATTCATAGTGTTCTGGTGTAATAATGATTTCACCACCAGCAAAATATACTTCCGTAACATCAGCAAGATATGGCTTTAACTTGACCATGAACTGTTGGTCTTCGTTATTATTAACAACTACTTTCTGACCGGGGAAATATTCATCCCACATTTCCTTGCCACGCTTGTCCAGAAACTCTTGTGCCCACTGTGATGAGCATGATGGACCACATGAGCGGCACTTCATGTTACAGAGGTTACTGAACCGAATATCCATATACTTCATTTCAAACTCAGATAGCGAACCATCTTCGTTTGTGTTTTCTGCAATATAGTTAACGTAGTCAAGACCTCTGCGACGATTATGAGACTGTCTCATCGTCCATGTGCCCATAAGTTCCAAGTCAAAGCAACGCTTACACTCTGGAACTTCCTCATCATTAAGCATTGCCTTACGAATCTCATTGTAACGATCACTGTTCATCATTTCAATGATAGACTGATCTGGATCAATCTGTGCCACTGGCATATTACTATCAGCAACACAGCAAGGCATTACTCTTGAATCAGGCCATGCATGAAAGTGCACCCATGGCAGAACACAAAAGTGCTTACCGTTGCATACCAGATTCTCAACTACGTTTTTATCAGCCATTTGCTTCTTCTGTTTCCGAAACTCTTTTATAAGTTACAATATTATTGAGAATATTCTTAATCTTGATTTCAATGCTGTTGTCTTCATCATCAAGAGTTACTTGTGCAGCAGCATCACTGCCAAATGATCTGATAATATCACTCATTACCGCATCACATGTTTCCTGAGTTAGAGGCTCAAACATATACTTGTCAAGAATAGCGTTAATCTCTTTATCCATTGCTTCATTAATATCAAATGTCATATTACTTTCCCTGTTTCAACTTTTGAATTTCACTCAGTAACTGTTTATATTCTGCTTCTTTCTTTGCATGTTCTTTTGCCATAACAGTCAACTCGTCACGAAGTTTTTTAGATTTTTTTAAGAAGCTGTTATCATCTGTTGTTTTGCTCGTTGGAAGCTTAACTACACACGGTGTGCTAATCTTCATGGCATGATTGCGAATACGTGCTGCCAGATGTTCTAGTTTTGTTGCCAGCCAATCATAAAAACGCACACGCAAGCAATCATTCTTTTCGGTAATTTGTTGCAAACGATCAATCAAAGTGCGATTGTCCTTTGCATCTTTTAAGATTTTAATTTTGTCACGAAGACGCTGAATGGCATTAGCCGATGCTATTACACTTTTAAGTGCGGCTGCTCGTTCATCTGTATCTGGATTGTCCTGACCATCAATTTCTTTTACAATTGCACAGTATTTGTTATGGACCGATACTGCCGCCTGTAATTCTTCTTCAAGAACTGGCAAATCAGATACATTGTATTCTTCTATTAATATTCCCATATCATTTCTCCAAATCTCTCAGTTTACTTAGTTCAGGGAAGACAGACCAAAAGTTTTCGTCTCTGATTCTATCTATAGAACGAGTGTGCTGTAGGAACGTTTCCTTTACTTTAGCCCAATCATCACTGTCTGATGCAAAGTTGACAGCATCGGTAATAAGTCTTGACAATGATGTTCCATCACCTTCGTTGGCTGTTGCCCATGCCAATGCTTTCTTGGCGGCTTCATCCTTAAGTTCACGAGGTAATGATTTGGCACAGTAATAGTTAGGATGAACTGCAAGATAGAGTGAGTGATACCAATCTTCTCTACGAACTATTCCCTTGTCCTTTAGGTATTGATAAAACTCACCAATGGTGCTATAGTTAAAAATGCTAAACACCGTGTTCATTTGAAATACTACCTGCTCAAGGTCACGAAAAATGAGGAGGTTTTCCTCTACTTTACCCCAATCAGTTCCCTTGCGCAACCATTCTGCACGTTCGCCATAATGATCTATTGAGCAAGATAGTTCCACTCTCTTAAAGTGTTTCCACAGTTCAAGGACATCATGCTTTTTATACTTGATATTGCTTGCGTTTGTGTTGTATCTTAATGTGATATCGGTGCGACCTTTGCGAATCATTTCCTCAAGCATCGTATAATGCTCGTCGGTGATCAGTGGTTCGCCGCCTGCAAAATATGCAAGGTCAATATTTTCCACTTGATCAAGTGCTTCTTGCAGTAGATTACCCTTGGGATCAGCATGAATAACAATAGGATGATTTGGGTCATAGTTCTTCTGCATCTCTGCACCCCACTGTGAGCTAAACTCTGAGCCACAGGTTCTGCATTTAAAGTTACATATGTTGGAGAAACGAATGTCAAAATAGTGCATCTTAAAATCAGGCACGGTGCCATCATCCAGAGTGGTCGGAACGATTTCGTCAAACCGTGATGCAAACTGCTCTTTACTGTAGTTTCTGAATGAGTGTGGTCCAGCTTCCTCATGCTTATAGCAAAAGTCGCAAATCTTAGATTTGCGACCATTAAGCATATCAAGGCGAAGCGCCTTCATCTTCTCATTATTGAATGCTTCTTTGAGGGAAGTCTCTTTGGTATTACCAAATGGTTCAGTATAGTTGTTTGAACAGCAAGGATAGATATCACCTTTAGGCGTCACGTTTAAGTGAAGCCATGGAAACATGCAGAACTCTTTGCTTTCGTTTAACAGGTAATCTTTATCTAAATCCATTAACTTTCCCTTATAAGACTATATTATATAGCACGATAAAAGGGAGTGCCAATGTTTTATTACGATTCCCGAATCACATCAAATATGTCACCCCATTCAATGACAATCTCGTACTGTGCGTGTTGATATTTCCGCACTACCCTACAATATGATGGTTTAAACGGGTAGACAATCTTTCCGCTTACAGTACGATGGAACCACTTTGGCTTCATGGGCATCCAATCCTGAATGACTACCGGATCAAAAAAGTTTTTCATAAAATTTCGCGCTAATCTACTTAGGTGTGTAAGTCATAAAAATCAGCATCTTAGTCCCCCATCATAAATACGTGATAGGAGACTAAGATGACACTTGATGAATTTAATGAAGAATGGCGCGCGCTGACAGAGGATGAAATTGAAGCGCTTGGTGGGCTACGGAAGCGGATATTCATTCTGGACCCCGCAATATACCTTCAACAAACTCTTCGTATTCTTGCAGATCATGGAATTGATATACATTGACAATGGATTGCTTTTCCATTTGATGTCTTCGTTTAACGCCCTACCACCAAAAACAAACATTAAATCATCAGAAATACTAGTCGGAATGTTCATGACCACCTCAACGTAAACAGAGTGGCATCTTTTGGATCACCGAACCAAAACTCATAGATTATGTCTATTGACAGGCTGACATCAGACATATCTGTTTCTCTGTACCGACTATAACTGACACAATGTTTTTTAGCCCAAAAAATCAACTCTAGAGTGGTAGCATCCGGATCAAACAGTTCTACTTTTGTTAACTCCATCTTAGACTAAACCACGTATAGTCAGACTCTTCCTTGAAGGCGAAAAACATTACATCGCCGCCGCCGATTTCATTAAACTCAAAGTTATCTTGGTTATCCCACAGCCCACGAAGCCAATCGTTTCTCCACTTACCTTGACAATTCTGTTCGCACCAGTCTGCCATTTGGTCTATGACATCAAAATTAAAGGCAGTATTTGTAATACGCGGAACGTTTAATGCATGATTAGCAGTGCTAGGACGCAGTTGTGTAAAGCTATAGTAGATATAGTGTTTATCAGGTACTGACCATATGAACTTATAACCGTGATAGTATGTGTGTGCCCAACGAGCCATTGGGCCAATATCAGAGTCATATCTGCGCTCATATTCACGCCAAGTTTTACAGCCATGAGTTTCTAGAAAGCGTTTTTCACGCCATCCTGTCCATCGCGTTTTTAATTCTTTTATAGGATTATTCATCTCGTAAAACTTTCAGCATGTATTCTTTTTGAGAGAGCCATATATTGCCAATATACCCGTAATCAGTGCTACGTATCCCTTTGTAGGCTGTTCTTAGGAACAACAACTTGTTACTACGATTGCATCTGGTAAAGAGCCATAAAACTCTGCGTTTCACCCAAGTCCATCTCACTCTCATAGAACGGTCAATATCTTTATCCCAGTAAAAAGCCATTAGTTATCCCCACCTCAACTTAAACCATATTGCATCTTCTTCGCTCTGAAACCGTATGCCTTCTCTACCGTCTATACTACTTCCAACAGTCCATCGTTGTGGTTCCGGCAACGGTGGGTTTGGCATCTTTTCATCTAACCAGTCGCCAGCTTCTACTAACACTTTTAAGGGGACTTCAATATCAATACTCACGACCACCTCAACATAAACCAAGAAACATCCTTCTCATTCTTGAGAAAGACATAGTATACTCCCGTATACCAATCGCCCTGTTTTAAGTTCTGTTCGCACCATTCACGTATTACGTAATAGTCCTGTGGATCAATCTCAGAATACCATCCTCCGTCTCGTTCTTCTACCCACTGATTCTTGTCAAGAATGATACCAAGATCATCGGTCCAGCGCGACCAATGCCACGCTGGATTGCCACGTTCGTAGCGAAACTTTGGCTTGATCCTTTCTGGTGAAACTATATGCCATGCAGCATTCAGTTTTCTAGTTTTAGCAGTCACTGTTGTCTTTATAATATCAAACTTAATATCAGTCATGTTTCCCTCAAGATAAACCAAACATAATCTTCTTCACGATCAAAAACAATGTGTACTTGACCTTCCCGAATCGTGATCTTTTGATCATACGTATCGTTCCAATGACATACCCATGCACGGTAAAAAACCCCCTCCGTATTAATAATCTTGTCGAACCTATTACGGAACCATTCAGGTTGCTGATTATGATCCTTCGGGACTTTGTAGTAATACATTATGACCACCTCAATGTCAAATAGACCCAAGCCTTTTCAGCATCAGCATATCGTTTGAATATCATAGAACGATGCCCATAGTCTTCTCCACCAAACGATTTCATGATTGCCAGTGCATCATTTAGTACCTCAGTAAAATCAATGCTAAATTTAACAGCAATAACCCACTTGTTCTTGTGGCCACCTGTCTTGCGTTGCACCCTCTTACGATAGAGCATAAAATGATTGTTTTGTAGCTCTACTGGTCTATAAATGTCAAGCGTCACATTCTTCAACAGACGGGAAAGCATTTCTTGCCCTGAAATAGTTTTAGTCATGACCACCTCAACAGAAACAAAATCATGTCGCGTTCATCGGTGAACTCGTAATAGTCATCCCAGTTGTTGTATGTCGCATTGTATTTTGATGCCATATCTGCGTTCCACTTAACCCAATGCATATATACACTACGACTGTCAGTTGGAGCAATGGCTTGATGCTCTTTGGAGATGTTATAAAACCATTGCTTCCGCACCGTGCGGCTGGCATCATCATGGACATATAGACGCAGATTATCCCTTGTTACATGGGATTCATTAGGTTCACTTCTTGACATAAGCGGTAGAAATCCAACATCTCAGGGTACACGGTTAACAAGTCCGTCTCACGACGATCATCAATCTCATTGAACCAGTTGTAGAAATCTCTACGTCCTTCAATGAGCTTCTGATCGCTATACACCGTTTCCGCCATATAGTCAACAACTCTTTTGAACTTTTCATACTCGATAGTAGAGAAAGCATCGGCGCGGTCATCATCAAGGTTGTCTTCCATAAACTTCAATGACTCGCACATATATGGCATGAACTCATCCTTGGGAAGAATGTTCATGTCATACTGAATCGGATCACGAAGATATGGAGTGTCAAAACGAATGATGTGCTGCTTGCGCTCTTCATCCCATCCATACTGCTTACGCCATTCAAGAAACTTCTCTAGAAGACTCTTGAAGCTTGTCACACTGAAAATATTAAATGTGATCATGAATGTGATAGGAGACTGTGCCTTGCTTACATAGGTGTGGAAGTTCTTTTCCCACACATCTAGGTCTAGTCCAGTGCGAATATACTCCGCACGTTCTCCCCATGTATCCATTGAAGTGAACAGCTTGAATGCTCTGATTTTACCTTCATCCTGTAGCTTTCGGACTTTGGTTGCAAGGCGATCAATCAGAATATTCTTCGTGCCTAGGTTTGAGTTAATGTTTAGTTCCAACCATGGCATTGGGTCTTCATCAATCTTGTCTAGCAGTTGCCATGTAGACTTGTGAAGAGTTGGTTCTCCGCCTGTGACACGCATGATGTTTAATGTTTGTCTCAGTTCAGGCCACCATTCCCAGAATGCATCAACATATGGGTTTTCTTCTTCACGTTGATAAAGTTTCATCCAGTCAATATCGCAGCGATGGTTCTTGACACTTGTTACCGGACCAAAATCTTCAATCTCTTTGAAGTAGCGAGTTGAGTATTTTGGATGACAGTATCCGCATTTGAAATTGCATTCGTTGCCAAAGTTTATTTCCAAGTATTCCGGATTGATATTCTGATTCCAAGCACCCTTTGCTGTCTGTTCGTAACGTTCTTCTGTGAAGATAGAACTGTTGCGAATGTGTCGGTCAGAGATATAATCCTTACCCATTGCTTCCACGTTCCAGCAGTATTGACACCCTTTTGGCTTTTCTCCATTGAGCATCTGCTGACGCTCTAACTTCTTTTCAGTTGTATTGTGGAGAGCCGATGGATTATCTTTTAGTTCACTCAATGGAATCTTGTGAGGAGCCGGGTGATAGCATGAATGCGTTTCCCCTGTCTGCAAGTAGATAGTCGTATGCATCCATTTTGCTAAACAGAAAGTCTTAGTAGAGTCAACGTCTATATAATCACGTATGCGTTTAATTCTGTCAACTTCGGATTCTTGCATGGGCTTCTTTTCTGATGATAAATAGCTGTGAGTCGCGGAACAGACATTCCCACTCACTCTAACGCTATTAAGGAGCATCAGCATGACTATTTACACTGGCAATAACTATCGGAAAATTTATAAACAACACCATGGTCCTATCCCAAAAGATGAAAACGGGCGACGATACGACATTCATCATATTGATGGTGATCATACCAACAATCTCCCGGACAATCTGATTGCCATTCCAATTCAAGAACATTATGATATTCATTATGCCCAAAAAGATTATGGTGCATGTTTTCTCATAGCACCACGCCTAAAAATGTCAGCAAACGTACTATCAGAACTAGCATCAAAACGCAATAAACAACAACTTGAAAATGGGACGCACGTTTTTCAAAGTGGTATGCAGACAAAAAACAATCTGATACGAAGTCAAAACGGAACTCATCCTTTTCTTGGCGGAAATGTTCAGCGTGATATGCACAGAAAAAATTTAGAAAACGGTACACATTTCGGTAAAATGGTGTGGACATGTCCACACTGCGGCAAGAACGGTAGGAATAAATCTAACTATACCAGATATCATGGCAGTAACTGTAAATCGCTGTAGTTTTCACCAGCCTTCTATCTTTCTAATGACATCCATCTCTTTTACCAATGGACCCACGTTGTATTTGTCTGCGTTGTAGTGACGCTTGAAGAACTTGCTTTGTTCTTCTAAAAACATGCACATTGGTAGACCTAACTTATCTGCTAAGATATCTCCTACTATTTCCGCAGCGATGGTTGGATGCTTGTCTTTGTGAGATTCCCAAAGATTGTGAAAAGTATCAAAGTCGGATACTTCACGATAATCCCAGTCAGTGAGCATAGTCATCCATGTACCTAATCTTGCACCGTAAATAGCCCAGATACCATTCTCCACATCGGCACCAACATTGTGCCAAATAGTGAGATTGTTCAGATTGCGTGATGCTACTCGCTCCTTAAAATCATCTATACTAGGCTTTGCACCACGATCCAGCACCATCTTGACGCCTTCACGAAATCCTGCTCTCCACGCCTGAAAGGGAGTATAGTTAGGATATGTAGTAGAGTAGCAGTTCCACAAAGCCCAGTATAGACTATTGGTAGAATCCATACAGAAGTCTACCGATGTTGAATCACTTCCATCAGTGTTTTCGTGGGTTTGCATAGTTGAAACATATGATTTTGTCCATGACGATATTCCTCCATTTCCATAACGGAGACCATTGATATGATTAATGGCCTTCCACCTAAATTGTGCTAGTTTATACGAAGGGTCCAAATCAGTGAAGTCCAATTGGACATTAAAAAACTCCTCATGTGGCAAGTTATCCCCATCTATTACGAAAAAACGTTCGGTGTCGCTAGCTTCTCCTGCTGCTTTGTGGGCAGCGTCAGAACCCTTCACACCATCAACCCTCTTGGCCCATGGGCACATATTTTTTATCTTAAGCCAAAATTCTTCCTTAGATGGTTCATCATATGAAAGATAAATTACGTCACAATCTGCAACGTCTAAAATGTCTATACTCATGTAATATTCCTATTCTTACAACGAACGCCGTGCCATCTACTATACATCGGACTACTTACTGTCATGGAGCAATGCTCACATGTTTTCATTATTTTAGACGGATGCGTACCATCTTTTAATTGTTTTTTCGTTACGGCTCCACCTACTAAATTGTGCCTGTTCTCTTCAATTCTTTTTAAATTTTTCTGTTTAGCGTTTTCTGAGTTTTGCCACGGGTGCTTCCCTTCCATCACCTGTTTTAACGCTTTTTCTCGTTGGTGGTCACTATTCTGCCATGGGTGAATGCCTCTTGCAACTTGACTTGCTGCATTCCTTTTTGCCAACTCTGACTTCTTTTCCTGAGATATATCCATACGCTTTGACAGGCTAAGACATGCTGCCCAGTCTCCTTGAGAATAATGAATGTCATAATGTTCTTGTATGGATACTGCAATTAAATTTTCCGGAGAATTATTATGACTGTTTCCATCACGGTGATGAATATCATATGACCTTCCGTAATCATCCAGTGGAATAGGGCCATGAAACTTTTCGTATAATCGTCTGTAAAAGGTTGAAGATGTTCGTTTTCTAGAGTAAATAGACATACTGATGCTCTCCCAAGCGTTAGAGTAGTTGGGGATTCCAGTCCCGCGAACTACATCTTTATTTATGTCTGACATCAACTATTTCATCAGAGTGCATAAGTCTTTAAATCCCAATATTGTCCATCGTCATCAGTAAGAATACTGATGTCTTCTTTTTCACACAGTGCGCCTTTTGTATCTGGTACCAAGCGTGATATAACTGCGTTTGTGTTTATCTTTATCAACTTGCCATCAACTACACGAACGTCTGGACGGCCTTCTGCGTATGTTTGAGCATCAATGACAATGTAGTTACCATCGTGCTTTTCACAAGAGTATGAGACTACACAACCCCTTTCATCATAGTAGAGCCTGAACTCTGGCTTTACTATGATAGGTGCTTCCCAGATGATTACCTCTTCGTTATCCATCATTTCAACTCAAAATAATCTGCGATGACCTCAGATGGAAGCATATGTTCCCATTTGTCGCTCCCGTTGAGCGGCAAATCAGCGACTCTCATGCATTCTCTGACAACCAGTTCAGCATACATTTCCAGAAACTTGGTAGTATAACCGATGCTACTGTTAACCCTGAATATAGAGTCGTAACCAGCAGATTCGGCACTTTGCGACCATCGCATTGCTCCCTCTAGGATTTCTTGACATGCGTGGCGAGAAATATTTGACATTAAGTGTTTTCCTGTATTTTGTTGGCGAATGATTTAATATGGTAGTGAATGGGATAGCGTTGTGGTATCGTATTGATTCTAAAAGTGTGTGGGAGAATCTCATAAACAAAAGTGTCAGTCCAGTCTTCTGTCGGCAGACCATTGATGAACTGTTTCATATGTACCATGGACAGAAACTCTGAATGAGGCAATGTGGTGTTCTCAACTCCTAACATATGACAAGCGAGTGCATATACCCAATCTGTGGTAGCAGTTTCATCAAGGTTGCACTTTAATGTACTACGAAACTCTCCCCAGTTTTCAAAGATGGTTTTCACTATCTCAAAAAACTGTTTGGCAAAATCTGATTTACGAAAATAAGTTATTCCATTGTATACGTCTGGAAGATCATTGTCAACAATAAACTTGCGATAAGCCTTGATATCGGATACATCTTGCTTGAAGTTACGAATGTGTGTAGACACAACCAGATCGCGGTCCTTTAGCGCATCCCACCAGTATTCAATAGTTTGTGGCACATACATGTCCGCTTCAAGCTTGATAGTATATTCATATGGACTGGCTTCATATATCTGCCAATCGTTTTGCAGCTTCCAGTTAGTATCAGGAGCCTGATCACCATATGGAAGCATATCAGTGGTAATAATAGTCACGTTGGCGTCTGGCATTACTCGCTTGATGCTTGCTTCTAATACTTCAGCACACCTGACGTAATCATCGCCCTGTGCCATTATGACAAAACCCTTATCCATATTTTAACCTATGCCACATTTCATCTTCGCTATTGTTGAACTTGATAGATACCCCGTTCATAGGCCATTTATCACCACAGACTTTCCAAACTAGATCATAGTCTCCCGGAAACACTTCCTTAAATGCCTTCATCACTGCCGATGTGTTAATGTTTAATAGTTGATTGCTACTAAAATGTCCGGGAAGAGCATCAAATGGTAATGCGTTTCCACTAATGAAGGGCAAGCCATCTACCCACATTATTCTATCAGTCATGCCCATTTATCATCTCCACGAACAAATCTTTATTCATGACATGGAAGTCCATATCCTTTATTGTGATATACTCTTTGCGAATCTTACCACGTTGCCAGTTGTCAAACATCACGGTATATTCTGTGTTGAACTCTTCACCATTGTTGCGATAAACTTGCGTATTTTTACCAACATGTAGCAAATCCCACGGAATAAAATTATTGGAATCAGAAAAATGACCGTCAGCAATGCGGAGAGCAAGAGTAAGAGCATAATCGTTACGATAAACACCCCCAATGAAGTTATGAATGTTGGCGTAGTGTTCATAGTTTTTTTGTACCATTTCTAAGCATTGGAATATCTGCTCTGCTCTTTTTGTTTTTCTAAACATCACCACTGTTGCCCATAGTGTGTCATAACTGTATACTGACAAAGACTCTTGTGGAACCCCCGGATGCATGAGGAAACTAGTTCTATTGTGACAGCAGAAATCATAACCAAGATCAAACGTTTTTAGTAGCTTGTCCGAGTTTACAATGTAATCAACGTCAAGAAGAATGGTTTCATCATATGGACTTAATTCATATGCTAGATATCTGCCCTTATTAATCCACATGCCCCAATCACGGAAGTTATTTTTATCCGGTTCAATCTTGATGATGTGATCCCATTCATAGGTTTCTTCATAAGGATATGATTCGCTGTCAGTAACGATTGTAACTGGCAATCCCAAGAAATGATTTACACGTTTGGCAGTATGAAGTGCCATGTCGTAGTAGTTATACTTGGGGGAGTTAAAGGCAAATAGGATTACACCGCGAGTCATCTCTTGCCTTCTAGTTCAGACCATTCTGCATACCATTCTTTCATGACTTCCCAATATGTATCGGTAAGCTTGTCAAGTAACTCTTGACGGACAACTTTTACGGGATTATCAAATGTATCGATAAGGATTATTTCTTCGTTTCCAGAAACAGAAAGAAATGCAATGGTTTGTTGATCGGCTCGCCATAATCCACCCTGTTCAGCAACAAGCAGTTTGCTGTTGTATTTCTCTGCGAGATACGCTTTTGCTGAATTGTGATTAAATCTTGCCTTGGCATCGGCAATTAAAGTCTTTGTATCCATCATATACTCCTTGGGTATTTAGATGGATACTAAGAGGTGAGTAAAAATTATGATCCAGTTACAGTTCCCGCAAGAGTGATTGTTCCCCACGAGTTTGCGATGTTGGTTGTTTCTGGTGGTACGACTGTAAGTGTGGTTGCCGAGCCAGAGTTTGCAGCTAGACCGGTTGGAATTTCATTCCAAGTTACATATGTTGTTATTACGCTTCCGTTATCTGCGTTTGTTCCTTGTGTACCGTTAGTTTTGGCGACAACAGAAATATTAGTACTTAAATAACCAGAAGGACCGGTTGATGCAGTCTGCGTAAATACAGTAGTATTTGTGGTTGTTAGCCCATAATAACCACTATTGGTGGAAATAGTCGGAGAATTTCCGCCTCCACCTACTTTAGTGATGCCATTATATGATGTGCCAACTACAGTCACAGCACCAGATGATGGTGCAGAAAGAACTATAGTCCCTACGTTTGATGCCAAGTTATTAAGAAGTAGGTTTATCCCAGTTCCAGTAGGTGAAGAACATGTAATTTTCAACTGTCCTCCTGCATTGAAAAAATAACGTGCTGCATCGCCATTAGCAAAAGTAGTAGTGAACGTAAACGTCAATGAATGTGACCACGATGAACCGTAAGTTTGTGTATTAGAGGTAGTTGATCCCTGTGACGCAGCATTTAATCTGCTACTGTAAATGCTAGAAAGGTTAGTTGGTATACTTGAAAGATATGTAATGACGCCACCAGAAGTAGGTGCAGTTACTGCAGAAATGGAAGTACCTTGGTGAGTTGCAGCACTTGCAGTATTTGATACCAATGCGTTCCAATAACTAGTTGCAACTACAGTTTGCCCAGAAGCAACATTTGCAATTGCAGGTTGTCCGTATCCTGCACTTCCTCCTCCAGTTGCCCAAGTAGCATTGAGTGTATTGGCAGTAGTTGTCGGGTTTCCACCAACGAATGTGTTGAAATCGGCTGCCTGAATCGTACCAAATTGTGCGTAACTCATTATTAATCCCTATTACTTAATAGAAACAAACGCCAGCACAAAGCCCGCGCCATCATCTAATTTATCTTCAAGTGCTCTGCCTATCACATTAAATGGAGTGGCTTCTCCTTCGGCGGCAGCACGAGCTACACCCGAACCTGCACTAACTAGACGTTGACCTTTAAGGACTATTCCAGAAACCTTTACTGGTACGCGACCAGAAACAGCCACAGGAGGGTGAGTTGCGTCACTACCTGCTCCAGCATTCATCAAATATGCGGCAGTATCAGAGATAACGCCAAATACATCTTCGGATAGTTCATACTGAACTGCTGTAATTTCGTCTTCTCCACCAAGCTGAACAACCGTACCCGGATCGTATACATTATCGGCAGCAAATCGTTCTGCCAAGTCAGCGTAAGTAGCTTGTAGTCTTGAACCAGCAGAAAGTGTCCAGTTACCTGTGATTGTGCCAGCCGTTGTATTTGCTCCGGTTGTCAGAGTGGTTGCAGTAGTTTGTACTGTGGAAATGTTACCACCATAGGTCGGCAGATATGCCGCCACATTTGAGTTAGAATAAGTGCCTCCAAGAGGGATAGAAGCACCATTTGCATACATGTAGTTGTCGCATTTAATGCCATAAGTTCCACCAGCAGGAAGTTGAATACCACCTGATACGAAATTCAGTGCTGTTGCGCCCGATCCTCCGGGTCCCCCGGTGATATTCCACACACCAGTTAATGTTCCGGACGTAGTGGCGGCTCCAGTACTAATAGCAGTAGTAAAAAGTGTTCCAATAGTCCCGGTAGTTGCATTTAAATTAGCTATAGCCGCATTGGATGTTACTGTGATATTATTGAATATTCCAGAAGTAGCAGTGACACTTCCACTGGCATTTACATTAGAAGCAGAAATGTTTCCAGTAACAGTAACAGCACCAAAAGTCGTTGAACCACCAGATGATGTGGAAGTCAATGACAACCAATTTGATGCATTGGTAGTGCCAGTAATTGGACAAACATACAATGTGTTATTATTTGTATTGAACCAAAGTTGTCCTTGGAGAGGATTAGCTGGAGGAGTAGATGAAGCGAAGTTTTCAAGCATTTGTACCATGTTGGTATCTAAAACTTGACCGTATCCGGCATAGTTACGACCTGGCAAACCAAGAGAAGTACTAGTTGTATTAATAGTACCATCTTGAATGGTAGTCAAAACTGTACCATTACTGTTAAGAATTGTATACGCCATCTATAATTACTCCAATACTCTTATTTATCTTTTTAGCAAATATAGGTTGGGAAACTGCTCAGCCCAATACCAACTATATAAAAACATGTTACGGTAACAGTTGCTCCTGCTGCCACTGTTCCTATGTTCCATGCATTATATATTGCATAGTCACCTATTCCTACTGGTCCACCGCCTGTTAATACGGTGCCCGCATTATAAATAGGCCAGTTAGTTGCTATCAATGTGTTGGTAGTAAAACCATTGCCCGGAGTGTAAGATGATATTGTCTTATCAGTTAGCTGACCAGATGCATAAACGGTATTTGTTACTGGAACCGGTGACGTTCCTCTTCCATTGTTGGTTGGATATTCATCCCAATCCGGGTCCCCACCTCGCTGAATTTGTACAGTGTGGCTTGTTGCAGTCGTATTTGTATAAGACATCTGCATACGTACAATTGATTCTCCCGGATAAGAGAAATACTGAAACACTGCATGTCCATAAGTAGATGCATTGCCCATCAAAACAACTATTTCACCATTCTCTAGCTGCCACGAACGAACAGTTCCGTTTGCCGAACCTGTGGGTCCACCCGGTTCATTACCACCACCAAGTGCCAGAACACCATCAACATAAATGGCACCCATTTCATGTGGAGTTCCGGGTTGAAATACGTCATTCCACTGATTTGAATAGTCATAATTTCCAGTTCCGGTTGGATCATATATTAACATATACAAACTGGGACTAGTAGCTCCAGACTGCCCCATACCAAAAACACCTTTTCCTTGCCCGTTGATCAAATATTTAATATAACCAGTGTTAATGCTCCATGAATGGGCACCAGTCTGTGCTGTGCCCAACTGAGACAACGTGTATCCATCAGATGAACTTGGTATTAAGGTTGGGAATGTATATCCAGAGTTAGCGCAATGAGGATTATGTTGCTGCGTGGATACCCATGCTCTATAACTTGCTGCACTAAATGTTGCTAATCTAGGCATTAATCACCTTACGCATATTTCGAGACAGAAGCAAACACTGTATATGTTGCAGAAGCTGTCTTCACTATAGTGAATGTATACGCATCAATGCTATTAGTATCACCCGATGCCGGTGGTGCTCCCCCTAACCACTTAGGTGTTACTGAGACGCTATCAACACTAAATCCAGTAGGATAGTATGCGGATGAACCTTGTGTTACAAGAACCGTGGTGGTTGATGACTGACCTGAACTCAAATATGAATTAGCAGTAACTGTTGAGTTTCCTTGAAAATTAAATGTCCAGTTAGACGAAGAGTTGGCAGTATAATAGGTAATTGCATCACCTATTAAATTTACGTTTGTTGTTGATGATGGTGCAGATGCAACAACATTTACTTGTTCAACAACATCACGAATTTGCTGAGTTCCAGACGAGAAGGAGGTGTTTCCTCCTCCTTGTATTGCGCCAGTAACATTAAGTGATGTTAATGTTCCAACAGATGTGATGTTTGGTTGAGCATTGGTTGTTACGGTATTAGCAGTTCCAGAAATATTAATACTATAATTTCCAGTAAGATAGCCGTTTCCAATCGTTCCAGAAGTGATATTACTTGCATTCAGTGAGGATAACCCTGCGCCTGAGCCATAATGATTACTCGTTATATTACCTGCAGTTATATTACCGGTGACTGCTAGTGAAGTCAGCGTACCAACAGATGTGATGTTTGGCTGCGCGCTATATGTTATGTTGCCTGCACTAACTGCATAAATTGCATTAGCTACTGCCCCGGTCACATTCATACCAGCCACGGTTCCTGCACTCGTTGCATAATTCGCGTTTGCTACGGTACCGGTTACGTTAGCTCCGGATACGGCGTTGGCAATATTTGCCACGTTTGAAAATGCTACTGTACCGACAATATTTGCCGCAGCTACAGAATTTGCCACGTTTGCTATATTAGCTTGAGAAACAGAGCCAGTTACGTTAGCGCCCGCAACCGAGTTAGCAGTTCCGGCCACGCTTGCAGATGCAACAGGTCCAATAACGTTAGCCCCACTTACTGAATTTGCAACAGCAGCATAAGACACCGTTCCCGTTACGTTAGCACCTGCTACTGAGTTTGCAGTTGTTGCATATGCCACAGGACCACTTACGTTAGCACCTGCTACTGAGTTTGCAGTTGTTGCATAAGTAACTGCACCGATGACATTGGCACCTGCTACTGAGTTTGCAGTTGTTGCATAAGTAACTGCACCGATGACATTGGCACCAGGAATAGATGTAAGACCGGCACCATTACCAAAATGATTTGCGATAATATTTGCACTGGTTATGTTTCCAGTTACAGATAAGTTTGCAAGTGTTCCAACCGATGTGATGTTTGGTTGAGCACTAGCTGTTACTGTACCTGCCGTGTTTGCATTAAGTGCCGCTGTTGCGGTACCAGTAATGGAGCCAGAAACAATCAGGTTTCCTACCGTTAATGTGTTACTACTTGGTACATAATAAAATGCAGTATCCAATCCTAATCCTGCATTGGTTGTTGCTGATGCAGCAAAAGTAGGATAATATGTTGGGTTTAAAGTACTGTCATCTGTTACAGTTACTGTAGCCGATTGACCTGCGTTTGCAGCATATGATGCATTTGCAATTGTTCCGTTTATATTAGCAGCAGTAATGTTAGACAGATTGCCACCATCACCATAATGGATGGCTGTTACGTTTGCTCCAATAATATTTCCGGTTGCTCTAATATTTCCAGTAACATCCAAGGTGTAACTTGGACTAGTCTGCCCAATGCCAACGTTTCCACCCGATGTTATACGCATCCTTTCATTTGTGGATAATGTTCCCCCAGTGAAGAATTGAATATTGGAGGCATTTGCAGTACCGATGCCTAAATTGGTATTTCCAGTGTATATATAACCATCCGAGGGACCAGTTATCGTCCAATTGCTGTTGCTCCAAGAATTGCTGAGAATGCCAATATCAATAAAATTATTGCTTGCGCTTGTTGGTCCATTGGTATCATAAATGGAAAAGTCAGCAGACGCATTTGGTGTTGCGCTCTGATTCCATAACCACACCTGTAGATAATTTGGCACATTGCCTTGAAACCCGCCGATTGCACTATTACCGCTATCATAAAAAATTTGTGCATTGGCCGTAGCATTAGTGGTATAAAAGCCGCCTGTCACATAGATATTGGCCGCATTTGCATAACCAGATATCAAAGAGTTATTTGCAGAAATATTTCCAGATAGTGATATTGCATTTGCTGTCAAGTTTCCGTTGTTATCTGTAGTAGCAATTATTACCCACTGATTCGCTGAAGACGCGCCATCAACCGGACATACACGAAGTACCGCGTTTCCAATATCATACCAAAGCTGACCTCTAAGTGGATTAGCCGGTGGGGTGTTGTTTGCAAAGTTTTCCAGTAGGTAAACGTAATTGGTATCAAATACCTGTCCGTATCCCGGATACAGTCTACCCGGAAGACCAAGCGACGATGCTGTGGTATTGATTGTACCATCTTGAATGGTGCATAATGTTGCGCCGTCACTTTTAATAATTACGTATGACATCTACTCATCCTGTTATTTAAATAGTCACCAAGTTAGTAAGTGCCTGAATGCGAACAGTATAATCAATTTGAATCTGTCTGTTCAAAGACTTCTGCACTGGGTGGAATACCACGTGTGTTAATAGTTGCGTAATAGGATTACCGCTACTGTCGGTCCCGTAGTTAGCCAGTAGACCGAGTTCATCAAAAGTGTATGTTGATGTTAGATCGGTGCTATTATCAAACGCCTGTTGACCAGAAGGTTCACCGTAGTCAAGCAAACACTGAACAAGGATATCAGTATATAAATTTCCAGTGGTATGATATACAGTCATTTTATTTCTAGTTGGGTCCAGATTAAACACGCTGGTGTCATCTACAATCTTCGCATAGGTCTGATTATAAAGAGCAGCATTCAATCCAGTTGTGTTTGGTGGCAAATAGGTAATAACACCAGTTTCATCAACTGATGCTGCACCATTACCAAACGCCATTTGGTAGATTTCTCCATATCCACGATCACTAAGGGTATTTGCGATGGCCAAAGACATCGTTTCGTAATTTATGGCATTTTTCTTATCCACAAAAACTTCACCCGAATTGGGATCAAAGATTTTAATAAATCCTTCAACCTTATATGATAAGTTGATAGTAGACATTAATCATCACCTCTTTTTTGCACGATAACTTCCTGTGAATTTGGGTCAAAAATCTTTACGCTGGAGGAAAAATATATTCCTCCGACTTCATTCGGTTTGCCAGTTGGGCGACGATTACCTTGTTTCTCTGAGTTATACTTGTTCATTTGTATATTTATCATTTAGGTTACATCCACTTCCAAGAACTTGGCTGGAATAGTCTGACTGATTTGCAACGGATCGCCCAATGTAGAGTTGTAAACATATGAATTCCAAGTCTGGTTATAGTAGGCACTTGGAAGTTCATTATTAGATGTCAAACTGAAGGCTTCTGTATATTGCGGAATATAGAGTTGTGCGCCAGTTCCATTTGCTCCACGCTGCAAGCCACCCAAAGTATTATTAGTCAAGTTCACAATATTGAACTTGATTTGTTCACCATTTACGTAAATGGTATTACCTACCAGTGTATTAATGGTTAACGAATCACCAACAGTAATGTAACTTCCGACATTAATTTCTAATACAGGAGCTAGATCAACTATTACTACTTGATACGATGATGTAGGAATATATTGGTTAGTTCTATTATTGTAAACAGTAATTCCCGTAATCAGCGTCTTATCAACATTGTTTAACCCAATGCTATATACATTGTCGCCAAACTCATTGAGTGCAGCTTCTGGTGTCACAGAAGTTTGTATTACATTGTTAGTCACAGATGTTACATCCTGAACGTAGATCAAGTCGCTTTCAAGTGACAGTGGCTGTGTTAGCCAAGTTCTTGTTCCAGTGTTTGCTCTGTATACCGTAGCTTCTCCTGTCTGATTTACAAAGTTCATGTAAATTTCTTCTGACGGAGTTGCTGTTGGAATCATGTTAGTAATGATAACAGTATCACCAGACGAGATAGGAGCAAGTATGCTCAATTCATTTGACGAGTTCATACGTAGGCATGAAGATGGAACACGATAACCATTAATGGTTACCCACAAACGATCAACATTAGTCTGCTCCCATTGAGTTACATTTACAGTTCCACTTGCATTACTTAAAGCAACAACACTACCATATTGTGAAGAAGCCACATTAAATGTAGTTGGACTTAGGATTTCGTTAACATAATATGTTGTTCCCTGAATCAATCCTCCGAGAATGTTAGTGCCATCCAATGATCCAAGTTTACTGAATAATACCGGAGTATTGACATCCAACATAGCAGTGCTTGATACCGTTATGGCATTGTTGATTGATGCAGTTGCTGAGGCAGTAGTATCTACCAAATAATAGGAACCCTGAATCCAAGTATATCCGCCGCCCGTGTATGCAGAAATAGCGGTTACTGGATAATTAACAGCATTAAGAGAAGAACTATATGCTTGAGTATATAAATCAAACTGTGTTGAAGATATTACTCTTACATAATAGTAGTTTCCATTAAGTTGTGTTGAACCCGCTGTTCCATCTATTCTGACTATTTCACCGGTTGTGAAACCATTGGTTCCGTTAGTGGTTACACGAACTGCTGGCTGTCCTCCTACTGTTACCAACATATTACCGCTGGCAGTCGTCAAAGATAGTGCTGATCCGCCTTGAGTGGCAGAAATCGTAAACGTGGTTGAGTTTACGATGCTTTTGACAAAATATACGGTTCCGCTAGTTGAAATTCCACCAAACCCAGTTCCTTCAAAGAATACAGTCTGATTGACCACAAAACCAGAAGTACTTGCAACGGTAATGTAGTTAGTACCAGAAGCAGTTGCTGTAGCGGTTGTGTTGGCAAGCGGTGCAGTAATATTATTTGAAATAGTACTAATAGCATACACAGAATTAGAACCACTTGCCGTTATGGTTTGTGTATTCAAATATTGTTGTGTAGTATCGTTGTACGTTGTAACAGCAATAGGAGCATTCAATGCTGGTGCGGAATTGAACGTTATCGTGTTATTGGCTGGCGCGATTGTATACGTAGATGGTTTTTGACGCAATCCACTTACTTCTACCACTGCGCTGGCTGGATTTACAAGACCTTGGACATTATTTGAGAGATCAAATACTGTTTGTGAACCTGTTCCCGTAAACCATTGTGTTTCAGGAATTGAATATCCTATTTGCTGTGGTTCGGTCTGCCCAAACAATGTATATGATAGGTAGTCATTATTGTTGCTATAGGCATCGGTTGAGAATATAATCATAGCCGAGATGCCATCTGGCTGAATACCAAATGCATAGTCATATGTGATGAACGTTGCGCCTCCCTGCTGAGTAGTCAATGGCAACACTGGACTTCCAGTAGGTGATGTGGAAATAGTAAACGTGGTTGTTCCCAATACGTCAGCAACATAATATGTTTGAAGTGGAACAATATCAGGACCAAACATGTTAGCACTGAATGTTATTGGCGATCCAGTAACCATTCCAGTAGTGGAGTTTGTTGTTATTGTATTGGTTCCAGCAGTCGTATTGGTTACGATATTGGTTCCACCACAAAGCAACTTTGTTCCATTATGGTAAATGATTGGAGAAGTCCACGTGGTTCCAGTACCGGCTTGAATGATAACGTACATTGATCCAGTAGCATCAGTCAATTCAAAGATTGGTCCTGCTTGACCAGTCATAGAGTTGAAAGAATCAGAAACCGTAATAGAATCGGTTGCAGTGCTTACACTCTTAACGTAATAGGTCGTGCCTTCTACTATATTACCAAAAGTAATTCCCTCAAAAGTGATGGCATCATTAATTGACAGTTGAGATACGCCAGCGCACACGATGCTATTATCACTAGCAATAGTCTGAGTGGCCTGAACATCAATGTCATATGATCCCGGCTTAACTACACCGCTTCCGTTGTAGATTGCAGCACTATAGTTGCAATCTACATAAATTTGATTGAAACCGGTAACAGGATCAGTTCTGATTGGGTCAACATCAGTATTAGATTTAACCAACTGACTACCGTTGCCCACTTCATATACATCTACTCTTAGTGTGTCCATTAGTGGCGTGAATGGAAGAGGATTGGTTAGCGTAATGGTTTTGTTGATCCAATTTACAGTGTAATCCGTATTTAAAGTCAATGTTGTACCGAGGCAGGATGTTGCGTCAATTTTCTGCACAAATACTTGAGCAGGATAATGCACAATATCAGCAAAACTATATACCGTTTGGGTTGCAGATTGCGGCACCATCTGTGTGGACACCACATTGTAACCATTGTGACCATATTGTTCTACTGGCCAAGTAATACCCGGACGAGTAATAACTGTCATAGCAAAGTTATCCCATACAACCCCCGGAACAAGTTCTTCTGGACCATAACCAGACTGGAATGTTCCTCCTTGAACGTCATAAACAGGAGGAACTGGTGTAAAGATAGAAGTATATGTCCAATTTACACCATCTGTTGATGATAGAACAGCATTATTGTCACCAGTAACCACCCATGTGTTATTGGTATATGTTATACCATAAAGATTTTCAGTTATTCCTGAAGTTTGTACTGTCCAGTTTACACCGTTTGCTGACGTAATAATAGTTCCAGTATTACCTACTGCTAACCAAAGACCATTTTCATAAACAACATTGTTTAGAGTTGGTGTATTATTTACTGAACTCATTACTGTATATGCTGGAACCGATCCATTAGTCAAGGTAACCCCAGTCAACGTCAAAGAAGACGTAGATGTGATGCTGGCAATAGTATAATGTGTTCCAGCAACTATGGACGAGAATGAGTTGTTGAATACTACAGATTCACCAACCGTAAACCCGGATGTGTTAGTTACATTGATTGCGTTTGTATACGTGTTGACAGAAAGAGCATCAACCTCATTAAGTCCGAGCCAGTTAACTGCATTGAGACTTGTATAGATCACACCATTCTGACCTACAGCAATAATCTGTCCAGTGACATTGTTTACAGCAACGCTATTCCAACCATTTTCAGTTATAGGAACAGGAGTTGTCTTAATGCCATTGAAATATTGATTCGTCAATGGCGCATCAATCCATTTAATTGAATCTGTGCTATATGATACAATGCTTGTTGGAACCAACGCAGATACTGGACCAGCATAACTATAAGTTACACCAGAACCAACTGCAACATACCCAGTAAAGTATTGAGAATTTACATATGTTATGCCATTCATTTCAACTTCATATGTCGTGTTGTATGTATGAACTTCTGTCCAGTTGACCCCATCTTGGCTAGTAATAATATTATTACCTACCGCTACCCAAAGTTCGTTTGAGTAAGAAGAAGATTGCAGAGTCAAGCCCACTGAAGATATTAAATTGTCGTTTGTGCTATTTGAATCACTATCATACGTGATGATATTACCACCTGAAGTCCAGTTAAATCCATCTAAACTTGTCAACAGCGGAGTTGCACTATTTGTTGATGTGATTAGATAGTTTCCATTTGCATATGAAATGGAAGTAATATCAACATTTGCGTTTAGCAACTTGTTGATTAGCCAATTTATACCATCAGTACTGTAAATGACTGCTGAATATGTTGGAAGGTTTGCAGTTGCAAAATAGTAACCATCATTATAAATGATTGATGTGATATTAATACCATTTGGATAAAATGGCTGATCTTGAAGAACCGTATCTAATGGATACTGTAATGAAGGCTGGAATGCATTACCCTGATAAATTGCATTAGGATAAGTTACTCCTTCAAACAACTGAGTAAGGTCCACACCCGGCATGTTCACGGTTGGTTGGTAGTATCCGATTACTCTATCCATTGCATTTAATCTTGGGTCATCAGAATCAATGAGTTCCCACTTGCCAAGCACAAATTCGCTATCGTTGTTTGAAACGACACAAACATACACTCTTCCGTTAAACTTAACGATAGATTGATTAAAGAAGAATGGTTCTGGTAAGAACGCAAAGCTTCCTGCTTTAGCAATAGTAAAGTTCGTGCTTGCGGCGGACGCAATGTTTATTGCACTTCCACCCGGTGTTGCTGATACTTGTAACTGTGTGCCATTTAAAATAGAGACAATATAATATGTTTGGTATTCAACTATAGTTGACGCAGAAACATCAGTGTTTCCGGTGAATACAACCGCATCATTGATATTAAATTGACCAGTATTTGAAATAGTTATTGAGTTGTTTGATGTGCTTACAGCAGTTACTGTATCTGTTGTGAATCCTACAAATGGGAAGTCAACTCCACTTACTGGCTGACTCAACAGTTGATCGGAATATACTTCAAGCTGAGTTGGAGATATAACCTTCAAGTAATATTGCTGAGAAGTATAAGGAACCGTGCCGGAACATATTGCATTAATGATTCCGCCTGTTGAATTAATTGAGTTAACAGATAGAGTCACATCGTTAAGTGGAGATGTTCCACCAACCAATGCACCGCTGATTGTAATGATGTTGTCAATTGCAAATCCAGAACCAGAACTGGTAAAGATTGCTCTATACCCACCCAAAACATACGATATATCAATTGTAGGGGTAGAAGTAATATATTGAGTCAACGTTGATCCAGATGTAGATGAAGACAGACTTACTGGCAATCCACCAATAGAAGTTGAAACCGTGATATATGGAGTTCCCACTCCAGTCATCTCACCGGTTTGATCTGTCAATGCGACAACACTTCCTCCTTCTGTTGTTGATACAGTAAATTGTGTTCCACTCGTGATGGTTTTCACATAGTAGATTTGTCCAATAATCAATCCACCCAAAGATTGTCCAGAGAACACGATTGGCATACCAGAATACAAATACGATGTAGTGTTACATACAATTACGTTTCCATAATCTGATCCGAGAGTTTGGGTTGCAGATATTTCAATATTTGTTACATCTGACATACCGGAATATGTCAGAACGTAATAGGTTGTTCCCGTAGAAAGTCCGCCAATTGCAGATGAGAACTGTATTGGCATACCCGCATAGAATAAATCTGTGCCATCAGAATTAATATCAAGAGCAATGATGTTAACACCGGATACCGTAGCATCAACTTGGCGTTCAATTAAATTGCCAACAGTCAATTCTGTAATATTTGGATACTGTCCAGAAGTTCCATATAGTGTGAATTGCTGACCGTTAACTTGTCCCGGACTTACTGGAAGCGAAACATTCATAGTCATGTTACCAGAGGCTGTAGTTAACACAGGTGAATCGCTCTGGTTGGTTACCGTCATTGAACCGGTTGCGGTTGTCAATGTTACCACTGGACCATTCAATGTTGCAGAAATGGTCATTTCAGTTTCACTAATTAATTCACTTACATAATATGTAACACCAGCAGTAATACCACCGAACGTAGTTCCAGTAAAGATGATTGGATCGTTCAAATTAAATCCTGGATTTAAACTTGTAGTGATAATATTACCAGTTGCACTAGTTGCGGTGGCAGTTAAAGTTAGTTGCGTATCGTATGGAGAAATCGTAAACGTCTGCTGATCAATAACAGTGTTGATATAATAGACCTGATTTTCTACTATTCCACCAAACACATTTTCACTGAAAAATACTGACAGACCCGGATAGAATCCACTAGTTCCTCCTGTGCCGATAACACTAGTTGGAACAGTCAAGTAGTTTGTTCCAGATGTGGTATTTGTCACATTTAGAATACCAGGATAGTTTATAGTCAGAACAGCAGTATTAACTGATTGTGCTATGTAGCATTGCAGCCCTGCGGCAGAAACTGTTGCCGTAGTCAATGATACCACTGGACCTCCAATAGTTTGTGAAACAGTGAAATCAGTTTCATTGATTACCGAGGCAACGTAATATAACTGCTCGTTTACGAGATTTCCTACCACAGCACCAATAAATTTGACTGGCATACCAACATAGAAGCCTATTGTGCTTCCTGATGCATTTGGTTCAGTGCTTCCTTGAGGAACAAGTCTGATGGCATTATTTGCACTATAAGTTCCACTAACGTATCTGATCGTTGATGACCAATCAAGTTGATTATTATTGCTTACATCAACGATTTCAAAAGTTGCTCCTTGTGCAGAAGAAAGGATACTTGCAATATTTGGATTTACGCTTTGCAATTGGATGTCAGAGCTTGACACTTGCAAAATGTTTTCGTAACTTCCAGCAAAGAAGGAGCCATAATATGCGCCAGATTCCCAATCAAGTATTTGAGAGTTGTATGTGGTTCTATCATATTTGATAGTAATATTATTCTCTCTTACTGGATACGATGTTGAAATACCAAATGCTCTTGCGCCAGCACTTAATGTTAGTGAAGACGTTGAACCTATACTGTAGATATTAACACGATTCTTATCATTGATCGCATCTGAATATGTAGTATATAGTGCAATTACAGAAGTCGGAACAGTCTGTAGAACATTCACATAATACCACTGACCATCTTGCAGCCCTCCTATTCCAACATCGTCAGTACCGGCGCGGTATTGTACAACTTGACCGGTAACCAATGATGGAGCATATACTACAATAGTGTTTAACAATTCATTTATTGCAGTATCAGCAAAATTAATGACATAGGATGGATCAATTATGATCTCAGGCATCGCGACATATCCCTGACCCGGATTAATGACATTAATCCCTATTACTGTGCCAAGGCTCATTACTGCCTCAAGCTCAGCAGGAACAGTTGGTGCAGGATAAATGCTAGTATCAATATATGCAGTTACACGAGGAGGATTTTGATAGTCGTTTCCACCATCCAACAGAACAACAGGAGGCAAATCCATAATGATTGGTGCACCCGGAATGTGGGTAGTGATCGTCGTGTTGTTTGCACCTCTGGTGAGACCAGAAATCATGTTTAGTGCTGGATCAACCGTTTCATAGCCTATTTGCTCATCGTCTATTGTGATAATGCCGCTGCTAGGGAAACCATTGGCATTGTTAACAATCATAAACGTAGATGATGTTGTCATATATGAAGTAAGGGTTGTCAATTGATAATCTGGCTGACCGGTCAATGATAAACCATAATTCTGATACCACTGTGTGTATGGAGCAGTTTGCCAGATTGAATCTGTGTTTAGGTATTCATATTCGGTATCTGCACCACTATACACAATCTGAGGTGAAATAAAATTCTGATACTGACTATTGAATTGTGCAGGAACATCAAAATCAGTAATATTACCAGTATATTCTTCACTTCCAGTATAATCATACAAGAAATCCTTAATCAGAACGTGATAAGGCTTTACTTCATTGATGTAACCAGATAGGAAATCAAAGTTGTCTGTAACATAGTTTGAATATGGAAGAAGTTCGCGCAAAGTGTGTTGAACATCAAGCAAGGATGTTTTGTTTAACCATGGCAAGAAATTCTGTGATTCTACAGTTTCACTCTGAATGTATTGGAACAATAGAATTAAACTGAGATTTCTATATTGCAGTAAATCTTCCGTGAAGATTTGCTCATTCAATGCACGAATGATATAGTATGTTTCTTGGCTTGGATATGTGTCAAATGAACCAGTGTCAAAGAACGAACCGTCCCATCCAATCTGTGCATCTGCATAATCCCACAATGAAGTGTTGAAAGCGATAGTGCCGTTTTGAAGACCAACACGAGTCCATACTCCATTGCCATCGTTTCTGTATATTTCTGCCGAACCGTTACCATTTTGCTGCACCGTAACCAATGTTCCAGTTGAAACATTTAATGTAGCGAGGTCTGCATAATAAGGAACTTGATATAGTGACTTTGTGCTATCGCTATATCCATCAGCCCACCAATAAGTGTAAGACCAGTAATCAGAAGTATTGAAAAATTCGCCTGATGCAAAAAGGAAAGTAGCATCTGGTCGTAGTTCTGTAATAGGATATTGTGCAAGAATACCATTTGCATATGTCAAATAGTTATTGATTGCCATAAATCTATCATAGAAGAAACTCTGACGAGGACGAACTTGAACACCAGATTGCACTGCGGCTGGCAAGAATGGATCAGGAACTACAGCACCAAATTGATCACATCCTGCCATTGAGTCAAGCATTCTTGCATACAGTGAGGAAGGCTCACCGGAACTTACCGTAGTCGTATTTCCTTGAACTGTAGTAATTACTGTTGGGTGTTTTGTTATTGGAGGAATTCCGGGTAGGAAATCTTCAGCAAAACCTTCTCTGATCAGAGCAAATTCTTGGTGTGCTATATCATCATTGTTTCCGTTGGAGAACCCAACATGGAATACCGTATCTGTTCCATTGAAGAATTGCAATGAGTTATACATAGCAAATGTATTAGGCAACAATGGTGCCATAAACGAAATGCCAGAACCTCGTGGATTTGCGATGTATGAAGCCACTGATGAATCAGCAAGGGTCTTGTTTGCCTGAGTGAAAATAGTGTTGGTATTGCGTACCCAGAAATAGTATACTGGAACTACAACATTTGATGCATTCAGTACTGCATTGATGCAATATAGGTTAATGTTGTATGGTACACCCGGTCCCTGATATTGATTTGGTGGTATAAAACTTGCAATCCAAGAATATACAGCAACATCTGATCCTGGGAAAACAGAACCCCAATACTTGCTGTTGTACACAACATCATTTTGATGATAGTTTACCCATCTTACATTAGTAGTGTCTAACCAAAGTTGACCAACCTGTGATGCACCCCACATATTACCATTATTACTTGCGAGATTGCTATTATACTGTGCTGGGTCCGCGCTCGTAATATAGTCAAGATTTTCTCGGGCAGCGCCGAGAATCTTTCCTTGTAATGGATCAATGTAATCAAAGTTGACCAGCGTTTCATTAGTTGATGCACTATAAAGTTGCGTATTCTGAATGGTATTAATATCAACAACCGGTGAGGAACTTCTATACACAGACCATACTGGAGTTCCTGTTGCGTTAGTATACACAACTACCTGACCATTATACAACCCAGGAACAAAGTTTGGTGTACCAACAACTACAGTATTATCATTGAAATCCAAAGAAGAACCATACATAGGCGAGTTGCCATATGATGTGGAGTTGTCATTAATGCTTTGTGCATATACATATTGACCCGGTGTGATTAGACTTTCATTATAATCTGCCATGTACTGGAACATATATACTGCACCAGCGTTTGGATACGAATCAACAAATTGTGTCGCATTGTTATCAAACACCGTATCGTTATCAAGATCAATATAATCAACAAAATCAAATACTGTGCCTTCATAACGAGTACCACTTGGCGCGGAAACTACTATATTATTAAACTGATCTACCTTGATGGTATGACCAAACTGAGTTGGCCCAGTTGTGTATGGACATTGAAGTATTTGTGTTTCAGTGTATGTGGTAATACCAATCTCTGATAGAATACCACTAGTGTTAGTAGCGGTGATTACCAACTCTTGGTTTACCTGAGCCAAGGCACTATTGATGCACTGAATAATGATATTGTTGTCACTAGTTGCTGCAGCCTGAACATTAATAATACCTGCATTATTGATTGCATTTGCAACCACAGTAGCGTTTCCTGTAGGAATAGTTACAGCAAACCCATTGATCAATATAGTGGATTGTGCAGTAACATTGCAGCCTCCTGAGCCGATTACAACACCATATTTTGCTCCACCATTTGAATATTTGTAAACAGCGCCTTCTTGTCCGTTGATATCACTGATTTCAAATGGTGAACCGACGAGAACATCTGAGCCGCCATTTGAGTTTGCAACAGAATAACCAAAATGGATACCCGTTCTGTCATGGTAGTTTGAATTAAATGTTTGAGCCAAGAAGAACTGACTATCACTTACGTTGATGATGTCACCAGCATTTAGCCCACCATAGTAGACAAAATTGCTGCCTACGGCGGCATAGTTGCAGTCATTTACCAGTGATCCATTAACACTTACATAAAGCGGAGTGACTTGAACATAAACCTGTACGCCACTTAGTGATGCAGTCGCCAAACTTACCGGAGTTGTAGTGTTGCGGCTTGTTTTGATGGTGATGGTATTCGTTGATGTTGAAGCAATATAGTATACCTGATTGGTACTGATGTTTGTACCAGAAAGGTTACCCGTAAACACGATTGGAGTATTTACTGGGTACGAAGTCATACTTGCGCTGCAAGTGATCAAATTCGTGCCTGAAGCAGTCGCGCTTGCTGTGATTGTAGAAGTAGCAACCGGGGTCCAAGCAAGAGGGAAAGTGATGGCTTGGCCAGCATTTGAGGTATACTGTGCTAAGAAGTTTTGTTCAGTTCGGTTGAATACCGAAACCTGACCCCAATCTTCAATTGTTCCGCTGTAGTTCTTTAATGGTGCACCAACAACAAGAAGGCTACCATCTTGATCAGTTGACAGGGCTGCACTAAAATCATCACCAGAAACGTAACCATATGTTGAACCATTGATAACTGAAGCCTGTTGATATGTGCACTGTGTTGCAGTTCCGGTTCCGGTTCCAGAGCCAGTAGCAACAAATGTTATTCCTACTTCATTGTATACTGCCCCAATTGTGGTAAAGTCTGTTGTTCCAACTTCAGTAATGATGTATGTCTGGCCGGAAACAAAGTGGCCAGCCTGCAATGGAATGTTTTCCTTGCGATATACATACACGTTATTGTTAACAATGTCAGAAATGTATAGCCAATTGGAGTCTTTGGACATAGCCATCGTGCTACCCCAGTTAGTTACACCACCGGGAGCAGAAATAGTCTGATATGCAATCAGATTATCACTAATTGGACTACTGTTCAGCACATAAATGAATACATTTGGTGTTCCAGTTGGCTGAGACACGACATAAATGTTATTTGCTTCTGAATATACGATCTGTGATCCAAAAGATGTACTGTTGGTTATGGTCTGTGATAGATTGTAACTCTCAGACAATGCATTATACGTGTAGCAATAAAGCTTTCCAGCACCAGCATCTCCAATAAGGTATCCTGCACTATTAGTGAATGCCACTGCGGAACCAAAAGTCGTTGATGTTGGTTGCTCAAGCTCATTTTGCATTTCATACGTATTTGATTTGAGAAGAACAGCCCAATCACCATCTACGTTGGTGTCTACCCAAACTAAGTTGTCAACGAAATCTGCCTGAGTAAGATCAAGACCTTCAATGTCAGATGGATTTGTTACACGATGTGACTCAAACGTCAACCCGATGCCGTATCCATTAACGGTAGTTTGATTTGCACCAATGATTGATAGGTTAATAGTAACTTGCATGATGTTTGGAACATCAGTAATGATATAGTAGCCATCAATATTTGTTGCAAAGTTAACTATTGAAAGAGGCTGCAACTTAGTTAGATTATGGGGTGCAGCAAAAGTAACAGTTGCGGTAGAATTAAGATTGTTCTGAACCTTGATAACTTGACCAACCGATTTCCATGCAAACACGTTCCATTGGTTAAAGAAGTTTGCTATCCATGCATACTGACCAACATAAAAGTTTTGTATAGGAACAATAGCACCACTGATATCAACCGCTCTAGGAAGTCCAGCGTAGAAATATGATGACATTGCAACGTCATTAAAGTTTACGTATCCTGCTGGCGGATACAGATATGATGCTGCTTCAGCCGTAGTGGTTGTTAGGATGTTAGGGTCGGATACCGGAGTTCCATAGTTGAACAAACCATACAGTGGAACTTCTTGCATTGCTCCATCAGTACCTCCGCCATTTGTTAAGCTAACAATAGATGGATCACCTGACATCAAATCGGAGTCAATTTGGAAATCAACAAAATTATTGTTTAATACGCCACCGAACTGGCTTGACAATATTGCCCAGTTTTCATATGTATTGTATGATATACCACCGGTAGGAAGGGTTGCGCCATCAAATGCGCTAACGGCATTGAGAGTACCCATGTTCTTGATCATATTTTGATAGATTTGAACTTGGGCTTGGCTAGTCAAATCAAGCAGTGCGAGATAGTCTCTTGGGCGATAACCTATCAAATTAAACGCCAATAAGTCTGCATCTTCCTGTAGGTTTGCTTGGTTCACATCATAATATAGCGTACTCTCGTATGCACGAGTTGATGGGTTAGCCAACATACCAAACTGAATATCAGAATACAGAATCTGTTTCCAATATGTAGGGTCAAATGTTTGTGTTGGCTGCACAATGTCAAGTGCCTGCCAATACTTGTTCTTATATGTTACGATTTGACCTTTAGTGTATTTTAGATTACCTGTCCACTCTTGGATGTTGTCTTGACTAATAATGAAACCGCCAGCATTTACCGTTCCATTCCAATCTGCAGATTTTATGCCACGGACATAGATACGATTTTGACGAAGACCAGTTACTAGATTATAAATGATATCATTGAATACGGTAACATTATCAAACACGATGCCGTGTTCAAAGTTGCTCACGTTAAATTGTCCGTAAGCCAATGAGTCTCCCTGATTTAATGGATGTGCACTAAATGCCGTGCCATCGCGATTTACGCAGAGATATTTTAAATCAATAGGATACAAGTCCTGATTCAAAATAAAGTTTTGATTCTGAATCGTTAGTGGTTGAACCACTGCTGTTCCCGGATCAATCTCCATCATTGTTGCTGCTGGATTAAGATTGATTAGACTTCCGTTAGCCCATCCAGTCTGTGCCCAATACAAGAACTCATAAACCATTTGTGTCCAGTTAACCGGAACTCCATTTTGAATTTGATCAAAATTCATTCCTTGCTGTTCAAGATATGCGCCATAACTCATCAAGAACTGAGCAACTTCCTGTGCACTGTAGAATTTAGTGCCATAAGGAACAATGGTTGTTTTAGTTTCCGAATATTTATTAGTTACGTTTACGGATAGCTTTTCTATGCTTAGGTTACTGTATCCACCAGTGAATATAGGATTGGCTACAGTAAAGTATGCGAACAGTTGTGAGTTCCCATATACAGTCCAATATCCGTCATTCTGCTGGATTATTACCCCACTGAAAATTATTTGCTCAAATGGCTGGTTTTCGTATAACAGTACAGAATAGCTCTCATTCGGAATTAGAAGTGAAGCGTTGGTACTATTTGGTGAGCCTTTTTCAATATAGAATTGAAGTTGATTTTGATCACTAAACCCAGCTAGGCGATACACCAATCTTACATCAAGATTATTCAACAGTGTAGTAATGCCGGTGGTTGCATCAACACCTTGCTGTTTGGCAAAGTCAACCATCCAGTTAATATAGCTGGTTTTTGCAATTCCATTTCCATATACTTGAATATTATTCAATACTAAATGGCTTCTATCATTTACCAAATATTGATTAAATTCTTCGCTGTACTTATAGTTGTCAAGGTCTACACCCAAGTTGAAGAACTCTGCCGGTCTTGTGAGAGCGTAGATTCTCATCAAATCAAATGGATATGTAGAACTGCGGCGATATGACAACTCAGTTGGACCATCATCACCAACCTTCCAATCTTTTTGGAAAGTGCTAGGATCATAGTTGCCCACTACAGCAGTCAATGGAGAAAGAAGATCACCGTTTGAATCAACTGGAATTATTGTAGAAAGTCCGGGTCTTGCAACCTCTGGATTTATATATGGGTCACCATTATTCCAAATTAAACCTGCTTCCAAGTCTCCCCAAAGAATACCATTGTCGCTCGTGTATGGTGCAGGACCATATCGTTCTACCCACCAAGTTGGTTGATTTGGAAGACCAAGCATTTCCCATGGAGTTTCATTCGGATTGGTAGTATCATACAGATATTCGTATAAGCCTCTCCAATAACCCTGCTGAATGACAGTGTTGTTAATCTTCACAGCAGAATTGGTATAGTTATAAGAATATTCGTTATACGCAGTATAAAACTGAGTTTTATAATCCAGACGATTCTGACCAATCCAGTTCAAAAATGCTGGACTATAGATTGACAAGAACTCAGACCAAGAATAAGTTGAATCTCTGAAAAAGCCAGGAACAACTTCATATTTGGATATTGGAACCTGTGTGCTCAACTTGAGATTGTTGTAGATTCTATTTTCAAATTCAAACAGGGCTTGGTCACGGAAATCTATAAGAACCCCTAGGGATTCATCATAATCACCATATAGCTTGGTGTATGAACCGTCATGGCCTTTAATAAACCATGTTGGTATAGTATAATCAGAATCCAGAACAACTGCTGGCTGGAATGCAGGATACAGACCCAACTTAGTTGGGGTATTTGGCACATACGAACCATATGTTTGATTGTATTCTTTGATCACTATCTGATCACCAGCTTGAAGCGTAATGAACACCTCAAGAGTTGGAGAATCAGTGCTGATAGAATAATCCACTCCACTTAACAACTGCTTTTCAATAGCAACTCCCTGTGTGGTAGTCAAATGATACACGAGAACGCCATTGTAATTTGCGGTCTCAAAATTATAGATTTGACTTAATGGATAAAATGTGCTACTTGAAAGATTGTTAAAAGTATATGTATTGGAAATATATGGTGTTTGTGATGGCAGCATGTCTGACCAGAAAAATGCCTGATCTGGACTCTTTGCAGAAGTAATCTGCTGCAATGCTGTATCAAGAATCTGTGATGGGGTAAAACGCTGTGTGTAGTTATAGTTCTGTACAGTGTTGACAATAATCTGTTTGTATGTGATATATTCGCGGCTATTATACAACAGTGCATCAAATATGTCATATTGAGTTGAACGCAAGAATGCCCCCGGCAAAACGAGTGATGCCGAGTTCTGAATTATTTTGGTTCCGTATGGAACAAGATTTCCCAAATCTCTGTAATTATTTGCTCCAAATACTGGACCAGATGTGTTAGGCGCATTGATATAAATGTCCTGATACTGGTCACGTATATCACCCATGTTAGCTGTAGTCAAGTTGTCATTTAGTGGGTTATTGTTTAGATTGATAGGAATATCATAATAACCAAACTGACTTACTTCATCACTAAGAACGAATATTTGAATTACTGTTGGGGTTGTAGGTAACGTATTAAGAGTTACAATAGTTAAACTGTTACCAACTTCATAAGTATATGTTGATGGGTCCTGATATACATTGTTGATATATACTTTTAAAGTTGGCCATCCTGGGTTTGAATCTGTAGGCGGAGTTAGTGCGGTGACATCACATACAAATGAATTTGAGACTGCCACAGTTGGATCATAATCATAGCTGAATACTTGATACTGAGTACTATCTGCAATGGCTGTTTGCCATCCCAACTGTCTTACCTCAGTGGTCAGGTCAGTATAATTATAAACATAACCTATATTAACGTTTTCGGTTACAGCAGTGGTTCCGTTAACATAAGAAAATGTATCCAAGTTTAAAGAAACGTCAAAGCTTATATCACCAATATTGTCAATGCTACTGTATCTGATTGGGAATCCAAGAACAGGATCATTAGTTCCAGTGCCAATACCATATGCAAATATCTTACATCCGTTAAACGAAGTACTTACATAAACCGATTGATCGCCCAATGATATTCCATTACTGTCAAAAATATCAAATAATGGTGCTTGGTTAACTGTCTTCTTCTGTTGACCAGATACCCATGGACCATTTATATTTGCGGGATCGTAAAAGAATGTTAATCCTTGATTATAATATCCACGTGAGATGACGGTCTGTTCTTCTGGTAATACAACACCATCCTCTGCTACAGTAAGCGTGATGATTGGAGTTGAGAATGGAGTGATTTGAGAGAACTCAGCAACATAAATTTTGTTTGCTACCTCTGGGTCTTCATCTGCCGCAAAGATAACGCGAGCGCCCGGAAATAGCGCATAATCGCTTACGTCCAAATCTGATGCGACGATGGACACATTATTTCCTGCGGAAACGTTCTGTGCAAACTCCCAAGAAACAGTAAGAGTAAGCGTAGTTGTTCCAGAAATGCTGGTAATCTGTGTATTGACTGGCAGCACGCCTGCCGAATCAGCGATAAACATCAAGTTTGCGAACGATCCTGTTACGGCGCTGGCAGGAACTGTTACAGTAGTAGATGTAGCGTTAGTTACAGGAGCAATGGTAGCAGAATACGTTGTGTATGTTTGAATGTCAGGATAATAATTAAATGATCCAGCAACCTGATTAAGTGCATTCGTTGCCTTCATATCAATATAATCTACTGGCAATTTACCTACAATACCAGAATTAAAGAGTTTTAGGTTTGGATAAAACTCAATGATTGGACGTACAGCACGATTGGATGCAGATGCATAAGTTGTGATGATTGTTGGGTCATTGTTGTATCCGGCAATCGCGCTGATAACATCCGCGTGGAACCAGCGATTGCTTCTGGACCAAGCATTCATGTTTATTGCTCCACGAGCAATAGTGATATAGTCCGGAACGGCAGGTATATTCAACTCGCCATCATAATTTAAATCATCATACCCAGTTGACGAAAATGGAATATATTCTTCTTGAGTAAATGCTTCTGGACAGACCAAAGTGCTTGCAGGAACCAGTTGGATTGCAGTGCCAACTCCTTGCACATAGTACTGGTCCTGTAGATATGTTTCTGGGACCACACTTCCAGAAAATGTTACAAGAAGACCGTTTGTGAAGACCACGCCATTAGGTGAGGTGTATGTCTTTTTGCCAAGAATATCCGTATCAACATCAATAGTAACATTTACATTGTTGTCAACAATGTTGATCACTCCAACGTTTTCTGGATTGGTTCCATCCTGATAATACAATGTATTCAGTGGAGCAGTTATACTTGGAACAAGATTAATATCACCAAGGACATCACGATAAAAAGGAAGACCGATCCATTCTACACCGTAGGTCGGAATAATATTTACTTGAGTAGGAATAACTGATGTTGGAATCAAACGAATGATTGGGTTTGATGGATCGCCAACATATTGCACCGTGTAAAAAGTTTGGTTTACGGTTGAATACAGACCTTCTTCCCACAATCCTTGGTTCACATTTAATGTCATTGAGCCAGAGCCAGTGGTGAGAGTTAGAGGTGTTCCATTAAGAGTTTCTGAAATAGTAAAATCTGTTGAGTTCAATATTGAACTAATAAAGTATACTTGACCAGCAACGATTCCGCCAAAAACTGGATTGTTGCCATTAACAGAAAAGGTTACTGTATTATTCACAGTTAATGATGAGGTGCTTCCTGTTGATAAAGTAAATGCATTGTCTACCGAACTTGACGCACTGACATTAAGAGTCAATGGTGGAATAACTACCTGATTATTTGGATCATATGGATCATTAGGAACGCCTTGATTAGTATCATATGGCGTTTCATTCAAATATTCAGAAGTATATCCTATTTCATTCGGAACACCAGTGTTATAGAACATCACGGTGAGTCCATTGAGAGATGTTATACCATCAATGCCACCAAAGCTGTTTACTAACTGACCTTCAACTTCCGCGAATGGGAGAGTGCTTACCACATCAACTGAAACGCTGCTAGGAAATACATATTCACTTTGTGCGTTTGACAAAGGAACATTGAAAATTACCTCACCGCTAGTAGCGCCATTATTTTCAACGCCATCCACATCACGCAAATACAAATTAGGATGAACAGTTGAATATCCAGAAATACCCGGCTGAGTCTGAATCCAAAACTGTGATGATTGATTAACATTGAACACATATGAACCACCACGCAACAGTGTTATTGGAGGATTAACAGAACTAGAACTTGATGTTCCGGTAGTAATTTCATAACCGTTTGGTAAATCAACAACTGTATAGTTTTCATTATTGTAAATCGTGGAAGTTCCAACGGTCACAGAAGGTGGCCCTTCTGGCAACCAGTAATATTGAGTATAGTTGATAAGCTTGTCTAGATCAGTAAAAGAATCCCATGAATAAAACTGACTAGGGAACAATCTACTGTTATTATTTGTTACGCCACTTTCAAGTGATAATGCATCCAGAATTCCCGGATATGTAATAAAATCGGTTGCAGTTCCCGCTGGTGGATTCACCGAGGTTGATGGTGCCGTAAACACAACTGCCGGGTCCAATTGGTAGTTAGCACGAGTAGTATTTGGTTCAGTGACATAATAGTCATTGGCGTTAACGCCATACCCAATCTTACTGCCTACGTAGCCCTGAATCTTCATTGAGCTTGGTGGGTTTACCAATTGATCCAGTGTTGCTCCCAAAAATTCTGCATTAGTAGCAGTTTGGAAGATGTTTGGGAGAAAGTTTAGTGTTCTTATTCTAGCCATGTATGTACTTATCTTACTTGTAATTCAGCGGGTGTAAGTGCCGCTATCACCATGATGTCGTTTGCTGTAGCAGCGTTTACAAAGATTTCATAGGGCAAGCATGTGATTTCATATAGGTCTCCAAAGGGCTGTGTTGGATCATTTGATACCAAAACTGCTGAACTTATCAAGTCTCCGCATTCATTGTGAAGATAGGCACTCAATTCTGAGAAATAAAAAGTATCACCAAAATTCCAGTTGTTGATGTTGAAATAGTTATTCATGGCTGTCAACACGGCACTTTGAATTTCGCTATTGCTTGCACTGGTATTAGCTGCCGGAACGACTTTGATTGTTCCTTGAAGTGCTGGTGCAGCTTTTGCTCCAAACAATGGCTTAAATACTACGCTATTGAGAATCACAGAATCACTTAGCATCTTGTAATCCTGAATCAATGGATAATCTTGCGATAGTTCATTGATTGTAGGAACATCTGGTTTTGGAATAGTATTAGTGGTATCCTGAATCCAGTTCGTATACTGAGTATAATACGATTGAGTGACCAGATACAAATCAATAATGTTAGTCACAACAGGATCAATACGATTGGTATTGTTTGAGTTGTGTCTATACTGATATGACAGTCCTTGTCTGCCCGGTAGCATGGTATACTGTGGCTGAATCACCATGGTGTATGATGGAGTTATTACTGTTGGGTCCTGCACCGAGGTGTAAAAGTTGTTTTCTGCGTAAGCATAAAACAGTTGACCAACAGGATAATCATACTTGACAACTTCAATCTGAGATATGGTTGGGTATTGATAAGAAACAGCAGATGAAGGGACGATGTAGTCTCTTGTCAAGTTTAATGGATCAACTACAGTTTCAAAGAACACATAGACACCAACGTTTGTGCTTCCATTTACGTATCCGGTAATGTTACTGAAGAAATCCGGATTCAGAATCAACTGACGATTATTTACATCAGTTGCCGCAACTTCAACTTGGAAATCATTGACGTATCCATCAGACTCAACAGTTTGCCCAACTATATTCAATGATGTGTCTTGTCCGAGAGGGACGCTATTTCCAAATTGAGAGTTGATTCCCAACACATTAACAAAATCCTGTAGTATCTGACCAGAATATGGGTCGTATACCACCTGATTTGAATCAAACGTAAATCTGGTATCGGAAACCGATCCGAAATAATAAGTCAACGCATTGTAATAAACGATATAGTTATTATTTCCTGTACTCTGTAAATTGACGAATGCAGCAGGATCATTGTATGTTGATATTGACCAACGATCTTGATTAATAGGAAGAGAGTTATTAAATACCAAAGAGAAACTCTGCTGAAGTTCCATTCTGATAATGGCTTCTTGTATATTAGCCGAAGAAATAATATTATCAAACACAGGAATCACTTGTGTTAGTATTACCCCAGATGGTAGATAACCATTAACTTGTACCGGTCCAGAACCATTTGAGAAGCTTCCAATTCCATTGTTGCTTCCATCACCGATAACATTCAACACTGTGGTCCATACCGAAGTGCTATTATTTGGTCCGGGGATACCGGCTACAAGACGATTATTTGAGTCAAAATAATAACCAGTAGGAGCACTAAACTGACAAATTGCACCAGTAGTCACATATTTTAGATTGCTACTTGAATACGTACCAACTGTCATCGGAATCTGTGCAGCCTGCACATATGTATATAGATATCCAGTTTCCGCCCCGGTGTCTACTGTACTTGTTTGCCAATAAACTGTTCCCGGACCAACTGTTGAGTTGACAGCATATCTTGGATAGTTCTGAATGTAGTATTGATTAGCACGATTTAACCCGAGCACCGAAGCTAGGTTGTTGGTGAAGAAAGAAATAATATCACTAGTAGTGTTGATGGTTAACGTCAGTGTACCATCGGTATTATCCTGATATAATGCCCCATCTGAACCGAACGAGTTTGTACTTGAATATTTTCCAGTTGGGTCAAGCAAGTCAAGGTTCTTTGATACACCAACAGATGAACGGTTCACGGCAGTTGACTTAATAATAGAACTATAGAGAGTGTATGGGAAATTGCTATAATCTTCGCCATTTACCATACGGTTCTGCGTGTAATAACGCAATGGAGCACGTTGCTTAATGTCAGTGATTGTTTCACGTGCCTGTGCATTTGACACCGAAGTTTGCAACGATAGTGCCAGTGTGAGGGTCTGTGCTCTTCCAGTATTATCAATGTAAGTGAATGATACTGAAAGACCTGACATTTCAGTTGGATCAATCGTGTATGTTAGAGCATTACCAGAACGAACATATGATCTGAAATTGCCTACAGGAATCTGAGAAAATACTCCATCACCGAAGACATAACTTACTGTATCGTTTACACCAGAGTAAACAGAGAATAATGGATTCAAAGTTGTTGGGCTTTGTAAGTAAGCATTTGCATAGATATTGTCTACTTGAACCCAAGGTGTTCTGGTTCCATCACTGTTTATCTGATACAACCAAGTATCGGTATTATTTATTCCTTCAATTGTTCCTATTGGAATAATCTGATTTGATATCTGCTGTTGAAGGCTAAAGTCGTAGTTTTGTAATGTGCCTTGTTTGAAGTAAAAGAAAAATCCAGTATTAGGACTTCCGAACCCAAGCTGGTCGTTACGATAAACCATGTTGAACTGTCCAGTTGGTGCTGGTGGAATCTCATAGATATAATCTTGATTGACAGAAGTTACACTAACCAATTCAAAATTCATACCTTGGTTGTCAATTGTTGCGTTAAAAGGAATGATCGGCAGTGCATTAGGAGCGATCTGAATCGCATATTCACTAGTGGTTACACCCAAAATATCCTGTGTATTTCCCGGCTTACCGATTCTCTGAGAGTTAATGATTGCCGCATTGAATATTGTGTTGAACTGTTCTAACCAGTTAGGATTAGCCGGGTCATTCCATAGAACTGGAATATTACTCAAGTTAAAACCGTTGATGTCCGTGATATTTTGCGTGGTTGATACGCTCGTTACCTTGAGATATCCTTGGGCAGCTAAGTTACGTTTTGGTGTATATCCGACAAGATTGGCAAGTTTAATAACTGAGTCTCTACGCTCAGCAGTGTCCATAAAGTTTTCGCGAGCATTTAAGTCATCACGAAAAGCAAGACCTTGGCCCATGAAAGCAATAACATCCAAGAGGGCAATAAATTCTGACGATTCAGTATAATCATTGAAAGTTTCTGGATAATACAGACGTAGATAGTCTACGAAACTCTTACGAAGTGTTTCGTAATCATAGCTTTGAAAGTCAGCCTGTTGGTATGTCTGATAGATTGTCTTCCAATCGTTTACTCCAAACAATGCTGATTGTCTTGAACTTGTTGCCATAGTAACTCTCTTTTATGATATATTTATCATTATCAAAAAGGAGGTTTTTGGTTTATGACAGTCCTGCTGTATTATTTTGTTGATCAAAAAAGACGTTCAAGGTCTGAGGATTGTTGAATGGAACGATAGAAAGCTGAATCTCTAAAAGAATACCGTTGTTCTGTGGGTATGCCTTGAGATAGTTTATGTCCAATCTCGGGTCCAGTGAAGCTACTCTTCTTATTTCATTTTCTAGCTGCCTTTGCACATCACCGGTATTAGGTTCAAATACAAAATCCCACAATGTGGTACCATAACCCGGCTGACCAACTTTTGAACCAAGAGGTATGTTTAACGCATTAATGAAATCTTGCAACACCAACTGCCCATCAGTCATGGTATATTTTTTACCAGAATAGATGGGCCGGGTCGTTGTTCCTCCTCCGTTATCAACCCCATTTATGAGATTGGTGGATTTTGGCTGACATGCATTTATTGTGCTGAATCCTATATAAGTTACCATAATACTATTTAGTCCTTAAGAACCTGATGCTGGCCCCGTTATACCAGATATTGAGTTGCTTATTGCCTGCAAATTAGCCGCTGCTGATATTTGCAACGCCTGCGTGGATGTTCCTGCCAATCCATTTAACAGTGCTTGGTTATTAGCCTGAGACAAAGAATTAGCAGTGGAGTTAAGCGATGAAAAATCACTCGTCAGTGATCCCGCGCTCGTCGCAAGTGCACCAATTGCAGAAGTAGACAGCGTTGATGCACCTACTCCATTTGGCAGGGCATTTGACAAACCAGTGACACTTCCTGTAACTGAGGCAAGTCCTATCGTTGGGCTTCCTCCGGTTACTGATCCCAATAGACTTGAAATCGTAGAATTTGATGGGTTTGTTCCAGATGCATCTGCTGCTGCAACTGCGGTAGCAGTCGCATTCGTAGTTGTTGATGTCATAGATGCGGCGGTGCTTGCGGTTCCTGCTCCGCCGTCTATTGCTGCCGAGTTACCCAAATCATCTAGCTGCTTATTCAACGAAATATATGTAGGATCATTGAACAATGCCATATATGCATTATATGCAGAAGTGATGCCAGGATCACCAGCAGGTAGCGTTGCTTGAGCAGCTTCATATGCTTGCTTGGCAGCATCAATTTTATCATCCCATGCTTGAAGCTGATCCATAATCTTAAAGCCTTGGTTTGCATTTGCTATCAACGCATCTGCTTGATCTTGCGTACTTTGTGATACGCCACCAACAAGATTTGGCATAGGAATACCTGGGTCGCCCAAAACTTTTGTTATTTGAGAAGTAATACTTGTGCGATCCGTGGTATTGACACCGAGAGTAGGAAGTTTGATGGTAGAAGGTCCACCAGAAGCCAACGATGCAATAGAAGATTGCAACTGAGCTATGGCTCCAACTGGCAAACCGGCAGACGCAAGTGCAGTAAGTCCATTTAGTTGTCCCTGCGCACTTCCCAAAGCATTTGATACTGTGTTGCCCAATGATCCTCCTGCTAAGCCTGACAATGAAGATGATATTCCACTCATCGCGGCTGTCTGTGCTGAATTTATAGCACCAGAAATTGCGCTTAAACCGGGTATAGAGTTTACAGCACCCGGTGCATTGTTTATGATAGAACCGGCAGTGCTTATTCCTCCCGGAAGATTACTCATTCCACTTGCGAGTGCAGAAGAAACAGAGGATGAACCGCCAGCTTGAATAGATGCGGCAGATGATGCCAATGAAGACAGTCCTCCTGTAGATATAGTTGGACCTGCCCCTGCTATAGCACTTACAGAGTTTACTGCGGTCTGTATTCCTCCTACTATAGGATTGATCGCATTGACAACTGATGTTACCCCAGCCACTGCTCCACTCACGGAACTAGCAACACCGGTTATTCCGCCTATAGTAGTTGTTATTGTATTTGGCGTAGCTGATAATGTAGTTGCTGCTGTTGACAATACATTTGTTGCCTGTGTTATTGATCCTGTAATTCCGCCAATACTATTGTTTAACAATCCTGCTGCTGCGTTTACCGAACCAATAGCAGAGGATGCAGCATTTAATGCCCCAGAAGCGGCTGAGGCTATACCTGATAGTCCAGAAGTTGATATTCCAATACTGTTTGCTGCACCTGCTATACTTGATAGTCCTCCTGCCAAGCTTGCAGCCGAATTAATAGTGCTAGATAGCCCACCGAGGGCACTGGATGCGGCACCAAGCACCGAACTACCCAACTGTGAACTCTGGCTTGCTGTTGCTGCTGCAGTGGCCGCGTTGGCTTTTGCAATAGCAGTAAGATTTTGTGGTACACCAGCCTTTAATGGCTTAAATGAATTCTTGATGGCGTTAAACGCTGATGCTGCAACACCTTCTGCCTGATTCAAAAGATTTGCCAAACTTGGAACACTTCCCATTGCGGTGAGTGCACTTGCGATTCCACCGAGGCCACCAATAGATGATGCCAATCCGGCTGCTGCTGATCCTGATCCTATTGCATTCAAAGCTGACTGTGCCGTGTTAAGTGCACCAGTAACTTGTCCTACTGCTCCAGCAACTTGTCCTACTGTGCTATTGACTACACCAGCGGCGGCACCGGCCAATGCACCAGCAGCGCCTCCTACAGCGCCTCCTACAGCATTTGATACACTGTTGGATACTCCGCCGATACCACTTGACGTTGCAAGTTGACTGGTTACTCCACTTATAGATTGAACAGCAGCCAGTGTTGAGTTGATCCCACAGGTAGCGGCAGCAGTTACCAATCCCGCAACCTGTGCTGGTGCTTCGGCTCCGGTTATTGCACCTGCAGCACCAAGTGCAGTTTGTGCTTGTTGCATGGTATTAACTAATGCTGTAGCTTGTGCTACCGGATTCTGAACCAATGCAGTCAGATTAGTTGCCCCCGGAGCACCAGTAAACAGATTGTTTGTCATCGCTGATACGGCATTTGAACCAGATGATATTAATCCATTGACCAGAGTTGAAGCACCTGGTTTTAAAACCCCAGCACTTGATAGCTGTGATGGCGTTAGAGCAAATGAACCTACTGCACACACATTTCCTGTTGCAGTTGAAATTACTGCTGCACCTTGTGATGTGGCGGCGGCTAATGGCCCATTAGCAGCCTGTTTTGCAACGCCTGCTACCATTGCTGATGTAGTGTTTGTGTTAAGTGCAGCAGATACTGGAGGTGTAGATGGAGCAGACGCAACGGTAGCCACTGCGGGAGGAGTTGCTGATGGTGTTGCTGCTGCGGCAGCAGTAGTTTGTTGAACTGCCGAGGAAGAAGATGCTGGTAAATTTGAAGAAGCATCAAGTGACGTTTTTACGTCTACGCCTTGTCCCGCATTTGCCCATGGTGCGTGTGCGGGTGCGCGCGAGCATATTGAAAGTAATTTTCCAGGAGCAGCCATGAAGCCTTTGGTTTGATCGTATAGCGTATCAGTTTGTGCAACCAAAGGAATGATTGGAACTGCTACTGGTGATGTTCCGGGAGCACCACTGTTTAAATTTACTTTTGATCCGTTTACGTATGCCTGACCTCCACCGACGAGTGATGCGTCACCTCCTGCACCAAGTGCAATTGCTCCACCAGCAAGCACTGTATATTTGCCGAGTGCACTAAAGTTAATATCTTGCGTTGCTCTACCTGTTATAACCTGTTCAGAGTTAAATCGTATGTTCTTACCTTGGAAATTCATATCTTCCATTGCATGAATATTGATATTCTGGTCTGCATGGAGGTTTAAGTCACCCTGGGTTCTCACATTAACTGAGTTAGTAGAGTACATATCAATCGTGCCCTCTTTACCCAACTCAATATATGATTGGCCATTTGAGTGGAGAATCATTAATGTCTGACCATCATCGCTCATTAGAATTTGATGACCAAGTGCAGTTCTGATTCTTATAAGCTGGTCGCGACCGATGACATCCCCATCGTCCATAACGATTGAATGGCCGCCGCGTCTTGCCACAATTTGAAGTTGCGTGTTTTTTGATGGGTCTAGATTATTTGGTAGAGTTGAGTCATCATACCCACCAGCATAGATTGGTCTTCCGGGTGTGGATACACCCCAACCAACGCGACTGGCTGGTTCACGTGAAGCACTAGACGAAATAGGTCCACGAATAGGATCACGTATGATTCCTTGCTGGTTCATTATAGAAGCAGTATAACTATGTACTGGTCTAGGAGATGAATTAAACTGTGGGCTGTTTGTTTGACTTGGATTATTAGTATTCATGTTAGTCACTGGTAGCCTGACAGCACCACCATAACTCTCAGCTTCACCATCATTTGCAACAATATTATCAGATGAACCTATAGCAGGAACCATGTGCAGGGATTCAGGTTCTGGAACAGAACCTATATAAAAACCATAGTTTTGGTCACCATTAACGAATATACAAATAACCTTAGTACCGATATCGGGAGGAGCGTTCCATTGCCCATATGAACTAGGATTAGATTTATATGTCCCATTATCATCACTCCCACTTCCTGCTGTAGGTTGGACCGTCCCAAAAAATGTACTGAGGTAGCTTACTGTAACCCAATTATCGGAACTATCCGAGTCGTTTGGACTTTTGTCACCAAGAAGAACTTTGATACGTCCAGAACATGTTGGGTCAATATTATCTTTGACTATACCAAAAACAGGAAAGTTTTTAGTATTTCCTCCACTGGTCTTTGCTGGATCGGCGGTTTTTAGTGCACCTGTCGTTTTCACTGTGTCTAATGGCATATGTTATTCTCTTTATAAGCTATTAATTTTCGGTACTATTGCTACTCATACTAACCCAAGATGAAGTTGTAGAATTCCATACATAATTTGAACCCGGAGGTGTTCCCACAGGGTTAGCCGAGCTACTAGTGGCGACACCATCATCATTTGCTACTCCTTGAGAAGTCGTTGCTTGGGTTGGTGTATTGGTAGACGTGTTAGTTGGGGTTTGTTGTGGCTGAGCATTATTAACCGGAGGATCAGCAACAGTACCGGAATTCGTACTACTCTTTGTTGGGTTCGTGCTTGGTCCACTGGCGGTTCCGGTACTTGACGTTGTTGGTCTTGCGTTTCCAGTATTGGTAGGCTCAGAATCCTGCATGGTATTCACTATTCCTTCCAATTTCTGTTTAAATGATCCATTGGAAAAAGTACTAGTAACATCAGTCAACATATAACTAATACCTTTTACATTAACATTTTGTGGATATTTAAAAAACAAAATACTATCGTTAATGGAAAGTGTTCCGGGATTTCCGGTTATACCTTGACCATTTGTACTGTTTGCAGGTATAATGTTTACGCCACCCGATGAATAATCAACCGCTTCTTTGAAATTTACCTCTATGAATACCTGACCTCCATTTGGGTTTATAGTAAATCCATCCGGCCCATAAAACTGATCATATACAGTGTTAATACTCGATTCAGTGACGGACATGAGATAATCAGGATCACCAAAAATAGTCATTGACATATCTGCATATGCAGTCGGATCATACAAATTGGTTATATAGGAATTTTGTGCTTCCATACCATCACCAATTTTGCCAGTAGTTGGTTGATTTGTTTTTTGATTTGGTGCAAGAGCAATATCTTGCTGACTAGCAGATGTTGGGGGAGACTTATTGGAAGTAGTAGATGTTCCGGGCTGGGCATTTCCTGTATTGGAACCGCCACTTCCATTATTGTTACTTTCGGATGCTCCTCCTATAACATAGTTATAGTACAGATTATTCATATTCTGCTCATATGATATGATTTCTGAATTTTGTCCAGTGTACCAGTAATCATATCTTTTATGAGGACCATAATATGAAGGGCCACCTTTAGCGTAGGGAGTTTCAACAACCGGCGTTTTATACACTGATATTACATAATTGATATTGTATGTCCAATCTTTTATAGAATCGTCCCATTGTGGTTTTGATATCTCTGGACTACAATTGTACCAGTTTATTTCAGCTTTTCCAGTACTTGTTACAGTTGGTTGTCCTCCCTTTTTCGGATCGGCTTCAGGAACAGAAGCATAGATTGCGTTGAGAGCATCTGACAAATATGTGCTTTGCGCGATTATTTGGTTTATAGCTGCAAGAATAGTTTGATCATTATTGAATGTTATGCTTCTTGCTTTTGTGTTTGTGATGGCGCGTATTTCAGTTGCAGCATTTGATTCTTCTGTTGTTTTTGCAGAACTAGTTGGCGTTTTCGATTTGTCTAAATCTGCTTGAGAGAAGATAGAAGCATTATATATAAGTTCAGTTCCAGGATTAAACGTTACGGTATACGTGTTTGCCAATTTAGATATAGGTGGATTCTGTTTCTTTTGTGATGACGATATCGTGTTTAGTTTTGTGAACAGATCGCCAATCAGTTCATCTACCGTTGTTCCAGTAACAGTTATATTATAAGGAATAATCCCCCTTTTAGTGGAATATGCCGCGCCCGGAGAAAGAGCGGCTGCTTCTACTGCATACTGCACAACCCTTCCATCAATTTTGGTTTTAACGGCAGTAATACCTATATCATGAAAAGTCTCAAAAAGCGCACCATTAGATGAATTTGGGTCTAGTGGACTGCCATCAAAAACTTCAGTAGGTTTAACTAAGTTTCCAGATGAATCATATCCAAAAAAACGAATACCTAATATAAAAATTTGTTTGGTTGGATTTTGTGGATTGGATTTTCCTATTGATTTTGAATATTGATCAATAGCATCAGATGCTGTTCTTAATCTAGTTATGAATGAAAAACCATATGGTTCTGTTATTGTGAAATTTATGGTACTTTCATTTGTAGCACTTTTTGTTTGTTTTCCACTTATTGCCTGCTTAATAGTAAGGTTATCGATGTAATAATCATATTGAAACCCAGCAGCACGTTGACTATCTTTGTTGTTTACACCACCACTTTGTGCAATAATAAACGCACCTGGACCAGTTCCTGCACCAGTAGGACTGATATTACTTCCATTGAGTATGTTTATGTTTGTTCTACCAGAAGCCACAAATGCGTCATATGCGTCAGGAGTAATCATATACAATGTTATTTGATATGTGTAACTTGAAAGATACGCCAATGGATTTTTCAATCTTCTACCCGGCGTAGAATTCGCAACTGTTTTTTTTGGAGTTTGAACAACACTACTTGTCCCACCAGTGTTTGTTACTGGTGTTGCTGCATTTGGATTTGGTGGCGTGGATGAGGGACCACCTGATACTGGGGGAGTTGGGTTATTGGGTTGCTGTGGTGCACCAGTGGGATTGGTAGTGGTAGAAGCACTATCATCATTTGATGGAGAATTTAATATTTGTGTAGTTGGTGTTATTGCACCCATCTCAGATTCCTAAATATGCCTGTAAGGTAGACAGTGTTGGGACATATATCCCTGTTCCAGCAGTAAAGTTAAAATATGGGTCCGGACCTAAACTGTTTGGATTTCTTGCAGCAAAAACCCACCAGAGTCTTTGATCGTTATACAAGTCATATGCCAACATGTCTGGTCTATACTCATACGCTGCAGGTATAGTATAATAGATGTCACTGGAATTTCTAGGCAACAGTCGGTATTGCATAACATCTAAATATTTGTTATCTACAACATTAGTTGTATAATACGGACTTGTTGCAGTATAAATTGTTTGATTATATGCCATTACCACATACCTCCACCAGGTCTTCTTGTTCCTGCCAATAATTTACCAGATGCATAATCCGCAAGACTGAACTGATTGGAAATCTGATTTCTACTTATGATTGGTAAGCAAGTTATTGACAATTGTATTTTTGTAGGAACCCATGTTACACCAACACTAGCCCCTTGCTGAGAAGCACCATAATTTGGCGGTGGGGGAGTTCCTCCCGGAGAAATCAATGACCCCAATCTGTTTATCGCGCTTGATATGCTCTGAATACTATTCTGTAAGCTCCCCGCAGGAGATGGTGCTTGCGTTTTAATATAATCAACATCGTTTGGCAAACTATATGTGAAGTTTGTTATGGCCAATGGATGAGCAGAAAACTGATAGTCACCCATGCCATACATATAACATAAAGGTGGTGGAGTTCCGGGTTTAGGATTCTGATCTTGCCCATAAAACATTTTAGTCATAGTTCTAAAGAAGTGAATGACTGCCAATAAGTAGTTTGCTTCTGACACATCCTGTGCAGTAAAATCGCCCGTAATAGAAACACTATCAATAGAACTGCTAGTATATTGATTGATAGCATAGTTACTATGGGTTGGTGAATCACTTGAATACTTAGCAGCATAACTTACTTGAATCTGTGGAGTATACGGGAATATAACTCCATCAGTACCACCCTTTGTTGATAGAGGTTTTAAAATTCCCGGATTATTTGAGTTATACAAATAAGTTGCGCCGGGTGCTAAAGATAGTCTTACTCGCCAGTCTGCTTTGGCAGCAAACATCGCCTGATCTTGTGCCGTAGCAGATGCTTGGGTTGCTGCGACATTCCCGGTCAATCCCGATGCTGAACCAGTAGCAGATGATTGTGGGGCTTGAATGGGTGGAGTCTGTATATTATCTATAGCCGATGTATCAATAGGAGCAATAGGTATCGGATCAGTTGATATTGATGCAGCAGGTATTTGGGGCACAGAAATGGTTGGGTCTACTGCACCACCTTCATCTGGGTCCCATGGAGTAGGGTCAGATACTGTTGGCCCAGTCGTTGCGTTATTGTCTATAGTTGTATTCGTATTCGGATCAGTGGTTGTTGCTGGACTTGATTCCGTAGAAGGGGTTGATGCCGTTTGCTGAGGCTGCTGTAACGTTGCTTGTATCTGATTTTCTTGTGATTGTATAGCATCACCTAAATTGCCAGTCAGACCCTGAACAGCAGCTATAGTCGCAGGATCGGTAATAGTCTGAGTTTGACCATTAACCTTTAGTGAAAGACTTACTATATTTCCATTAGCATCATAGTCATAACCCCCCGTACTTATACTATAACTCGAAGATGACAGATTGTATGATGATCCATTAGGTAATGTAAAGCTTGAGCTATAAGTTCCCGAATCAGGAGAATATGTAGTTGTTACTACTGCGCCGCCTGTAATGGTAGTTGGTTGACTTGTATTATCTGCCATATTTTCCTCTGATAAATAGACTTTGCTCTATTTGTATTTATCGCTCAAAAAAACTCGTTTTTTTACCCATAACTGTTGTATTTTTACAACAGGGATAGTACAATAGTAATCTACGCAGAGGATCAACCGTGGCGATTAAACCAAAGAAACCAATAAACTACTTAAACAATAGAGACATTCTCAAAGAGATACACAAGAGCAAGGCAACATACTGTTATTATACCCAACCAGAGTATCACATGTATGATCTGATTATTGATGCTCCGGAAAGTTCAATAGAGTTTAGCCTTGAATACGCACTTAAAGATGAACAAATACAGACTGCAAAAATAGTTAGAGCGGCAAGGTTATCACAGGAATCAGAACAGAAAATTCTTCCAGATTCTATCCCTACACAAGATTTAGTTTTTCGCGTTATGACTTGGGATCACATTCCGGTATCACAGAAGCAACCAAGAAAGACCACCAAGAAGAAAACCGCCAAGGACATCATAGCATTTGACGAAGATGATGTTGAGGACTTTTCAGACTTAGAAGATAAGTCAACCAAAGGCGAGGTGGATGATATGGTTCACGTAAAGGTTAACTTCCCTCCATTCCAACATTTTAAACTTGATGAAACCAACACATTTAGATGTGTTGGTAAATCTCATTGGGTTGATGGCATTGAGAATGGACACTTTTCTAAAGATCACGGCAACATCACTAACAAGTTAGCTCGTATGTATATGATGCTTTGTGAGAAGTATGCTATGAAGTTCAACTGGCGCGGCTACACTTACAATGATGAAATGAAGGCGAGTGCCGTTTTACAGTTAACTTATGTCGGTCTACGTTTCAACGAAGCTAAATCGGCAAACCCATTTGCCTATTATACAGCAGCAATCACGAATAGCTTTTGCCGGGTGTTAAACACGGAAAAGCGCAATCAAAGCATTCGTGATGACATTCTTGAGATGAATGGATTGAACCCGTCATTCTCGCGACAGATGAGTACGCCAAAGGCACCGATCATAGAATAATATTATCAATTGTACCATATTGATTGATTTTTTTGTTCAAATGGTCTATACATAAGTTATGTCGAACCTATTCAAAAAAGCAGCAGTATTCACCGACATACACTTTGGACTAAAGAGCAATAGCCTGCAACACAATCAAGATTGTGCAGACTTTGTTGATTGGTTTATAGAGAAGGCAAAATCTGAAGGGTGTGAAACGTGTTTGTTTTTGGGTGATTGGAATCACCACAGAGCAAGCATTAACATTCACACCCTCCAGTTTGGTCTTCGTGCATTAGAAAAACTCAATGCATCGTTTGAAAAAGTGTATTTCATTCCCGGCAACCATGATCTCTACTACCGAGACCGTAGAGACATTCATTCAGTTGAGTGGGCATCTCATCTGCCTAATGTGACCATCGTAAACGATTGGTTCAGTGAAGGCAATGTTGTGATCGCTCCTTGGCTGGTGGGTGAAGACTATAAGAACCTACCCAAACTAAAGGGTAAGTATCTTTTCTCGCATATGGAACTACCAAACTTCTATATGAACGCAATGGTTGAAATGCCAGATCATGGCGAAGTCAACCTTGATCACATCAAACACTTTGATCGCGTATTTTCTGGACACTTCCACAAGCGCCAATCCAAGAAAAACGTCTGGTATATTGGTAATGCCTTCCCGCATAACTATGCAGATGCTGGTGATGATGCGCGTGGTATGATGATATTGGAATGGGACCAAGAACCTGAGTTTTATTCATGGCCCGGACAGCCAATGTTCCGTGTATACAAACTCAGTGAGATTCTTGACAATCCAGAAGGATTACTTCTTCCGAAGTCAAACGTGAGAGTTCATCTTGATATTGACATCTCATACGAAGAAGCAAACTTTATCCGAGAAACTTTAATCCCGACATACAGTCTTCGTGAAATGGCACTTATTCCAGTAAAGAATAGTGAACATTCACAAGACTTGGCACCGGGAGAACTAAAGTTTGAGTCCGTTGACCAGATTGTATTAGAAAGTATAAATAACTTAGAAAGTTCCACCTTCGATAGGAATTTACTAAGGAGCATATATGATAATCTGTGAGTATTGTAAATTAGAGGCAGCGCACACCTTCAAAAACGGAATTCATTGTTGCAGTAAAAATGTGTCTGGGTGTCCAGAAATCCGAGCAAGACGAGAGAATACCGCTATGGTGAAATACGGAGACAAAAACTTCAAAAACCACACCAAAGCAAAAAAAACTAAGCTAACACGGTACGGTGATGAAAATTATAATAATCGCCAGCAAGCAGAAGCAACGACAACTAAAATGTATGGAGTTTCCAATGTTAGTAAAATAGAAGACATAAAAGTAGCGAAACAATCTACCTTTAGTAAAAACTATCCTATAGGGTCATCCGAAAGAACTGACTTAGGTAATACCAGGGCAATCTCTTGGAAATCGAATGTTGTGTCCGAGATTACGGACAAAATAAAAACTACGTGCGCAGATAGGTATGGAGTGGACAATCCGAATAAAAACCCAGATATCGTTTCTAAACGAAAGCAAACAAACTTGGCTAGATACGGACAGCAGCCCGGATTCGGCACGGAGAAGTTTAAAAACACCATTAGACAAAAATACGGGGTGGAGAATGTCTCGCAACTCGCAGAAATTCACGAAAGACAACAGCGACCTAATTGGAAATCATACACTCTTCCTTCCGGAAAAATTATTAAGGTGCAAGGATACGAAAACTTAGCGCTGGATGCATTGATGTCGGTGTATGACGAAAATGATGTTATTACGGTTAGGAAAGAAATACCGGCGGTTTGGTATGAACACGATAACATACGCAGAAGGTATTATCCAGATATGTTAGTTGTGCCTACCAACACGATAATAGAAGTTAAATCGGAATACATTTTTAAAAATAATGAAGAAGTCAACATGAAGAAAAAAGATGCATGTTTATCCATGGGGCTGGCATTTGAGTTTTGGATATACGAATCAAAAACACACGAACTAAGAAAGCTAATATATCCCGCATGTCAATAATTTTGAAAAACATAACACTGCGTAATTTTCTTTCAATCGGGGCAGTTTGCCAAGCTGTCAACTTTGATAGCAAAGAACTAACACTCATCATGGGTCAAAACTTAGACCTTGGTGGAGATGGTGCAAGAAACGGAACAGGAAAAACCACCCTGATTCAAGGGCTGGCATATGCTCTATTTGGATCACCGATCAATAGCATTCGCAAGGATAACCTAATCAACCGAACCAATGGTAAGGGAATGATGGTAACTCTAGAGTTTAATGCAAATGGCATTGATTACAAGATTGAGCGTGGACGTAAACCAAACATTCTTAAGTTCTATGCAAACAGCAGCTTGCTAGAGGGTAAGGATGATGCTCAGGGAGAAAACAAGGAAACACAGGCTGCAATTGAGCGCGCTATTGGTATGTCTCCTGACATGTTCAAACACATTGTCGCGTTGAACACGTATTCTGAACCATTTCTGGCTATGAAGGCAAATGATCAACGTCAGGTCATTGAGCAGTTACTTGGTATCACTTTACTGTCTGAGAAGGCAGAAGCCATCAAGGAAAAAAGTAGGGCGAACAAGGAAAGCATTCAGCAGGAAGAGTTCAAGGTAAAGGCCATTGAAGAGGCAAACAGGCGCATCCAAGAGCAGATTGATGCGCTTAAGAGAAGACAGACACTTTGGATCAAAAAGCACGAAGAAGATTTAAACAAGCTTGTCGCAGATTATGACGAACTGACGAAGATTGACATTGATGCTGAACTTCAAGCACACAAAGACCTTGCTGCGTATCAGATCACCAAAAAGAAGCACGATGATCGCAATGCTCTTATTTCTCGCCAGATAGCATGGAAGCAGAAGCAAGACAAAGACATTGCTTCTTTACAAAAAACTTACGATACACTGAGTCGTATTGACATTGATGCTGAACTTCAAGCACATCTTGACTTGGTTACATACAACCAAAATAAGACACAGGTTGATAATGCAAAGATCAGAGTAAAACAACTTGAAACGAGTTTAGTTAAAGACCAAAAGGCAATTGACAAACTCACTAGTGAGATTAAAACTCTTGAGAGTAACAAGTGTTATGCCTGTGGTCAAGACTTCCATGATGATAGCCATTCGGACGTTATTAACTCCAAGCGTGAACTCTTATCATCTGCTATGGCAGAGTTGGACCAGACCAAAAATGATTTAGAAAAAAATAAACTTTTAATCGTAGATTTTGGTCAACCTCCAGTCACTTACTATAAGACTCACGCCGAAGCAATCAAGCACAGTTCTGAACTTGAAAACATTCAAAACCAAATCATAGCGAAGCAGAACGAATCTGATCCATATGCGGAGCAAATCTCAGAAACTGATGCCTTAGAAACCCTTGGAACGCTTCCTAAGACTATATACGATACGGAGACACAGGCGATTGAACATCGGTCTACTGTGGCAAGCTTATTGCAGCAGATTGAACGTAAAGTCGCGGAGAGTGATCCTTATGCGGAACAAGTAGTTGAAATGGAATCTCAGGCATTACAAGTTGTGGATTTTGAAAAGATCAATGAACTGTCAAAGTATGGTGATCACTTGAAGTTTCTACTGGACTTGTTGACGAGCAAAGATTCCTTTGTTCGCAAGAAGATCATTGATCAAAACTTGTCATATTTGAACGCAAGACTTACTCATTACTTGGACAAAATGGGACTTCCTCATACTGTCATTTTCAAGAATGACTTGTCGGTTGAAATCACTGAACTCGGGCGTGAACTTGATTACTACAACCTATCACGTGGTGAGCAGAACCGACTAATTCTTGGGTTGTCGTTTTCGTTTAGAGATGTATGGGAGAATTTATATTATCCCATCAATGCGATGTTTATTGATGAACTGCTGGATAATGGTACCGATGCGGTTGGGATGGAAAATTCAATGACGGTCCTTAAGGATATGAACAGGACCCGAGGAAAATCAATATGGCTAGTCAGCCATAAGGATGATCTAACCAACCGCGTCAATAATGTTCTCAGTGTTGTCAAATCGGGTGGGTTCACCAGTTATTCAATGGTAACTGAGTCAGAATAAATTGATAAATGGGTGTGAGTCGCGGGAGTCCATTCCCCACTCATACTAATGCTAATCATTAATAAGGAGCATCAGCAATGAATATTTATCATAAAACATTACCATATATCTATAAATGGATACATATACCTACCGGAAAATGGTATATTGGTTCTAAAGTGAGAACTGGATGGAACCCCTCGCGACATGAAGAGTATATATGTTCGAGCAAAGAAGTCAAGCCATTGGTTATGGAAAATCGAGATGATTGGGAATATCATATTCTGCATACTGGTGATGCAGCTTATATTGTCAATTTGGAAAAAATTATACTGTCTGAATTAGATGCTAGGAATGACCCAATGAGTTATAACCAGCACAACGGGGATGGACTATACAATAGATATGGTGTTAAAGAAAATGAAAACACTAGACTTAAGAAAAGTGCCGCTCGCTTAGCCGAAAAAAACCCAATGTATGGTAAAAGAGGTGACCTGTCCCCACATTATGGTAAATCACATTCATCTTGTTGGAGAAAAAACCAAAGCATTGGTCTAAAATTGTATAATGAAAATAGACCTGCTGAGCATAACAATAATATTTCAAAAGCATTGAAGGGTAACCCAAAACTATCAGAAAAAATGATTGGAGAAAATAACCCGCGTTATGGCAAACCAGCTTTAGAGCACAACAAACGCGCCTCGTCAATTGCAAATTCAGGAAACAATAACCCCATGAAAAAACCAGAACATCAGCGTACATGTGAACATTGCTGTAAAACCGTGGCTAAAAATCATTATACACTATTCCATCGGGACAAATGTAGATCAAAACCTGCAACCGACATAGAATAAAAATTTTCAGGTGCGATTGTAAAGGATAAATCATTATATGCCATCACCACAGAAAGCTAAAGGTTCTTCCTTCGAACGTGAAGTCGCAAAGTTCCTGTCTAAAACCTATAACGAAAGTTTCATCAGAGCACCTGGCTCTGGAGCTTATGTTGGAGGAAAGAATCAGGAACGCAAGCAGTTTCTACACGAAGGACAGATTCGCAGCTTCAAAGGTGACATCGTGCCCGGACAGACTTTCACTAAGTTTAACGCAGAGTGCAAGTCATATGCAGACTTCCCGTTTCATTTAATGTTAACGGGAAGTTGCAAAATCCTGGATACTTGGATTGAACAGCTTATGGCTGTAGCAGAAGAAGATGATTGTAACATTCTATTCATGAAGTTCAATCGTAAGGGACGCTATGTCGCTGTTCAAGCCAAGTATACTTGGGTAACAGATTATTTCATATACTACAGTTCCGCCAAGGTTGGCGACTGGGTATTCATTGAATTTGATACATTTTTTGAAAACAACAAAGACCTTTTTAAAGCATATTCAGGCTCAACATCTAGCTCATTATCTAGCCCATCACCTAGCCCATCAGACACCATGTCAGACACATCAGCTAACATTCTCACCATAAACATTTAACTCAACATCTAGCACATTTCCTAGCACAAAAACCCCACATTGCTGTCTGGTGTACGTTCGTAGACCCTCCTTGAGGAAGCAGGATTTAGAACCCCTGTAGTCCGGATTCTGGAGTATGCCTGACCGAGAGGTCAGTGCCAGATTCAACATAGTCTGGTGGAGTCTGATAGTAATATCGACCGCAAAAGCGTTAAGCAGCAATATGGTGTTTAACATTTGTGCTTTAGGAATACCGACAGGGCAATCGCACAGTAGGCGAACCCTGAATGAGTCCGTATTTAGTTTATCTCGTGGATACGGAACATGCGTTGTCGAGGAACTGGGTTAAACCAGCAGCCTCACTACACCTCCATAAAAACCTTACAGGACAACCGGTGGCGAGCAGTAGCGTAAAAAGGCTAACTGATCGGGAGAGAGATAATAATGTATACGATGGGCCATGGCATATCGGAATATTAGTAGTGCTTTCTGCGGAAAGCACTACTATGTCCTCCAAACCGGCAATTGTATCCGAAGTGACAATCTTTCTTAAAGAAATTAAAGCTACTAAACGATAAAAAAATGAAAACGAACGAAGTGAGTTTTCAGATGAACGAAGTTCATCTCTTGACTTAAACAAAAGATGAACTCCTTAATATACGGCTGGGATAGGTGGGTTTAGAAATAAGGCAGTTGTGATTGCTTGGTTATTTCTAGATTGTTCTCAATGATTTCATTGATAGACTGACGTTCAAAAGCAGACATATTTAATATGTCCTCATAAGAAGCACCTCCACGCATGTGCCATGCCATGGATAATGCTCCTTTCTTCACTCCCTCAACTTCAACTTCGTATTGTTTAATAAGCTTCTGAATTTCCTCGGGTGTGGAATGCAGAAGCTTTATTCGAAAAAATCCACTGGGCTTAGTGTGAATGGTTGTTCATATTCGTGCCCACATCCGTCACACTTAATGTTAAGTGGTTTTATTTCTGTTGCGGCTTTAAGTTCACCGTTGTAATCTCTGATCTTATTGTAGACATTTCTATCACAGTTCTTCAAGTAATCAAGGATGAATTCTTTTTGATCTACTCTAACGCTTGAAGTTTGAATATACTCAATAGTCTGTGTCAATAGATTCATTGTGAGAGCAGTAATCTTTTCTAACGTATCTTTAGTGATTCTGTTCTTTTCTTCTTCTGATTCTGAGTTTTCAATGTTCACAAATGTACGCTGAAGTTCAAAATTTGCCAAAGCGGCATCATTCATTTCCTTGTAAGTAAGAGGTTTGAACTTGATGCTCAAGTCTCCAACAGTCAAAGTGTTATCGTAATTTCCTGGCTTTAAGGTATTAAGAATAGGAATAAGATTGACGCCATAAGTGTTGGTTTCTGTGCACGAAGGGCATGAAGTTTCAAGCTCAAGTACATCACCGGAAGAAGCAATCTTGATGGCGATCAAAATAGCATCCATATCGTTGCTGCTAATTTTCCAAGGGTCTTTGATCACTGGAACACAACTTTTCACAATGTCAACGAGTGCCGTACCATTAAAAAGTGCGTCCGGTGTTCTGGTGGTGATTTCATCAATAGCAGTCATGGGATATACTGGGATTTCTCCAGTTTCAGGGATGTCAATCATGCCATCCACGTAATCTTTTCCTCCGGAAGGAAGCTTAAAATATACAGCCGGTCTTCGGAAGTATTGCTTTAGTGGGTTGTTGTTCATTTCAGTTCCTCATAAAAAATGGAGTATTTACTAGTAATAAATAGTTACGTAATATTTAGTGCTCAAAAAGTAGCAAAAAATAAAGTTCGGATTGACAATGGACGCAGACTTAATTGCTCAGATAAATGATAAGCTTAAAGAGATGAATGACTTGCTTACTAAGCAAGGTTCTGTTATTACAAGTCAAGTAAATGCAATAAACAGTTCTACATCAGCAACTAAAAATTTGTATTCGTCCACTCAAACCCTATCAAATTCAGAGAAAGAGGCTGATTCCACCTATACTGGAGTTTCTAAAAAAAGTGAAGCTGCGGCAAAAGCATCTTCTGTTATGGATGAATCTACCACTCAGCTTACTAAGGCATTGAATGACGGGAGCACCGCCGTCCTCGGCTTTGCGCACAGTATGTTGGATACCACTCCGGGCTTAACAAAATACGCCAGAAGTGTTACCGATATGGCCCTTGTTGTTTCTGACCTTGCCGCTCCATTTGGGCTGTTAGGTAAAGCAGCGGGCGGAATAGTGGCTATTCTCGGTACTCTTGTGGGTGCTTCATTTAAGTATTCAGATGCTGCTGTAAAAAGTTACGACGAGATATCAAAGGCTGGGGCTGGCATAGGAGAAAGTGCTGATAGCTTTTTAAAGCTTGCACATCAGGCAAATTTATCATCTCAAAACATGGGAATACTGTCAAAAGGAGTAACTGACTTAGGTGATAAGCTTTTATTCTTGGGTTCAACTACGTCAAAGGGCGCTGAAACCTTTGTTAAAATGGCTTCGTTTAACGACAAGACCTTAAAGCAATACAGAAATCTAGGTTTTACTCAACAGGACCTTATTGAGTCTCAAGAAAAATATTTAGAATTGCAGGCACAATCTGGCGCTGATATGAGAAAAAGCCCACAAGAGTTGCAGAAGGCTTCTCTTGAATGGATTGACCAACAGAATGAACTTGCTGAACTAACCGGAATCAATGCAAAAACTCAACAAGAAGCATTAGCTAAGGCTTTAGCTCAGGCCAACTTCCAAGCATATATTACCGGAGAAGAACAAAAGAAAAATGATGCCATCAAAAGGGGAGATACCGCATTAGCTGCTGAAATAGAACAACGAATAAAAGTAAAGAAAGAAGCAGCAACCTATGCGGAAGCAACATACGGTGCAGTAAAAGCCACCGCCATTCTTCAAGGTATATCTACAGATGGTGCAACAGTAATAGGACAGAACCAAGCCGCTCTTATGCGTAGTGGTCAAAATGTTGCAGAATATAATGAAATGTTGAATAAAGGTCAAAGTGTAGTTAAACGTATGTCTTCGGATAACGTTAATGCTATAGACCAATATAGAAAAAACTATGGTGAAATGGGTCAGGCTGCTGGTGAAGCATCCAGAAACATGATGAAAATCAACATGATTGACAATCAATCAATCGCAGCAGCCGCAAGAGACTCTCAACTGAAAACTACAGCAGGAAAGAGACAACAAACAAAAGAAGAACAAGAAGCTGCAGCCGCCCTTGAACGTGAGAAAAAATATAATGGCGAAATCATGGCTAATAGGGCGCAGCAGGAACAATATGAACGTCAAATTCGTCAAGCACTTGATCCTATACTAGGAAAGTTATCAGATCAAATCAATGTACTTGTTTTAAAGCTTCAGCCGGTGATCACTAAAGTTATCGGTCTAATCAGTAAGAATATGAATTATGTAATTGATGTCGCAAAAGGTTTAGCAGTAACGTTTGGTATTATGTTTGGTGCGGTAGCGATAGGTAAAGTAGTAGGGTCAGTAAGATCATTTAAAGATGGTTTTTCTAAATGGAGAAAAGGTGAAAGTGGTGCAGTAGGTAGTGCAAACAATGCTGCTTGGGTAGTTTTTGATGAAAAGAGTGAAGTATTAAGTAAATTGTCAGGTGGAGGAGGAACTTCCGGGATACCCAAAGTTAGAAAAGCAGATTTGCTTGATAAAAATGGTAAAGTTTTACAAGGTGGCGCACTGCAAGAGAGAATGAAAAAGCTGGCAAGACAGCAAGGTCTTTCTGGGCATACGGAAAATAGTGAACAAGAACTTGGTGGAACATTAGGCAATTTAGTTGATGTACTAAAATACGCTTCCAAAAATGCAGCAGATATTATAAAAGGTGGTGCAGCATTAGGACTTTCTTTAGCCGCTGTGGGTGGTGGAGCCGCCGCCGCCATATGGATTGTGGGTAAAGCTTTACCAACTTTTGCAAATGGTATGAAATCGTTCAACGAGGTTAATGGTAAAAATCTTGAGGGCGTTGGCATAGGGTTGGCTGGAATCGGAAGCGGCATCCTAATGATGTCTAGTGGCGCAGTATTGGGCGTTTTAAGTACTATTGCAACATTGGTTGGTGGAAAAACCCCATTACAAAAAGCGGCAGATGAACTTTATCAGTTCCAAAAGCTAAACATAGATTCTAAAAAAGTTAAAGCAAATGGAGAAGCTGCTATAGTATTTGCTAAAGCACTAGCTGGTGCTGTGGCTATATCTGAGTTCAGTAAGCTTACTGACAGTTTAAATGGTTTTTTTGAGTCTAAACCTCCTTTTAAGGATTTTGAGGATTTCTCAAAACTAAACATAAATGAACCTAAAGTAAAAAATAATGCTACAGCATTCAAGGAGTTTGCCGAAGCGATGGATTCATACAAAGGTGGTGGTACCGTTGGTACTGTAACTACCGCTATAGCTGAATCTGTTGCTAACCATTTCAAGGTAAATCCTCCTATCAAGGAATTTCAGTATTTTTCAACATTGAAGATTGATCCTATTCAAACAAAAAAGAATGCAACAGCATTCAAGTATTTTTCTGAGGCAATCGCAGAATACAAAGGAACTAATAGTGGGGTAATAGACTCACTTAATGCTCTCATCGGAAGCTCGTTGAATAAGTTGTTCAATTTGGATGGGCCGATAGATTCTTTTGTAAACTTCACAAACAAGTCGTTTGGTCCAAATGCAGAAAAAAATGCTGACGCTTTCTACAAATTTGCTTCGGCTATGGGAATACTGTCAGGTTCAACTAATGCAACTGGCTCGGCAAACTCCGCAGTAAACGGGGTGGTTGGAGCTATAGGCGGTGCACTAAGTTCCGGTGCAACTATATTGGGCGCTGCGGCAGGTGCGGCAGCAGATTGGGTTTCTAGCGTATTCAAGTTAGGAAAACCAAAACCAGAATATGTTGGTGTTATGCAGATCGCAAAAAAATCTGGTGATCCTCATCCGGAAATAACTGCAGCACAGTGGGCATTGGAATCCGGATGGGGTAAACATATGTCTGGTAAAAACAACCCATTTGGGCAAAAAGCAAAAAAGGATAAAGGTGGAAATCCTATAGAGCCAGCCACTTTACGCAGAACGCGAGAAGTTATAGGAGGAAAGGAGATATTCATCAATGATTATTTCAAAGATTATCCTACACAAGATGCTGCAATTGCTGAACATGCACAAAAGTGGACAGCAAGAAAAACCCAGCCGGGATCATCCCCGCTAGAAGCTGCCGCAGCAATTAAAGCGGCAGGATATGCCACTGACCCAAATTATGTTAAATCATTGGCTAATATTGTTGCAAGTAATGGTATTGATCCAAAAGCGCCACTGAAAGCCGCAAAAGGTGGTATTTTTGATGGTCCAATAACTGGATATCCAATGGAACTTCACGGAACTGAAATTGTAGTACCAATGGATAAAGACTCCTTACTAAAAAGACTGGCCACACAAAATCATGACGAACAGGAGGATTTGTTACATTCACTTATGTCGCCTGAAACAAAAATCCATCATGAAACAGAATCTGATGTTATTGTAAAAATGGATACGGAAATGAAGATGGTTTTACTTGATAAGTTAAGTAAAATGCTATCGGTCATTGATAGTAGACATGAAACTGCTAAAAAAATACTACAACACACACGTACATAAGAAATATTAAATACATTGTAACGAGGAAATAGATGGATTCAGAGTTAGAAGCACAGTTAAATGAACAGTTACAGCAGATGTCTGATCTATTGAGTCAGCAGAATTCTGCTATGTCTGCTCAAATTAAGGCAATGAATGATGCCGTCAACGCATCTAACGGTCAGTCTTCTGCTGCTAAAAATTTATCCTCCGCTGAAAATGATGCCGTAAAAAATACTAGCACAAGTAATAAAAAGGTAGAGTCTGCCGGAAAAGCCATGGACATGGTTAAAGAGGCAAATGAACGCTTATCGACCTCTTTAGATAAAGGCAAATCAGCCATATCAGGATTTGCTGTAGCAATGACTGATGTTACCCCTGGAATGGCAAAATATGCAGCAAGCTTAAAAGATGCTACACTTGCTGTTGCTACCATGGCTTCTGGTTTTGGTCCTTTAGGAAAAGCAACAGAAGGTATTCTTGGTGTTTTTGCTAGTCTTGTTACCGCCGCCACCAAATACAATGATGCAGTGGTTCAGGGTTATGATGATGTTTCTAAGCTAGGAGCAGGCATAGGAACGAGTGCGGAAGACATAGTTAAACTTGGACATAATGCAGGTCTTTCATCACAAAACTTATCGCTGTTGACAAAGAACGCTGCATCTTTGGGAATGAATATTCGCTCGCTTGGAACAACAACTTCCAAAGGTTTAGATACATTTGGAAAGATGATAGCAGTTGGTGATACCACTCTTGAGCAATATCGTAAGTTGGGTTTTTCTCAAGAGGACTTGATTGAAGCGCAGACTGCATATATTGACATACAAACGCAGGCTGGTGCAGATTTAAAGAAAAGTCCAGAAGAACTCCAAAAAGCATCTTTGGCTTATATTGACAATCTTAATGTCATGGCTGAAATGACTGGTGTTTCCGTAAAGCAACAACAGGATGCACAGAAACAAGCATTAGCACAAGAAAACTTTGATGTCTATATGTCAGGACTGCAAGCCAAAAAGGCAGAAGCATTAAAATCGGGAAACAAGGCGGAAGCGGATAGATTACAAAAAATTTATGATGCTAAGTTAGAACTTGCAACTCAGGCTAAAGCAAACCTTGATCCAAAACAAGCACAAGGAGTTTTAGAAGGCATTTCTACTAATGGTAAGACCATTATGTCTAAAGAAGTTGCCAAGCTTGAAATGTCTGGTATTCATATTAGTAAAATGAATGATGAATTGAACAAGGGCAACAAGCAAACCGGAAGATTACTGGGAGAAAATGCGCAGGCAGTAGAAAACTATAGAAAACGATTCGGTGATTTGGGGACTGCTGCCGGGGATGCCTCCATTGGAATGATGAATGCATTCAATCTAGGTGTAAAAAGTTTTGAGTCTGGTAATAAATTTTATGATCTCAGAACAAAAGAAGGACAAGAGGCTTGGCAAAAACAATATGATGCCACAGTAGAAAAGCAGAAAAAAGATAAAGAAAGTCATGATAAATTACTGGACCAAAGAGCGGCTCTGGAAAAGAATGAAAGACAAGCAAGATTAGCGTTTGATGATTTGCTTTCAAAACTTTCTGCTATGTTTACTAAGGTTGCTTTAAAAGCAATGCCTCTAATGGTATCGGCTTTAACTTTCATTTCTAATCATTTTGATACTATTGTTACTGTAACTAAAACTCTTGGTATTGCACTGGCAGCACTCGCAGCAGTTATGGCTGGTGCGAAAGTTGTTAACTTTTTCCGATCATTTACTGATAATATGAAAGGAATATTTTTAGGAAAACAAACACTAGGATCATCTACTACCAAACCAATGCATGTTCGTATGGCAGGATCAGGTAAAGCGGTTACAACTGGTTCCGGCGCAGTAAGTAAAATGATTGGAAAATCAGCAAGTGCTGGGAATTTACTAAATGAAGCGGAAGAAGTTGCCGGTAAAAAAGGTAACAAAAATGGGATGCTTGGTAAAGCAGAACAAGGCATGTCTGGGATATCAAAAATGTCCTCCGCACCGGGAGCAGACAAATCTGGAATTTTTCTGGAAGGACTAGCCAAAGGACTTCAAGCATTAGGTAAAGCTGCCCCAGAGGTTATTGAAGGTTCTGGTGCTCTAGCAGCAGCAATTGTTGCTATTGGCGCTGCAGTGGGTGCAGCAGGGTTTATACTTGGTAAAACTTTACCATATCTTGCAACGGGATTGCATGATTTTGATAAAGTTAATGGTGAAAATCTAAAAGATGTTGGTATTGGTATGGCAGGTCTCGGCGCAGGTATACTTGCCATGGGAGGTTCTACTGTTGTTAATGCATTTGGTAGTATCGTCAGTATGTTCAGTCAGGGAAAGGATGAAAAAAATGATCCTATCAAAAAACTTGGTGAACAGATTGTCAATTTTCAAAATATACCTATTAAACCAGATAAAGTTGAAAAGAACGCAAAAGCTTTCGTGGCGTTTTCCCAAGCATTTGCTCAAGCTGCCGCAACTTCTTCTTTGGGAACTGTTGCGTCTGGTATAGCAAATGGCGTTAGTGGATTTTTTAGTAAGGAGCCACCATTCAAAAAATTCAAAGAATTCTCTGAGTTAAAGATAAACGAAGTCCAAACAAAAAAGAATGCATTGGCGTTTAAAGAATTTGCTGAGGCAATGTCTTCTTATCATGGCAATGGTCCATTGGGAGCACTTGGTAGCATCAGTACGGCACTTGCTGATGCTGTGTACAAGCATTTTCAAATGAAACCACCGGTTGATGAATTTGCGCATTTTGCAAGTCTCCCTATTGATCCAAAAAAGGCAAAATCTAATGCGGAAGCATTTGTTGATTTCGCAAACGCGATGTCCAACTATAAAGCAGCGCCGGGAGCATTAGATGCTTTAAGTCAACTAGTTGGTGGTGGATTAATGAAACTGGTTGGTGTAGGAGGACCAGTTGATGCTTTTGCTGATTTTGCAAAAAGAGACTTTGGTCCAAATATGGAAAAAAATGCAGACGCATTTCAAAAATATGCCGAAAGTATGGCTGCGTCTGGTGGAATCGCAGGATCAAGTCCTGGTGGCGGTGGCGGCGGTGGCGCTGGTGGATCAAGTGGCGCTGGTGGCAGTGCACTACAATCAGGAGTAAGTGCAGGACAGGCTGCAGTTGGATTTGTTGGTGGTCTAGTTAGTGGTGCAGGAAATTTAGTGTCTAATGCATTTGATTGGGCAAAAGCAGGGATTACAGGAAAACCAACTGACGTTTTGAATTTCACAGGCGAATCAGGTCAATATGCAAATTTTGCAGCACTTGACCCTGCCATGCAACAGGCTGTTATTCTATCAGCAACAGATTATAAAAAAGCAACCGGAAGAAAAATGACAATAAACAGCGCAAGACGTTCTGTTGCAGACCAAGAAAGATTGTGGGCGGAAACTGTAAAGTTGGGACATCCGGGCATAGGTCCACATGGCATGTTAGTTGCGAAGCCACCAAGACTTGGTGGTAATCCTCCTCATTTAAGAGGTAATGCCATTGATATTCAAGAAGGTGTTTCTGATTCGGCTAAAGCAATACCTATTCTCAAAGCACATAACTTAAAACAAACATATGGTGGAAAAGACCCGGTTCACTTTGATTTAAAAGCAAAAGATGGTGGTGTATTTGATGGTCCACGTGGTGGATATCCTATTGCAATGCATGGTTCCGAAATGATCTCTCCTTTGAAAAAGGATTCCATTCTGATGAAACTTGCTAAAACGTCTGCATCAAAAGTAAATGCAACTGATGCGAAAAAGAAAATATCACAAGTAAGTCAAACACATGGATCAAGTCAAGTATTATATTCAGAAAACATGAGACTTAATAAAGAGATAGCTGAAAAGCTGGATAGAGTTATTACGGTTCTTGAAAGCGATCACGATACTCAGCATAAGATATTGCGTGAAGTTCGCATTTAAACTAAATAGTCTATAACTAAGAGAAATAGGTCCATGGCATTTAAAAAGAAATTCATTAATAAGAGTGGTGTTTCCTCACCAATCTCCGGTGCAAATAGCAATGCTGGTGCATGGAACGGTTCACCGGGTCAGAATGGTATGCCAACTGGTGGCTGGAACAATGATGATTTCGGCTACAAGAATTATATGTCAAGGCTTCCGGAAGTCTATACTGGGCACCCAAACAGAATTGAACGATACAATCAGTATGAAATGATGGACGTTGATGCGGAAATAAATGCATGTTTGGACATTCTGGCAGAGTTTTCAACCCAACGTAACGAACACAATAGAACTCCATTTGAGATTGAGTTTAGAGATGAACCTACTCCACATGAAGTAGAACTTCTTACCAAGCAGCTACAGCAGTGGTGCAAACTCAATGAGTTTGACGTTCGTATGTTCAAGATATTCCGTAATGTTGTTAAGTATGGCGACCAAGTATTTGTTCGTGATCCAGAAACATTCAAGTTGTTCTGGGTTGATATGGTCAAAGTTATTAAAGTTATCGTTAACGAATCAGAAGGTAAGAAACCGGAACAGTATGTTATTAAAGACATCAATATTAACTTACAGAACCTGTCAGTAGCACAAAAAACAAATACCGACTTTGCTGCTAATCCAGCAACAGGACTTGGTGGATCAGGCGGAGGCACAAACACTCCATATACTGTTCCAGCAATGCCATATAATACATCTGGATCACGTTTTACTCTTGGGCAATCAGAATCGGCCATTGACTCAAAACATGTTGTTCACCTTTCATTAACAGAGGGTCTTGATCGCTTCTGGCCATTCGGACAGAGCATTTTAGAGAACATCTTCAAAGTTTATAAACAGAAAGAACTGTTAGAAGACGCTGTTCTTATCTATCGTGTTCAGAGAGCGCCGGAACGTAGAGTCTTTAAGATTGACGTTGGTAACATGCCATCACACATGGCAATGGCATTCGTTGATCGTGTCAAGAACGAAATTCACCAGAGACGTATTCCCTCCATTTATGGTGGACAGTCTGTAGTTGATGCAAGCTATAATCCGCTGTCAATGAACGAAGACTATTTCTTCCCTGTTACGGCAGAAGGTCGCGGTTCAACTGTTGATATTCTTCCGGGTGGACAGAATCTTGGTGAAATTGATGACTTGAAATATTTCAACAATCGTCTTGCTCGTGGTCTTCGTGTTCCAAGTTCATATCTGCCAACTGGACCAGATGATAATACTACTCCAATGAATGATGGTCGTGTTGGTACTGCCATGATTCAAGAGTTCAGGTTCAACCAGTACTGCGAACGATTACAGAACTATATCTGTTTGAAACTTGATGAAGAGTTCAAGTTATTCTTGCGTTGGAGAGGGTTTAATATTGATACTGGTCTCTTTAGTATCATGTTCAACGCTCCACAAAACTTTGCATCTTACCGTCAGGCAGAAATGGATACTGCTCGTGTTTCCACTTTTGCTACGATGGAAGCATTTCCGTATATCTCAAAACGTTTTGCACTTGAAAGATTCCTAGGTCTTACCGAAGAAGAAATCAAGAAAAATGAAAAGATGTGGGCAGAAGAAAATGCTGATGAGCAGCTTGATGAACCACAGGGTTCCGATCTTAGAAACATTGGTGTTTCAACTGGTGACTTTGAAGCAGATTCGGATACCGCAGATCAGATTGAGCAATCACAATCCGATATGGATGGAGAAATGGGTGTAGCTGGTCCAGTAGCATCAGACATTGGTGCACAAGGTGCAGCAGGAGGCGGCGCAGCAGCCGGTCCAGTCGGTAATAGTTAACAGGGATAAATAACTTTATGAACTTAAACGAGATGTTTGATCCGCCGATTCAGGGCTTCCAAGATGTCAATTCTGACAATAGTAAACCTGTGTGGAGAACATCCCGTAAGACTAAACTTACTCTCAAGCAGATTCGCAAACTTAGACGTATGCTTGATGTAAGAAATTATGAAAAGAAAAAGCATTTAGAAAAGGTTCGTAAACAGTATGGACCAAGACCAGAAGACACCGCAGGGGCAGCACCAGCAGTGGCTTGATGTTTAAAATCTCCTAAATTATTCAAAAACGTAAAAAGTAGGCACTTATTGCCTACTTTTTTAGTATATGGTCTAAATATATATTACAAAGCCATTTCTATCAGGAGACAATTTAATGGACATTAGAAAATATGAAAAGTTGATTAATTTAGTAATCAACGAAGACCAAGAAGCAGCCGACGCTCTTTTCCACGAAATCGTAGTAGAAAAGTCACGTGAAATCTTTGAATCAATCATGTCAGAAGAAGATGATTTGGAAGAAGGAATGGGCGGACAAGTCGGTGATATGCTAGACGAGATTAACGCTGAAGAATCAGGAATGATGGAAGGCGAAGACGAAGAAGATATTGATTTTGACCATGAAGCCGAAGAAGATGGCGAAGACTTCACACATGATTTGGAAGCAGATCATGACGAAGAAGACATGGAACATGAAGAAATTGAAGATGCTGTAATCCGCATTGAAGACAAGCTTGACCAGTTGATGGCTGAGTTTGAAGAAATCATGGGTGGTGGTGACGAAGGCGCAGAAGATTTCGGCGGCGAAGAAGACTTTGGTGACGAAGGTGACTTCGGGGACGAAGGCGATTTCGGTGGTGAAGACGAAGAAGAGCCAATGATGGAAAACATCAATCTTCACAAAGTTTCAGTCACACACGGCGACAACGGCGCAAACACTAAGAATCCAGTAGCTTTCAACTCAGGTCAAGCTGGAATGGACAGTCGCCCAGTTAAGTTTTCTGGCGATGCAGAAACAGTTCCAACAAGCCCAAAGAAGCCAAGTGACTACTTGACTAAGGGTGAAGGTAACTTGCCGGGAGCAGGAAACTTCAAGAACGTACCGGGTAAGAACAACTTCAAGGATAAGGGCGATGCAGCACCAAAGCCAAAGCATGGTGATGACGGTTCCAATCACAGAAGTCCAGTTGCAGAGTCAAGACGCCCTGCACGTAGACCAGTACGATAATAGGAATCTGAGAGCAAATGGCTTTGTATCTTAGAGAGAATCTGACATTTGACCGAGCCAATATGGTAGTCGAGTCAGTGTCAGAAGGCGATGACAAACTGAAGTCCCTCTATATGAAGGGTATCTTCATTCAAGGCGGGGTAAAGAACGCAAACGAGCGCATTTACCCCGTCAATGAGATTGAAAACGCAGTTCATACTCTCAATAAGCAAATTCATGAAGGCTATTCTGTTCTAGGCGAAGTCGATCACCCAGATGATCTAAAGATCAATCTTGATCGTGTATCACATATGATTACTCAAATGTGGATGGACGGTGCAAATGGGTTCGGTAAGCTAAAAATTCTCCCAACTCCAATGGGCGATCTTGTAAAGACAATGTTGGAGTCAGGGGTTAAGCTAGGTGTATCCAGTCGTGGTTCAGGTAACGTAAACGACTTAGATGGCCGTGTCAGTGATTTTGAAATAATCACTGTCGATATTGTTGCACAACCAAGCGCGCCAAACGCATATCCTAAAGCAATTTATGAAGGACTTCAAAACATGAAGTACGGCCATAAAGTACTTGAGATTGCTAAGGACGCTCAAGGCAACAAACAAGTACAGAGATACCTTGCTGAGGAAGTAAAGCGCCTCATCAACGATCTCAAATTATAAGGGGAACAAGCATGTTAGATGCTATCAAGCCACTACTAGAAAGCGGACTTATCAACGAGGACGTGGGCAGAGAACTAAACGAAGCCTGGGAATCCAAGTTGAACGAAGCTCGTAGTCAAGTTCGTGCGGAACTCCATGAAGAGTTTGCACAACGTTACGAACATGACAGAATGGTTATGGTAGAATCCCTTGACAAGATGATCACTGCCCACCTCGCAGATGAAATTGCAGAATTTGCATCTGAGAGAGCAGCAATGAACGAAGACCGAGTAAAAAATCAAATCAAACTTCGCGAAAGCGCAACTAAGTTCAATGATTTCATGGTTACTAAACTAGCCGAAGAAATCCGTGAATTGCGTGCAGATCGCAAAATTCAAATGGAAAATCAGAAGAAGTTAGAACAGTTTATTGTTCATGCTTTGGCACGTGAAATCAAAGAATTTGCGATTGATAGAGAAGCCGTTGTTGAAGCAAAGGTCAAGCTCGTTGCAGAAGGTCGCCAACAGATTGAAGCACTTAAAGAAAAGTTCATTTCTGAAAGTGCCAAGAAGGTTAGCACCATGGTTGGAAATCATCTTAAGGGTGAACTATCACAACTCAAAGAAGATATCAAAATCGCAAAAGAAAACAATTTCGGTCGCAAGATTTTTGAATCATTTGCTGGTGAATTCTCAGTAACTTATCTCAATGATAAGGCTGAAACCCGCAAAGTGATGAGTGCTCTTGCACAAAAAGACCGTCAACTCGCAGAAGCCAAAAAGCAACTACAAAATGCTGCTAAATTGGTAGAAAGCAAGGACCGCGAAGTTCGCATTATCAAGGAATCAACTCAGCGTCAGAAGACAATGGATGAACTATTGTCAACTCTCAATGAGCAAAAAGCCGAAGTAATGAGAAGTTTGCTAGAAAGCGTTCAGACACCTAAGTTGAAGAATGCATTCGACAAATATTTACCAGCGGTACTTAATACAGGTACAGCACCAAAGGCAACAAAGGCACCTTTGACTGAATCTGTTATTGTAGAGGCAACTGGTAATAAAACTGCCCAGAGACCAACTGAAGTCGATGAATACGAAAAAGACAACGTAATCGACATCAAGCGCCTGGCGGGGCTTTGATAAAAGACATATTAGGAGAATATTAAATGTCAAAAGTACTATTAGAAAGCCGTTGGAGCGAAACAAAGGAAGCTCTGCTTGAAGGCTTAAAGGGCAATCGTCGCTCAACTATGGGTGTTATCCTTGAAAACACCAAAAAGCAGTTACTCGCAGAATCTTCTGCTGGCACGACTACTGCTGGTAATATCGCAACTCTAAACCGCGTTATCCTTCCAGTTATTCGCCGTGTTATGCCAACTGTTATCGCAAACGAACTCGTAGGTGTTCAGCCAATGACTGGTCCAGTCGGTCAAATCCACACTCTCCGTGTACGTTACGCTCAGTCATTGACTGACAACTCAGCAGCACAGACTTCAGTCGTTGCTGGTGAAGAAGCACTTTCACCATTCAAGATCGCACAGGCATACTCACGTGTGACTGAAGCAACTTCAAGCACTAACTACTACACTGGTGCTGATACTGCTACTCTTGAAGGTGACGGCGGTAAGCAAATCTCCGTGCAGATTCTCAGACAGGCTGTTGAAGCCAAGTCACGTAAGCTCCAAGCTCGTTGGACTTTTGAAGCTGCTCAGGACGCTCAATCACAGCATGGTATTGACGTTGAAGCAGAAATCATGGCAGCACTTGCACAGGAAATCACTGCTGAAATCGATCAGGAAATCTTGCTTTCATTGGCAACTCTTGCATCAACTGAATACACTTACAACCAAGCAACTGTATCAGGTACTGCTACTTACGTTGGTGACGAACACGCTGCTCTTGCTGTTCTTATCAACCGCGTTGCAAACTTGATTGCACAGCGCACTCGTCGTGGTGCAGGTAATTGGGCTGTTGTTTCACCAGCTTCATTGACTGTTCTTCAGTCAGCAACTACCTCAGCATTTGCTCGTACAACAGAAGGTACATTTGAAGCTCCAACTAACACTAAGTTCGTTGGTACTTTGAACGGTGCAATGCGCGTATTCGTTAACTCATATGCTCCTGACACTCAGCCAGTTCTGGTTGGTTATAAGGGTTCATCTGAAACTGACGCAGCAGCATTCTACTGCCCATACATTCCGTTGATGTCATCTGGCGTTGTCCTTGATCCGTCAACTTTCGAACCAGTCGTTTCGTTCATGACGAGATACGGATACATAGAATTGACAAATACTGCGTCATCGTTTGGTAATGCCGCCGACTACGTTGGGGAAATTGCAGTTTCTAACCTTACTTTTCAGTGAAATATCAGATACTTACACAATCAACACAGTAAGAAAAATGGAAAAGGGGGCTTCGGTCCCCTTTTCTATTGACAAAACCACAAAACTATAGTATTATTTATTGGAAAGTGAGATTCTGGAATAAATAATATTATGTTCAAAGAAAACAAATACACCAAACATTACATGCTTCTCATCGATAATGCAAGAAATCGTAAACTTCCACTAGAGCAGTATAAAGAACGCCATCACATCATACCCCAATCATTAGGCGGCTCGAATGATAAATCTAATTTAGTTTGGCTTACTGGACGAGAACATGCACTTTGTCATTGGGCACTATTAAAGATGACAGAAGGAGAAAATCGTGCTAAAATGTCATATGCATTTAATGGAATGAACGCAGAGAATGAGTTCCAACAGAGATACCATTCTCGAATTATAACGCGAGCATATGAACGGCATCGGATTGAACATGCTAAAGTACATTCTGAAAGAATGAAGGGTAAAACTGCGTGGAACAAAGGCAGAAAATTGGAAGGCGAAGAGTTAGAACAGCACCTAGAACGAACACGTAACAGAATTATTGATCCAGTTAAACAGGCTGAGGGGCAATTAAAAAGGATTGCTAAAGTAACTGGCCAAAAACGCACAGAAGAAACAAAAATAAAAATGAGTATTGCTTCAACAGGTAAACTAAAGGGAGCAATGTCAGATGATCATAAAGCCGCCATAAGTGCAAGCGGGAAGGGTAAACCTAAGAAAGAAGGACATGCTGAAAATGTTCGTAAAGCCAACATAGGTAACGTGTCTATTAACAAAAATGGGATTGAGAAAAAAGTCAAACGTGATACTCTTGATCAGTGGTTGAGTGAAGGCTGGAGTCTAGGCGGAAGGAAAAGAAAATGACTAAAGAAACCTCTGAGGAAAAATTAATACGATATATCAAACGTGATTCACTAGATGTAGTAAGGGATCATTATTTTAATACTAGATGGACCTCATACAAAGAGTTAATGGCATATATCAAATCAGCCGGATGGACTAGAGGAGAGTTAGTTAAAGCTGACCGCCCGAAAGGGAGAGGGGAAGCACGTTGGGAAAAGCAAAGTTTGTATTGGTATCTGACTGGAGGTCCAGATTATTATGATACTATCCCCGATGACGAAATAGCTGCGTTTGAAGGAGCGATATGTAACAACCTACCAACGATTGTTGTCACGTATCATGGACCATATGAATCGGAAATTATATACAACCCCACATTCAAACGTTTATTGCGGTGTGTCAGGGAATCTATTTACGTGAATAAGGACCCGGATCACTGTGGTATAGGTAGGCTGCCTGATGTTGAAATATTTGATGATGGCGGAGTCAATCAAGATATCAGATATCAAGTCATAACTTTTTCAATGGATAGCTAACAATGAACAAAAAATTACCACAGTGGAAAGACCGAGTAGTTGCTGAGAACATACAGGAACTATCAGATCAGGAACTGGCTTCTAGAGTACAACAACATCATGCTGCATGTGTAGCAATTATGAAAAAAATCAAGAGATTCACCGATGAAAATAAGTGATTTGTTGACTGAATCAGCAGACTCTATTGCCACATACCTTGCTATTCTAGGACATGACATTGTTTATTATGAGAATGGTTCCTCTTCGATCAAATCACAGTACATGGACAATCCCACATCAAATAATAAAATGGCAGCAAAAGCCATTCTGAATGACGTTAATCTCAAGATTCTTACGTTAATCAGCGACATCGATTTGTGGAACAGATTTGAGGAAGACCCTGACGTGGAAATGATATATAACCGGTTTGTCAACCTTTATAATCAAAACAATGACTATATTGAGTCATTGTGACGAGAGTACGTATACATTGGCACGGTGATAACTGTAAACAACGATAAATACACTATGCGTATATCAGAACTCCTCACCGAATCAGAAATGTTAGATGAAATCAGCCGTCCCTCGGGCAGAATGGCACAGCATATTTTAAAAAAAGCTGGTTACACTGTGTTAGGTAGTGGTTCAAATGCTGACGTATATGCCAAACCTAACGAAAACACGGTTCTTAAATTGTTCAACAATGAAGACACAGCATATCAAGATTTCGTATACTTAACTATTAGTAACCCTAATCCGCACTTCCCGAAATTCAAGGGGAAGATGATGAAAGTTACTGATGACTATTCTGCTATTCGTATGGAAAGATTGACTCCTTTACCGGACAATTACGAAACAAGATTGTACGCTACGAGAATCTCGCTCTACACAAAACTGATTCAGAACAAATCAGGTCGTGCAGCTAATATGAATACCGAAGAAATAATGCGAGACATTGATGAGATTGAAAAAGAACAACCCGGCATCAAATATGCTTGTGCCATCATAGGTAACAATCTCAAAAAGGAAATAATAGACATTCATAATGAGAACATTATGATGCGTGGAAATGTTTTGGTCATCACCGATCCGGCCATTTAACTAAATATAAAAATGGTAGAAACTGAATTTTACTACATTGATGCACCGCCATACTCAATGTCAAATGAACTGTTAAACTCATTTGCTGATTACGATTATGCACTGGGAGTACTTCCATTGTGGTGTGGAGTAAATCAGTTCAACAACCAGCAAGAAAACGTAACGGGTAATACTATATCAGAGTTATATAGAAAAACCACGTTATTCAATGATCAGGAAGCATTCAATCAGATACGATTGAAATGTATGAACCAATTCATATTAAATACGATGCTAATCCTCCTTCATCAAAATGCGAATGTTATGTGTGCTGCTCCTGCACACAGACATGGAGGACGAAGAAAAGAAAATGCTACCGAATTATTTGATTCTATGCGCTGTGTAACGGTGGTCATTCCTACTAATACTTATGGGCCGTCAACTTCATATTTTTGGGCAAACTATCAGGATGAAGTACCCCATGATCCGACCGATCAAACTATAAAAGGGCATATACAAAAAATAAAAATGCCAGACCCCGGCCAGTATCTTATACTAGATTTTGATTCGGTTAAGACATTGCATGGAGTGGATAACAGCCTTGGTAACAAAAATGAGTTTCTGTGCTTAATGGCAGAAACTTTCTATTGAGCGATCACGCTTATCATGCGACTATAGTATCCCCATCCACAGTGGTATCTAGTATTGATTTTCTTCCGGTTCTGATTTGTTTATTGTGAATCCTGCTGCAGTTGGCACACATTGTCATCAAATTTGATACGTCTTTGTTCTTCTTGTTTCCATCCTTGAAAACTAGATCAAGCTGCACTCTGTCTTCGGGAACGAATCCACATTGTTCACATATGTTACCTTTATGCTGGAGGTGATTAAATCTACCATTGTATAAGGCTTTGGCGCAATCTACGCAATATTTGTGCCATTGCTGGAATCCGTGTTTGCTTTTTCCATTAGGTTTAGCAAGAGCAAAACCACAATGTGCACATATGGGACGAGGTTTTTGGTTGGTAATCATCATGTATTTAGGAGAACTGTAGTTCTTTTTTCCGACTTTCAAAAAACCAAAAAACTATAAATAGTATAAACATAATGGAATCAATACATGACAGCACAGGTTTTTAATTCGTTAAGTGGTTATTCAGTCGGTATTCCGCCTGTAACAGTAGTTGACGCTAATGGAAATGTTGTTACTAACGTTTTTACATCTGGAAATGTGTTCGCTAACGTAGTGTATGCAAACACATTTAAATTTTCCAATGGACAACCTCTTTCAATATCTGCTGCAGGTTCTAATACGCAGGTCCAGTTTAATAGTAATGGTCAACTTGGTGCAGATGCCAATTTCACGTACACCACTGACGGAGAACTTCTCGGGGTAGCGAACATAATTGTTTCGTCTCACACGAATCTTGGAAGCATATCAAATGTTACTATTACCGGTGGCAACAATGGGTACTTCCTACAAACAGATGGTACTGGAAATTTAACTTGGGCACCAGCAAGCGGTGGCGGGGGCGGAAACGGTTCACCTGGAGGAGCAAACTCGCAAGTTCAGTTTAACAATGATGGTAATTTTGGAGGTTTTCCTGGGTTCATATTTAATACGACAACATCAACACTGAATTCACCAAACATTACTGCCAACACCATTACTGGTAATGTAATAACTTCAAACAGCTTTACTGGGAATTATCTAAGTCAATCCCTGCAATCCAATATAACTTCATTGGGAAATCTAACCTCACTGACAGTTGATGGCAATGCTTCTTTCGTTGGACCAGGAAAAGTATCACTTGGTTCAGTTTCAAACATTAGTATTACTGGTGGATTCAATGGTTATGTTTTAACTACCGATGGTACTGGTAATCTTACTTGGGAAAATCCAGGCAGTGGACAAGGTAATCCGGGTGGTTCAAACACTACTATTCAGTATAACAACAATGGAAATTTTGCTGGTTCAAATGCTTTTATTTTCAATAGTGTATCAAACTCAGTAACTCTAACTGGAAACCTAACTACAAAAAATATAACATCTAATAACCAAACGGTTTATGGTGTCATCAACGTAACCGAGAACATAAGTGTTGCTGGATACTACTATGGAGATGGAAGTTACATATCAAATATTCAGGCTAATTTGGCAAACTATGTTTCTCAGCCATCACAGCCAAATATAACCAGCGTAGGGACATTACTCACTCTATCAGTAACTGGAAACATTCTTACTTCCCAGTACGTAAGTGCAGGAGGCTTCCAGACTTCCGGTAGCGTAAATTCTGGATCAATAAACACAAGTGGTATAGCAACTATACACACTTTGAATTCCGTAGGAAACGCAACATTTAGTGGACCAAATGTAAATCTAGGAAACGTCTCAAATCTTCATATTGAAGGTGGTTTAAATGGATATTTCCTTCAAACTGACGGTCTAGGTGGATTAAGTTGGCAGTCTGTAGGAAGCGGAGGAGGAAACGCCATTCCGGGCGGTGGTAATACCCAAATTCAATATAACAATGCCGGAAATTTTGCTGGAAGCAGTTACTTCACTTTCAATGATAATACAAACACAGTACAAGTTGCCGGAACGTTGATAGCCAATGTAGTACAAGTGGGGTCTGGTTCCTATCAGTTTGGAACATCCGAAGTCTATTTTGCAAACAGTTCATCAACTTCAACGCAAGTTATATACACTATTCCAGTATCAGCATGTTCTGGTGTTGACTTTGAAATAATCGCAACGGACTCGGTTGGTCAGCGCAGACAGTCGGCAAAGTTCTCTTCACTGTATTATGCTGGGGTAGTTGAATACAGCGAATATGCAGGATTGAATATTAATGGAGGAATAGGAAACTTTCAAGTAGTGTATAATCCAGGTAATGTACTTGTTGCTCCATCACTGGATATGCAAGTAACACCATTCACTTCCGATCCGGTGGTATATAAGATGTTAATAACCATATTGGCCAATTAACCCGAACAGATAAATATTAGATAGCACAGGACAGTAATATGGCAATCAAACCACTAAATTCAGTCGCAGGTTTCTCAACAGGAGCTAATGCTAATGTTGTCATTGATGCTAACTCGAATTTTGCTGCAAGCAATCTTGCAGTAGCTGGTATTAGTAATTTAAACAATGTCGGAAATGTAAAAATTGGTGGAGGTTTCCCCGGTCAAATATTACAAACTGATGGAGCAGGAAATTTATCTTGGCAAAACGGAAGTCAGTCAACCGCCGACTACATAATTTATGTTTCAGTTAACGGCTCAGACACAAATGATGGAAGTTTCAACTCGCCATTCCAGACTATCAAAGCCGCACTGGCTGCTGCTTATACACTATCAGAAATGGGAACTCTCACGGTTTCTGTCCATGTAGAACCGGGAACATATACCGAAGATATGCCAATCACTATCACTCCTAACGTGTCCTTGATGGGTGACAATATTAGAAGTGTATATATACAGCCTGCCGATCCAACCAAAGACATGTTTTATATGACAAATGGGTCATATGTTTGGGGCATAACAATACAGAATTATACAAGTACAGCTTTTAGTTATAATCCGGATGGTAGTACTTGTGCTACGTATGGTTCTGTGTTTAATTCTCCCTATATACAAAACGTAAGTTCTTACACTACAATACCTTTTCTGTATATAACAAATACTACATCAACTAGTGGGCAATTTAGTGCTCCGTCTACTCAACCGGCACCATGGCCAGAAGTTGGAGATAAAGTATTAGTTACGGGTCAGTTAACTGGTACAGCCACGATAGAAGGGTATATATCAAATACGGTATATTATGTAGTAGCAAGCACACCTGGAGAAACTTTCACGTTATCCGAAACATCGGGTGGTCCACCAATCACAACCACAGAAGGTACAACTGATGGGCTGACGTTTAATTATTATGTATTTGGTGGTCTTTGTGTTAGTATTGATGGTAGCTTAGTTGACGAATACAGCACGAAAGCCATGATTTTGGGATTCATTACAATATTGAATCAAAATGGAACTGGATTGTATTTACTTAACGAAGGGTACAGCCAAGCAGTCAATATCTATACTCTCTATACTGATATTGGCGTAAAAGTTGATTCAGGAGCGTTCATTACATTAAATGCTTGTGACTGTGGTGTTGGTAACTATGGTCTTATTGCCAATGGTGTTGGAAGTCTTCAAACTACAGGAACAACGGTAGGAACTAGTACTGCCGGAACATTCATCGTAAACAACCTATCAAATGGTCAGCCATTTGTTAATACAGTCATGCAAGTTGAGGGCGATCCTAATTATTATACCATTGATACTATCATTCCAATAGATGCTCTTACAAGTACTGTAATCATTCAGCAGGTTTACAATAATGTAGTACCGGCTGGGACCACATTAACCTTTTATACTCGTAGCGCCATTATTGCTAGTGCTCACACATTTGAATATGTAGGTGCAGGAGTAACTTATGCAGGATTGCCTCAGTATGGTGGTATTCCGAAAGAAGAAAATGAAGTTATACAGACTAATGGAGGAGTTGTAACGTTTACTAGTACAGATCACAAAGGTAATTTTAAAGTTGGAGCAGGATTCACTATTAACCAAGCCACGGGAAGTATAACAGGTAACGATTTTTATGAAAGTTTGTTTGCTGAAATGACCCCGTTCATACTGGCATTAGGCTCAGATTGATGAAGAAGGAAAAACCATGCCAGCAGCATTAAATAATTTCAAAACAACATTAGCAAACATAACGACTGCAACCGCCAACGTGTATACACCTCCTGTTGGATACGCAACTGTAGTTTTGATGGCACAAGTAAGTAATAATGGAGATGAAACGATACAGATATCTGCTGGCGTAAACAGAGGTGGAAATACTACAGCACTTATAAATGGAGCTAGTGTCCCTGTAAATGATGCCATTACGGTTCTTACGGGAAGGTTAATTCTACAATTTGGTGACACGTTACAATTCACTAGTAGTGATAATACTAGTGCACAATTAGTTTTGAGTTATCTGGAAACTCTGGTAACAGGTAGCGGCGGATAAAAATGGCATTGAATTCATCAAAGCTGCTAAGCGGTCGTGTCCCGGTAACACCATATACTCAGCTTTCTAATACTCGTTATCAATTTTTAGGGCTACCACAAGCGGAGCCTAGTTTGGGTGTACCTATTACGGATGGAAGTGTGTTTACTTCAACTGCAAATGGTATTAGAAGTTGGTCCAATGCGGTTAATCTTAACTCAAATGTTGTAACTTTTTATAATTCTTATTCTTTCCCAAATACAAATCCTTCTCGTGGTCAGTTATTGGTTGCTAATGGGAATGGTGGACTTGTATTTTATACTCCTATCATCACTTCTGTATCCAATGCAAACAGTATTATCAATACATTTTCTAGTACAGGAAACGCTAATAATGGAAGCATTACCATGTCAGTTGACAATGTTTCCAATGTTGTTGTGGTCACGTCTACGGGATCAAACATTAACGGCGTACTAAATGTAACAGGTAATATTAGTGCTTCGCAGTTTATTTCAAATGTTGCAACTGGTAATCCTCCTCTCGTAGTGACATCTACCACTCAGGTAGCTAATTTAAATGTTGCTACATCAGGAACTGCCGGTACAGTAACAACTAATGCACAACCAAACATAACATCTATAGGTAACCTAACATCACTGACGGTTAATGGTATAAGCAATTTGAGTTCAGTCAGTAATGTAAAAATAACTGGTGGTTCCAATAACTATGTTCTTCAGACAGATGGAACTGGAAATCTTTCGTGGGTCTCCATAGGACAAGGTAATGGGATAGCCAACGGAAATTCAAACATAACTGCTGGGATCGCCAATGGAAACATTACGGTATCAATTGGTGGAATTTCAAATACGGTAATATTCACCACCACCGGAGTCAATGTAGCTGGAAATCTCACTGTAGTTGGGAACATAACCGATTCAAACACCGTCAGTGCAAACTATCTTATCTCTACTCAGGGGTGTGTTTCTGTATCACAAGGTGTTATTGCGGTAATAGGCAACAATGCTGGTATTTTTAACACATTGACAGGAAATATTAATATTGGGACAGAAGCCAATGTTACGTTTGGTTCGCCAACAGGTAATGTTACTTCTCAAGGGACATTTACTGCTCCAAACATTGTAACCAGTGGAACGCTCAGTGCACAAAACATAACAGTTGGTGATCTCTATAGTGATAGAACGCCTATTACGGTAAGTGCTAATACAGTTATAGATTCATTTCCTATCAGTGAGTACAGATCGGCAAAATACACAATTAATGCTAGTACTTCCGGTGGATATCAGGCACTCGAGGTCCTATTAATCCACGATAGTATAAATAGTATCACTACTGTTTATGGTAACTTAACTACCACCGGTTCTGATATTATAACGGTTGATTCAAGTATTAGCAGCAACGTAGTTCAACTTTTGGCTACTGCAACTGGCGGAACTACTACTGTAAATCTTTTGGGAACTTATGTTCCATGATGTCTGATGATCTAGGATGATATAAAATGAGTACAAAAAACTTTAACGTTAAAAACGGACTTACAGTAGGTGTTGCAAATATTGATGCCACAACTGGTAATACATATATTGGTAACTTAGTCACCAGTGGTCAGGCGAATCTTGCTTCATTGGTTGTTCCCGGCACTTCAAATCTGGGTCCGATTGGTAATGTTACGATAACTGGTGGTTCATCTGGGTATTATCTTCAAACCAATGGATCAGGTGGTCTTTCTTGGGCATCAGTTCCTACTGGCACTGGCATTTCTAATGGCAACTCCAATGTTAATATTCCTGTTGCCAACGGAAACGTAAACATTTCGTCTGCTGGTAACGCTAATATTGTAGTAGTTACGGGCACTGGTGCAAACGTTAATGGATCATTAACAGTAAGTGGTGTTAGTAACTTAGGGCCAGTCAGTAACGTTGTTATCACAGGTGGTACATCAGGATACTATCTACAAACCAATGGATCAGGTGTTCTTTCTTGGCAACCCATTTCAGTTGGCACTGCACTCCAGAATGGTAATTCAAATGTTACTGTAACTGCTAACTCAAATGTCAATACTTCTGTTGCGGGTGTTGCTAACGTATTCGTAGTAACGAGTACCGGAGCAAACCTGACAGGCACATTTAACACCACAGGTAATGCTAACGTAGGTAATTTGGGAACAGCCGGATTAATCACCGCAACAGGTAACGTCACTGGCGGCAACCTGACCACTGGTGGTATAGTTTCTGCAACAGGTAACGTCACTGGTGGAAACTTGACTACTGGCGGTATAGTTTCTGCAACAGGTAACGTCACTGGCGGCAATATTACTACTGCTGGACAGCTTGTTTCATCTGTTTCAACTGGTACTGCCCCACTTGTCGTTACATCAACAACACAGGTAGCAAACTTGAATGTCGCTACAGCCGGTACTGCAAGCAATGCTGGAAACGTTCAGGCCAACACCTCAACAAGTTCTACGGTATATTTAACTGGCACAACAAGTGCTACGAACGCATACGTTTCTTTGAACTTCGTATCTGGCATTTATGCCAATATGAGCAACAACTCAATTACTGCAACTCAGTTTGTTGGTACTCACATCGGTAACGTACAGGCCACTGGTGCAAATGGTACGGTATTCGCAAACAATGTAACTATATCAGGTGCAGCAGGTGGAAACAGTAACGTTTCTACTGTAACCGGTAACTTGGGCTTAAGAACTATTGCTGCCACTTACACTGATACTACTGCTACATCAACTTCAACTATTGCTAATGCAGCTATCCATGCTATCGGCACTCCTACTTTGGCAGCAGCAAATACTGCTATAACTGCAACTAATGCTGCCACATTCTACATTCAGGGTGCACCAGTAGCAACTGGTAACATGTCAATAACTAACCCATATGCATTGTTTGTGGGTGGTGGAAACAGCTATTTTGCTGGCGGCGCAAACATTATAGGTAATGCTAACGCAGGTAACATAGGCGCTGCAACTGGTGTGTTCTCTACAGCCGTCAACACTGGCCTAGTTCAAAACGGCACTTCAAATATTACAATAGCATCTGGTGCAAACGTATCAACATTCATTGGTGGTAACTCAACTGCACAGATGGTAGTTACATCAACCGGCGTAAACGTTGCTGGATATACTACAGTTGCTGGAAATATCACTACAAGTGCTAACTTGATCACAAGTAATATTACAAGCACTGGTGCACTTACGATCACATCTGGTGGCACTAATACCAATATTAACATTGCACCAATTGGTACTGGTAACATTACTGCAAATAATACTAACATCAATAACCTAAAAGACCCTGTACAGGCACAAGATGCTGCAACCAAGAACTATGTAGATACCACTGCACAAGGTCTTGATGTAAAGCAGGCAGTTGTAGTTGCAACTGCTACAACTCTTCCTTCGTATACGTATAATAATGGTTCAAGTGGTGTTGGTGCAACTCTTACTGCAACCACAAATGGCGCACTGTCTATAGATGGTGTTGCAGTTACTGTAAATTCTCGTGTTCTTATTAAGAATGAAGTAAGTGGAAACGCACCATATAATGGTATCTATAGTGTTACACAAACCGGTAATGCATCTGCTGTTTATATTCTAACACGTACCGCAGACTTTGATCTAAGCTCACCAAGCTCTGAAATTCCGGGTGCTTTCGTATTTGTAAACTCTGGTACAGTTAATCAGAATACAGGTTGGGTATGTACCACTACTTCACCCGTAACAGTAGGTACTACAGCAATCACGTTCACCCAGTTCTCAGGTGCTGGTACTTACACTGCTGGTACAGGGTTGACACTTACTGGTTCTGTATTCAGTATCACTAACACTGCCGTCACAGCAGGAAGTTATGGTGGCGCATCTCAGGTTCCAACATTTACTGTGAACCAGCAAGGTCAGCTAACCGCAGCATCTAACGTAGCCGTTGTTGCTCCTGCTGGCACATTGTCTGGAACTACACTTAACTCAACTGTTGTCACATCAAGCTTGACTAGCGTTGGTACACTTGGAACATTGACTGTATCTGGTAATGCTAACGTTGGTAACATTGGCGCAACAGCAGGTGTGTTTACTGGTGCAGTTACCGGTGCAGCAAATATAACTGGTGCTAACTTAATTGCAAATACTGGCATATTTGCAGGAAACACTGCTTCCGGTAATATATTTATTGGATACGATAGTGCAAATTTAGCACTTGGAGAATTTGCAGGCAACGTTAACACTTACATTCAAGTGGCATTGTTTAATTCTAACGTAGGAAATCAAGCATCTGCTGACTTTGCTATTTACGATACTAATGGTCCAACAAGTGTAACTAACAATTATATTGACATTGGTATTCTTGGTAACACATATAGCAATACATCTTGGACTATCAACGGCCCATCGGATGGTTACGTATACACCGGTAATACCAATCTCTCAGTAGGTACTGCTGCTTCTAAATATATTAACTTCTTCACTGGAGGCACGTTAGCTGCTAATGAGCGTATGCGTATTGATGCTAACGGCAATGTTGGCATTGGTAATACTTCTCCTACGAACAATCTTTCTGTTGCAGGTACGGCATTTATTTCTGGAAACGCTAACGTAGGTAATATTGGTGCAACAAACGCTAACGTTACTGCTATAACCGTTTCTGCGAACGCCAATGTTGGTAACTTGGGTACTACTGGATTAATTACCGCAACAGGTAACGTCACTGGTGGAAACTTGACTACTGGTGGTCTTGTATCAGCAACAGGTAACGTCACTGGTGGTAACTTGACAACTGGTGGTCTTGTATCAGCAACAGGTAATGTCACTGGTGGAAACTTGACCACTAGTGGTCTAGCAAGCACAGGGTCACTTGTTGTTTCTGGAACTTCAAACCTAGGCCCAGTTGGCAATGTTACAATAACTGGCGGTACAGCAGGTTATTACCTCCAAACAAACGGATCGGGTGTTCTCTCGTGGCAACCAATCTCTGCTGGATCAGCACTCGTAAGTGGTAATTCAAATGTCACTGTTGCTGCTAACGCAAACGTAAACATCAGTTCAAACGGTGTAGCTAACGTATTTGTAGTAACAAACACTGGCGTTAACGTTGCCGGTACACTAAACGCAACTGGCAATGCTAACGTAGCTAACTTGGGCGTAACTAGTAACATAACTGTTGCCAACTTGACTGTATCCACATTCAGTAATTTGGGATCAAACGCCAACGTTGTCATCACTGGTGGTACCAATGGTCAGTATCTACAAACAAATGGTTCTGGTGGACTTTCTTGGGCTACTATTAGTACAGCAGGCGTATCCAACGGAACTTCAAATATCAGTATTCCAGCAGTTAATGGAAACGTAAATACTTCTGTTGCTGGTAATGCTAACGTATTTGTGGTAACTGGCACTGGCGTAAACGTTGCCGGAACGTTGAACGCAACTGGCAATGCTAACGTTGGTAATATTGGCGCTAACAACGCAGTATTTACTTTGGTAACTGGCACTTTAACAACTGCTGCACAACCAAATATTACTTCTGTTGGTACGCTAACATCATTGAATGTTAACGGCAATGCGAGCGCAAATTATTCTCTGTTAAGTGGAGGTATTGTATCTAATCGTACAAACGTAGCTGTAACCACTACTGCAACTGTAATTGATCAGTTCCCTCCTGCAACATTTAGAGTCGCCAAGTATATCATTATGGCATCTGGAACTAATGGCTATCAAGCAAGCGAAATCTTGTTAGTGCAGGATGGTTCAAATGCATACATAACAGTATATGCTGATGTTATTTCCAATGCCACACCGGGTTCAGATGTCATTGATATTTCTGCAAATATCAACGGGGTATCTGGTAACGTCACATTGTATGCAGCAGCAAACGCAACTTTTGGTACAACTGCTAATGTTAACGTAGTTCCATTGTACTTGAAACCATAATGATAAGTAAAGGAGCGGGTATTTTCGTTTATACTCGCTCCTACATTAAATAAACGAAACAGGGATATATGGAACTGTGACGACAAAAAATTTTACCGTTAAAAACGGACTTACAATAGGTGTCGCAAATATTGATGCCACAACAGGTAATGCTAATCTTGGTAACTTAGTTACCAGTGGTCAGGCGAATCTTGCTTCATTGGTTGTTCCCGGCACTTCAAACTTAGGTTCAGTCGGTAACATCACAATAACTGGTGGTACATCAGGATACTATCTCCAAACAAATGGGTCAGGTGGGCTTTCTTGGCAACCCATTTCAGTTGGTACTGCACTCCAGAATGGTAACTCAAATGTTACTGTAACTGCTAACTCAAATGTCAATACTTCTGTTGCTGGTGTTGCTAACGTATTTGTAGTAACAAGTACTGGGGTCAATGTCGCTGGAACTTTAAATGCAACAGGTAATGCTAACACCGGTAACATCGGTGCAACATTTGGTGTATTTACTAACGTAAGCGGTAATGGTTCTACCCTATCATCTATAAATGGAGCAAATGTAACCGGTACTGTAGCTAACGCAACGTATGCAACGAGTGCTGGCTCCGCCACTAGTGCAACTACTGCTGGTACGGTAACCACAAATGCACAACCAAACATCACATCTGTTGGCACACTGACTTCACTTGCTGTTACTGGAAATACAACTTCAAATAATTTTGTTGCAAGTACTACTAATATAGTTACTTCAAATGCAGTAACTATTCCTTCAGGAACTGCCGTGGTATACGCCAGCCAGCAAGGAGGAAGAACTTATATTTCATACGATATGAACACATATCCTTCCTTGTACGAAGCAAGATTTGTCAATATCGGTACTAGTACTAATGTTCCAACTGGGGCTACCGGTGATGGTTATTGGTTTGGTATGGGAGCAGGAGATGTTGCCAGTAGGGGATATGATTTATTTGGTACTTCTGGAAATCAGTTCTTTGCTAGATCACGAGAAAATGGAAACGCAGGATGGATACAGCTAGCAAGTAACGTTAGCGGTACGGTATTAACTGCTAGTACAGTAACAACTAATGCCCAACCGAATATCACTAGTGCTACTAACTTAACAAGTATTGGTGCATTGGGTTCATTGACGGTTACTGGAAACGCCACTGTTGGTAACTTGATAGGTCCTCACGCAAATGGAAACTCAAACGTAAGTATTCCTGTTGCCAATGGAAACATCAATTTAACAGCGGGCGGCAACGTAACACTAGTTGTTACGCCGACCAATGTTAGCGTAACAGGAAGTACTGCTACTGTAATAGCAGACTCGGCTGCTACCGCCGATTCGGTTCTAATTTTAGAAGTAAAGAATGGTACTCAAAATTTGGGTGTTATGGCTAATGCAAGTGCTGGTAGCTATAATCCATTGGTGGGTGTAAATGATATAACATTAGTAGGATCAAATAATTCTACCGGTGGTGAAGGTAATGTCAATATAAGTATAGTACCATGGTCAACTGGTTCAGGTGGTATTCGTATAATAACTACTAGCAACGTAACAACTGGCATAAACCTTGTAGCATCAACTACTACTATAACAGGTGTTGCAAACGTTACGGGAAATTTAAATGGTAGTAACATAGCCGCAGCTAATGGGACATTTGCTACTATAACTGGTACTACATTATCTTTTACTACAGTAAGTGGCACTACAGTAAATGCCGCCACACTAACTGGAGTTTTAACAACTAATGCACAGCCAAATATCACATCAGTAGGCACACTAACTTCATTATCGGTAACAGGTAATGCTAATGTTGGTAATTTGGGCACTACTGGACAGTTAATTTCAACAGTTGCAACTGGTACCGCTCCTTTAGTAGTATCTTCAACTACTCAAGTAAATAACCTAAATAGTCAGTATTTGAATGGTTTTACTTGGGCAATTCCTGCTGGTATAGGAACTACTACACCAAACAGCGGTTCATTCACTACTCTAACGACAAGCGGTCTTACAACCCACAATGCTAACGTTGCAATGGGCAACAACTACATTACTTCACCAATCTTCAGTTGCTATAAAGAATATGTGAGTGCAATAACTATAAGTGGTTCTACGCAAACATTAGACTTATCTACCACTAACATTTTCAACATAACACTGACAGCAAATACTACCCTATCGTTCATTAATCCACCTGCTGCTGGTATAGCTTACAGTTTCATGATATATTGTAAACAATACAATGTCGGAGGAAATACGATTACTTGGCCATCATCAGTCAAGTTTCCAAATGGTTCTACTCCCTCATTGACTACCACTCAGAACTATATTGATATTCTGAATTTTTTCACACTTGATGGTGGTGTTACTTATATTGGTGCACTATCACTGGCTAACGTTGCATAAAGGGATAATAGTATATGCCATTGCATTCGTTTTTTGATTATGGAAAAGCAGCCCCAGGCAATCAAACGTTTAATGCACCTGGAACATTTGTAGTCCCAGAAGGAGTCTATTCGGTAAATCTGTCAGGAACTGGAGGAGCAGGTAATCCGGGTAATGCGGGAAATCCGGGCACGGCAGGTAATCCTGGCAATCCGGGGAACAACGGAGTAGCAGGTCCGGGAGGAACCGCAGGCGCAGCAGGAAATGCAGGAACCAAAGGAAATGCAGGAAATCCAGGCAACAACGGATTAGCAGGCCCCGGTGGAACAGCAGGCACAGCAGGTAATCCGGGCACAAAAGGTAATGCAGGCAATCCGGGCAATAACGGAATTGCGGGACCGGGAGGAACCGCAGGCACAGCAGGCACAGCAGGCACAAAAGGAAATCCGGGTAATCCGGGAAATGTTGGCGTTGCCGGTCCCGGTGGAACAGCAGGCGCAGCAGGAAATGCAGGAACCAAAGGAAACGCAGGTAATCCCGGAAATAATGGGTTAGCTGGTCCCGGTGGAACGGCAGGCACAGCAGGGAATCCGGGTACAAAAGGCAATGCAGGTAATCCCGGAAACAACGGGCTAGCTGGTCCGGGAGGAACCGCAGGTACCGCAGGAAATGCTGGAACCAAAGGTACCGCAGGCAATCCGGGGAACAACGGAGTAGCAGGTCCGGGAGGAACCGCAGGCAGCGCAGGAACAGCAGGGACCAAAGGCAGCGCAGGGAATCCGGGAAACAACGGAGTAGCTGGTCCCGGTGGTACTGCAGGGGTAGGAGGAACAGGCGGCGGTGGAGGTGCAGCAGGACAAGCCTCTCCGTTTAGCGGAAATGGCGGAACAGCAGGAAGTCCAGGAGCCACTGCAGGAGGCCCCGCACCTGCCACCGGGTCAACTGCCGGAGGAACTGGGGGAACAGGTGGCTCCCCCTATGGAGGCACAGGAGGAGCAGGCGGAAAAGGTAACTCTACTGTCGTAGGAAGTGGTGGCGGCGGCGGCGGTGGCGGCGGCGCATATACAGCAGGCGGCGCAGCCCCATGTACATGGCCGGGTAAATGCGGAACAGCAGGTACAGTAGGAACTTCAGGCAGTGCTGGCACAGGCGCTGGTCCCGGAGGAGCGGCCCCATGTACTTGGCCGGGTAAGTGCGGAACAGCAGGTACAGTAGGAACTTCAGGCAGTGCTGGCACAGGCGCTGGTCCCGGAGGAGCGGCCCCATGTACATGGCCGGGTAAATGCGGAACAGCAGGCACCGCTGGTACATCAGGAAGTGCTGGCACAGGTGCTGGTCCCGGAGGTGCAGCCCCATGTACTTGGCCCGGTAAATGCGGAACAGCAGGTACAGCAGGTACATCAGGCAGTGCTGGTACAGGCGCAACAGCAGGGGGCGCAGCCCCATGTACCTGGCCCGGTAAGTGCGGAACAGCAGGAACTGCCGGTACTTCTGGTAGTGCTGGCACAGGTGCTGGCCCCGGAGGAGCGGCCCCATGTACTTGGCCCGGTAAGTGCGGTGTTGCTGGCACCGCTGGTACATCAGGAAGTGCTGGCACAGGCGCAACAGCAGGGGGCGCAGCCCCATGTACATGGCCGGGTAAATGCGGAACAGCAGGCACAGTAGGAACTTCAGGCAGTGCTGGTACAGGCGCAACAGCAGGTGGCGCAGCCCCATGTACTTGGCCCGGCAAATGCGGAACAGCAGGCACAGCAGGAACTGGTGCCACCAACGGTAATCCCGGTACAGCAGGAAATACAGGAAACTCATCAACTTTTGGTACATTGCAAACATTCCCCGGAGGCACAGGAGGCAGAGGAGGATCAGCGGGTACTGGAAATAACGGTATAGCAGGATCAGCAGGAAATGCAGGTACAAAAGGAACAGCAGGCAATCCCGGAAACAACGGAGTCGCAGGACCGGGCGGAACAGCAGGATCAGCGGGAAATGCAGGGACAAAAGGCAATGCAGGTAACCCCGGAAATAACGGAGTCGCAGGACCGGGCGGAACAGCAGGATCAGCGGGTACAGCAGGGACCAAAGGAAATCCAGGAAATCCGGGGAACGTTGGTGTTGCAGGACCGGGCGGCACCGCAGGTACAGCGGGTACAGCAGGGACCAAAGGAAATCCGGGCAATCCCGGAAACAACGGAGTCGCAGGACCGGGCGGAACAGCAGGATCAGCGGGAAATGCAGGCACAAAAGGAAACGCAGGTAACCCCGGAAATAACGGAGTCGCAGGACCGGGAGGAACCGCAGGCACGGCAGGCAATCCCGGAACAAAAGGAAACGCAGGTAATCCCGGAAACAACGGACTAGCTGGTCCCGGTGGTACAGCAGGCACAGCAGGTAATCCGGGCACAAAAGGTAATGCAGGTAACCCCGGAAATAACGGGCTAGCTGGTCCGGGAGGAACCGCAGGTACCGCAGGAAATGCTGGAACCAAAGGTACCGCAGGCAATCCCGGTGGCGCTGGCGGCGGCGGTGGCGGCGGAGGAGGACACGGACAAGGAGGAATGTGTTCAACATCAGGTTGTAGCGGTGTCAAAGGAAATGCAGGAACTGCACCAAGTGTAACCAATGGTACCGGTGGTTCCGCTGGAGTAGGCGGCACGGCAGCGACCCTTGGTACAGCCGGTGGATCAGGTAACGCTGGAACCCCAGGGACAGCAGGTACTTCTGGCAGTGCTGGTACTGGCGCAACAGCAGGGGGCGCAGCCCCATGCACTTGGCCCGGTAAATGCGGAACAGCAGGTACAGCAGGTACTTCTGGTAGTGCTGGTACAGGTGCAACAGCAGGGGGCGCAGCCCCATGTACTTGGCCCGGTAAATGCGGAACAGCAGGTACAGCAGGTACATCAGGCAGTGCTGGCACAGGCGCAACAGCAGGTGGCGCGGCCCCATGTACTTGGCCCGGTAAGTGCGGAACAGCAGGTATAGCAGGTACTTCTGGTAGTGCTGGTACAGGCGCAACAGCAGGTGGCGCGGCCCCATGTACTTGGCCCGGTAAGTGCGGAACAGCAGGTATAGCAGGTACTTCTGGTAGTGCTGGTACAGGTGCAACAGCAGGGGGCGCAGCCCCATGTACTTGGTCCGGTAAATGCGGAACAGCAGGTACAGCAGGTACTTCTGGTAGTGCTGGTACAGGTGCTGGTCCCGGCGGCGCAGCCCCATGTACTTGGCCCGGTAAATGCGGAACAGCAGGTACAGCAGGTACTTCTGGTAGTGCTGGTACAGGTGCTGGTCCCGGCGGCGCAGCCCCATGTACTTGGCCCGGTAAATGCGGAACAGCAGGCACCGCCGGTACTTCTGGTAGTGCTGGCACTGGCGCAACGGCGGGAACAGCCGGTACTTACAACTCAGGAACAGCAGGTAATTCAGGAAGCACTGCATCCCCTACAAACGCATCTTCAGTAAAGGTATATCCATATCAGATCATTACAGTAACAGTAGGCACAGGAAGTGCAAATGGTGCTGTCACTGTCACTTGGTGATGTTATGCTTAATGATATTACAGTGAAAAACAGATTTTTGCGATTGCAAGAAGTTCAACATGTCCCTGAAATAAAACTGTATCTAGCTGACACTGAATCTAACAGAAGAAACGCGAATGGTAGATATGATTGTTGGCCTTATGCTTGGGTAGGAGGACAGGCTCTCGCGAGATACATTATAGATAATCCCACAGTCGTAAAAGATAAAACTGTAGTTGATTTAGCATCAGGTTCTGGTATAGTAGCGATTGCAGCTAAACTTGCTGGTGCAAAAAAAGTCATAGCTATGGATGATTACGATCCCTGTATTGAATGCATCCATATAAATTCCAAAGCAAACAATGTGGATATTGAAATAGTTCAGTGTGATATTTTTAACTATTCGCCAACTGATGTGGATGTATTTTTAATAGGTGACCCGTTTTTAAATGAAAATCTGTTTGATCATCTAAAGCAGGCATTCAATCCTATAGTAGTAGGATGTCCTATACGAATGCCACACTACTCGTCTTATATATCAAATATAGTACAAACATACCAGCTAGAAACTAAATTTGACGGTGAAGATGAATATGAAGTGTATGTTTGGCGGTTGAACGAATAATTCAATGAATAGCCTATAGCATAAGTACACATATAATTGTAAGAAAGGAACTATCTATGATTGTTAGTATTGCAAATATTTACCTATATACAGGATTGACACCAACCGGTGGCAATGATTCTGCTTCGGTAATGCAATGGTTAGATCAAAATAATATTCAATATACACATCTGTGGTATGGAGACCCGTCTCAACATCAATCAGTTTTTGATGCAGTCAATACATGGGGAATCGGTACATTTAGTGATTTTCCATTTGTGATATATGATGAAGTAGATGATAATGGTGCAACCCTTCAACAGGCACTAATTGGTCTTTCTGCTATAACAAGCAGTAATCTAGTAGAACTATCGGCATTGGGTTCATCTTCCACGCCTAGTTAAGATGGGAGATGAGGTCAACATACAACGAATGATTTTAGTAATGCGGTGTTACGATAAACTGCCATTGCATCTAAGAGAATGGATAGCAGAATTGCATTTTAGTCTTCACGACGATCATATCCTTCGTGGCACCGCAGAAGTTGAAAGATGTAAAGCCTTCATTGAGTCTGGAGGTGTACATTATGAAAAACCAGGAAATGGACAGAATTGATGTTCTCGTTTTTGAGAAAAAAAGAACCAAAGCTTGAGTTTCTCTGCTTTGATGATGATTTAGGAAACATACCAGAACCGTATCCAGCAAGAAAATTGATGCCTGAATGGTACAAGGCATTGCCCATGAAACTGGGAAATGGATTTGAACAATCAACACTTAAACGATGTCCGCCTTTTTTGGATGCAATGGTAACAGGGTGGATCATACCATTAGTGGCAGATGTAGAAATTATATCAAACCACGACTGTTCGCACATTTCTTATGATACCAAATATCCTCGTCCTATGGTTGAGAATCACGGACAACTGCAAGTATCATCTGAAAAATGTCCAGCACCACACCTTCCTAAGCCACCAGTGAAATGGATGAACTATTGGGCAATAAAGTGCCCTAAAGGGTATTCTCTTTTGTTTGTTCCTCCTCTCAACCGAGCAGATGAACGCTTTACGTGCTTTTCGGGATTAGTTGACTCTGATGGTTATTTTGAATTCATCAATTTTCCTTTTGTTTGGAACAAACCGAATGCACATGAAATTGTAACAGCGGGCACTCCCCTTATGCAGGTCATTCCAATCAAAAGAGACACACTGTTTACTAAACATGTAGTTCGCGGATTCACGGACGCAGATTACAAAGAATTGCGTGACACGCATCGCAAACGTCAAAGCCATGAGTCTCATTACAGAGACTACATTTGGAATAAAAAGTAATGTCAGTATATCAACTCACTCCTCCACCGTCAATAGCGATTCCAGAAATAAACATTGCTACATGGCATGATGGTTTTTCAGATGAAGAACTTTCTAAAATAATTGAGATTGGAGATAGGCTTGCTATAAAAACGGCTACTGTTGGAAAAGATTCCGCAGTAAACAACGATATCAGGAAATCCAGCACGGGATGGATGCAGTTAACAAATGAAACTCAATTCATATATGATAAGTTGGGTTTCATAGCGAGACAGCTAAATGGTCAATTTTTTGACTTTGACATTTGGGGTTTCGTAGAAGATTTGCAGTATACTATATATGAAGGAGATGGGGAGCACTATGCTTGGCATCTTGATAGAGGTGGAGCAACCTCAGACACGCCTCGTAAACTGTCAATGGTATTACAGTTGACGGACCCGAAAGAGTATGAGGGTGGAGAATTAGAAATTTTTGAAGGACCTACTCCTACAAAAATAAAGAGAGAAAAAGGCTTGATTTCTGCTTTCCCATCGTTTATACTACATAGAGTGACACCGGTCACAAAAGGTACCAGAAAGACACTAGTTGTTTGGTTAACCGGGCCGCGCTTCAAATAGGATTTTAAATGACTGATATACTTGATCAATGGCATTATTTTGCTTCACCTGTGTATAGCATCAAGAAACTAGAATTTCTTGATATTGTACAGAAGGTAAGCAACGATGCGTTGCGTATACAGCGCAAACAGCAAAAGATGAATGAAATATATCCGGTTATCCAAGCTGATATTTCTAATGCTGAAGCACTAAAAGAATTTCATGATTACGTAATCAATACTGCATGGAATCTATTGAATGATCAAGGATATGCCATGGATGGGCAGTCAACGTACTTCACTGGAAGCTGGGTGCAAGAACATCACAAATATTCTTCAATGGAATATCATAATCACAATGATTGTCAAATGGTAGCCTTTTATTTTGTAGAATGTCCAGTTGATCCTCCTAGGATGGTTATTCATGATCCAAGACCAGCAAAGACAATGGTTGATCTTCCGGAAGCCGATGTGACCAATCTTACTATGGCTACTTCTACTATAAATTTCACACCTGAACCGGGTACATTGATGTATGCAAACTCTTGGCTACCACACAGCTTTACTCGTAATGCATCTACGAAACCTTTCAAGTTCATTCATATGAACATTGCTACTAGAGTACATAAGGAACCGGTCGTTTACCCTGCCACAGCGGAAATTATATGATAAGAAGATGCGGATCATGTCATAAATTCTGTGAGGGCCATCTTAGCGGAGAAGCAAATGGCTATTCATTTTGGAAAAGCAGAAAATGTCATTTTTTAAACAAACACGGCTGTTCTATTTACGAAAACCGTCCAGACATACCATGTAAATCATACAAGTGTATGTGGCTTGAAGATGAGAAACAGGAGTTTCCAGAATGGATGAAACCAGAAGAATCAAATGTTATTCTTACTTGGCGCGTTAAGGATGACATTGAATACGTAGAATTGCTTGAAGCAGGGGAAACAGTGAGGTCTGATGTTTTGAGTTGGGCTATTCAATATGCATTGAACAACGAGCTAAACATAAATTATCAAATAAACGGTGGTTGGAACAAAATAGGAAACCCGAAATTTTTGGAGACCGAAATCTAAATGGCACAGTTTCATGTGAGATATAACAAAACTCGCGGAGAGATAAACAGAGGAACGATGGATCATGTCTGGCGTGTGTTCAGGGATGGAAAAGAATATCTATGTAAACATGTAATCATAAATGTTCCTAGCTACGGTGCCAATACCAATGGTGATTGGAGTATTTGTTGTGAAGGGGAAATGATAATCAACAGAGAAACATCCACTATTACTATAGAAAAAAGTGAAACAGATCATGAAATTTTATGATAACGTATTGAGTGACCACATCATTGCTTGGATAGCACGTGAAAGAGAAGAACTGCGATGGAAACAGGCTTGGAATTGCAGTCAGTTGTTCTGGGATGATAATATTAGAGTAGGAGTAACGGGGGTATGCGCTGCATCACATGTAAGCCCTGAACTATATGATGCCATTTTTGAACATATGAAACCGTATCTACCTTATTATGATAGTCTTCACATCCAGCATTACATTTGGTTTAAAGGTAGTGGAATCTGTATGCACGATGACTATAAACATAAGTTTGGTGCAACAATCTACTTGAATGATGAATGGGACATGGCATACGGTGGAATATTTATTTGGGAAGATGAACATGGTCACCGTGCTGTGTGTCCGAAAAAAAACATGCTAGCACTGAATGATGATCGCACTAATCATATGGTTACTTTGGTTAGTGATTTAGCAGTAGAGCCTAGATACACGATTCAAATCTGGGGAAGATAATATGGAATTGGAATTTTCAGAAATAAAACTGTATAATCCCGGTGTACTCAAAACGCGACTTCCTGTAAGAGTGTTTGCTGAATTGACTAGGGATTTGCAAAAACAAGTCGATTCTAAACCTAAAAGGTACAACACTGATTTAGCAGGGCATTTAGAAACAGAATTGCAATATGACATAAACGGCGATTTCAGGCAATGTATAAACTCAATGTTTTTGGAGTACAGAGAACGTTTTGACTTCTATCGTAATGATGACTATGTTATAGATTCAAGTTCTTGGGTCAACTTTCAGAAGAAACACGAATATAATCCATTGCATTATCATTACCAAGATGTGTCTTGGGTGGTTTGGATAACTATTCCATATGATCTTCAAACTGAAATGTCTCTTCCCAGTATAAGAGAAGCAAACGGGAACGTAGCTTCAAAGTTTCAGTTTGTCTACAACAAGCTGGATAGTGGAATACATATGCATGAAATCAATATTGACAAAAGTTGGGAAGGGGTACTTATCATGTTTCCCGCCTACCTAAAGCATCAAGTATATCCATTCCAAACCTCAGACGAGCATCGCATTTCTATTGCAGGAAACATCAAGATTATAAAATAACATGCGATTTGGTGAGATAAGTATAATGTGATTAACGTATTTTTACAAGACTTCTACACTCGCCTTCGTGCTTGGCACGAACTCAAAGAAAACCTACAAAACAAAGACCTTGAGACGGTATGTGTTGAGGTTGATAGGTTTTGGCAACGTTGCCCTATGAGTGCTCATTATCTGCATCCCGATGAGATTGAGTCATGGCCAAATCCTTGGGAACTCCTCAAGGATAATGACTATTGCTACTATGCCAGAGCATTGGGAATGATATACACCTTGTTGCATTTGGGTATCAAAAACATTGACTTTGTTGACGGAATAGACGATAATGGTGAAATGGCTGTATTAGTCTTAGTCGATAGCGCAAAATATGTGATGAATTGGTATCCAGACTCAGTATTAAATACAAACCTAACAGATTTCAAAATCACCAAACATATTAATATAGAAACGTTAATAAAGAAAATAGGCAAAGAATGATTAATGTAGACATCGGTAGATTTACTGACTATAACATAAATAAAGATGTAGTTCGCGGGACTGGAATCCCCAACTACTCTAATACTATTACGGAGTATCAGTAATGACTATTTATTCTAAAAATAATAATCCTTGCGGATATTATGTTTATGCATATTTGCGTAGCAAAGATTCTATCATTGCCAAAGTAGGAACCCCATACTATATAGGGAAAGGCATAGGACAACGGGCGTGGTGTCATTTTAAGGATGAGGCCACCCAACCACCGGTTGATCACCGATATATAGTAATATTAGAATCCGGTCTTACTACTACCGGAGCACTCGCAATAGAACGCAGAATGATACGTTGGTATGGCCGAATCGATATCGACCATGGTGGTATTTTAAGGAACATAACAGAAGGAGGGGATGGTGCTTCTCTGTCAGGAAAACTAAATGGAATGTACGGGAGAACTGGTGAATTACATCCTCATTATTGTAAAAAAAGATTTGACATGATTGGTGATCTTAATCCGATGTTCGGGAAACGTGGTGAAGAACATCCGGCATTTGGGTATAGACATTCAGATGAACGTCGAAAGAAAATTGCCGATTCCAAAAAAGGGGTTAAGCGAACCGTGTTTGATCAATCGGGAGAAAAGAATCCAATGTTTGGAAGAAAAGGTGAAGACCACCCAAGTTTCGGTAAAAATCCTCCTAAAATAGTGTGTCCGAATTGCAGAAAGTTGGTAAGCAATGCAATGTTTGTGCGGTGGCACCAAAATGACAAATGTGTACGGAAAGACAAAAATAGTGATTAATATTGTAAAGCGATCAGGAAAAAAAGAACCACTTAGCCTAGAAAAATGGCAGGCCCAAGTTGCTAAGGTATGCAACGGGACTGCTGATGTAAGTCAATCAATGATTGAAATTAAGGCACACCCACATTTTTATGACGGAATCACTACCCAAGAGATTGATGAGATTACTCTTAGGGCCGTTGTGGATTTGATTGATGTAGAATCCAATTCAGACGTTGGACACACTAATTACCAGTATGTCGCCGGAAAGCAGAGATTGTCCATGTTACGGAAATCTGTCTATGGACAATATAACCCACCATCATTGTATGAGATTGTAAAGAAAAACGTTTCGGTGGGCCTTTACACGCCAGAACTCCTTGAATGGTATTCCGAAGATGAATGGAATAAAATGAATGATTTCATAGATCATACTAAGGATGAAGCGTACTCATACGCCGCAATCGAACAACTTATTGAAAAATATCTTGTTCGCAATAGAGCCACAAAGGAAATCTATGAAACTCCGCAGGTTCGTTACATGGTTGCAGCAGCAACCGTTTTTCACAGGGAGGAACCAAACACCGCAAGAATGCGATTCATCAAAGAATACTACAATGCGGCCAGTGATGGGCTTTTTACTCTCGCTACCCCAGTACTTGCTGGCCTTGGAACTCCGACCAAACAGTTTAGCAGTTGTGTTCTTATTAGGAGCGATGATGACCTCGATAGTATTTTCGCTTCCGGAGAAATGATGGCAAAATATGCCAGCAAACGTGCTGGCATTGGCTTGGAAATCGGAAGACTTCGCCCTCTCGGTTCGCCTATCCGAGGGGGTGAAATCATGCATACTGGTATGATTCCATTTCTAAAGAAATGGTTTGGTGATTTGCGTTCTTGTTCTCAGGGAGGTATTCGCAATGCAAGTGCTACAGTATTTTATCCTATCTGGCATTATCAGTTTGACGATCTCATCGTTCTTAAGAACAATCAGGGAACTGAGGAGACCCGAGTGCGCCACATGGATTACGGGGTTGTCCTTTCAGGAATGTTCTGGAGAAGATTTAAAAACAAAGAGAACATTACGTTCTTCGATCCTAACGAAGTGCCTGATTTATATGAAGCCTTCTATTCAAACACGGCTAAATTCGAAGAACTCTACGTAAAATACGAAAAGCGTAAAGATTTACGCAAGAAGGTAATGAGCGCAGAGGAAGTCTTCAAGAGTGGCATTCTCAAAGAACGCACTGACACTGGACGTATCTATCTTGTATTCATTGATAACGTGATGAATCAGGGTCCATTTGACCCTGAATACCACACTATCTATCAATCAAATTTGTGTTGTGTAACCGGAGACACTGTGGTTGAATTTCTACATCCTGACGGGAGAACTGAAAAAATGTCAGTAATGAGTGCCGTTGAAAGATTTCAACTTGGTGCGCTGACTGAATCAAAAATTAAGAGTTTTAGTAATGGAGAAGTTTCTTGGGAAAATGTTTCCGCTGCCATTAAAACCAAAACCGTTACTGAACTCTATGAAATTGAAGATGAATATGGCAATGTCTTGAAGTGTACTGGCGATCACTTGATATACACTAAAAATCGCGGCTATGTTCGTGCAGATGAGTTAGTAGAAACAGACGAGTTATGTTCTGAAATTTGATTACCGAGTATAAATACATATGGAGAGCTTCATATGTATAAAGAACTGTATAAATTGTTGATTGATAATGCAAAGAAAGAGAACCGAATGAAAAATCAGGAAAATTATTATGAACGACACCATGTGGTTCCTGATTTCATGTTCAAAAACAGAAAGAGACCTGGACCAGTGGGGCACTTAGATGGTGATCCTGATTCTCCAGAAAATATTGTTTTTCTTACTTTTCAAGAACATCTTTTGGCGCATTATTATCTATATGAAATATATAAAGATACTCGTTATGAGTATTCTGCTGGCTCAGCCCTACAGTTTTTCTTTGTAAAAGCCACTGGAAATCACAAAAGACAATTAAATCTGTCAGAAGTAGATAAATCGTTTCTTAATGAAATGGAGCATTTGCGATTGTTAGGAAATGAAAGTATCAGCAAGGCGAGAAAAGGTAAGATGCCAGTAGTTGATGCAGTGACTAGAGAAAAAATCGGTTCTGTATCAATTAATCATCCCAAGGTGATATCAGGTGAATGGGTGCATCATAGTAAAGGCAAAAAGCAAACTTGGAAACATCGCTCAATGAAGGGCTCTATGAATACGAATTTCAAAGAATTGACACACGATAGAAAAGAACGCTTGTGGAAATGTGTAGCCGCTTCATGTGAAGAAGGTCATCTCAAGAAGAAACTATTATGCGAAGCATTGAAAAAAGAGTTTACCGAATTCAAAAAGATTTCATTAGCTTGGATAAAAAATAACTATGATTCATTTGATGATCTAGTTAAAGAAACAAATAAGAATTTAAAGCTGATCATAAAGTATGATCCATATCATAGAAGTAATGAGCAACGAAATTTGAATGCAATACAATCTTCAAAACATCGTTGGTATAATAACGGTAATCACAACATTAGAGTTACCGATGTTGACACTTTTATTAAAAACAATCCAGAATACATACCGGGAAAAATTAAATTATGATTAAGATTAGAAAAATTGAGGTAGAACCAACTGATGTATATGATCTATCTGTTCCAGAAACCGAGTGTTTTTTTGCAGACAACATGTTAGTTCACAACTGTGAAATTCTACTTCCGACAAAATCATTTAAGAGCCTTGATGATGAAAATGGCAGAATTTCTCTCTGCACTCTTGGTTCAATGAACTGGGGTGCATTTAGGAATCCAGAAGATATGCGTAGAGCGTGTCGCATTCTGTTACGAAGTTTGAACAACATTCTTGACTATCAGGATTTCCTGTCCATTCAGTCTAAGCTGTCAAACGATGAGATTAGACCAATCGGGATCGGAGTCACCAATCTTGCATATTGGTCCGCTAAACGCGGATACAAGTACGGCGAAGCAGAAGCGTTGCAGGAAATCAAGAGTTGGGCAGAGCATCAGACTTATTACTTGATGGAAGCTAATGTTGAGCTTGCTAAGGAACGCGGACCTTGCTTGCATTCTGACAAGACTCGTTACGGACAGGGAGTTTTCCCTTGGGAACTTAGAGCAAAGGGCGTAAATGACCTTGCTGACTTTACTCCTGAACTTGACTGGGAAAGCCTCAGAGCCGATATGATGACTTACGGTGTTCGTAACTCTACAGTTGGTGCTATTGCTCCTGTTGAATCATCATCTGTTGCTATCAACTCAACTAATGGTATAGCGATGCCTATGAGCCTGATTTCAATCAAGGAATCAAAGGCAGGTTCATTCACTCAAGTTGTTCCAGAATACCACAATGCAAAGGTTCGTAAGAACTATCAGTTGATGTGGGACCAGACAGACTGTATCGGATACTTGAAAACCGCAGCAGTATTGGCAGCGTATATGGATCAGTCCATCAGCACTGATACTTTCTACAACCCTGCTCACTTTCCTGATCGCAAGGTACCAACTACGCTCATCGCAAAGAACCTAATGTTGGCATATTACTGGGGAATTAAGACCTTATACTATAGCCTTGTCAACAAACAGGGCGCAAAAGAAGAAGCAGATGAGGCACCACTTGAAGTCATTGACTTCTTTGAAGAAGACGGTGACTGCGAAAGTTGCAAGCTATGAAACTAGGCGTTTATGGGGACAGTTTTGGTACATCCAAAAATCCTGCCATAAAAACAGCTTGGTACAACTTGCTTGGTGAAATGCTAGGAGCAACTGTTGAAACTCATGCAGTTGGCGGCAGTTCTGTGTACTATTCTTACAAAAGATTTTTGGCTACACATGAAAGATATGATGTCATTGTTTTTATGGTAAGCGATCCCATAAGGTATACAAGAGATATATCAGAAGACTTTCCTGATCTTTTTTTAAAAACGGCACCCTTAGACAACTTTCGTAAAATGCTTCCAATACCAAATCAGGGAATGGTAAGCGTTATACGAGAGAAGTTGATTAAGGATGGTACAATGACTAAAACCCAAGAAAAGATTCTTGATGATTTGAATGGATGGTTCAACTCTGTTGATATAGAATACAATACTGATATGGTAGAATTGATGCTATCCAACATTGAGACCATTCATAGCGATGTCATATTTTATCCCGGCTTTAAGTTTAGCATGGCCAACGATAGAATGCTTAAAACTGGCATAGATAATAGATATAACATGTTGTCTTTAGTAGATGAACAGGCACACAAGCTAAAAATCAAAAACTTTAACCTATTGCAGTATTCTATGAAAGAAAATGAAAAAACGATGTCGGCGCATTTAGGTCCGGAGTATAATGCGACACTGGCAAATCTTTTCTATAGTAAGATCACTGTCGGGAAATGGGACTGGAGTGACTTTGACAACATTGTAATAACTAACCCCACAGACTTTTATTATTTGAACCAATAAGATACATTAAAAGAAGAAGATAAATGTCAAAACAGCAGTATAATCTAAACACAAAAACAGACTACCTTCAACGCAAGATGTTTCTTGATCCTGCTGGACCTGTAACGATCCAGCGTTTTGAAGAAGTCAAGTATCAGAAGCTACAGAAGATTGAGCAAACCGCTCGTGGATTCTTTTGGGTTCCGGAAGAAGTAAGTCTTACCAAAGATGCAAACGATATGAAGGATGCATCTGAAACGATTGCTCATATTTTTACGGGCAATGTTCTTAGGCAGACCGCACTTGACAGTTTACAGGGCAGAGCACCAGCACAGGTTTTCACACCCGTATGTTCTATTCCTGAACTTGAAGCAATCATGAGCAATTGGTCGTTTTTTGAAACGAACATCCATTCCCGTTCATACTCGCACATCATTCGCAATATTTACAATGTTCCTAAGGAAGTGTTCAACACGATTCATGATACTACGGAAATCATTGATATGGCTGCAAGTGTAGGCAAGTATTATGATGACTTACATGTGCTCAATTGCAAGAAGGAAGTTGGCATTCATGTTGACGAACAGGAGCATATCAACGCTATTTGGTTAGCACTTCATGCAAGCTATGCACTTGAAGCATTTCGCTTTATGGTATCGTTTGCTACTAGTCTTGCAATGGTTGAGAACAAGATTTTCATGGGTAATGGTAACATCATCAGTCTGATTCTCCAAGATGAACTGTTACATAAGGAATGGACTGCTTGGATTATCAATCAGGTTGTTAAAGAAGATGCAAGGTTCGCAAAAGCTAAGGTAGATTGCGAAGCAGAAGTACGTAAAATTTACGAAGATGTGATTCGTGAAGAAAAGGAATGGGCTGGGTATCTCTTCAAGAAGGGTCCAGTCATCGGTCTTAACGAACGCATCATGGTAGACTTTGTTGACTATAATGCCGTAGACGCTCTTAAACAGATCGGCATTAAATACTGGAATCCAGCACCAAAGACTACTCCTATCCCATGGTTTAATAAGCATACGGATACGAGTAAGAAACAGACTGCACTACAGGAGAGCGAGTCAACATCGTATGTTATTGGCGTCATGTCCGATACTTTGGATTATGATGAATTACCGGATTTATAAGGAGAAAAAGAATGAAGGCAGTTGTATGGAGTAAAGAAAGTTGTCCGTTTTGCGTACAGGCAAAGGCTTTGTTAACACAAAAGGGAATTGAGTTTGAAGAGCGTAAGATAGGTGCAGAATACACGAAGGAAGACCTACTTGAAGCAGTACCCAATGCAATGACAGTTCCGCAAATTTTTCTAGACGGGGAACTAATTGGTGGATTTAAAGAGCTTCGTGCTAAGTTTTTAGCAGAAGCAGCATAAGGAAAAAGATGTGAATTATACAGTTAATGAAGTTTATACGTTCAAGTTGAACAGTGGAGAAGAATTAGTAACTAAGGTGTTGGGAGTAGATGGGGATGATATTCTCATTTATGAGCCACTGGCAGTTACCCCTGCTCCTCAGGGCGTGGGATTGGTGATAGGAATGTTCACCGCAGACCCTAAGTCTGAAACACGACTAAATAGTAAGAACGTTGCTATCTCTGCACTGACCGATCATAGTGTGAAGGTCAAGTACGTTGAAGCAACAACTGGAATCAAGATTCCAGATAAGAAACTTATTTTAGGATAATATGGCAGCACTTAGCAGAAAAGGCGACCAAAACCAAGTCGGCGGCAAAATCGTAAGGGGAGCATCAACGGTGTTTGCCAACGGTATTGCCGTTGGCTTACATGTAAGCGATATCACTTCACATCCCGGTGGAGGCACACACAGTTCATCAAAGACTACCTCAGGTAGTCCGACTGTGTTTGCAGAAGGTGTTGCAGTCCTTCGTGTGGGTTCCAGTACAAACTGTGGACATTCTATCACACAGGGTAGCCCTAATGTTAACTGTCCGTAAGAAAGAAACATGGCAGATTCAGGAACACAAAGCCCACTCGGCATAAACGTATTAGGATCAGTATTGAATAATACTGGTCTAACAATCAATCCTGTAGCTGCTGGCTACATGGGAGCAAGCAAGACAAACACTGATTATACCTTTGGTAGTTTGGTGAGTAGCACCGCCCTTCGCTTGCTAACATGGGCAATCAATGACGGTTACAATAGAGGACCCGGCAACAGCAATGCAACTCTAAGTAACACAACTTATAACAATCTTATTTCAATTGGTAGTACCACAATTCCAGCGTTAGGCAACTCACCTCCTTCTACTTATGTTATCAGTGATCCGGCAAATGTTTGGACAGGTCAAGCAACATCTGGTTATGGCATTTCTGGTAATACTGGACAAGGACAGTCTGCTACTTGGTTACCGTATAGTACTAGCAATCCAAACATGTCAGTTACTCAATGGGGTTACACAAGACTTCATGCTCTCCAAGCATGGAATGAGTTTAACTGGAACGGCACCAGCACAACACAGTCAGTTCCAGATTACAAAGAGTTCTGCTCATCTGTAATAACTGCTAACGGTTTGATGACCGCAGCAAACAAAGTAACAACATCAGCAAACAACGCTAACACGTTCCTTGATGGCACATACAGCAACATGAATGATCTAATCAGTGCTGATGTTGCGGGTATAAGTCTATCTACGGTTGATTTCGGTAATGATTTGGTAAATCTCGGAAACGCACTAGATTTAACCACGATTGAATCTTTTGGGCTACCATCTAATCTGTTGGTAACTCTCGGTAAGAACTTGGCAGTAACACAAGACTTAAGCTTGGCATTATTAGCTTCTGGTCTGTCTACTACTGACGTATCAAACATCACAAATGGTCTGGCTCCAAATATAACCACACAACAGCAACAGCAGATTTATGGTGCATTTTTGATCATTACTGGGGAAAATCTACAGAATGTTTTGGCACCATTGCAGTGCAACACACAAGGATTGAATACTCTTGCTGATTTATTGAATGTTCAAAAGCTTTTTCCAACAAGCTATGCTTCATTAACTGTGCCAGTATACAATGGTGCACCGGGTCCAACAAACAGTAAGACATATTACTTGATTTACTCCAACGGCGGCGTTAACACAGCACTCAGTAATCCTGTCATTCAAAACTATGTAGGAAGCCAGATTCCAAATGGCACTCCTCAGATTTTTGATAAAGCTGTAGACCCTTCAAACTATGCTCCCCCACCAATAGGATTTGGATCATATCTGAATAACATTCTTCCTTTTGATCAAGCTGTGGCTGCGGGCGCATTCTCATACACAATGAGACAGGTTCGCAATATTAAAAACTGCAACTTCGCAAAGTTTGCCAAAGTAGTTCAGGGTATTGAAAACACATCAGATTTACCATTAGTGGGTGGCACAAGTAAACCAACAGATCAAACATTGAATGACATTGCTATATCAAAAACGGCAGTAGGTTCTGGTCTTCAAGGAACCTATACGATGTCTGATTTCTTTGGTTGCATGTCGGGTTTGCCTTATCCATGGCAGTTGATTCAAGAACGTATTACACAGCTTCAAACCACAAAACTTTACAATATATATCAGCAGTTACTCTTGGCAGTGGAATGGGAACAAGCAACGGCAACCGTTCAGTATACCACAAATGTGATTGGTGGCACACCGTATTATACAACAACTGGGGTTACTATAAACTCTCCGGGTGGTGGATATGGACGAGGTGGCGCACCCGCTCCGACTATTACCATTTCAGATGGGTCAACTGCAACATGCACGATTGATACCAATGATGCAAATGCTGGCTCAAACGATACTGGAACCTTTGGTAGAATAAAAACAATCACTTTTGGAACTGCAGGACCAGCTAGCACGACAATACCAACTGCACAGATTCAGGCACCACCTACGGCAGTACTCCCAGTAAACACAAATGGTTCAGTGGCTACCGGTGGCACCAACACTGCTTATGGTACATCTGGATGGACATCTACAATGAACACCGTGGTCCAAGATTATATTAATCAGGCCAATACGGAGATTGCTAGCATTCAGCAAAATAATCCAACCATTGCTAACTATTTGCAAACTTATTGGAACACATGCGGTGCACAACTTACTATTGAACAGCGCACCCGCTATGTAAATATTATTCCTGTTCCTGTACCTAAGAACAACTTCCTCAATCTTTATCCATCATCATTGAACTTTTTTGTTGATACTGTTCCAACAATGGCACAGGATACTGGACCACACATGAGTGCACAGACACTTGAAGCTATTAGTGATTTAAGCACCACTGGCGGACAAAGTATTGTAGCGATGATGAGACAGGAGCGAAATCAGTCTAGACTACAATCTGCTGGTATTGATTTGGACAATAATATACCAAATACCCCATCACCAAGTGATATTAAAACATTGACAACTAATGGTACTATTGCTGGTGCGGTAACTGGAATCACAAGTCCAAATGGGAATACATATACAAATCCTGCTTGGCCAGCAAATATACAGGATGGGGTTATTATTTCTCCTTCCCCACTAGGATTGTATAATCCTACGACTGGATTCCAGCCAGCCGATAGCACTACTGCCGGTGACATTACGCAGATTTTAAATGGAACTCAAAATCCATTGGTTAACCCTACCATTCCAGTAGGGCCTTCTGCAAATGTGGCACCTACAAACTCAGTGGTAATCATAGCCCCACCAGCCGATCAGAATCCAAACAATCTTCCACCAAACTTGGACCCTAACTTTATCAATAGTGCGCTGTTACCAGCGTCACCAAGTGTTGATGATGCGATCCATCACATAACAACGTGCAACTGTGATTGTTGGGTAGCTTAAGGTTTTGTTTTATTTGTTGCTGATTTGCTTTGGTCGGCAGTGGCAGAAAGACACTCATTAGCTTGTGTGTGAATCTTGACCATAAGAGGGTATACCCCGGATGATGTTGGTAGCTGTCCAATACATTCAAGCAATACGTTAACCTCATCAAGGCTAAGTTTCAGTTCAATCTGGTCCATATCATTTTTCTCCGTGTGGGCAATGCTAATATTTATATTTCCGCTTGACACGGTATCATTTTTCATCTATATGCTCGGTATAGATTGAAAAGGGTATTTTTATGCGTATTCGTGTTGATTATGAAGAAGACTGCACCCATTCGTATTTTGAGGATGTGGCGTATGGTGATTGGGAAGAAAAATATTCTTCGAGTGTGACCGATGCCTATCGTATTGCAGACGATGCTGATGTTCCTTATCGCAGCGAATCGTTTGTCGTTCCTGATGATGCTGAATATGTCTATGTGGTCTACATGATCTACGACACTGGAGACAGCTTCGGTCGTGCTTATGGAAAGATCGACATTCTTCATGCTACCATTTCGGAAACTCAAGCGGACAAGCTGGCCAAGTACGTCACTGAACATTCCGAAGAATACACTATCAAGTTCAAGGACGACTTCGGGCGTGATATTTCCATTGACAACCGTGGTTCTGGCTACTTCGAAGACATTCAATATGTCGGGGTAGAGCGATTTGCCATCGGAGACGGTGTTGCAAAGAAGCGTTATTTCGTTAACTAACCCATAGGAGACTGACAATGAACCGTAGTGAAGCTCTTGCACCGCTTAAAGCAGGTGAAGGACGTGTTCCAGTTACTGCTGGCGTAGTTATCCGTGGTCAGATTCGCAAGGCAGCACTGCTTTCGGGCATTGACTATTACGAAGAGAAAGGTTGGCTTGAATCAACTTTTATCTTTCGTGGTCCAGCAGATAAGTTGATGCGGTTCTATAAGTGGGCTAAACAAAACTTTGGCGATGAGGATTGAGAAATGAAACTTGACTGTATTGGACGTAAACTCAAGGTTAATGATCATGTTTCCGTTCCATATGACCATAACTGGCTGATTTGCCCAACACAATTGATTGGTAAAATCACGCGGTTGGGAACGAAATATGTATATGTACGGTTAACGATTCCTCAACATGAAGGAGACACAAAGGGTCACGTGGAAGAAATTCCTGTTATTCCTAAGGATTTGTGTAAAATTGAAGACTCTTTTGATTTGTTGAAATATCTGATCACGAGGGATTGAAAAATGATCTTGACAAGGTGATGGTTTAGCAGTATACGCAACACATCACTCTGATACTAAGGAAAAACTAATGCTGTTTCTTATTCAAAGCGGACTGCTCAGCTTTGCGGCTGCACTGTTCATCGCTCTTATGGGCATTCTTACTTGGCACTTGGGTCGCAGTGTTCCGGTTGCCATCATGAACTTCTGTTTGGCGGTAATGAACATCGGGTTTGGTATCATGAATATTGTAACCCATCCTGGAATTTGGAATTAAAAGCTTCTATTAAGTCGCACTACAACTAAGGAGATAAGACATGGATTTGTTTCTGAATGGTCGCAGGGTTCTGTTTGCAGAAGTTGAAGGGGTTGACTTCAAGGACTATCCCAAGTTCTGTGATGCATATATCGCCTATGCTGAGTTTGAAAACGGGATGCCGCTGAACGATTTCCAGCTTGATCAGCTTACCGAAGAAAACTATGATTTCATTCACGCTGAGTGCATGGAACAGATGTTTGGTGCAGCCGATTCCGCTCGTGAATACACAAGTGAGTGTGGATAAAAAGTTGTTGACACTATAATCTTTTGGTTCTATGATCACTTCATACTCAAACAAAGGAGTTTACCATGAACAAGTATCAAATCGCTTCTGCTGTTGTTGATGAATACATTGCTCTTCTTGATAAAAAGTATGAAAATGATCAATATAAATATCCATGCAAAACTGGTCATCTCCAAGAGGCTCTCGTGTGGGCAGTAGCTGAAGGCGTTGAAGCCATTCAAGAACGCATCAAGCGGTTGAAATCGGAACAGGAAATCAGCGATGCATAAAAACATTGAATCTATTCCCACTGATCAACTCTTTGAGGACGGATTTGCAATGGTTGCTGTTGGTGCTTACCGTTTGATGGAAGACGGTAAGTACCAAGAAGCATACGATCAGTTGGGATATGTACTCGACTTGTTGATGGAAGATCGGCAAATGCTTCGTAAAAAGTATAAGGTAGAACCGTGATTCCTTTAGCATTTCGCGGGCTTGCGTTATTTGCTTGTTCGGCGCTATTGATGTACTTCATCGTTAAGAACATGAATCGACCGCGCTAAGACACAATATAATAATATACTAACTTTTTCATAAATAGTTACTCAAGGAGTTTAACTTATGAAAAAGTTAGTAACCGCAGTTATGATGCTGCTATCATTGTCGTTGACGATAACAACGACACCTGCATTTGCTTGGAATCAGAGAGCACCTCTTCCTCTACAGCAATGCTCAATCCATGCACCATTTGGTGCGCCTCAGTCTGCTCGTCCATTGGAAATGATCTGCCGTGAAGCGTATCTTGTTGGATTTGATCCAACGGCACACATTCCCGAATATGTTGAGTGGACTCTTACTCCACAAGCTGCATTGGGTTGTGTAGCACGTTCAAACGCATTTGCTACTGACATGAGTGTACCGGGAAGTGCTGCACCGCAAGACTATGCAGGTACAGGATATGATAAGGGACACATGGCACCAGACGGTGATCAATCTTGGAATCAGCAAGTAGAGTTTGAATCATTCTTGATGACCAATATGACACCACAAGCTGGATCACTAAACCGTGGTATCTGGAAGTTGCTTGAAACTTCATTCCGTGGTTGGGTATATCAAGAAAATCGTCCATTCACTGCCATCTCTGGTGCAATCTATGGACCACAAGATAAGAAAATCGGTCGTGGCGTTGTTGTTCCTCACGCATTCTACAAGATCGTGATTGATGACGAAACTGGTTATGTTGCTGCTTGGTATTTCCCACATGTTGCACCATATCCTAACCTAGGTAATGACTTGACACGTTATCGTAGATCGGTAGCACAGATTGAACAAGAAGCAGGCATTCGTATTGGTCTTCCAAAGAATGCACAGGAAGTTCCTGTCGGTAAGGAATGGCCAGTAAACTTTGGTGCACTCACACAGGCTAAAAGAGCCAAGTGTGGTGCAAATGCTTCTATTGACTAAAATACAAGGGCAGTGCAGCATTTATGTTGCACTGTCCACCAAAAGGTGATATGATGAATCTTAATCGTTTAGGAAGTGGTCGCAAACTTATTGACCAGATTTCCAACAAGGGAAACAATAGAAATATGGGTTGGACATATCAACAACAGCAAAAGTTGCTAGATACTCAAAAAAATCCTCACAATCCACAGACGAGAAACGTTAAGAAATGAGCGATAATAGAGAGAAGAAGTCCATGCGCCGCGCAAAAACGGTGAATGCTATTGAACGTCAAAAACGTATAGCCAAAGCTGCAGGCGTAAATCATACCAAGAATCAGCCACACCGTTATGCAAAGATGCATTCATTGAACTGTGGTGATCCTGATTGTGTAATGTGTGGAAATCCTCGCAAGTTTTTCAAAGAGCGCACATTGCAAGAGAAAAAGTTTATTGAAGGCACAAAACTTGATGCCCAAAATGGTTGCATTTAACCAAAAACGTGTTATAGTTAAAACATAAGCGTCTGAGGTTGAGTGGCATCACACGGGTCTCTAAAGCTCAGGATAGCGGGTTCGAATCCTGCCAGACGCGCCAATATTCTACAGGAGAATAAAATGAGTGACGCACTTCCAACTGTCGTTCCGGCAGTAGTATTTAAGACTCGTGTCCGTGATGACAGCATCGAAGGACCTAATCCATATCGTTGGCAGGATGTAACCTCCTACGATTACTTCGGTGGCAAGCGAGTCGTTCTTTTTTCCCTTCCGGGTGCATTCACCCCAACTTGTTCAACTTACCAGCTTCCTGGATTTGAGCAGAATTTTACTGCTTTTCAGGAACTCGGCATTGATGCAATCTATTGCCTTTCAGTTAACGACTCATTCGTAATGAACAAGTGGGCACAGGATCAGGGTATTCAGAATGTTCAAGTTATTCCGGATGGTTCTGGTGTTTTCACTAGCGCGATGAACATGCTTGTTGCCAAGGACAATCTTGGCTTTGGTGCTCGTTCATGGCGCTATGCAGTCATCGTGGACAACGGTGTCATTGAAAAGTGGTTCATTGAACCGGGAATTGAGCATAACTGTGCAACTGATCCATATGGTGAAACTTCGCCTGAGAATATTCTTGCCTATCTTAACGGCTTGAATCAGGGATAAGCTATGAACACTGTATTGTGGCTGCTGGTAGCATTTCAAATTAAACATTTTGTCTGTGACTTTCTGTTGCAGCCAGAATACATGTGGAAAAATAAGGGGACTCTGGGACATCGTGGTGGAATTGATCACGCGGTGTTCCACGCCCTTACTACTTACGGGATTCTGTTGTATTTTTCGGTTCCAGTAGTTGAAGCATACACTATGTTTCTGCTTGAGTTCTTTGCTCACTACTTCATTGATTATGCAAAGATGAACATCAATCGTATCAAGGGCTGGAAAGCTGATACTCATCCTCAGTTTTGGAATGCACTGGGGCTTGATCAACTGCTACATCAACTAACTTATGTAGCTATTCTTGCATTCATTAATTTACCGCACTAAATATATCAAAGGAGAATAACAATGGCATAGATTGAATACGCATGTAAAGATGTAGTCTTCCATTTCAATAAGAAGCATCTGGAAGATCAGACCATTCCCATGTGGGTCGTTAAAACACAGGGTAAAACCTACTATGTAGAGCATGTGGAATGTACGGTTCCATGGTCTACCAAAGAAACCCCAGATAATCCTAGCACTAAAGGCAGCATCAAAGTCAAAGACTGTCTTCTCGTCATTGACGAGGAAAACTGTGCCAACATCACTAAACTCACTGCACATGACAAGATTCGTCTTCGTAATGAGGCGAAGGGTATAACTCGCATCGTGTATACTTACAACGGTAAGAAAGATGTTGAAGACGCCATCAATCAATCCAAAATCAAACATGGTCCATTCAAGACGCTTGGTGGCGGGTGCGGCACAAAATTTTATGTAACGGAAATCATGAATAAATCAGAACTATCATTCCTGACACTATCGGCGGGTGACAAGTTCCGTGTCCTTATGCCAAATGAAAAACAGTATCAAGACTATGATGATCCTAATCATGATCCTGATTGGTATTGGAAACAAGAGGTTGAAGAAGATGAAGACGAGGATGAAGATGATTAATAGTCAGCGTATCGTAGTTCCTAAAAAGGATTTTAGAAAGGTAGAGCAGGCTATAAAACAGTCTGGAGTAAAATTCTACCCCTTCTCAAAAACTTCTGATGGATATGAAATCGAGTTCACGCCTCAAGATCACCCATTGGTATCGTATCTTTTACTAAAGTATGATGTGTCTATGATTGACTAAATACTGATATACTCGGAGTCATCATGTCAGTAATTATTTTATCTAAGCGTCCAGAAGAGTACGAATGCATTCGGCTACTTGAATCATTTCAAAAACTAGATATTAACGCTGGCATTACCCATCCAGATAAATATGACATCGTGGTTAATCAGTCTAATGAAACTGGTATCAAGTATGAAGGTCTTGCCATTGAAAAGCCAAAGTTGTTTCTTACTCGCACCGGTTCGGGAACAAACAACTTTGCAAGAGCATTGATAAGGCAATTTGAACAAGAGGGAATACTTACAGTAAATTCATCTGACAGTATTGAGATTGCAAAAGATAAGATGAGAACTTCTCAGATTTTAGCAAGCAATCATATTCCCATTCCAACAACAATGCTTGTTCGCTTTCCCGTAGAAATTGATATTGTGGAAAACAAGATAGGCTTCCCGTGCATCGTTAAAGTTCTGAATGGTAGTTACGGTGAGGGAGTCTATCTTTGCGAAAAGAAAAGAGACTTCAAAAAACTGATGGAGTTTGTAGACTCATTGAAGAGTGCAAAAACTCTTATTGTTCAGGAATATGTAGGTCACCGACCGGGAGAAGACCTTAGGGTTTTTGTAGTCGGTGGTAAAGTGATCGGGGCCATGAAACGTGTTGCTCCTGTCGGTGACTTCCGCGCCAACATTACAAATGGTGGACACGGAGAACGTTTTGAAGTCACCGACGAAATTGACTATATTGCTCGTGAAACTGCACGAGTATGTGGATTACAGATTGCTGGTATTGACTTACTGTTTGATGAAAATGGATTCAAAGTTTGTGAAGCGAACTCAGCACCGGGATTTGAGGGATTCGAGAAATACTGTGAAGTGAATGTTGCTGATCATATTGCTGAGTTCGTGAGATTCAAGCTAAATGGTATCAATTCTTAAGGAATAATTATGTCAAAAATGTATACAAATAAGAGAATCGTAGAAACAGAAGACAATCTACTTCCGCTTCCAAAACAAACTGATTCTGAAAAAAGAATCAAGTATCTTGAGGAAAGAGTGAGAGTACTAAGTGAGCAGGTTCATCGCATGGCATCAGCACTTGAACTAAACAACAAAAATATTCGCCGTCAAGGAAGCAACATCAACACTTTGGGTAATGCTTTACGTAGTAGTAAAAACGGGTAAACATTAGAAACTCTAAGAAAGTCACAGGGGTAAGAACCCAAAAGCTTCGCGGCAACTTTACCCCAGAAGAAAGAGAAGCTAAGCGTATTGCTGCAATTGAATTGCAAAGAGCAAATAAAGAAAAAAACCTGACATGTAAGGGAAACGCTAAATAGTTTTACAAAGATAAGCTTTGTAACCAACGGAGTTTTAAGAATCGGGCCTTTACTCCGTAGCCCATTTAAATATGAAGGAAAAACAATGATGTATAATAGTAAGCTGGTCGCCAGCATCAAAGCCAACGGAAAAGTACTCCGTGAATTCAAAGATACCGTTTATATTCCATTCGGTTCTGAATACTCAATCCTACTAAAGAATCTCAACACAGTTAGAGCAAATATCAACATCTATATTGATGGCGATAACATTGTTCCCGGTGGACTCGTCCTCAATGCTGGACAAGAGATTGATCTTCAACGTGCCATTCGCAATGGAAACATGAATGAAGGCAACCGTTTCAAGTTCATTGAACGTACAGGCAAGATTGAAGACCATCGTGGTATCAAGCTGGAAGACGGTTTGATCCGAGTAGAATATCAGTTTGAAAAGGTATTCAAGCGTCAGGATGGTATCTATTGGAACAACTACATAACTTGGACTGCACCGTCGCAACCACACTACGGTGATCCAAGTTGGCAAATTCTACGTTCAACTGGTGGAGGCACTGCAACTCCATCTTGGATGACAGGAACCACAACTTGTGGTGGTGATGGACTTGGTACAACCTATGCCGCAGTTAACAACATGGCTGTTGGTGCTACACTGACTGCAAGTTCTGCACAGGCATTCAATGCTGCTCCTCAGACTGAAACAGGAATCACTGTTCCGGGTAGCAAGAGCGATCAGAAGTTTGTAACAGTCAGTGATTTCGTATGTGAACCAGAAAAGCACAATATCATTCTCAAGTTGCTTGGTGAAACTCCTGACAACGAAGTAGTACGTAAGCCAATCACTGTTAAAGCTAAGCCAAAGTGTGTGACTTGTGGTAAGCAAAACAAAGCAGCATCCAAGTTTTGTTCAGAATGCGGAACTGCACTAGAAATTTTTGCATAAAACTGCTTGACAGCCTAAGGTCTCCTTGTTATATGATTTGTGTAACAAGGAGACATGAAGATGAGCAAAGGTAAGTACAGCCCGGCACTGACCCGTAAAATGATCGCTGCGTGGGATGATGACACTTTCATCTATAATGCTGACAAGCAGATTCCTCCCCTGACTTGGGATTTCGGTGAGTATAGCTCTCGGGTTCATTTGGCTAACCATGACAAGGACGGCTTTGATAGCTATGGCTACAGCGCCTTTGATGCTGACGGCAATTATGTTGGCATTGGTGATGGTGTTGATCGTTACGGCTACACTGAAATGGACTACCTCGCTATGAGCGATGATGAGTTTGAATCCATCTGCATCTACGGAGCTTGATCATGAATCCGAATCGCAAACTCAAGCAAGAAGTTTATATTCGTATTTGTCAGGACTCTGGGTGGCAGCTTGATTATATTGAGGCTGCTAAGTTGGCAGGTAAGGTTCTCACCTGCCACCCGTTTGAAGTTTATAATGCATTTGGCGATATGAGCAATATGCAGAAGGTAGCAACTGGCGAACATCCTGCCTGCAATCGGAAGGTATAAAATGGGCAACAGGGTGAAGGAAATTCTTGACTTCACCCTGTTATTCGTGTATAAATAGACTTGTAGAGGGATAGACCTTCTATATAAAATCGCTAACAAGGAGTTTGTAGCAATGGAAGATAAAGAGTTTGACCTATTGGTCTTTGTGGGCCGGTTTCAGCCCTTTCACAATGAACATAAGCGTGTCATTGACATCGCACTTCAAAAATCCCGACATGTATTGATTCTCGTAGGTTCGGCAGGTAAGGCCCGCACGATCCGCAATCCGTTCACCTTTGATGAGCGTCGGCAGATGATTCAGAATTCATTCAATGACGAATTCAAGCATCAAATTGCGTATCGTGATGAATATGCAGATGCTTTGAGTAAGCGTATTATCATCAAACCTCTTTATGACAAGACCTACAACGATGCTGCTTGGATCAAGCAGGTTCAGGAACTCGTCAAGGATACTACGCTTGACGTAATGAATCCTAGCGGGTTCATGGCATCTGGCTACAATGATGCAAAGGTCGGACTGATTGGTGCCAGCAAGGATGGCTCAAGCTACTATCTCAAGCTGTTTCCGCAATGGAAGTCGGTGAATGTTGAGATTGAAGCTGACGTTCATGCTACTACCATTCGTGAAGCGTTTCTAGATTCTCCTCCGGTCTGGGTGCTGAAAAACATCGGCAAAACTGTTCCTAATAGCGTGATGAAATTTTTGATTGATTTTTCTGTAACGGAAGAATACACTACCCTTCACCGAGAACTACTATTCGTCCGCAGCTACAAGAAGCAGTGGGAAGTTGCACCCTATCCTCCTATTTTTGTTACCACAGATGCCCTAGTTACTTGTTCTGGACATATTCTTCTAGTTGAACGCAAGGCGGAACCGGGTAAAGGTATGCTTGCTCTTCCCGGAGGATTTTTGAATCAAGATGAAAAGATCATTGATGGTACTATTCGTGAACTGCGTGAAGAAACCAAGATCAAAGTCCCAGAACCAGTTCTTCGGGGTAATATTGTTCGCACTGATGTTTTTGATGATCCTCACCGGTCCTCTCGCGGCAGGACGATCACACATTGTTCTTTAATTCAGCTTCCTAATGCAGTTGAATTACCTAAGGTTAAAGGATCGGACGATGCGCGAACCGCAGGGTGGTATAAACTCGGTGATCTTGATGAATCCATGTTGTTTGAGGATCATTGGCATATTATTCAATACCAACTCGGCCTTTAATTAGTGTATTGATGAATAAGAGGGCTTTGATCATGGAAGATAATGAAGTAGGCGGACATAAGTTTCCGGTCCAACTTGGAGAAGTTATTATGAGTGCTATTAATGCTCTACCAGAGGAAGAATATGCAAATGGCAGAACAGCGGCTTATTGGCATATTATGGGCGTTCTTGATCGGCATCTTGTAAGGAATCACAATTCTACTGTTGAGGGACTTTGATTATGCTTAATCACATTAAAGGCAATCTCATTGACCTTGCTGAGCAGGGTGAATTTGATGTTATCGTGCATGGGGCGAACTGCCAAAATGTTATGGGGAGTGGTATTGCCAAAGAGATTCGCGCACGATATCCTCAAGTATATGAAGCCGATACTATTGCCACCAAGCAATGGAAAAATCCTGTTGCAAAGTTAGGAAACTTTAGTACATATGCTACTTATGGTAAGCCAAGTGATAGTGAACACCCTTTTATCATTGTAAACGCTTACACCCAGTTGCACTATCTGCCTCGTGGAGTTGATCATTTTGAGTATGAAAGCTTCTATCTCATCTTGAAGAAGCTAGCGGTACTTGGTGGAGTTCGTTTCGGCTTCCCACTAATTGGATGCGGGTTAGCAGGCGGTGATAAGGATCGTATCATTGCCATGCTGGAAGACTTTGCTGAAAAGGTTTCTGCTAAGGGTGGGGCTGTCACTCTTGTGGAATTCGGTTGAGGTTATTATGATTGAACTAGATGATTTTCCAAAATGGGAAAGGTTTGGAATTCACAACGACCTTCCCGTATATAAAGTATACACATCTGAAATTCGCAGTTGGGTAGAATCGCAGTCAGAGAAGTTGTGGAAACCCTATATGTATGGTTATGTAGATTATGTTTTTACTAAAGAACTTGAAATGCTATTCCTATTGAGGTGGTCATAAACTGTAGTTTTTGATTACAAAGTATAAATACTGTCATATTAATCAGTATGAGGTATTTATGGACTACACAAAGTTATACGAGTTGTTGATAGAAACAAGGAGAAGTAAAGGAATTCCAGAAGGCTATAAAGAGGTTCATCATATTGTCCCTAGAAGTTTCGGGGGAAGTGATGATCCAGAAAACTTAGTGGTCTTGACTGCACGGGAACATTTTGTTGCTCATAGACTATTAGCCAAGATGTATCCTAACTCAGGCATGGTTCACGCAGTATATAAGATGGCTTGCTCTAACCTCACTATGAAACGATTCAAAGTTACGAGTAGAGTATATGAACATTTGCGTAGTGCCCATGCCCATAGAGTTTCTACCGACGAAGTTGCTAAGATGAAGAAGTCGCTTGCTGGTAAAGGAAAGAAGCAAAGTGAAGATCATATTAAAGCAAGGACTGAAAGTAGAAAGCAGAACGGAAAATCTTGGTTAAGTGATGAAGCTAAACGAAATATGTCTAAACCAAGAATCAAAGTTAGCTCAAGGAAAGGACGAAAGTTTAGCACACCGGAAGAACTTGCAGGTATTGCCAAGATGGTGGAAGCTAGGAAACAGAATGGATCATATGCTTGGACAGAGGAACAGAAACTAGCACAAAGTCTCAGATTCACTGGGAAGAAAAAGAACACGAAACCATTAACTGACGATCAAAAACAAAGGTTAAGGCAAGAAAAAACAAAACCAGTTACTTGTCCGCATTGTGGAAAAGTAGGAGCAATGATGGTTATGCCTAGATGGCATTTTGACAATTGCAAAAATAAAAGTTGACAAATCAATTCGGGTTTGTTATACTCACAAATGCAAAGGCGATAGACGTCGAAGCACATTGTTAATAAAAGGAGTTTTTATTATGACACAACACAACATTTGCCTGAATGCAGATTCTTACAAGTACTCAATGTATGTGCAATACCCTCCTAACACGACTGGCATTTACAGCTACATTGAAAGTCGCGGCGGCGTTCACAGTTCTACTGTGTTCTTCGGCTTGCAGGCATTCATCAAGGAATATCTTTGTGCTCCAATCACGCAAGAAATGATTGACGAAGCCGAAGCTATTATCCTTGCACACGGAGAACCTTTCAATCGTGAAGGTTGGGAATACATTCTGCGTGAACATGATGGCTATCTGCCTGTTCGCATCAAGGCAGTGCCTGAAGGTACTGTTGTTCCTGTCAAGAATGTTCTCGCTACTATTGAGAACACTGATCCCAACTGCTACTGGCTGACCAGCTTCCTTGAAACTGCGCTGCTTCGTGCAATTTGGTATCCTACAACTGTTGCTACCAACAGCTACGAAAACAAGAAATTGATTCTTGAATATTTGGAGAAGACTGGTGACCCTACTACTATTGATTTCAAGCTACACGATTTTGGTGCTCGTGGGGTATCGAGCCTTGAGAGTGCTGGCATCGGAGGCGCTGCCCACTTGGTTAACTTCATGGGAACAGACACGGTTGAGGCTCTTCTGTTTGCTCGTCGTTACTATAATGCTGATATGGCAGGGTTTAGCGTACCTGCTATGGAACACAGCACTGTAACTAGCTGGGGTCGCGAATACGAAGTTGATTCGTATCGCAACATGGTCAAGAAAAACGGCAAGCCCGGTGGCATTGTTTCGGCAGTATCGGATAGCTATGACATCTTCAAGGCTTGCGAACTGTGGGGTACGGAACTCAAGCAGGATGTGCTTGATAGTGGTGCTACTCTTGTTGTTCGTCCTGATTCGGGCGATCCGGCCGATGTGGTTAGTAAGTGCTTGAAGATTCTTGACAAGTACTTTGGTCACACTGTCAATGACAAGGGCTTCAAGGTCCTGAACAATGTTCGTGTGTTGCAGGGCGATGGTATCAATCACGCAAGCATTCGCAGCATTCTCTACACTATCACGCTTGCTGGCTACAGTGCTGACAACGTGGTGTTTGGTCAGGGTGGTGCATTGCTCCAGATTGTGAACCGCGATGATCAAAAATTCGCTCTTAAGTGCAGTGCTGCATTAGTTAATGATCAATGGGTTAACGTATTTAAAGACCCTATCACTGATCAAGGCAAACAAAGCAAGAAAGGTCGCGTAACCCTTTACCAAGATTCGGATGGAAAATACTTTACCGATATTGAGGGGAAGGGCGAGTCAGTACTAGTAACCGTTTTTGAGAACGGTCACTTGATTACTGAACACACATTTGATGATATCAGGAAACGAGCTTCGCTCTAATACCTACAATTTCTTTAGTTATCCATCTAGGGTCATCTTTTTCTACCCTTCCAACTGACTTGCCCGTTCTAGAGCATTTTGCAATAATAGTGTTTTTAGAACGGGCAATTATTTCTCCAGTACCCCATCTTGGATCATTCCTGTGAATATTTCCCAGAGATTCACGGGTTTTTGAATCTTTGGCGGGTATGAAGTCTTTAGACATACTGATGATTTCTCCAGTTTTCCATCTCGGGTCTGTTACGGATATTCTTCCTAATGGCATATTAGTTGTGGCATCAATTGCAGGAGCATTTTTAGAATTCACATGTTTAATGGTTCCATTTATGTAGTCTGGGTCATTGCGTGAAATCATACCATTTTTGGTAGCAACGAATTCGGAAAAGAGCGGAGACCCTATTATTTCTCCAGTTTTCCAGCGCGAGTCTGTTACAGCAATTCTTCCAATACATTTCTTTGTAACAGGATCATATGCTGTTCCGTAACCATTACTGGTGCTTTTCAACTTTCCTGAAAGATATGTTGGATTAGTTTTTTCTGTTTGAAATGTCTTTCCGTTTTCATCGCGAACTGCGAGCTTGCCTTTTGTATTTCCTTGAATTTCTCCAGTTTTAACTCTTTCGTCTTCACAGTCAACCCACACTAAGTTACCATTATGATCAATTCCGCAGAAATGTCCAGTTGTATCAAATTTAGAATTACCATACGCTCTATTGAGCCATTTTTGGTCGTGTATTACATTCAGTTTGCGTTGAACTTTATCCTCCCACTGTCTGGAAGCTAATACATTGTTAAAGATTTTTCTAACTTGGATAACATCGGGGTGTCCGTTATCTTCTATAAACTGTTTGACAATTGGACTTGAAGTAAAGTATGTGGTCCATAGATCAGATGGGTGGCAGTTTTTGGCGTATCGCACACCATAGTACCATTTGTTGAGATTGGTCCACCCGATAAGATATGTAAATGGAGTATGTTGCATTTTTATCCCTTTTGAAAGTTTGCTATGATTATTTATCTTTTCTCTTGACATTCCGATCAACTTAGTGTAATGTGAAAACATGATGAACGAACACACAGGAGTTAAGATGAAGAGGTATGCTTATTTCTTCACGCGACAAGACATTTTCCGCGAGTACCAATTGGTGCAGACGGCTCATGTCGTTATGAAACTCGGCTACGGTCTTTGGAAGAACGGTGATGCTGACGCTGATCCGGACAACACTTACTTCACTTGTGTTGGTGTTCGCAATCTAGAAGCCCTTGCGGCTGTTGAAAAGATTCTCATTAAGTTTGGATTCAAGTACGAGAAGTTTCTTGAACCTGATCTAAACGATGGTGAGTATACTGCACTGGCAGTTTATCCAGTTGATGAAGATAAGCGGGATGTCCTGCTTGCATTTAACCTGCTAAAGTTTTGAGGAAAAAATGGCATACTTTTTGAAGAACGGTAATACTTTCCGAGTTTCCAGCAAGGAAGCTATGGATTTGCACGAACAACTTCCTGCAGGCAACTACACTATTGCTCAGGATATGATGGGCAACTTCTATCTTGAACAGATTGATGACTTTGAGATTCCTGCGAAGATGTATGGCAATACTCTTCGTCATACTGATCGCATCATCAATACGTTCTGGGAACGTCCACAGCAGACCGGTGTTCTGTTGAACGGTGAAAAGGGTTCGGGTAAGACTTTGCTTGCCAAGAATCTCTCTACTGAACTTGCAAAGCAGGGTGTTCCTACTATCGTGATCAACCGCGATTGGAAGGGTGACGCATTCTTCAAGCTGTTGCAGGACATTGATCAGCCTTGTGTCGTTCTCTTTGACGAGTTTGAAAAGGTCTATGATCGTGAAGATCAGGAACAGATTCTGACTCTGCTTGACGGTGTGTTCGGCAGCAAGAAGCTTTACGTTCTTACTTGCAATGACAAGTACCGCATTGATTCGCACATGCGTAATCGTCCGGGTCGTATCTTCTACCTGCTTGACTTCAAGGGTCTTGATTCTGCATTCATTCGTGAATACTGTGAAGATCGTCTGAACAACAAGCAGTACATTGATCAGATTTGCGGTCTTACGAGCCTCTTTAATCAGTTCAACTTTGACATGCTCAAGGCACTTGTTGAAGAAATGAACCGTTACAACGAGTCTCCGTCCGAAGCCCTTGAAATGCTCAATGCGAAGATTGAGTATGATGACGGTGCCAAGTTTGACCTCAAGTTGATTGACAATGGTGTTGAAGTTGAGGACGTATGTCCGTCGCAGTGGCGAGGCAACCCGCTTGCTGTTGCTGGTATCAATGTTGAATATGACACTGATCCCAACGACGATGATGCGGAGTACAAGGACCTTCGCTTCACTCCTGAACATCTGATCAACCTGAACACTCAGGAAGGTCGCTTCATCTTTGAAAGCAAGGGCGCGCGTCTCATTATGACTCGCGCTAAGGAGAAGCCGTTGTTTGATTACATTTATCTTGCTATCTGAAAAGGAGAGGTGTAGGGGCTTCGGCCCCTACATTATTACATGCTAGAATGCTTAATCATCGGAGATAGTATTGCACATGGTGTTGCTATGCAGCGCCATGTGTGTGCTGATTATGGTCATGTCGGTTGGACCAGCAAACAAGTGAACCGACACTACAAAACTTTTTCACTGAATGCAGACACTGTGGTAATCAGTTTGGGAACAAACGATACTGCAATGATAGATACTTATAGCGAGATTAGCCAGCTACGGTCTAGAATCCAAGCCAAGCGAGTAATCTGGATCATTCCTGCCGCAGTTAATCCTAAGTCAGGCACAACAGCACTGACAATCCAGCACATCGTGTCAACAGTCGCATCAATGTACAAAGATTACACACTAACGATTCCCAAGCCACTAGCCGACCATTATCATCCTACTGGTAAGGGATATAAACAACTCGCAAAGGAAGCAGGATTATGAACTGGTTAACTATGGTAGGCGGAACCATACCCAAATACGCACAGGAGATTGCTACTGATTTGGAAGAAGCAATGTCTTCTGATAGTGGGCTTACTGAGATTGATTCTCATGCGTGTGCATTGGCAGCAGCAGTAGCAACCGGAAACGGTGGACTCGGATTTGAGATTTCAATGAATGGTCCTCTGTTCAAGACAAATGAGCGTGAAGCAGCAAAACGTGCAGCCACACTTCTTTCTTACAAAGATACATTATACATTTTTAACTCCTGCTTTGAATGGTCCGGATTGACTCCTGACATCAGCTATTCTGACAGCAGTGTAACTGAAACGCAGTATACAATGTATGAGTTTGCGGCTGCAGTGGCTCTTAAGAACAAGGTTTTCATTGCAGAGCGAATGAAGAACCTGACTAGCATGGGTGTTCCGCACTCTCAGATTATGGCAATCTCTAAGATTGCGGCGGTGGTTGCAACCTTCTCTAAGATTGTTGTTTGATTACTTAATACCGATAATCATAAATCTACGATACCCGTTGTCATCACTATACCTAATCTCTTTAGTACCAGAGAACAGATACTTTGACATCGGGTATTTTTGTGCCAAATCATCAAGTTCCTCGTTTGGATTAACGCACAACCAAACATCATCATCGCCAATCGTGACATCACTTGATTGGATGCAAACAAGTTTGCCGTACTCAAGATTCTCAAACCAATCGTTGGTAGCCATATGTTCTGGCGAACAGTTGATAATCACATCATACCAAGATACATCATATGACCCAGCATCAGCGGTTAAGTTTTGAACTTTTCCATCTATCGTCCAAGCGTCTACTATTTTATCAGCGATAGGCTTCACATCAGGGTCTAAATCAATGCCCAAAAAGGCTTGACATTGATCTGGGTTACGTGTTAGAAGCATAAATGCAACGAGGTTGTACCAACTTCCAAGCACTGCTACCTTAGCATTGTCGGGAAGAAACGGTTCAAGTTCTTTGCACAACCAGAGTTTACTCTGGATTTGTCCATGAGAGAAAGCATCAAAGTTCATGTGAATATTTAGATGATTTTTTTCTTGACAACAGTTTTTGAATGATATATAAGAGTGAATATGAAGCGATTTTGAGGAAAAGTTGAAAAACAGCCCCTTAAATGGCGTTTTTTTAAACACGGAATAAATAAACTTACTATGAATAACACTTGTAACATATGTCTGCAACAGCATAAACAACTCTGGGCACTCGCCACAGAAGGGTTAACTATGCCTGTAGCATATCCTACAAGCATCCGCGTTAGCTTTAATTCATTGAATGGTGACGGGGGTACACAGGTTTGACAAAGAAGTAGAAACTTCAAACATCAAATCTAAGGTACCCCGGAAAGAAGTTTCCGGGGTTTTTTGTTAGTCAAGGCCAAAAACTTTGACAGTTGGGATGAAAGACCTGACAAAAGTGCAAGTCGGAACGAGGCTGCAAAGCACTATAAAAAAAGAACGGGCGTCACTGGGATGAAATCTGTGGAGGTAACACAGAGAGTAAAAAAGGTGGGGAGCGGGTCAGTCCGAATTGCCGGACAACATATCTCGCTCCATCAAGAAACAAAAGGCTATTTCATATTAGATAGGAGTACGAATATGTACAAGAAAACTGCAAAAGCGACACAACGAAAAATGATGAAGACTGCAGAATATGCACCAAGTCTCGCTACTTTATATGATAAACATGACAAATCACAGTGGTCCGCTAAAACCATTAACCGAGCGATTTCTTCTACAAAGAAAAGAAGGAAAAACTTTGGAAATTATATGTTTGGTATGAAGTTCCGTTAAACATCTATTACTTGAGAACATTGAGATTTAAACACACGCCCTCTTACCATGAATAAGAGACTAGCACATCAGAAATGTTTTCAAGTAACAGATGTATTATAAATATCACGCAGGATTCATTGCCCCTTCGTCTAAAGGTAGGACAACAGATTTTGATTCTGTTTACGTTGGTTCGAGTCCAGCAGGGGCATCCAAACTCTTATAAAATAATGCTGCTTTAGCTCAGTGGTAGAGCAACGCATTAGTAATGCGTAGGTCGTCAGTTCGAATCCGACAAGCAGCACCAGAAAAATGGTCCCTTAGTTCAGTGGAATAGAGCGCCTGTCTTCGAAACAGGATGTCGGGAGTTCGAATCTCTCAGGGACTACCAGATTACCTTGTCCTGACTGTGAAGAAGGAAACCCGTAACCCTTGATATCCGCAGTGTCCGCCAAGGATGAGTCGGAAGGGAAAAGTTGGAACAAAGCATTCGGGTCCAACAAGGTATATAGTTTCGCCGGATTACTAAACAGCGGTTCCTAGGTCTGCCGTGGTGTTTACCGGTAGAGGTTCCCGATACCTCTATAAAAACAGGGAGAATTCATGCAGCCATAGCTCAACTGGATAGAGCATCGGTCTACGAAACCGAAGGTTATAGGTTCAAAGCCTATTGGTTGCACCATTTTCATTGACTAATAGTATAATGGTAATGCACTTCGCTGTTAACGAAGGTTATGTAGGTTCGAGTCCTACTTAGTCAGCCATTTTAACACTTGACATTGTTTCACAATCTGATAGAGTAACACACATGAGCTATCATCTTTTTCTTGACGATGAACGTGTCCCCAGTCAGGTGACTTGGGTTGCGATTCCGGATGACGTTTATCACGTTGTGCGCAGCTACGATGATTTTGTAGCTATGATTACTCAATGTGGTGTTCCATCATTCGTGACGTTTGACCATGACCTTGCTGATGTTCACTATCAGCATATGCTCAGAGATTGTCAGCAGAACAGTACTGGACAGTTGTTGTTCGCTGTTGCTGATCAAGTGTCTGATTACGACTATGGTCCAGAGAAGACCGGATACGATTGTGCTAAGTGGCTTGTTGATTATTGTGCAGACAATGGTGTCAAGTTTCCAGAATACACGGTTCATTCTATGAACCCTATCGGTGGCAAGCGTATCAAAGATTACGTTGAGAATGCTAAAAAGCATCTTGACATTTAATATGGTGTTTGTAGCTCAGTGGTAGAGCGGCGGTTTGTGGTACCGCATGTCGCGGGTTCGATCCCCGTCTTACACCCCAGTTTACGTGCGTGAATGATAAATAGAGTTATGGTAGACTTAACTTTCTTTAATCCGTATGGAAGAATGTTTGGGATTTCCCTTATCATTCTTGGCTTCTTTATCCTAGTAGCAGGTGCGCTGGGTGGCTTGGGTTTGTGGGTATACTATCTTGCAACTCATGGTCAGATTCCTCTTGCAATCCTAGTTACTGGATCAAGTTGCATTATCCTTGGATGGATCATCAAACTTATTTTTCGTTCACGTACTTAACGCATCCTTAGCTCAGTGGTAGAGCATCTGCTCGACACGCAGAAGGTCGTTGGTTCGAAACCATCAGGATGCACCAGTTTATGGCGGCGAGTGACACCACTATTTGGTGCACCGTAATAGTGACGAATGAACGTTACCACTGCCCCATTTTGAAATCTATGTTTTCGTCGCAATGTGACATAGATATTATTATGCCGGGTACGGGTCATCGCGTATGATGCGACGAACATACGGCTCCTCCCGGCTCCAGTTTTATGCGCCCATCGTGCTGGTTTTGACTTCCAAAATCAGAAACGGCAGAGAAAAATAAGTGGGCGCGCCAATCTTATGCCCTTGGCTTGTATGACTTTGTGGAGATGATTACAGCAAGACGAAAATTACAAGGGCACCAAACTTAAGGAGAATGACATGAAGCGTGACATTTATTTCGCCAAGCCTAGCCTGATCGAGCGTTGCTGTCCCGGTCATGATACTTTTCCTACTGAAACCTATAATAGCCGCCGCAGCAAGAAGGCTCGTAGCCGCGATAAGAAGCTTGAACATCGCATGGCTCGTCATCTGCTGAATCGTGCTATTGATACTGAATAAATGGAGTCGTGACAGAGTGGCCGAATGTGACACCCTGGAAAGGTGTTGTACTCGCAAGGGTACCGTGGGTTCGAATCCCACCGACTCCGCCAAAATTGTGCAGTTTAGAAAAACGTTATCGGTGGTGGAAGCGGCATACACATCTGTCTAGGGAAATAGCGTCACAATAGCCCCGACAACGGACTTCGCGTAGTAAGTGACTAGCTAATGCGATTGCGGGTTCGAGTCCCGCCCACCTAAACTGCATTACCAATAACGAGCATTAGGAAAGTCTGGTTTAATCCGCCTGGTTTGGGACCAGGAGATCGTAGGTTCGAATCCTACATGCTCGACCAGTTAGAAGTCATTATCGTTAAGCTCGGATGTACAGTAAACGATAATGGTTTCGCCTTCTAAAATGTGATATATATAAGAAATGAAAGAACATGGTTTAATATTTGGCGGTATGATCAATATGGATGAATCCATCCATCCTAATGATTTGTTTGGCATCAGCTACAGTTCTGTTCGCCGTCATGCCGGGTCACATAGAATTGCGTCTTTCTTGCGCAATCGCGGAATGGATATTGAAGTCATAGATTATGCACCATCTTGGAAGTTTGAAGAATTCAAAGAACTAATAAATTCTAGAGTTCATTCTAAGACTAGATTTGTCGGTCTTGGTTCAATTTTTAATATGAACACTGAAACGTTGTACAGATGTTTTCATTGGCTAAAGCAAACATATCCGGACATCTTGATTATTACTGGGGCAACTGAGTTCCATAATGTTCATTTCATTCCTGCTGATTATATGGTTGTTGGCTACGGAGAACTCGCCATTTTGGAAATCCTCAAAGGAACAGCAAAATGGAACGAAGAAGTCATTGACAAGAACGGCAATACTCGTAAAACCGTTCATGCATTACGCGATTATCCAGCGTATCCGATGAAAAATTTGTCAATAGATTATGAACAGCGAGATTTCTTGCAGCCATATGAAGCAGTAACCATGGAAACTAGCCGTGGATGTAGATTCAAATGTGCTTTTTGTACATATTCGGTTCTTGGAGTCAAAGAAGATCACACTAGGGATGCACAAGACTTTAAAGACAATCTGATTCGCAACTATGATAATTTTGGCATATATCGCTATTCAATTGCTGATGAAACTTTCAATGATTACACTGACAAAATCATCAAGTATGCAGATGTAGTTGACGGTCTATCATTTAGTCCAAATTTTGGTGGATATATTAGAGCGGACCTCCTTCATGCTCGTCCAAACGATATTGAACATCTAGCTAGAATGAGATTTAATGGTCAATTCTATGGAGTTGAGTCATTTCATAGACCTAGTGCAAAGATGATTGGTAAAGGTATGGAACCAGAAAAAATCCAACAGGCGATTCTGGATACCAAAGAGTATTTCATGAAACATCTTGGATACTATAAAGGGACTATCAGTCTTATTGTTGGCTTACCCAATGAGACTGAGGATACCTTACTGGAAACTAAAAAGTGGTGTGATGATAATTGGCAAACACAGCATGTTGCGTATACACCATTATTCATTACTACTGACCACAACAATGTTAAACAGAGTACACTCACTGCAACATATAAAAAGCAGGGGTATACACTGGTAACACCTGATGATATAAAGCTAGATGAATCTCATCCCGATTTAAAACTTATATTTTCTAGTAATTCTGTACCAACTGAAATAAAGAATTATATAAGAGTTTTCTTGAGAAATCTTGGTCCAACAGTTCTTTTTCATCATTGGAAAAGTAACACCGGAATGACTGAGCGAGACGCATTGCTTTGGATTTCAAAAAATGTATGGGGCACAGAAGATTACTTAAGATTCGGTGTAGACCACTGGCGCATGGATGAATGGTATATTGCAGGTAAGACTGATCAAGAAATGCTAGGATCATACCATGATTTAGGTGGAATACGTCCACCATCGCAAGTCAGAGTTGACTTCATTGAAGATTATAAGACTAAGAAACTCAACTACGTTTCTTAAAATACTATGGAGTGTGCTGAGGTTGGCTCCTCGCACTGTCTCGAAAACAGTAGGTACTGCAAGGTACATAGTTCGATGCTATCACACTCCGCCAGAGGTTTAGAGCATTGTGGGTATGGCTGTAATTTTTCCGCCGATGTGGATCGTGACTGGACAAACCCTCCGATAAAGATTTTTGGGGCCGCTAGTGGGTCTAGCGGTTGGGCTGGCAGTCCGACTTGCGAGAGTTCAATTCTCTCCGGCTCCACCAAATATTTTTAAAAATAGTTCTTGACATTATCTGAACTACACGCTATTGTGAGTTCATAGAGAGCGACGAAAGAAACTCTCTGTTCTTTGACATTGTTGAATGAATAAAATCTATCGGGTGGTCAAGCTAAGGGCGTGAGCGTGGCACTGGCAAGACCTGAAATAGAGTAGCGGACCCTCCCTAGCACCGTGACTCTTCCCTACGATAGACTGTTTAGATGAACCCTGTTGACGTAATTGTGCAGTGGTAGCTCGTCCGTTAATTCGGTGGTCCTAGCGCAGGTTCGAATCCTGTACGAAGGGTACGACTTTATATAAAGAAAGGAAGATCATGTTCTATGAAAAGTGTGCCGAGTTACTCGGTGCGACATATGAATGTGAATCTTTCCCTTATCGCTATCGTACTCGCTGGAACAATCGTTCTCCGGGCAACGGTAGGTTTGAGGGCTTTGGAATAATCAGAAAGTTTGGTGATAACTATCAAGTGGCGTTAACTCGTCCGATATCGCATCATGCTATCTATCATTCCGAAGAAGAAGTATTCGCATTCCTGAGAAGTTTATCTCAATGATAGACTTATTAGATGAACACTGTTAGTCTGATAAACTCATAGAGCTAGAAGGGCGACAGCAAGAGAAACAGTGTTCTTCTAATAAGTTTATGCTTCTGTAGCTCAGTTGGTAGAGCACCAGACTGAAAATCTGGGTGTCGCCGGTTCAATCCCGGCTGGAAGCACCAGAATTAAAACCAAATAGTTAATGCGGGTATGGTGTAATTGGTAGCCACGGCAGACTTAGAATCTGTTGCTTTATCGCGTGGGGGTTCAAGTCCCTCTACCCGCACCAAGTTTTGCTCAAGTGTGATTAGCTTGAGAACAGAGTAGACGATTCATGTCGGGCAAGGCAACTCTTATCAAGTTGTTAGTTGTGGCACAGGATGGGGACGGTCTCTATAAAAACGTGTATCCAGCTATTCATGTTGAGTGAGAAATACTCGGAAGATCGCTACGGTGCCCGATCACTTGACTAAATACTCTCAACAGGAGAGTAAAATGGACCCAGAACTGCAAGCACAGATTAAAGATTATCTAGCAAACAATCTGTCAATGACATTTGGTATTAGTCAAGACCCATATGGTCTATGGCAAGATCAGATAACGATCAACTTATGCCTTGAAGGTGAAGTGATCAATACTATTGTCATGTATGACTGGAGTAATAACTAAGTAAATGCCCCGATGGTGGAATCGGTAGACGCGGGAGACTCAAAATCTCTTGCCCAAAAGGCGTGGGGGTTCAAGTCCCTCTCGGGGCACCATTTAACTTTTTGGACCAGTAAATTTGATATAGCGTTTTTCGCCAGTTTCAAAGTTTACAAGCCTGTCAAGTAGGTGACCGCCTTCTTCGTAGTCACCATTTGGGTCTTCTCTTCGAAGATACACTATAGGTGTGTAAAATCCATCTTCTGTAGGTAAAAAGTATGCTGGACCAAAATTAAATTCTTGACGTATATGGGCAGAATGAGCACTTTCTTGTCCTGTCTTAGATCGTGTCACTCCATGTCTAATAACTTTGTAAATTCCGCCTTTTGGTAAACGAATTCTACTGCCAATCGGAAGATCATCAAACAGACCTTGCTCATTCATTGCTGATAATGCAGATTGAGAACCACTTACACCATTCTGGACTTTATTCATAAGTTCTTTATGGAATCCACGTAGTTCTTTGTCTTTTTTTGCAGAATCAAAATCAACAACATTTGATTCTATTATGTTAATAAGGTCTCTCATATTCATTTGATGATTCCGTTTATAGTTTATAGGCCAGCTTCCGCTTTAAGAGCGTTGAGTTTCTGGTCATAACTCTTAGCCCAAGAATAAACGGCCTTCTTTAGGCGGGCAAAAATGCTTCCAACGGCTTCGTTTATGGGCTTAACTGTCAAGGCTGGTGCTTTCTGTGTTTTTGTGACCATTTCTTCTTGACTCTTGATGCCCTCTAACACTTTGATAAGTTCAGGTGTAAGATGCTTTTCAAGTTCTTCAAGAATGTTCTTATACTTTGGAGCCTCGGTAACTTTAGGGTCTTTGGTAAGATTGAAAATGAAACTGACTGTTTCAATGACACGAGTACGAGCAGCATCTGCAGCATCAAAAAGATCAGCAACGTCTTCTCTAGTGTGTTGCTTGATTTCATCTTTTAGTTGCTTCATTTCTTCTGTGAGTTCTTCCATTCGCTGTAGCTTCTGAGCAAGCTTAGTGTATGTTTGGCTCTTATAGCTGCGAAGTCTTGCGATGACTTTGGTCCCCTTGGGATCATCTTCGTATTCAATATCCGGGTTGTCTGTAATTCTGCCTTCGCAGATCATCATGAGTTTTTTAAAGCTGTCAATATCCATGGGAAGTTACCTTGTTAATATGGTATTTATCTCATATAGTTTTGTAGTGGGTGTTAGTAAGGTGAAATCTCAGCGTAGGCATACGTTGAAAAAGGATGGCGTATCCTGAAAGTAATCTGCAATAACGTACCCAAAGGACGTAAGTCCACAGGCGGAGGCGCTGATAAATTCCGCATAATGCTTCCTATGTTGTGGAGGAAGGCCCGCTACAATTTTTTGCTCTATAAGCATTGCTGGCGATGCGCCGGATTCGTAACCCGGAGATAACAGGTTCGATTCCTGTATAGAGCACCATGCACCCGTAGCTCAATGGTAGAGCGGTGAGCTTATACCTCATGATCGGCAGATTACCGAACGGTTGGCGGTTCGAGTCCGTCCGGGTGCACCAATTTAATGCCCAGGTGGTGGAATGGTAGACACGCAACGTTGAGGTCGTTGTGGACGAAAGTCCGTGAAAGTTCGAGTCTTTTCTTGGGCACCAGATTTAGGAATATAGTTATGGATACTATTGTGGCAATTTTAACATCTGGAAAGTTGGATAAGCTGGAGAGATGTATTCAGAGTGTATTGGGACAAACAAAAAACATCGTAGTGATCATTAATACTTTAGATGAAGAATATATCCCACATGCACAACGCCTTTCATCATTGATGGGAATACCATCAATTGTTACTCCATCTAATGGAAAACCGGGAAAAGGAAAAAACTCGCTGATTGAGTACTTTCTGACTACTGAGTTCACTCATGTTATTCCAGTAGATGGCGATGATTATTTGATGCCAAACGCAGTATCCATACTGGAACATGTTGCAAACAGAGAATCAGCAGATGTGATAGGTCTTATTGATGCCCTTGCTCTTTTAGATGGTTCACATCTTATGGTAGAGGATTGGCTACACACTGATGTTTATCTAAACAGAACAATCAGCAGCATAAACGAAAAAGATTTCAAAAAGTTCAATCTTCACATTGAAAAGATACGCCGGGTATCTACTGAGCATGGAAACTTTTTTAACCGATTAGTGCTTCTTTCTAAAGCTGCCGCCTCTCTCATTGACTATGAAGAAGAAATGGGTGGCGCAGAAGATGTCAAGCAAAGCCTCTTGCTCAAACTTGCACATAATAGTCAAATCATCCGGTATGTGTTGTTGAGCAGTAAAAACGTATATGTTCATGATGTCAGCGATACTGGCGTGTTCTTTAATGTTTTGTGCAAATGTGATCCAGATAAAGAGAAGTATTTTTTCTGGAAAGACCTTCCAAGAGAACAAATAAATACACTCAAGTCTTTTGAACTGGAGTGTGTGTATGAGCAAGATGGAATTTAATATTGATTGGTTGGATGGATGGTCTAACTTTAAAAAAATGTTCAAAGACCCGTCCTCTACCAAGCACATACTTGCTTTGGCAAAAGCGATGAATGGTCCCGCTCTGAAAAGATCGTATAGTAGGCTTCTTGAAACCGAAGAGGGAACAAACATTGCAACGTCTTTTCCGGAAATAGCCGATCTTTATGAACATCTGGTTGATTGCCAAAGTGGAACAGTTGGAAATGCTATATTGAGCAATCAAAACTCAATTGAAGTATTGATTCGTCTCAGTCGGCTAGGAACACGCAACAGAAGTTGGATCAACAGAAAACATCCATACATATGGATGGCCAGAAGATTCAGAGACACTCATGACATTTGGCATGTTTTAACCGGGTACGATATGGACTTTTTTGGAGAAATCTGCTTAGCGGCATTTAGTTATGGGCAGACCAAAGCATATCAGTGGGGACTAATATGTGTTATGGGAGTCTGGAAACTTAAGACATCTCCAAAAAAACTCTTGGCAGTCTATGAAGCTTATCGTCGCGGTAGAAAATGCTCATGGTTGCTGGCAGAAAACTACGAGCATGTCCTCAAAGAAAACCTAGATGATTGTAGAAAAAGATTGAACATATTCACTGCAAAACGTTATGATAAAATTACAAAAAATTGACAGTTCATATCCGATAGAAAAGATTATCGCGTTCTGTGACGAAGCTATTGCAGACACCAGACCCGGCGCACAGAACATGAGTCCTATTGATTGGGAAAATAACCCATCTTCTTTTCTCTATCTTCTCTATTGTGAAAAACGATATGATGGAGAGGGAAATGGATATGTCATATGCGAAAAAGACGATAAGATTATTTGTGGTAGTGGCTTTTCGGCATCAGATATTGATGAAAAAATGACTCATCTAAGTTCACGAAGCTACACCATTCCCGGAATACGAGTTCCAAGGATACATGGAGCAATTCACGATTTTGCCGTGGATACCAGCATAGAGGCAGGTAGATATGGCGCGTTTTCATCATTAAATGAATACAACAAGAGATTTGTAGAAGGTTATTTGTATCTCAATGATCCAAAAAATCATAAACAATATCATGTTGTTGATGGAAAACATTATGCCAAACCGGGCGTAAGAATCCATCCTATGGAAGCCGCTGGTCCTTTGAGATTGAAAGGCACTAAACAGTGGATAACTTATATGATTTGGAATGAGTCACATCGTGACGTATTTCTGAGCACATTAACAAAGATAAAATGGGAAGAAACTTAAAAGTGCAAAGCTGATTATATATTTATAGATTTTGCTTGCACTAAGAGAGATTATAGACTACAAAGGAATCACGGTCTAAATATGTAGAAAGAAAGCAAACAGGAGATTTTATGGCAATTCTAGCACTAGATATTTCAGGTGTCCCTCGGACGTGGGTCACCCACGACGAAGCAATTTCGTATTACGCGAAGGACCTCGTAGCCTGGACTCTCGGTGATGTAGTTGCCAAGTATCGTGGTGGTACTCGCCGTGACGGTTCGCAAAGTTACCTTGAAGCAGCAAGCATCATTGCTGTAAAGGGTCATGGCTTTGACTTCAACAAGCACAACAAGGTTGTGTTGACGAACAAGACTTTGTTCGCACGTGACCGTAATGTGTGCGCTTACTGCGGTTCGCACTTCCACAGTGTTAACTTGAGCCGTGATCACATCTACCCTAAGTTCTTGGGTGGTATTGATGAATGGACCAACGTAGTAACTGCATGTAAGGTCTGTAACCAAAAGAAGGGTTGCAAGACGTTGAAGGAAGCCCGTATGGAACTGCTTTACGTCCCTTATGAGCCAAACCACTTTGAGAATCTGATTCTCCAGAATCGCAACATCCTTGCGGATCAGATGGAATATCTGTTGTCGGGTGTTCCGAAGCACAGTCGAATTATTGATATGGCAGCATAGAAAAATAATTCGACTCTGCTTTCAACCATTAAATATTATTAAGTTATCATTCCTCAGTAGCACAGTGGTAGTTGCATCGGTCTGTTAAACCGAATGTCGTTGGTTCGAGTCCAACCTGAGGAGCCAATTTAAAACCTCTAACCTGCAAAACTTTGATAAATATATTTGCAGGTTAGAGGTTATATTATGAGTTACATGTCGGATAATGTAAAACGTTGGCGAGACAGAACCAAATCTAGAATGGTTGAATCAATGGGTGGTAAATGTCAGTGTTGCGGCTATGATACACATACCGCTGCTTTAGCATTCCACCATATTGATCCCAGTCAGAAGGACATTAAATTTGGGGACGCAAGAGCGAACCCTAGTTCTTGGTCTAAGATCGTAGCTGAACTTAAAAAATGTATTTTGGTATGTCACAATTGTCATAGTGAAATACATGCTGGAGTTAGAGCAATTCCGGACTCATTTGCTACTTTTAATGAAGACTTTGCTGACTTCAAAAAAGTATCTGATTATGATTCGTGTCCGGTATGCAGTAAACAAAAACCAGTAGGACAAAAGTTTTGTAGTCATACTTGCGCTCAGCGCAACAGCCGAAAGGTAGATTGGGATAGTATTGACTTGATTGCGTTGCTTGACAAGCATGGAATTAGAGAACTAGAAAATATGCTAGGAGTTTCTAATGCGGCTATATACAAGCGGAGAGACAAAATATTACGCTCTAAAAGCATTGCTGGCGATGCGCCGGATTTGTAACCCGGAGATAGTGAGTTCGATTCTCGCTTAGAGCACCATTTTTATCCCAAGATTGCACTAAATAAAGTGTGAGAATCAGTAAAGGAGAACTGAAATGGGAATGTTAGATAAGATTGCACCTTGGGTGCAAAAGGCGGAAGAAGAAGTTATTCATCTTGAGCAGGTTATTGTTCAGGACGCAAAGTATCTTTATGAAAAGGCACACCAAGAAGCACTAGCTGCCAATCAGGAAGTTGTTCGTCTTAAGGGGCTTTTGCAGGATGCACTTGTCAAGTCACGCGATTTGCATCAGGTAGCAATCAATGCTGCTCAGGAAGCAGGAAAAGTGGCAGAAGCAGAGTTCAACAAACTCAAGCAAGCTGTAGCCGCACATACGGCAGATTTCAACACTCAGCATAGTCAGATTGTTGGTTCTAATCCACCGGCACCAAGCAATACTCCTGAACAAAGTTCTTGACATTAGCATCAAACCTGCTATACTGAGGGCATGTTAAAGAGAATGGTGCCATAGCTCAGTTGGAGTAGAGCACGAGCCTTCTAAGCTTGGGGTCGTAGGTTCGAGTCCTACTGGCATCGCCACTCTTTTTGTTTGATAGAGATTTTACGATATAAATAGTTTTAATGGGGCCTTAGTGCTAACGGGAACACGGTAGCTTTGCAAGCTTCAATTAAGGGTTCGATTCCCTTAGGCTCCACCAAGTTTAAGAAATCTCCCTTGAGGGGATCAGGTTGTGGATGTCTTAGGTGGCATCGGATATGCGGCAGGACACGAGAAGCCAGTATATCATGAAGTTTATAACGGGGATTAGCGCAGTCTGGTAGCGCACCTGCTTTGGGAGCAGGGGGTCGTAGGTTCGAATCCTACATTCCCGACCAGTTTACATGCCGGGTTAGCTCAGTGGTAGAGCACCGCCTTTACACGGCGATTGCCGGGGGTTCAAATCCCTCACCCGGTACCATATTCATGAAAAACTACAGGTTATATATCTGTAGTTTTTCTTTTTGTGATAAATATATAACTATTCTTTACGGAAGAATTGGAAGAAAGGTTTTATGAGTTGGCACAAGTTAATAAACATATCCTCGTTACAGGATACCTAGCAGACGCCCCTGAGGCAGAATACGTTACTTTTCTAGCAGACTGGTTCAAACGCTTAGTTGAAGCAGTTGACATGAAGGTCCTTATTGAACCTATTTGTGTTTGGTGCGATGATGAAGGTAACGAAGGCGTAACGGGGATGGTAGGAATAACTACTAGCCATTCATCAATTCATTTTTGGTCTGGTGAGCCATCGTATTACAAGTTTGATCTGTATTCGTGCAAGGATTTCTCACTTGACGCAGTAGCAGGTATGCTCAAGGAACTTGGCACACATAAATTCACCTACACCGTAGTTGATCGCACAGATGATGAACATCCTGTGATTGATAGTGGTGTTGTCACTTTCTAAATAACGAGGTTGGAGTTCCCGTGACTCCGTTGGTACCTGAGGACAAAGAGGAAAATAACACTAGTTTTCTCTCCTGCTGGGCCAGAATAAAATTGCGGGCGGATACGGAGAGAGTTGTGTTAACTCTCTCCCCGACATGCAGGTGTGATGTCAACGGTAGCATGACGGTCTCCAAAACCGTTCGTCTGGGTTCGAATCCTAGCACCTGTGCCAAACTTTCTGAAAATAGTTCTTGACAATACCCCAACAATGTCATATAACGATAAGACAGAGAGCGTAAAACGCTCTCTAGTTCTTTGACATTGTTAGAAAGTTTAATGTGCGGGCTTGGCGTAATTGGTAGCCGCAAGGGACTTAAAATCCCTCGATTTATTCGTACCGGTTCGAGTCCGGTAGCCCGTACCAAACATATTTTAGACTTGTTACGCTATTACTGCAGTCTACGGTTGCAAACGTTGAAAGTAGATGTAGTATAATCCGGTAGTACGCTGCCCGACGATAGCCGTTAAAGGTGACAATAGGGCGGAGGTTTTGGTTCAAATCCAAACCCTACATTGCAGTAATAGCGTAACAAGTTTAATACATTCAATACACAGAAAAAAACGGCTAAAATCCACCGGACTGATAAACCGGAATCCTTCTGTGTATTGGATATTGATAGTATAATGGAGCATACGGCTAACAGGATGGGTCACCTGATTTTCAGTCAGGAATAAAGTCGGTTCGAGTCCGACATGCTTCACCATTTAATGGCCCCATAGATTACGCTGGCTAGATCACTGCCCTTTCAAGGCGGAGGAACGGGATCGACACCCGTTGGGGTCACCATTTATACATTATAGTATAACAAATCTTATTAAATGGCCCCTTCGTCTATCGGATAGGACACAAGGTTCTCATCCTTGAAAGAGGAGTTCAATTCTCCTAGGGGTCACCATTTATACATTGCCCGATAGATCAATTGGCAGATCGTCTGACTCTGACTCAGAAGGTTCTAGGTTCGACCCCTAGTCGGGCATCCAAGTTTAACAACATAGGAGCATAATGTGAACAACATCATTACTGTAGACTTTAGTAAGAGGAATGTGATCGGACGACAGGTAAATCCATCAATAGGAGATGGGCTGACTGCTTATCTAGATAGTCTACGGCAATCTGGTTTGGATGAAGATGATGTTTTGGACACACTTGATGCTATCAATGATGTGAACACGTATTTGAATGCTGATCCAGAAGTTCAATCATTTGCTGATGGATGGCTAGAGAAGTTTCTGTGAGTTAATGGGGAAGTAGATTTCATATCTGACTTACAAATGATAAATACATTTGAGGAGTTAGATATGAAACAGAATCATAAAGACAAATTTACTGATGAGGAGTTAATCGCTCAATATAACTTGACACCTGTTCTTAGTAAGATTTCAAGCCATTTTAATGTTCCTGATGTCACCGTGTGGCGAAGAGCAAAAAAGTTAGGTCTTGAGTTTTCTGGCAGTGGTAAAGGGGCGATGATTCCTACGGCAGAGATATTAGAAGGAAAGCATCCTCAATATCAAACTAATAAATTAAGAAAACGCCTTCTAAAAGAAGGTATCAAGGAAGACAAATGTGAAGAATGTGGAATCACTTGCTATAACAATAAACCCATCGTTATGCATCTTGATCACATTGATGGGAATAGCAGAAATCATAATTTAAATAATCTAAGATTGCTATGTCCAAATTGTCATTCCCAAACTGATACTTGGTGCGGAAAGAACAAATAAAATTTATTGGGGAGGTAAAGCCGATAGTTTCGGCAGTCGGTCTGTAAAACCGACCTGTAAAAGGGAGTGGAGCGTAACCACACCTCCCCACCAAAAAAAATGAAAAAAACGAAAAAAAGTTATTGACAGCGATCTTGGTTTGAATTAATAGAGGTTCATCAGCGAGACACGGTGTTTCGCGAAACACGGAGACGTAAAATGAATATCGGTGAAATGTATACCTTCAAGCGCGCTGCTGGTCGTGGTCGTCCCTTCGTTGGTGAAGTGGTTCGCAAGGCTGGCCTCTTCACTTACATGAAGATGAAGGATGGTACCACTGTTGCAGTGTACACCAATCGTGTCCTCAACAAGTACGAATTCAAGCCTTACAACACCAAGGCTCGTCGTGAACTGGTGAGCGAATAATAAACATCTTCCTGATGGGATTATGGTCTCGGGTTATTCCGGGACCATAATCTTTTGATATAATGCTCCTGTAGCTCAATTGGTCAGAGCTGTCCGCTCATAACGGATAGGTTGGGAGTTCAAGTCTCTCCGGGAGCACCAAATTATGCTGATATAACACAGCGGTTTTATCAGCACCATTTCTGATAAATAATTATGTGAAACTACTGAGAATCTTGTTACCTATCATGGTATTAATTCCTAGTCCGGCACTGGCGGCTGATCCTTCATGGGAAGAGATTAAACGCCTTGAAATTACATATGATGTATTAAATGTCGCAGACTTAGTAGAAACTGAAAGTTGTTTACATGCTCATACCTGCGTAGAAGGCAATCCTATATTAGGACATCATCCTAGTCTAGGCAAACTTCTTGTAGCAAAAATAGCATTTTCTGGTGTGCATTATTATGCATCCAGAGAGATTTTTGAAAAACATATCAAACTAATTAGGGGATTTGAGTATGCTAGTATTGCCATTCAAGGTGGCGTAGTTGTAGCAAATCTCCGTATTGTTTTATAATACATGACAGTATAGCTTATATGGGATAGGTCGTAAGTTCGAGTCTTCCCGAAAGCACCATTTTAAAGAATGCGACAGCCCTCTATACCCATGAACCCAGTCGCGAGGGTAGGTAATGACATGGTGATAGTGCATCAACTGCGAGGGACTAGGGGTGGAGATTGAACCCTAATCTGGGTGGGAGTCCCGGAAACAAAAATATTAAATGGTTAAATGCATTTATTTGATGTTCTTATGCGATGAAGCATAAATAGTAGTAGGAGATACTACTATGAAATGTCTATATTGTGATAGAGAAATAGCAAACAAAGGGTCATTGACTGCCCACCAAATGAGTTGCCACAAAAACCCTAATAGGGTGATACATAAACGTTCACCACTTGCCGGGCATAAAAAAGGGAATCCATCCCGATTAAAAGGAATAAAAAAGACAGATGAAGTGATCGCTAGAACCATTGCTATAGTAGAGTCTGGCGGACTACCATTACTTTCTGAAGTTTCCAGCCGCAAACATGCAAAGAGATATTTAATACATACGAAGGGTCACAAATGTAGTGTATGTGAAATAACTGAATGGATGGGTAAACCAGTTCCTTTAGTTTGTGACCATATATCTGGTGATAGTACTGACAATAGAATTGAAAACTTTAGATTAGTTTGTTGCAACTGTGATGCTCAACTTCCGACATTTAAGAGTAAGAACAGAGGCAACGGAAGATATTATGATAGAGAATATAGACAGAAAAAATCTGCAGAGAGAACTAACACATAAATACAAATATGGAGAGGTGAGTGAGCGGCTGAAACTAGAAGTCTTGAAAACTTCCGACCCGCAAGGGTCCGTGGGTTCGAATCCCACCCTCTCCGCCAGAACCCGAGCAACGGAAGCCCCCATGTCAACAGTATTGTTCATTTTAAAGAGAAAAGACAACTATAACCACGAGCGTGATGGTAGACATGTTGGCTTAAGTACAGGGTTATTTAACTCTGCATCTTTTGTGAGCGATATGCTTAATGATGTGGGTATTGATGCTGCGATGGAAGTCGCAGTTGATAACAACTGCATTGATAGGCTTGTGTCAAAGCACAAGCCAAAGTTTGTAATAATTGAAGCACTCTGGGTAGTCCCACAAAAGTTTGAAATCCTTCAAAAGTTACATCCTGATGTGATTTGGATTCTTCGTCTTCACAGTGAAATGCCTTTTATGGCAGGTGAAGGAATGGCGATGAACTGGATTGGTGAATACTCCAACATTCGCAATATGCTTATTTCGGTGAATGCGCCTCGTATGCTTAGAGAAGTAAAAGTATTCTTGAAGGCAATGCATCACTGGACAGACAAGCAAGTGAATAACAAGGTCCTTTATCTTCCAAACTTCTATCCTCAGGATTATGCAAAGCCAAAGAAGATTGATCATTCAAGTCATTTCATTGACATCGGTTGCTTTGGTGCCATTCGTCCATTGAAGAATCATATGGTTCAGGCAGTTGCTGCAGTAGATTTTGCAGAAAAGCTTGGTAAGAGAGTCCGGTTTCATATCAACTCTGGTCGTATTGAAATGAAGGGTCAGCCAGTTGCTCATAACCTTGAACATTTCTTTGCTCATTTGTATGATCGTGGTCACAGACTGATAAATCATACTTGGGCACCTAGAGAAGAGTTTTTGAAAGTATGCGCTCAGATGGATATCGGAATGCAGTGCAACTTTTCTGAAACCTTTAATATTGTTGGTGCTGATTTGATTAGTCAGGGTGTTCCTCTTATCGGAACATCTGAGATTCCTTGGTTGGCAGCAGGTAAGGCAAATGCGACAAATAGCGCAGATATTGCACATGCTTTGGAACATGCTTATCGTTTCTCATGGTTGAACGTGAAACTCAATCAGTGGACTTTGACTAAATACACTAAGAAAACTTCCAAGATTTGGAAGAAGGTATTTAAAAAGTTAGGAGCATAACATGTATAACAGACATACTTACAGGGTCCGTATTCACGGATGGGAAGGCGGAGAACTTGTGGTTGGTGTTCTCACGTTTGCAACAAGAGAAGAAGCATTTTCCTTTGCTACTGAAAAGAGCAATACCTACGGTCATTTGGTAAAAATCTACAATGAGTTTAATGAACTCATTCATGAAATTGCAGCGTTAGTAGATCAACCTACATACGCATAACGAATATGGAGAGTTGGGTGAGTGGCTTAAACCATCTTCCTGCTAAGAAGGCGTACTGAGAAATCGGTACCGAGGGTTCGAATCCCTCACTCTCCGCCAAATTTTTTAAAAATAATAGTTGACATTTGTTCTGCTCTCGCTTATAGAGAGTTATCAAACGAACAAATGGAGTTACGAAATGTTTATTACCCTGAATGCTGTGGCCACAGACAGGCCCGTCATCGTCAACACTGCTTATATTCTCGGTGTTGTTCAAGACGGCGATGACGTTTGGGTGTCCAGTAAAGGTCAGGATGCGTTCAAGGTGTCTGAAACGATTGATCAGATTGAACGTATGCTGATGCGGGCAGAGTTGCTCGTCATTTAATAAAGTTTAATGCGTCGGTGGCAGAGTGGCCCAATGCAAGTGCCTGCAAAGCACTAAAGCCGCGTGTTCGAATCACGCCCGACGCTCCATTTTAGCTTCACGGTTTACCGAGGGGCAGGAAGAGCCTACATCAATCTTGCGGAGTATCTGAAAAGTCTGATGCAACTTACATCGGAAACTCTCAGAACAGAAACAAGATCATGATAACACCACTCAACGATGTGGTAGGTACTATAGTTGTAGTCCGAGAAAAAGCCGAGACTTTGAGGTAGAGGAAGAAGTTCCCGAGCCAAAGAGTCGGAGCAAGTATCCCGCTATAGTGGAGAGTTTTCCTGTCACGCGGTAAGCCGTGAATAATGCGAGTGTAGCTCAGTGGAAGAGCACCGTGCTGATAACGCGGTGGTCGGTAGTTCGATCCTACCCACTCGCACCATACTTGGACCCGTAGCTCAATAGGTTAGAGCAGGCGACTTTTAATCGAAAGGTTCCCGGTTCAAGTCCGGGCGGGTCTACCAAATACACAGAAAGGAGAAGGCAATGGGCTGGTACGATGTACACGTAGACGTTAATGATATGATTGGTAAGACCTTCTCTAAAATTACTTCTGATGGCTGGACTGTAGATTTTGAAAATGATGAAGTGCGTTATACACTTTACCATAATCAGGATTGTTGTGAAGACGTAAGAGTAGAAGATGTAATTGGTGATTTGGAAGACTTAGTGGGCTGGCCAATATTGATTGCCAGAGAAGATTCTAATGCAGATGATCCTGGGACATGCAATAGCGAAAGTTATACATGGACTTTCTACAACTTCGCTACCTTCAAGGGGTACGTGACTATACGTTTTTTGGGTGAGTCCAACGGTTACTATAGTGAAGAAGTTTCGTGTAAAAAAGAAGTACTGAAATAGTGCTTCTTTTTGCATAAATACTTAATGCAAATTAAACACCTTCTAGAAGCTATTGATCAAACTAGTTTTTTGACTCAGGACACCTATAGCCTGTTGTCCAAAGACATTGATCGCTTCATCAACGCTAATGCAAATCGTATTTTTGCTTCTGTTGGCGAAGGTAGTTATCTAAAGAAGATGAATGCGATAGACAAACAAAAGCAAGAAGTGCGCGACCAAAATCTTGACTGGAAAGAAGAAGATAAACTTCTATCAAGGCTATCTGATAAAGAACAGACACTGAGTGGCCAAGTTCAAAGCAAACTGCATGACAGTGACCCAGACCCTGAAATAGTAGAAGACTTCATTGATACTCTTGAGTTGCATCTACAGGATTTGGCTCGTGACTACATGGAAGCCCAGTTTGGTAAAATTGAAAAATATAATCATGACGAGCCGTGGGAAGAAAACAGAAAGAAAAACCTGTATTGGCTTCAACATATTATTGTACAGATTGACACTAAAGGAAAAAATAAAACAACCGACCAGACAAAAACTGGAGGAGGATATTTTAGTAGATATCCACAGAAAGATGAATTGCATAGCAGATCATCACAAAAAGTAAATTTACAAAACGAGTTAGGCAATCATATCAATATCTATTCTTCTGTTGCAAATATTTGGGAAGTGTTGATCCATAGATTGTTAGAGCGGGATTCGGTGAATCGTTACGGGGACTCAGGATATGACAATCCGATACCTGGTTTTGTGAAACCTATAATAAGTGTGTTCGTTCATGAAGTCGTACATATGGAGCAATATGCTCGTGCAAGTATGAGGCAGCAGAAAACAGATAAAGGTTTCAGACGAGGGGATTACTCAATGATTCCCAATCCTGAACAGCCACGCCCCAAGCTAAACACATATACTAAAACTGATGCACGTGGTCCTAAAAATCAAAAAGGTAACTACAGAACGTATCGTGGCGGAAAGCGTGGTAACGAAACATATGATGTTGGCAACTATGGATATAATGTGGATCGGTGGGCAGCATATCTCGGATCGGTAAATGAAATTGAAGCACACGCTGCTCACCTAGCAACTGAACTTTATTCTGATTTTGTGGAAAGTAATCCGTTCCGTTATGCATATTCGGCAAATGAAAAGCAACGAATCATTAATGATTTCGTTGATCATTCGGTTGAAAATGTGAAATGGGGTTATATGCCCAACAACTCGTATGAGCAAATAATAGCAAAAACTGCAAGAGAGGCTGCTAAAAATCCAAACCCAACGTCAAGAGAAAAACAGTTTCTCAAGGTTTGGAAGTTGTATCTCAAAAAGGTCATTAAACACCTGCAAAGTTACAAGAAGCCGGTTCCAGACGAAGAATACTGATAATGATCAGATTATTACTCTTGATGCCAGCAGCATTGTTGTTGTCACCTACTCCAATCGCTGACCATTCATTGCCATCAAAAGTGGTATCTGTTGCTACGGTAGCCAAAGATGCACCGATTCTTTTGCGGATTTTTAAGGAAGAACATCAGATAGAGTTGTGGAGACAGGACAGCTTGGGTGAATATGTACTGACTAAGACATATACCATTTGTAAGTTCAGTGGTCATCTGGGTCCTAAGTTACGTAGAGGAGATAGACAGGCACCAGAAGGATTCTATCAACTAACTCCTCAACAGTTGCGACATCAACACAGAATGGATATTGGGTATCCAAACGTGTTTGATAAAGCAAATGGAAGAACTGGTGATAACATACAGATTCACGGGCATTGTGGTTCTATAGGTTGTTTTGCGATAACGAATAACCCTGCAATTGAGTTGTATAACAATGTCAGAAAAGCGTTTCATGCAGGTCAAAAGGTAATACAGATTCAAGCTTATCCGTTTAAAATGACTAATGAAAACCTTGAGAAAAACAAAAATGATGAAAACTACATTTTTTGGTTGACATTGAAGCAAGGATACGATAAGTTTCAATCCACACGGCGGGAACTGAACGTTTCCGTTGAGAACAAACAATATAAAATCATTTAATGGACGTGTAGCTCAGTAGGTTAGAGCAGGGGACTCTTAATCCCAAGGTCGTGAGTTCGAATCTCACCTCGTCTACCAATTTTAGGAGATTTAACATGCCAGCAATGACATTGGCGAGAAATAGTAAGCGTTACACCCATGAAGAGTGGATGGCGATGGATTCGGATGAACGTGATCAGCTTCTTGCGAAGTACGGTCCTGCTTATACTGATGAGGCGTGGAAGCTGCATCACGGGAATCAAAACCCAAGGCGGAATCAGAATACGAGACGAAAATGAAACATAAGATGTACTGCATCTTTGCCCGCGAAAGCGTAGAGAAGATGAACGGCATTCGTGGTAAGATGTGTACGCAGGCAGGTCATGCTTATCTACATGCTTATTGGGATTCTTTGAATCCCGAGAAGTGCTTTATAGATCAAGTACGAGCGTACATGAATAGTGACCGTGCTTACAAGATTACTCTTATCGTAGATACTGTTGACGAGCTTAAGACTATCCAGGAAAAGTATAAGAACATCTGCGGTACGCATCTTGTAACTGACGCTGGATTCACTGTCTTTAAGGAACCAACCACGACTTGTCTCGGTCTTGGTCCTATCAGCGAAGACAACATCGGTGACGATTTGAAAGCGTTGAAGACTTTTACGTAACATGGCAGTATAGCTCAGTTGGTCAGAGCACTCCCTTCATACGGGATAGGTCGTAAGTTCGAATCTTACTACTGCTACCAGATTTAAACAGTATGTTAGGCTAATCGCAACAAAAGGCTATGGGCTAAGCACTAAGTTCCCCGCCCATAGATTGAGGACCCATTCGGGAGAATTTGATCCTCGTGATTAGAATTGGGGTGTGCTGTTTAATAAAGTGCTTGACATGCACTTTGATATAGAGTATAAGAAGATATACAAACAGTTAAATGGCTCGTTAGTCGAGTGGTTAAGACGCTTGCCTGTCACGCAAGAAATCACGGGTTCGATCCCCGTACGAGTCGCCATTTTTAAACACTAGTAAACATAGGAAGAAAAATGCAAATTACACTTCGCAAGGCAAACGCAATCCAGATTGCAATCAATGAGGCCCTTAAGGGGTTGGAATTCGCTGATGCGATTACCATCAACGAGTTCCAGGACGCAGAAGATGAAATTGATGCCGCTGTTGGTAAGTTCGGTAAGAATCTTGCACGCCGCAATGATCTTTTGACTGCGCTGTACGAAATTCGTGCAGCAGTGTCAGCAGCCAACAACACGGCTGGAATTGATGCGCTCTTGGCTTCGGTTGCTAAGCTTGAGAAGGATATCACCTTCTATTCCGCTTATGCAAAGAGCCAAGTACGCACTGATATGGCAGTCATCAACGGAAAGCTTGGCCGTCTTCGCACCACTGATGAAAGTCGCAGAGGTTGGAACGGGGATAACGTTGCTACTACGATCTTTGATCAGGTAGCACTTGATAATTTCCGCAATCTGGTAGCCGCCGCTAAGAAGCAGAAGCAGAGTTTGCAGGACAAGCTTCTTGAACTCAATGTGAGCACCAAGATTGATCTGTCTGAAAATGCTGTTTCCACTTTGGAAGCAGAAAACATTCTCTAAGGATTGATGGCCCATTTGCTCCCCAGCAGGGCCATCAGGGAGGAAGAGAGAAAAGAGAGTAGACAGCGTTCCGACGTTATTCGGAGATATGGCGATAGCTTTGAACAGCTATTATACTTGCGTGAACTAGGGATAAATGACCTTTTGCACATTGACCCCTAGAAAAATGTAAGGTACATGCACGTTGTAAGTTGTCTATTGCTTGACAGATGTCTTCATACGAAGCATCGGTGCAGTTTGCATAGTCTACAACTCGCTCTTTTCCTTCTGTATTTTTTTTTTTGAAAAAAGTTGAAAAAAGTTCTTGACATTGGTATCAAGAATATATATAATGAATATATCAAGACGAGAGATTGTCTTGAAGCTCTTTGAAATCGTTAGTAAGTTATACTCATTAGATGAGTGCATGGTGTCGCAGGATTGCCTAATCGGTCTGTAACTCCTTGCAGAAACCTAGTGTGAGAACTAGGGGAGTGCGACTCTCACCCGTGCATTCTTCTAATGAGTATAAAAGGATTGGGGGCATAGCCTCATTAGGGTAACTCGGAGTAATCTGAGCCAAAGCAAGGTTTCCTATAAACTTGCACCAGCAATGGTCCATCTATGCAAGCCTGAACTAGCCGAAAGGCCCGTCTGTAGAAGGGCGGTAGGTAGTAAGTCAGGTATATCGTCCCGAAAGGGATAGTCTACAGAGCCAAATCGGTGAGTAAATAAGAGGGTTGGCGCTCTCACGATGTACAGCCAAACTGATGAATACTGAATGTTAACAGGTAGTTACTAAGTCTGACCTCGCAGGGAAAGGCAAAGTAGCAATACAAGCGAAGAAGGTATTGTACCGGAATCGTGAAGTATGGTTGAGTAGCCCGCAAGGCAAAAGACATGAGGTGTGTTGTATTCTGTACCTAACAAGGTATGGAGCAACTGGAGCAGCACATCTTGGTAGGTTCGCAAATTGCATAAAGGTAATGCAACTGTCTCTTAAACAGTCGATTCTAGGTTCGATTCCTAGTTTGTAACAACAAAAGCGAAAGACTGCTCCGGTATATGTTTAAAGGTGCTTAATACCACACTCGCAAGAGAATGTGGTTCAGGGATGCTCGCAAGGCGGAACTGATTGATCGGAAAGATAGCGTGAGTTCTTAGCGGAACTGAACTGCTCGCAAGGCAGACGAAGGATAGATGGTCGAGTAGACATATGCGACGAGTCAAACGCCAGACTCTAAAAAAGGCAGCATTGAGTGATACTAGATGACCGTAAAAGGCTCTAGTGGATAACGGTAGAACGCTCCTCGCAAGGGACGCGGCAATGACCAAAGGCACTCGCAATCAGGAGTAATCTCATCCTGAGCAAAGTTAAAGTTTCCAACCATCAACCCAATCGGGAAATGATGAACGATCTTCTTCTTTGATAAGTTTTCTAGAAACTCGGTTATTAATCCATATCTTTCCGGCTTGATTTCCTTTGAGTTTTCCGTCACTCCATTCTTTATATAAGTGACGGTCATTGGCAGAAATAGCTTTCGTTTCAATCCCGTTATTGATGTAGATTCGTTTGGACATGTATTTTCCATTACTTCTCCCTCTAACGAATCCGGGATACTGACCAACTTTGTCTGCTGATACTCGCTTGTTCGTTTTGCCATCAGTAATCCATACTGAATCTTTAGTGTATGATCCGTTAAGATCATAGAATGGTCCTATTGCGAGAGATTTATTATAGAATAGCGGACTAGAAATAGCATTGTATTCTTTTTGATATTCAGCTTCAATAGTTTGGAGTTCGTTAATTGAAGTAAATTCTCTTTCCAATAAAATGATTTTTTTGAAAGAATCTTGACCAAGTTTCTTTACATCTGATTGTAAGGTTTCTGAACTACTGTAGTATTTGGAAAACTGTTGGGTGCGTTTAGTGGACCCAATATAAAGATATGGCAATGCACCATTCTTCAAGTTATGAAGATTTATGATAAGATATACAATTCCGTTAATCATTCTGATTACCTTTGCTTGAGATTATAAAGTATTTATCTTTTTCTAATAATCTCAGGATTTAAAATATTTTACAATATGATATAGGACTAAATAATATTAGACTATTTTGATGAACACATTAAGGAGTCGTAAGTTTGCGACATTAAATAAGTTACTGATATGCTTTCCTTGTTGAAAGACTGAAACTTTAGTGTGTTCTTCAAAATAGTTTAATGCGTCGGTGGCAGAGTATTCATGCACTTGCCTGCAAAGTAAGGGGACGTTGGTGAGAATCCAACCTGACGCTCCAAAGTTTAATATCGTGGGGTAGAGGAGTCTGGTCGTCCTCGCTGGTCTCATAAGCCGGAAATCGTCGGTTCAAATCCGACCCCCGCAACCAGTTTAATGCGGGTATGGTATAGGGGTTGTGCCTCAGCCTTCCAAGCTGAAGAGACCGGTTCGAACCCGGTTACCCGCTCCAAAATTTAGACAAACTCATATACTCAGAAATGAGCGAAATATACAGACGAAAAAATGTGGGCGTTATGTGAGTTATACATGTTGAACTGCTGTCAAAGACGATAAATACTGGACCCAAGTTATTGCAGGACACATGTGTCTAATACTATAAGGAACAATGATGAAAAAGCTACTTATTCTTGTCGCGGCACTTTTTACAGCAACTCCTGCAATGGCAGATACTGTGCAAGGTGCAGTAGGTGGTACTATTCTCAATTCTGAAAACACGGTAGTTACTGGCTCGTTTGACTATGCAAGCAAGACTCCGAATAGTAACTGGCAGCGTTATCTGAACTTGGATTATGCCTACAACGATACGCACGGCATGGTCCTAAAGAATGAGTTTGATTCCTTTGCTAAGTTGGATTACAATCTTGACAGTCGCAACTATCTTCAAACTGAGGCTCGTTACGAATATAATGAACTTGGTGTATTCAAGAACAAGGTAGTTATTGGTGTAGGCAACGGTTACCGACTGATTCACACCAAGAAAGCTAAACTGAGTTTTGAAACTTCTGCAGGTATTACAGAAGCAAAAGGGCTTAGTGAGTTTGTTGTTCGTGAAAGTGTATGGGCAAGCTACCAGTTTTCTTCAAATACACATGTTGAAGAAAAGTTCTTGATTGAACACGGTAAGAGCCACGATTACGTTCGCAACAAGGCATCACTGGTGTTTGACATTTCACATCATGCTTTTGTTAGTGTGACAAATATCTATACGGACGATTACACTATCAGCAAGCTTACATCATTTAATTTCGGATACAAATTTTAAGATAAATAATTTTAACGCGGATATAGTTTAGGGGTAAAACGCGACCTTGCCAAGGTCATGTCACGAGTTCGATTCTCGTTATCCGCTCCAAGTTCAACAAGCCGCTGCCAGTCTCTGGTGGCGGCTTTTTTGTGTCTAAAATATTTGATTGACTTTATGCAAGATATATAGTATAAGCAAGAATGGCTAACGAAACTGAATTTGACAAGATCGCTGAAACTTGGGAAGAGCGGAAGCGAAGAGAACTTACCCCAGAAGTTATCACGGGTGATACTATAATCAAACATAGCGTTGAACTCTGTGATAAATGTAAGGGACTGGGCTTCATAGAAAAAGAAGAACTCGTTGATTATCATAAACGAGATTATGTGACTATGAGATACACATGCAAAGCATGTGAAGGTGATGGGCGAATGATTTTCATTCAAGAATATCTTACCTTCAATCACAACCCAGAGCGATACTCTAGAAAAGTTCCGTATTCTTATTGGAAAGATCATATTGATCCGCATCTTTATGCATCACGGTGGTTTAGAATGCGACCAGACAGGCGCGATCTTCAGTTAGAAGCAAAATATCCTGATTTAGCTGCCATGTCATATGACAAGTATGACGATCTTGCAGAAAAATATCGTCTCATAGAGATTTTAAAAAAAGAGGAAGTTAATGAATCCCGATAAAGTTAGACATCACCTTAACGAGTTGAAAAACAAACATCATCGTGTCCAGCAAGAAATCAACACGTTGATTCATACAAGACAACCAGACGAACAAATCTCTGAGTTGAAGAAAGAAAAGTTGAGACTAAAAGATGAAATTGCCATTTTTGAAACAAAACTTCAATCTAACGATTGATACTACTAAGTTTGATTCTTTTATCTTTTCATTAAAAGAAGTAAGCGATAGATGGGTAACGACGATGTTGATTCTTATCAAGGCCATTGGATCATTGTTTGCTCTTCTGTCTCTTATGGCCACTATTGTTGTTATAACTTCTTGGTTTATTGATGTATACGGACCATTGACTTTTGTTCTATCCGTGCTGTTAACATCATTCGTTGTTGCCGTTCTCGGAAACGTATCCATTAATAAAGTAAATTGATGTTTTTCTACATCGGCACAGAATGTCCTGTTGGTGGTTTAGAATGCCACAATCCAAATTTATACTTAGATAAAGGATGGCAACAGCTATCTTTTCCTAACTGCTTGGTATGGTATAAAGGTTACAGTACAGAATGTAATATATCCGATAGGATGTATGATATTGTCGTGAACAATTATAACCCAGCCGGAAAGTGGTGTGCGATAACACTCAAGGTCGGCGCGAACTACAATATCATACATCCACACTTCCGTGGTTTCCCATTATATAAACAAGATGACATCCTTACCAATATTAAGTTGGATGGGTTTGAAACGGTACTCTATCCAGAGTTGCCCATAACTGATAACAGTCCGCTGACCTTGAGTGAGGCATCAAGTATTGTTGGTGACATACTTGTTGAGAATACCATAAACTTTCTTGAATATAATAAAATTTCACAGATGAATGTGTTATGTTCTGCTGGTTTAGACACTATCACATCATGGGCAGTATTTGATAGTGTTACAAAAGATTACACCTTACATGCATATATTCCTAAAGATGCAGACACTGATCTTCATTCATATGTCGGTCGCATTCGTGAATACCAATCGGAATTACTTGATAAAGTTTCTAATGATTTTTGGGGATACGATGTAAGTAGTGCATACAATGATCTTAATTGGTATCTAACTGGGTATTATGCTGAGACGATTCAATTCAGAGATGGTGAAGCTATAAACATACTTGCTAACCATCAAGGCAAAAAAATCCATGAGCTTCCAGATGAAAATCATTACCTGTATTGGTTTTTGCAACGCCCTAATATCATAGAAAAATACAAAGATTCCATGTTATCTTTTAATAGTGAACAGGAACTTAAAGATAGTCTGTGGCACACGATCTTCTATGATCATCAAATGTGGCATATAGACAACAATATGACGTTTAGTCCATTCGCAGATATTCGTATTCCGCAAACTATCTATAGGATGTCAGTGGAAGATATAACGATCAATAGTACAACAGGAATTATACAGCGCAACATCATAAACCGATTCAGACCTGACTTTTTGTCTCTTGTTTCGGACTACAAAAACTCTAAGGATATCTGGAAAAACTTCCGGGAAAACTTTTCAAGCATTGTCCTTGATCCATCTGTAAAAATAAACTTACGATAAATCTTGACACTCTACCGCCTTTGATGTAGAGCGTCTTCTACATTGAAAGGAAATAGAAATGGGAAATCGTTTTGTAATTAGTGACACTCACTTTGGTCATTGATTTAAATCAATGATAAATAAGTGTGTATGGAGACACACTTATGCCACGTAATAAAACTGACAAAATATCAAAAGACTGTCCTGTTTGTGGGGTAAAATTTGAAGTTTACCCCTCGAAAATATCACAAAACACTTGTTCAAGAAACTGTAGTAGAATATTTTACAGCGGAGAAAATAATCCAAATTTTGGTAAAAAATGGAGTCAAGAAAAAAAAGAAACACAATCGTTAATCGTCAAATCTACTGTAGATCAACGTTATCGGGAATTAGCAGGTTCTGCTAATAGAGGAAAAAAATTCTCATCAAAGCAAATAGCAGCGATGCATGAGAACAGGTCCAAAGAATCATATTCTCATCCTCACAATGATGTTTCAAAGACTCTTATAGGAAAAAAATCCTCTGAAAAATGGACACAAGAATATAAAGAAAAGAATCGCCAAACTCGTGAGGAGTTGGGGCATTGGGTAAAAGATTCGGACAAATCTGATTGGGAAATATATGAAAAGCAATCAAACTGGATTAAGCCCATGTGGAATTTGGTAAATGATGCAGAATCTAAGATGAAACTTAAAGAGCATGGGGTCTTCAACCCGATAAAGAAAAAACATGGGGTTGTTCGTGATCACCAGTTTTCAAGAAAACATGGATTTATGCAAGGGGTATTTCCGGAAATATTGAGACATCCTTGTAATTGTCAGTTTTTAACAGTTGGTGAAAATTCGTCTAAACGCGAAAAAAGTTCATTGACACTGGATCAGTTATTCTCTATGATAGAACAGTATAACGAAATATGGGAAGAGCAAGAGTTAATTTTGAATCTCATAGCCGAATATAGAAAGGGAAATATATGGAAAAGAAAGGAGGTCGTCAGTGAGTAATCGTTTTGTTATTTCTGACACGCACTTTTGGGCATACTAACAGTTGGGAAAAGTTTAAGCTGCCAAACGGAGAGCCTCTTCGCCCGTTCACTTCCACTGAGGAAATGGACGAAACGATGGTAGAGCGTTGGAACGCTAAGGTTGGCCCTAATGACACCGTTTATCATCTGGGCGATGTGGTGATCAATCGCAAGTCTTTGCATCATGTCAAGCGTCTGAACGGTAAGAAGCGTCTTATTCTTGGCAATCACGATATCTTTAGGAATCAAGATTACCGTGATGTTGGTTTTGATTCTCTGTATGGTGTTCGTGTATTTGTGGACCAATTCATTCTGAGTCATATTCCTCTACATCCTGATTCTGTTACAGAACGTTTCCGTGTAAACGTTCATGGGCATCTTCATGCGAATGAGGTGCAGTGGCGTCCACTAAATGCCATGAATACGCTGGCGCGTGAACCTGATCCTCGCTATCTGTGTGTCTCTGTTGAACACACCAACTATGAGCCTCTGTCTTTTGAAGAAGTGGAAGCACGTATTCAGAAGCGTTGGGCTGATACTGGTTATGCACCTGTTGCTAGGGCTTGGGGCAATGGAAGTGGACCCAACTGAAAAAGTTGTTGACATCAGTTTGTGACTCTGCTATTGTAATCGCATGAAACAGAAGGAACAGAATATGAAAAAGGGCACGATGCTTGCTAACATGCTGCATATCGCTACTACTGCTCATCACGGTCAGTTCGATAAGGGCGGCGCGCCCTATATTCTGCATCCGTTGAAGGTGATGCATTATACCAAGAGCAATGATGAAGAGATTCAGTGCATTGCTCTTGGTCATGATGTAGTTGAAGACACCAACATTACGTATCAGGACCTGCGTGAACAGGGAATGTCTGAACGTGTCATTGAGGGCATTCGGGCGCTCACTAAGATTCCCGGTCAGACCTACGATGAATACAAGAAGGTCGTGTTCGCTAATCGTGATGCTATGATTGTCAAGATGGCTGATCTTCGTCACAATACTGATATTCGTCGCCTCAAAGGTGTCACTGAAAAGGACCTCGCCCGTATGGCGAAGTATCAGATGTTCTATCTTGAACTGAAAGAACGGTTGGAGGCATGAATGGATGATGATTATTGGAATATTGGTGAACTTCATCAAACATATAAAAAGATAGTAAGTCTAATCCGCACAAATAATTGGATTGATTTTGATCAAACCAAATGGCTTGATTATGAAGAAAAGGAAAAAGATATGGGTTGGTACAGGCTTCCTTCTCATGAAGATTATCATAAGGCAGTAAAAGTTGCCGAAGTTACACTCAATGCCCTTGAGAAGGGCATCACCATTGAGCAACTGATCAAGCGGAACCCTTCCGTTCGGGTCTTCTACACTGACATGAAGACTCGCGAGGAGAAGGCTGCCAAGGCTGCTGCACTTGAAGCTGTCCGCAAGCAAAAAGCGGCAGAAGCAAAGGCTGCTAAGGAAGCAGCAAAAGCTGAAATCATGTCCAGACTGACTCCGGAAGAACTGGAAGCATTTGGACTGAACAAGGTTGCTAAGAGAAAATAATGATGACTAGGGAAGATGCAGAGTGGATTGTTCGGCAGATTATTTCTGTAGTAGAGCATTCTCGTGATCGTGAAGACGGTATTGAGTTTGCTACGAACATTTTTCTTGGTGCGCTTATTAGCGAAGTTGAACGGAGTAAAGTAAATGCGTGACGAAGATGGTGAAACCATTATCTCTCAGGAAGTCTATGACGAAATCCTGAAGGGTACCGATAAGAGCGGAACACGCTATGTCAAGAGCGAACGTCTAGCCAAAAAGGCTATGGTTGAACTTGTCAAATCTGGTTATGCAACATTCTTCTTCCTTCGCGACGAAGAAGCCCGTGACTGGTGGGGTGGCTTGGTTAGGACTGCTACAGCTAAGGTCGAAGAACGCAGGCAGAAGATGGCAGAATATGAACTCAAGATGCGTGTTTGGAATCGCCTGAGTGCATCTGAACGCCGTACTCTTGGTATTCGTAAGCCGGGTAAGCCACGATGACCAAAGTGAAAAAGGAACAGGTGATTCCCGAGCATCGTGATATACTTGGGAACTTGCTGGCAACAGGTGACTATGTTGCCTATCCCGAAACGAACGCTCTTAGGGTTGGGAAAGTTGAAAAACTCAACCCCAAGATGCTTCGGGTCAAGGGTTTGTCCAGATGGTCTGTGCAAAAATACCCACATGATGTTGTGAAGTTGGATGGTCCAACTCTAACTGCATATCTACTTAAACAATAGGAATATACTATGACCACGCACACTGTTATCTTGGAACAGGATTCAGAAACTGGAGATGTCATTCTTCCTCTGAACAATGAAATCCTTGCCTCCATTGGAGTAAAAGAAGGTGATACGGTAAATTTCACTGACAATGAAGATGGCACGTTTAGCATCACCAAGGCTGCTGATGACATCACTCGTCCCATGGAAGACTGGGATAGCGTTCAGTGGGAATGCTTCAAAAACTGGATCGTCAACGCACTGTACAACACCAAAGTTGCCATCACCTTTACCAAGAAGGACGGAACTGAACGTGTAATGCAATGTACTTTGAAGCCAAATTTGCTTCCTAAGAAAGAAATCAAGGAAGACAAGGCTCCACGTAAGCAGTCTGAGAATACTATTGCCGTCTATGATTTGGAAGCAAACGCATGGAGAAGCTTCACTATTAAGTCGGTGAAGTGTGTATCATTTGCGGTGAAGTGAGTCAGAACTTCTATATATAAGTATTTTTAAACGGGGGTACCTGCTTAAATACTATTGTCATCGGTGATGACATAATTTGAAAGCGTTGCTTTCAGTTAACTGGAAATATTTCAGTTAGTTGCTGCGCGATAACCAAGCAAAGAAGCAAAAGAGCCGTAGGCATCTGCGGCTCTTTCTTTTCTTGCTATCGGCGGAAGTGCTACTTTAGCAGATTACCAAGTGTTGGATGATCTATTATTCAACAATATACTTGGAGAATCGTGGAGCGGCCCAATTAAGGAAATACAATGTACAGTTCACAACAACGTTTGATGAACGAGTCTTGGAAAGTTTTATTTGCCGTTCTTTCCATAGTTTTTATTTGGCAATATTTACAGTTGCAGCCGAAGATTGAGTCTTACATAAATGGACCATCGGTAGTAACATCAAAGACGCAACAGCCAACTCAGCCGGTAGTGCCAAACCCAGCCCCGGCAATAACAAAAGAACAACAACTATATAATGCATATCAACATGCAAAGTTTTTGGCTGTAGTAGAAACTTCAGAAAAGGTCCATCACAATAAAGCTGATCTTTTCTGTCTTGCAAAGAATATCTTCCACGAGGCAGGCAATCAGTCTGAAAAAGGTAAGATGGCAGTCGCTGAGGTGACTGTTAATCGCATGAAAGACCCAAAGTTTTCTGGGCATGTATGTGATGTTGTCTTTGCTGCAAATCAGTTCTCATGGGCAAACAATAGGCACCTAAGATGGAGCCACCCATCAGGAGAACAGTGGGATCAAAGTATGAAAATCGCACAAGAAGTCCTTGATCAGGGAAAAAGAATCAAGGGTATGGAACACGTTTTGTACTATCATGCTGACTATGTTCATCCACGATGGCACCATGTTCAAAAGCTTGCACAAATTGGTGCTCATATTTTTTATGTGAGAAGTGCATAATTTTTAAAAATAGCTATTGACATCCCTTCGTGTCCGTTTTATATGAGGTTCATCAAGACGGAAACGAAGGGATTTACATCATGGCTTACGTGTCTCAGGAAATGAAGAAGGAACTTGCTCCCGCCATCAGGGCCATTCTGAAGAAGTATGGCATCAAGGGTTCGCTTGCAGTTCAACATCACTCCACGCTTGTTCTCAACATTAAGTCGGGCAAGATCGACTTCATCAAGAACTATAACGAAACTCAGGGCACTCATGTCGCTAAGGACAAGATTGATGTGAACCCCTATTGGTTTCATGAACATTTCAGCGGTAAGGCAAAGTCGTTTCTGACTGAGGTTATCGCTGCAATGAAGGGTCCGAAGTATTTTGATCATTCGGACGCTCAAAGCGACTACTTCCACTGCTCGCATTACATTGATGTGAATATCGGTCAGTGGAATAAGCCGTATGTGTTTGGTGCATAACTTTAAACTTAAGGAGAAATAATATGCGTACTTGGTGGGTTCTGATTCGCAATGACGGTGGCGCTGGCATCCGGGTTACCGTACAGGGCGACAATGCATATAATGCATTTCAGATTGCAAAGCGGCTCTATGGATCGTCTTTGATTTCTCAACACGCAAATCTCTGCTGAATGTGAAAAAGGGCTTGACAAACAAGCCCTTTTTTGCTATATTAAGAATGTGCAATACCGCACGTAACTAACCACTAACTAGAGAATTTAATGACTAATCAAACTTTTAGTGTTGTAGGTATTACCGATTACAAAGATGGATTCAAGGTTCGCTTCACGAATGATATGTGCAGGCGAATCAAACGTTGTTCTAAAAATGGCGCAAACCGCTTAGACTTCGTTGATCTTCCTCATGCCATGACCAAGGTTGAAGCATTGAAGTATATGCTCACCCTTCCACAGTTTCAATCTCCTGAGGATCAGGTCACGATTGAAGATGCTCTCGCAAGCCGAGATAAGGACGCTCGCATTTCTAAGGAAAAACCGCGCCGAGGTCGTCCACCATTCCCCAAAACCACTTTAAAAGATATTATGGAGGCCATCAATGGCTAAGAAACCAATCCTCAAAATTTCCGATAAACTCACTAAGGTCAACGATAACCTTACCGTCTACTTTTATGACAATGCGTATTTAGTAGAAATCGGTGGCCGGGACGCCACTGATGAATGGGGTACGGTTAAGCTGGTGTGTAAAACCCTAGAAGATGTTTTGGTTCTGCTTAAAGAAGTAGACGAACTTCCTCGTGATTGAGTAAAGGCCCCATATGGGGCCTTTACGTTGGGTCATTCACAGATTTAATTGCCCAAAAATCGCTGGACATTGAGGTGTTCTGAATTACTTCATAGGGCATATAAAAGTATCCATCAGCGCCCCAATTAGCACCCCAAGAGTTTCTAGCAATAAATCTCTGGGTGGAATTATTGTATCCCACTAAAAGGACGCAATGCCCACCCAGCAGTTGTTCGGTTTTGACATTCGGATATGGCATCATTCCGGTTTGTGCGACCACTTCGCTTTCAAAACTGCTATAAACATCAAAGCCGATGATGACAGGATATCCTAAAGCGATTGCACCTATGCAAGTATCAAAGTCTGGCACTGATTCGTATAGTGTAACTTTTCTACGTATAGCATCTGCTACAGCAACTGAGGGCGGAGCAACTGTAAATTTAGAAATATTGTATGGCCAAAGCGTTTCTAGTGGTGCACCATTTGTGTACGTAACTTTGATACCGTCACGAATATATGCGCCACTGTCTTGTCTAACTGTACCCTCAAAAACTCTCTCATAATAGTAAATAAAGAGTCTGCTGACTTGGGTTGCTTTGCTGTTGTAGCGTCTATCCATATATTCGATGCATCCTGCGATTGCGTTGCCGGTGCAAGAACCTAGATTACCCTGATCATCAATGGGGGAACACCACTGCCTCAAGTCAACTGAGTTAGGAGTAGAGGAAGGAGCCGGTGCAGAAAAAATCAAATCTCTGGAATCTACTGGTTCTCTAGCCCAATGATATTTTGGAAGAGATGGCCTGCGTGGTTGCGGTGAAGCTATCTCTGGTGACACGTGCTGCAATCCTGGATCTTGGGTTGTATCTATCAAGGGTGGTTTAATAATCATCGGTTAACCTATGCGCCAGTTTGATCCATCGCTGTATACTGGAACAATGTTTGATCCACCTGCGCCAACTGTTGCTCCGAAATTTCCAGCAGCAACTAAGTTAGCATTATTAACAAATGCTCTCTGTCCCGCAGTAGTGGCAGATGGTAAATTTGCAACTGCGACCGGTATAGTGATTGATATTGATGAAGATATTACCTTTGCACCAATTATATTACCGCCAGTTAGAGTGACATTGCCACCTGAACCGTTTGTGCTAAAGTTGTTAGCTTTTACTAGATTGCCGCCATCAACGTTGCCAGCAACCAAATTACCAGTAACATTTGCGGTGTCAGCAGTGATATTGTTTGTCACTGAGATGTTATTAGCGTTGGAAATGTTACCTTGAACAACAAGATCATTAGCAAAGTTTGCATAATTAGCAGTTACTAAGTTACCAAGATTTGCAGTACCTACAGACGGGAATGTTGTGTTACCAGTACTGTCAAGATTCCATTCATACTCACTACCTTCATAATCAGTATAGAAGTAGATGTTGTTTGTATCAATGTCAATATAACTATTGCCAGAAGCGTCCGTTAGATTTAGACTACCGGTTACTGGTTTAATATAACTACTTCCAGGTACTGTTAAATTACCATTATCTTCGAATATCCAGTTATATGCACCTTCTTGACTGTACAACAAAACATTACTATTAGTGCCATTGTCATTTAATTGGATACCTGAATAGACACCAGAATTGGTATAGATGTTAATTGCTGTGTTTGGTTGGCCAGTTATGCCAGAACCATTTGGCAATGTTAATTGACCGTTATTATCAAACGTCCATTGTTGATCTGACCCATTATTTGCATTGATGTATACGTTGCCATCAGTAGTGGGAATGCTTACATTTGAATTACCATCATAGATGATATTCTGTGAAGCGGTTGAAACCCAGCTTAGGTTACCTGAACCATCTGTTTGAAGAAAATATCCGTTATAACCACCTGGAATGTTCAATGTGCTTACATCTACAATACGAAGACCAGTTAGATTACCTACTGAAGTTATATTGGGCTGTGCAGCATTAGCCACAGAAAGAGAAATCAGAGCCACGTTAGCTGGACTAAAATTAGCACCACCTGCACCACTAAGAATCAAATTACCTACAATTTGTAGGTTTGCTTTATCTGTAATCGGGTTGGCAATATTGGTGGTATCCACGATAGGAATCAATGACGTGGGTGATATATTTGCACCAATGTCATTTAACTGTGTAATTTTTATTCCCGTCAAATTTCCGCTCATGTGTTATTCCTATGTTTTATGAGAATGTTGCGCCATTATTACCAATACAATACCAGCTACTGTTTATGAATTGTAGTTGACATCCATAACCATTGCCGTTGAATGAGATGTTTCCATTGCTTCCACCTTTCCATCCTGCATTTGCTACCGATATGACCATTGCGTTGCCCGTGGTTGATGTCATGATGAAGTTTTTAAGTTGACCTGTTGATCCCGCAGCCAGCGTGGCAGTAGCTGCTGTTGTGGTGCTAAAATAGCTTGCTGCAACAGATAGGTTTGCTGCTGCACCATTTGCAAGATTTTCAACACCAGCCAAATACATGAGATTAGCGGTAAGGCTTCCAGAAAACGTTGCGTTAGCTGGCAAATTGATACCTATTGATCCTGCAGAAACAACAGGGGTATTAGTTATTACTAACTGAGAACTTGTTACGCCAACAGAGGTAACTGTTCCACCAGATGATGGTGCAGAAATGGTGACATTTCCATTGCTTCCGGATAACTGAATTCCAGCACCAGCAGTAAGTTGAGTAACACCAGTGTTTGTTACAGTAATATTACCAGAAGTGGTGATTGGACCACCATTGATTTGAATTCCAGCACCGGGATTTAATCCAACGCTGGTGACTGTTCCCAATGACGTTCCGTTAGAAGCAGAAGTGACTCTACCATATTGGTCAACCGTCAAGCTTGGGTTCGTATAAGTTCCGGCAGTAACGCCACTTGATGCCAAGTCAATGTTAATATTACCTGATGATACGATTGGGGAACCGGTTACGGACAATCTTGATGTTGGAATCAATCCAACACTAGTGACTGTTCCGCCGCCACCATTTCCTCCACCGGTTGCGGAAATGGTAACAACTCCGGTGGATTCGCTAATGACAATATTGGTACCAGCAATAATCTCAGTAACACCAGTATTATTAATGGTAACCACCCCGGTTGTTGAGTTTGTAGTAACTGCGATACCATTACCAGAGTTAAATGTGTTGAATGGACTTGAGCAAGCAAAAAGTTGCGTAAAGTTTTGTTGAGTCTTTGTGAACGCTGTATATAACGAGTCACTTCCTGTAGACTCATTAGGCAAGCCAATGTTGATGTTTTGTTGTCCGGTGATACTCATTGTGAATCCTTATGATGTATTTATCAATAAGGATTAGGATTTATTGAGTGCTTCCCACTTTTTAGCCATGGCATCAACAAACTCAGAAATACTAGTCAACTTGTTTTGCTTCATATAGTTGATGATTTTGGCTGCATTTTTTCTATCAGGACCAGAATCTGGTTTTCTAGCGTTGCTTAGCTCGTTGGCTAATCCTTTCGCTGTTTCTTTTTGATAGTAGTTGTTATCGAGATTGCGAATAATGCCTTTTGCATTTGAACTTAGTTGGGAACTATCTGTTGCCTGCAACACCTCAAGCCAAGGAATAAGCCAACCACGGTGCCTTCTGAACGATCTACCAACTTTTCTTTGGCCAGCCAAAGTATTGATTTGAGATGTCTTGGTGGTATCAAGATTTCTCCAAGCAGACTCATCTGTGTAGTAGTAAACAGGTATGTCACGTTTCTTAGCTTCTAAAAGTACTATTCTTGCAAGTCCCTTAACATTTGGGTCTGCGTCTTCTCTGACAAACACATGAACAGCAGTAACGCCATTAATAGGAATAGATGGTTCTTTACTGAATAATCTGTCCTCTGCCTCATGAGTTCTGTGATGAGATTTTGCTGGATCGCGGTTCTGCCAGTAATCTACAGGTTTTGACGGATATTTGCTATTATAATAGTTACCATCCAGTACGAACATAATAGCAGATTGTCCAATGGTGGCATGATAACCTCCTCTTGGAGTCCTTGTCGTGCTTAGAAAGTAGTGGTATCCTTTTGGTGCATATTGATGTTCAATACTACCCAATGAACTGCTGAGTTCAAACTTTCCGGTTGCAAGAATCTTAGAAGCTGCCCATGCTGTAGTATAATGGTATACGATTCTACTCAATGATTCATCAAGTTGTTGATCTTCATTGGTCGGTTCCCACTTCATATTCTTGGAACTGCCGATATGCTGGAATCCATGCCTTTTGTAGAACTTGATTAGTTTAGCTTGTGATACTGCACCTTTATCCCATGGGAACAAAGTAAGTGTGATACCATCCTGTTGTGCTAAATCCTGCAATATCTTCATTGCCTTTGAGCCAGCACCACTACGCAATGGAGTTGCTTGAATCCATTTTAGTTCTACTTTATTTCCCTGTTTAGGTGTAAGTTCAAACTGAACAATCTGCATGTCATCACCTTTACCAAAAGTCATTAGACGATTGCTACGGCTCAATGGGCTTTCTGGGAATTTTGCATTGACCTTAGCAACCCATTCTTTAGTCTTCTCAGATGGTCCGAAGCCACTAAGTTTGATTGGTTCTTCGGTTATAAACTCTGCTGCTCTCATCCCCAGCCTCTCTTTACTTTTTGTTGATATAGTGGCATTACTTCTTCAGTAAACCCTACATCAAGAATGACTGGTCTACCTTCATATTCGCCCCAATTGGCTGCTTGATTTAAATCTCCAATAAGGATGGATGAGCTATTTATAAGATCACCCGCTTCATGAACATAATCCATAAAAATATCAAGGTCTTGTTCTGTTTTGCCTGCTTCTTTGAGGTCTTGTAAAATCTCTCCCAGTTCACGAGAGCGCCAGCGATCTCGTCTATTCAAGAGGGCTTGAACTGCTTCAGTAAAGTCCCAAACATGTGTGCAGTGTAGCAAAGTTGCTAGTTTTGCAGAACTTACTTTCTTTGCAAGTTCAGTTTGAAGCCATGTTGGTTGCGGATTCTTTCTGTCATAATCAATAAGCGGGATGACGATTGGCAGTCTACCAAGATATCCATCATCAAGGATTTGGACTTCTGCCTCATTCTGCGCCATACCCTTTGCATTTTTGGCAACTTTAAGAGCAGTAGGACGCCCCTCATATTCAATGATCATTGCTACTCTTGCCGATCCTCCACCCAGTCTTTTAGCACGTTGTAAAGCATATGCGAGACGGCTTTTGAACGACTTGGTTGAACTGAGTTCATTTTCATCCCAACCAGTTGGTAGAGGCATCTCATCAAGTTCTTGTGTTTCTTTGATGAAGTCATCCTTCTTTTCAAGGAAGATGTTAGAAATCTTTTTGCAGAGTTCTCTTACGCTTTTATTGCCGGATTCCAATTGAGTAAACTTGCGTTGATCATTGGTTTGTGTTGGATCAATATACCCACAGTATACCTTTTTGACAGGGCTGTTATTGATTAAATCGGTGCAACTCTTACTGTATCTGTTACCCATTACATCATTGCATGGGCTTAGTGTAGTAACAATGATACTTCCTTTAGGAACTTCGCCATACTTGGATTCATACTTACCTAATGCTTCTCGTTCAGCATGAATCCATTTGTCTCCTGACTTGGTGCTTATGCCAGTTACAATGTTGTTCTTGGGATCAAGGACGGCTGCACCAACAAGCCCGTCTAGCTTGGGGTTGCCGTGGTGCTCGTCAATAACCATCTCACATAACTTGAGAAGGATTTTGTCCAGTTTTTTATAATTGTGGATTTCAAAGTCGGATGCTCTCACAGTGATTTACCCCAACGAGTATTGATCACATTCCAGTTGATAATCTTCCAAAGATTACGAAGATACGATTTTTTATCAGCACCATAATCTAGCAAAAACGCATGTTCCCACCAGTCAACAAGAAGCAGTATGTCATCTCTGACTTCATGGTTTTTGATTGTTTTGATGCTGCCGTCATAGGCAAGATAAATCCAGCCCGATCCTTCAATCTTCAACGCTTCCTCAAGAAAAGCACCTTTGAACTTATCATAATCACCAAAGTGTTTGTTGATGAATGGAAGCATCGGGCCGTTAGGTTTATTGTTCGTTCTTACTTCCCTAAACTGAGGGAACCACATGTTATGTAAGAACGCACCAGCATAGTTGAAGTCAGAGTCACCTTCATTATCGTTGTAGCGTTGAGCATATCCCTTAGCCAACTTGTTATAATGAAGGTCAAGGGTGTCCTTCCCCATAACTGGAGAAACTTCACGCTCCGTGAAGTTTAACGGTATGATTTCTATGTCTTGAGGCTTAGATTTGGCTTCAAGTAAGGTAATATATTCACGCATCTTGTATTTATTCAAGCGCGAAGAAATGTATTGGGATTATTTACGCCTTACGATTCTACCTCTGGTCACATCATATGGGCTGATATCTACATCAACCATATCTCCCATGAGGATACGTATTTCATATTGTCGCATCTTGCCAGCAACATAAGCGAGTATTACTACGCCATTTTCCAGTTTTACTCTGAAGTTTGCATTGGGTAATACATCCACGATTTCCCCTTCTAGACGCATTGTACTTTCTTTAGCCATAAATCATATTACTTCTTTAAAATATCCCACATTGACTCCTTCTCTAGGATTTCTTTTTCAAGCTGACGATATTGATCGCCAAGAGCCTTAAGTTCTTCCCACTTGCCTTCTAAATCATTGTTTGGGCGTAGGATACCCAAACGCTGTTCAATCTGATCCAGCCTATCAGATAGGTTCACACCTTTAACTGTAAGATTACCCTCAATTATTGTATCACCGTTAACCTGTAATGTGTGTCCAGATGTAATAGTATTTGGATACATGTATCCATTAGTTGAGATGTACGGAGATGCAGTAGTGGTGATGGTATTGTTATAACCCCAGTTGGATGATCCTAAAGAACCCATTGTTGGAAAATACTGACCAGTTAATCCGCCGCCACCGCCGAGTGATGAAGACAGGCTTCCAGTAATATTTGAACTTGTACTATAATTAAACGATCCACTTGATCCTAAAGTATAGGTATAACCTCCACCGGAGTCAACTTCCGTCACCATTTGGTCATCAGTTAGATCATAAACTTCATTAGTAGTATCGTCGGTCATTTATTAGCCTTTTTTAAGAATAGTTCACCGCGCTCATCAACGCCAATCTCAACGTCATCGCCTTCTTTCCATCCCAAATATTTTAGGAGTGGAATAGGAACAGGTATGATCATATCACCATCAGGAGATTCCTGAGTGATAACCTCATACCTCGTCTTACTTCTTTTGGATTTTGCAGCCATTTAATTTGTTGTCATATTATGAAATACGACCCAAACGATGCAAAAGGTTTGCAGCTTTGGAAATATCCGGGTGTTCTGAATCTATAGCTTTAACATATGCGTGTAAAGCTGCCTTAATGAGAGGGATATCAGCAGGGGAAAATGTTCCGCCTTTAGCTTCTCGTGGACTAGATGATGTAGTTTTTTCGCTCATGATAATATTTATTCTCTAAAATGCAACCGTTGAGTTTTTACCAAGCTCTGCATGACCAGTAACGTGCCTTCCATTTAGGTCCTGGATTTTCACAGTGGTGTCTGGCTCTAAATGATTTGCGATGGGCGGGGCTGTTCTTCTTGATACGCATGTTCTTGTCACCAAAGTTTACCTTCACGACTTTACCGTTTGGCTTTTTCACATAAACTTTGGACTTCTTGACATCGCCCTGCATTGGTTTATTAAGAGCAACTTTATGACCTTGGTATTCAGCTTCATCCATTTCAACACTTTCGTATTGAGGATCAACTGGTTTCCCATATTGATCGCGGATTTCGTCACCAGTGACATTTAAATGATCTAGTGTCTGCTGGATTCTAGAATCAAGTTCCTGAACCTTAGCATCGTCACCCTTTTGTTGTGCTACTTCACGGAAGTGAGCCAGCTTAGCAAGCTGCGGATCACTCTTCATCAACTGTGCAGCTTCATATTTATTGATACCAGCAATAGCAGCGATCAATGCAGCACCACCGAATGCCCAAGTCTTCCAGCCTTCTTCAAGTTCTTCTTCCTCAACAGGATTACCTGAAAGTCTCTTGATTTCGTTTAGTTCTTCGTCATCGTCGGTCATGTGATCGTAATGACCTTCTTCAAGAGCACGGATAACTTCATTCACCCAAATACTAACATCAGAACTTCCGATTTCATCCAAATCATGAAGGTGAGAAGCAACATCTTCAATGGCTGACATAATCTTAACTGGACCGTATTTACTTACGAGTTCAGGTTTTGTGCGAAGGATTCTCCAACGAATGGCGCTTTCTGCTGCGTTGCTACTACCATCCTCGCTTTCACCCATTACACGAGTTCCGCCTTCGGCAGCATCACTACCGCCACCCATTTTCATGTATTCATCAATCTTTTCAAACTTTTTCTTTTGCATAGATGGATTGATTTTACCTGAAATCTTCTTTGCGCGATTGGATAGCTTTTCGTTTACCTTAATTTCGTCTTCTGATTCATTGAGAATGCCATGGAAACCAAGAAACTCAAGAGCATCTTCATCAAGGTGAACAATAACTCCACCATCTTCTGTAAAGCCAACAACACCGGTTTCGATAACAAAGTTCTCATTCAACTCAATATCAAAACTATCATGTAGTCTGATTTCATCACTCTCATGGTTTTCTTCCATGCCGCGAATAAGTTTGTACAAGTCTCTGGTATCCATTATAATCTCCGAAAGTATATCTATTATTTATCTTTACCAAAGACATTTTGTAGTGCTACCACCACCTTATCCAGCGTATCTTCATCAGCTTGGTATTTGCAGGCTACTCCGCCATGTTCATCCCATGCGCGAGTATTAACTCCATAATCATCAATAAGGACATTAGGAGTTCCGTCTGGTTGAACAGCATACTTATACTTTTCACGCTCAAAGATCACATCATCTGGTTTAACGGTGATGTATTTTTTCAGCCATTCACGCTTTCCCTTGATACAACCTTCTTGGTCATATCGCATAGGACTACTAAGAATAGTATATCCACCGGCATATTTCTTGACAATATCAAGAAGCTGATTTGCAGTTGAGAATGGTCTAATGTCGCGAAATAGATGATATGCATCCGAGTCCTTGAAGAACTTTTCCCACTGTTCATCTGTCATGTCATTGTAATGTTCCACATCGTGAAACTCTGCTGCATCAGCATATAGATTAGCAAGAACGCCATCCATGTCCACATATACGATAGGCTTTTTTGGTTTGGCTTCTTCAAAGAGGTCAAGTATTTTCATATGTTCTATATTTAACACATTCTGAGCGAAAAAGCAAGCAAAAAACAATAAATAGTGACTGATGACAACAATAAGGAAAACAATATGTCAGAAGCACCAAAACCATTATCACGTTCAGAAAAAGAAGCAAAGATCAAGGATAAAGCTGGATTAGTTATCAACTTCTTCGCATTATTGTTAGCCGTCAACACCTTCATTGGTGGGTCACTGAGTTCAACTATAATGAACAACACTATTAAAGCTAATGATGTTTGGAACTTCTATCAGGCAAAAAGCATCAAGCAAGAAGAATATGAGTTGGCATCAGAACAGACTAAAAATCCTGTATTGGCTAAGCAATGGAAAGAAAAAGCCGATAGTTACGAGGAAGGACCTGAAGGCAAGAAGGCACTATATGCAACTGCAAAGAAACTGGAAGCAGATAGAGATGCTGCAAAGAAAAGCAGCCCGTGGATCAGTTATGCCAGCACTGCATTTCAGTTGAGCATTGTCGTGCTATCAGCAAGCATCCTTGCAGTAAGCATGTATCTGTTCTGGGGAAGCTTTGTTGTAGCCGCAATCGGTCTTGTATTGATGAGTCAAGGTCTTTGGATGTGGTTCTAATCACTTCCGCTTAGGAATATAATCCCTGTTCATAACTGGAGAGCGATCAGGAACGATGTGGCTAAAGTCAACCATATCTTCCCCGTATTTCAACGTGAACAGGGATTGCTCCACTTCATTTTTATGGTCAAATCCTATAATAAGGTGGTTCAGAAACCGAATCTTATAACGAATCTTATGTGTTTTGACATCATGCAGAATGTCATCAAAGTTGTTAGATTCTCTGTTGAATATCAAAAACTTCATTACTTTTTCCAAATCAAAAACGCTACGTAATCTCTTTCAGATTCAAAGAAGAACTCAAATCCATTATACTGGTCATTAACGTTCTCCATGAACCGCCATTCACTCGTACAGTTTCGTTCACACCACTCTACTATGGGTTGTAGCTGACCATATTGTACAGTGACGTTTGCTCTATGTGCGTTCGGTATACTGATGGACATTAACACCTGACCTTCGCAAAAACTCCAAACCATCGGTTGATCTATAGTCTTCCTTATAATAAACTGTAGTGATGCCTGCCTGGTAGATTGCCTTAGCGCAATCAATGCAAGGAGCATGAGTACAAAAAAGCGTGGCATTCTTTGTGGATTCGGTAGACTGTGCAACCTTCATCAGCGCATTCATTTCTGAATGCAGAACCTCAGGCCGAGTCTTTAACCCATACCTAACATTGCGGCCCGCCTGCTCGTTCCACATTTCATATGGATATTGGGATTCAAACTCTTCAACAGAAAGCCATCCTCCTGCTCCGTTGTCCCAAACTTTAAACTCACAATCGTTATCCCAGCCACTTGGCATTCCATTGTAGCCGGTGCCAATGATCTGGTCATTCTTTACAATGACTGAACCAACTTGCAAACGCTTTGCATAACTAAGTGTGCTGGTAAGCTCAGCAAACTTCATGAAGTAATCAACGAACTTAGGCTTCATCTTCTTCCTTTGGGAGCATATCGTAAGTCCGCTCAAAGATCGGTCCATCACAGATATAGAGTTCACCATCAATGCCGCGCATCAAATAGTCTCCAGCCTTCCCCTGCTTGTAATCCCCTTCAAGGGTATTTACGCGAAACTCTTCTTCTATCTTTTTTGCATGGACAACAATAGGACGCTTAACACAAGCACCCATTCCTTCCACTTCTTCAAATGTGTCAAAAATCTTCATTTTCAATCCCATAATGCACGATAATGTTTGCCGAATAGTTCAAGACCTTCTTGAATCCGCTCTTCATGCAACTGGTGTCCTACATGATCATACCAGTGTTTGCCCGGATTCTTGTCTACGAGTTCATATGTTTCTTCTGCTTGCCCAGTGAGAGGATTATGATAAATGATATCACTTTTCTGAAAACCGTAGTCTGGTGTACCGTGATGGTATTTGTGATCAGATTCATCATCAACAATCTGTTGAAAAGACCAAATCATTTTGTCAAATACTTCATTCCACTTCTCGCACTTTTCATCAAAGACTCTATTTTCGTCTTCTTTGATAAAGTCAAAGCAATAGTTTCTGTCCATATCGGTTCCAACTCCACCGCAGAAATCGCTTGGAACACCATGCTTGGTATGCTTGAGTTGAATAAGTGCAGGAAGAATGATCATAGCAAGAGTATGATCAAGTCCCCATGTATCATAATGGTCAATCTCAATATCAATGGTCCTTTCAGCAGGACCCTTGTGGTACTTACCTATTTTAACTTTCATTTCAACTCACTTGTAACAGTAGTAATACCATTAAGATCAGCAGGACGTGCTTCGCCCCCAGCAAACCAAAACATTTTGTGTTCGCCGTCATCAGGACCAATCACAAAAGCAAGGTTAATGTTTTTGTAGTCTCGCAGATTCTTGGCGAGACCTTCAATCGTTGGAGATTGGCACAAAAACTTGTGCGACTTTTCCGAATAAAGATAATAGTTACCCTCCATGTATTCAACAACACACAGAGGAAGAACATCATTGCGGGCATTCTTCTGTTGCAGCTTATTTACGGCCTTAAACACAATGTTTGTGCCAATGATAAACCCAATAACAAAGAAACCCAAGTCAGAAATAAACGAAGCGATGATATTCATTTGTGATCTCCATACTTTTTTTATATTACATTATTTACAATAAAAAGCAAGAACTAAATGTCCAAAAACTGCAACTGAAATACATTAGCAGCAGGATCGTGTCCCTTGTATCCACGCGGGTTGCACACGATGCGAGTCTCACCCATCATGTAGTCAACTGGATCGTGCATGTGCCCGTGTGTCCAAAGAACAATCTGAGGACGATCTAGAATGAACTCAGAAAGGTCACTGTGATATCCACCATTCATAACGTAATCATTCTTATATTTCGGATGAATACTCAAGGCAGATGGTGCCATATGCCCAACCACAACATACTTTTTGTCAGGGTCAGCATCAATCGTCTTCTTAAGATAAGCCACAGTATCGCGATGGCGCAATGCAGCATCAAGGGGACTAAACCTAGCATAGTTGCGCTGACTGTTGCGAATGATTCGGAAATCATTCATCATGTTTTCAATGAGGTGCATCGTAGTTGGATCACCCTTATTCATGTCAGTCCAAAGAGTTCCGCCCAAGAATGTAAATCCGTTGAGGTCAACGCTGGACTGTTCCAAGAAATGGATGTTAGGATACTTGCTGTATTCCTCTACAAGCCAATCGTATGCGTCAGGGTAGCGACCATGATAAAACTCATGGTTTCCGCTGACATATATGGTGTGATCGAACTCGTTGTTTACTCTGTTAAAGAACTCACGGTACTTAACAGCAGCCTGCTGATTGCGTCCCGGCTTTATCGCGTCAGAAGGAACAGGCTTGTTAATAGGATGATCATGTAAACTATGAGCCACGCAAATATCACCTGACAAGATCAATACCTTGGCGTTCTCGGTGTTATGTAACTCAATATCAGAAAACTCAAGGTGCAAATCACTTGCCACGCAGACCTTCATGTATAACTCCTCTTCAAATACATGTATAGCACCTTAGGTGGAAGATGTCAATATAAAAGATAAATAAGAGTGAGGATCGCGGCACTCGCAATGCCCATCCCCTCTAACGCTTATAGGAGCAATCAGCTATGACTATTTATTACGTATACGCATATCTACGCAAATCCGACAATACTCCCTACTACATTGGTAAAGGTAAAGACCGAAGAGCATATGACCCCAATCATACTGTTAAAGTCCCCAAAGACAAATCCAAAATAATATTTCTAGAAAAAAATCTCACTGAAATTGGAGCATTTGCACTAGAAAGAAGATACATCAGATGGTATGGTAGGAAAGATTTGGGCACTGGCATTCTTAGGAACATGACAGACGGAGGAGAAGGAGGTTCTGGAATCATCAGATCAGTCTACTCTATTCAGAAAGCAACTGAAAAGTTACGCGGACAAAAACGAACTTCCGAACAAAAACTCAATAATAGTAAATCCCAAAAAGCCAGTCCTAACGTTAGGTCCAAACACCAATCTGGCAAGGACAACCATATGTATGGTAGAGTAGGAAACCTGCACCCACGTTACGGGATAGAACATTCGGAAAAAACAAAGAAGCTAATAGCAGAAAATCACCATGATGTGTCCGGAGCAAACAATCCTAGAGCCAAAGTCATCAATCTACTGACTCCGACAGGGGAAACTATGTCTTGCTACGGTAATCTCAAGTCTACCTGCAAGGAATTAGGTATATCGTATGCTACAGTTGTTAAAACGTTGACAACTGGTATACCAGTTGTTAGGGGCAGGACAAAAGGTTACCTCGCAACCTACCCCTAATTACCATTCTGTTCCGCTTGTCAAATTTGTCTTTTCGTATACCTGAAACCAATCTACGCCATACGCCGGGCAGATATGAATCCGCTCAGGAAGATTGTTCTTATCCTTATTGCCACCTTCACCGCAGATAAAATATATGTTACCTAACTTTTCTGCCAAATCGAGGTGCCTGATAACTTCATATGCTTGTCGAAGTTTTCGCAATTCGCCTTCATATGCCTCAACTTCCAGATTCATCTAAATATCCTTGTTCTTCTGCATGACGGTCACACAGTGTGCGAATCCAGCGTTTATTTTTTGTGCTACGACTATTTCCAGGACAACCGCATTCTTCGCAAGTTACAGCAGACATTGACTCTGCCATCGCCTCTAGCCCTTTAATATATTCATCACCACCATAGTAGTAGAAACGAAGACCACCAAACTTTTCCTTAATCTGTGACGCCACAACCTGCTCAACGGATTCGGGCACAAGACGTTCTTCACGCTTGACAAATGATCTATCAGCCCAATCGTAATTAGGATCGTTTACCTCTTCATTCCATTGGATTGTATACTTACGCCGATTCTCAATGTTGTCAATGTGATTTTGAATGTTGGCACAGAGCTTGTCAATGATATCATACCATCCGTCACCCACACTCATTTCACATGCGTTCTGAAAGATAAGTGGATACTTCTCTCTAATGTGCTGGTCAAGTTCAGGACTCATAATCATCAATACCCAACAAAACATTACGTGCATCTTCTACTGCCATAGCAGGAACACGATTAATAAAGGTTCTACGAATCTGTGCCTCAATGGACATTCCGCCAGCGCCGGACTCAAATTGTGGGCAACTGTCAAGAACTGAAATCAGTTTTTCCAGTGCAACTTTGTATTTGTTTTCAGTCATCTTGATCTCCGAATAGCTGATTACGATACCATTCCATATGCTCTTGCTGGCGCTCGTATAGACGCATCCACATATAAAAAAGTGCGCGCCACATTACATCAAACAATACAGCACCGCAGGCAAACCCTGCTACAAAACTCCAAGACATCATCAATCCTCGTGTAAATCAAGTTTAATGACACCGTTATCGTGCAGTTCACGCAGGATAAGGGCAGCATTACGCATAAGACGGGCAGCATTAAGCCACCCATCTTTCTCAACATTTTGAGCCTGTTTTTCAAGACGGTTAGGAAGGTCCATGTACGCCTTCCCGTTTAAGTCATATGGTTCATTCATTTTTCATTTACGCCTTCAACATCTTGATAAGTTGCTCGGGCTTGATAACTTCATGAACACCCTTGATACTATTTTCAGTGAGTTCATATTCAATGATGTCCCAGACTGCAACTCGTCCACGAGTATGCTCGTATTTCAGAATGGAGGTAAGAAAACTCCGAAGCTTACCCAGTGTCTGGAAGATACGCCCATCATTATCATAGCTATGATATGAGGGAGTTCCCTTCAAAAACTTCCCAGTTTCTTTGTGACGAATCTTATAGATAATCATGCCAGATATCCCATAATAAATGCAGTGGCTTCGTAGCCCTTGTCAAATATAAAATCGTAGTCCCAGTCCCATACCATTCTAGGACGGTATTGTGACCAATGCTGTCTGATGTGATAACTCATCTTACGGTCATGACAGAATCGGAAACATTCAGTAGTGTTCACTACTCCCTTGACACGAACACACCATTTCTCGCCACGCCGAACAAGTTTATATTTTAAAATCACTGGTTTTGTCATAGATATCTCAATGAAAACATGACATAATCTTCCTCATTATCAAATGTCACCAACATCTTGCCGTCCGAAGAAACACCAGCAGTAAAGCAAATGAGACACTTGTTTTGATATTCAAATTCCGAAATCATTTCAAATGCATATGCCTGCTTTAAGATTGGTCTAGGTACCCACATTTCCAGAATCATAGATACTTCAAAGTCCACATGATTGCATCTTGTTCAGTTTCAAACACAAGATAGTGATCAGTTCCGTCAGTGTTCAAACATTTGAATACATCAGTTTCACATTCGTAAAACTTGTCAAAGTTAACACATGGATCATCTGGAACACGATAATACATTTCATGCCATTGCTCAGACGTAAGCCGAACGTGGTGTTTCATACCATCATTCCGGCATAACGAAGGGCGGCAATCGCTGCTCCGATCTTATCAGGAGAACAAGGAATCTTGACCGGAATTCCCTGTTCGGCAGCTTCATATGCTTGCTTTGCTTCCATCAGCCCAAGTCCAGACACACCACGAATCTCTTTGATTGCAGTGATCTTAGCTGCATTATATCCCACCCCTTTGAGGGTGATATAATCTAGATACTCACCGCGCAACATTGCGAAAAAGATTTCGCCTTTGACTGCAGGATCAAGAGTATTGGCAATCGCGTCCCAAAGTTTCATACCTTCGTCACTGCCATAGGCATCGGTAATGGAACGAAGGAACGAAATACCACTCGTAATAATACTTGCCTTATGCTCTTCGGGAATCATACATCACCTATTTTAGATCAATAGCGAGACTATAGAAGTAAATTGATAGATTGTCAAGCACTATTGACAACATTCTGCTGAATTTTGCCACAGCAATCGCAACCACGATATTGCACAAGGCAATCGTACAACCCTCGCCGTTCTTTGCGAAGTTCACCGTACTTGGTCCAACGATGCCAACCAAATTTGCACAGCCACCTAGTAGCAAGCAATGGCTGCTCATTCAGTTTGCGAAAGGTATTTTCTTTTTCTGCTGCGTTTGCCATTACCGACGCATCCTTGCAATATCTTCTGCTTGTTCTTGGTTCATAACCGGAACCAAGTTTGATTTGTGAGTGACTGCAATACCCTTGATCAAGGTACCCGTATATTTCTTTTCGCCCTTACTAGGAATGTGACCAATCTGATCTCCAGAAGAAGGCACAACAGGACTAGGACGAATATGCCCAGAAGCTTTCATAGGCTCCTTGATAATCTTGGGTTCGGATTTAATCTTACCTTGACGATAAGCAATATATTCATCAAGAGTTTTGGTCTTGAGACCAAGACGCTTCATTTGCTTGTTATAAGCATTGAAATCTTGTGTAAACTTGGCGTTGATGTTTACGTCTTTTTTCTTCCGCTTCTGAGTAGAAACGGTGGAATAGGCGTGACTCATAAGATGCATTGTCATTTTACAGTTTCCCAGCGATACCGCAGTAACCATGTTCACTCGGTGTCACGACTGTCTTATCATTAGCAATGAATCTTGTCAACTCGTCTTGAACCCAACGCCATGCCATACAATCTGATCCTATACATCTGGCAACGGTAGGAATCCTGTGTGAGCTATCTGCGTTCCACCCACCAGATTGTGAGCGAACATGTGGGCACCATTTACTTTTGGCTTCCTCTTCTGTCATGATTTACCACCGAAGTGTATCTACGATTTTCTTCTGTTCTTTCATGAACTCTTTGTGAAGATCAACGTAGAAGACAATGGTAAATCCAATGACCAGTAGAACGAAAATCCAGACCGGAAGAATTAATAATCCGATATGGATCGCTGACCAAATGATTGCTAAGACAGTGCCAACAAATACTCCTAATAACAAAAATATAACGCCAATCAATGCGGTTGCCGACGCCAATGCCTTGATCAGCAAATGATACTTAATCTTCATAGTTTCTCGCTTCCTTAAAAGTCATTTCATCAACAAGTTGGAGTTCTGCATCAGTTTCAACCCATGCACGGGCACCACAACTCAACTGAGTGCCATTATATACTAAACGTGATGGACCATCAATGATAACTTCACGAGCATAGCGGGGTTTTCCGCCATCCTTTATAGTATACACAGGGCGGTTTTTGCCATCCTTGGCATTCATAGCAATGTGTTGCCGATTAACATGAATGATCTTAGTCATATAAACCTCGCTCAGAAGGGAACGTCATCCCATTCTTCATCTTCTTCCTGTACAGGTTCAACATATTGCTCAGGCGGCGTCATTACATAGTCAGGATCGTCAATCTGATCTTGAATCCAATGAATAGCGTGGTTGTAATCTCCGGGAGCATTACCGACCCATACAAGCATACCGGGATAGGTTGCTTTAGTGTACTCTACATATACTTGTCCGTTGTGGTACCTACCATCCCAAGCGCCGTTTATAACATAGAAGTCAATGGAACCATCTTCGTTGATGCTAGTAACATTACACCAAAGACTTACTTTACCATCTGGGGTTGCGATTGCGATTTCCATGTTACTTACCAAAGTCTACTTTTACTACTTCTGGTTCATCTGGTGTCTTTGTAGGAACAGGCTTCGTGCTTCGCTTCCACCATTTCGTTTCGTTGTCCCATTCGTGATGGAAATTCTCAAACATATATTCCTTGAGATAATCTGATGCTTGGTTGTGTGTGTCACTTTGAATCAATGTATACAATTGACCTTCACCAGCAGCCCAAGGTTTAATATGGGCACTGACATACGGATGAATTTGCTCACACGTGCGGCCAATATCATTGTCAATGTGATATGAACGAATCTTTTCATTGCGCTTGTCGCAGAATAAAAAGACCAAGTTCTTATCAGTAATATTTCCGTTTTTGTCAGTCCACTTGCAGCAAGTGTACCCTAGGTAATGCCACTTAGACAAGTCATGTCCATGTAGTATTACCTTTTTTGATTCTACAACTGATGTAGACTTTTTAAACCATCCAAACATTATGCAATAATCCAATACTGATTTTCTGCGAGAACTAAAGTCTCAGAGCCGTCATATTCATCGATACGAAACTCTGCACCAATAGGAACCCATTCAACCGTTAGTTGTTCTGCACCGCCACAGTAGATACCTTGATCAGGATACGCACGAGCAACATAGGATTCAATCTCGTCCCTACGATCATTTCTAACCAGTTCAACTACAACTGGATCAAACAATAATGCCTCGTTATCATTCCAAGTGTACCATCCAGCACCGTATCCCGGCGAAACCAAAACAGCAACTTTTCCATTTTCAACAACGCGATCCATTTCGTTCTCCTATAAGATAACTGATGATTCACTATGCCGTAAAATATCAAAAAAGTCAATCTTTTTCTTCTGCTTCCATATCTACAATGTGCAGCCGATAATACGTTTCATTCGGTGTAGACGGACGATAAATGATTGCCTTGAGGGATTCTTGTTCATCAGAAGTAGCAATCACGGTATAATCCGTATGAAGAGAATCAGTCCATTGTCGTAGTTCATAACGCATCAGTGTGCTCCGTGGCTTTGTGTCTCTACTCTTTCAACAGAAGGAAGATTGGCGATATCATGCAACTTCATATTGCCGCCCATTTCAGTGTTGATATAATAAATCAGTTTGTTGGTTGCAGTTAACACCGTAGTAAATGACGGAGGATAATCATCTGACATCGGATTTTCTGGTTCACCTTCTAGGTAGTTACCAACTGACGCCTGAAAAGTTTCGTCGTTATTATTTCCAGTAAGATCATATCGGTCATGAAGAACTGTGACCGGAATATCAACTATCCAAAGATGTTTGCGCGGCCAATCAATGTTACTTACAACATTATAAATGAAACGATCAATATGGCCATATGAACTGAAAGTTCCAACAACTTCAAACCACTCACGCTTCACGATTGGAAACAATGCAAATGGGTGGCTCATATACATAACTGGCATACGAAGAAGTGGCATGGGATGACTCTCATACTGATCTATCGTAGTGTCCCACCCGGCATTCTGAATGATGGCATCATCATTCCACAGCATCAGCCAACGTCCAGTGGCAAGTGCAGCAAGAGCATTTGCATAAATGTTTAGTTTAGTATATCCATATGAAGGGAACATATGAAGCTTAACAGTAGGGTATTGTGGTAGAATAACCGTCTTTACATATTCAACGGTATCCTCATCATCGTAGTCCATCCCTAAAAGCACTTCAACTTGATCAGGCTTATCTGCTTGATCAAGTAAACTTTGGATAGACTTTAGAAGCGGTTCTTTACGACCGCGTGTTGGTAAAATAGCACTGATTCTCATATAATCCTCATTAAAAGTGGGGTGTGCTTCAGCACTTCAACTGTTTTCCAACTGAAGACACACCCCGGTACTCGTATTTACATCGCCAACGGGAAGGGCGAAACAATAACATGCGGTTCAACGTAAAGAGGCTTTACATCATCCTTGCCGGGAACCTTGCAAAGCACCCAAGTGCCTTCTGCGTTAGAAGGACTGTACAAGCCGTTAGGATCAGCCTGCGGCAGCGTGATATTTCCGTGTTCGGGAGTTTCACTGGAGTGAGCAACTCGCTGAGGATTCGTATACTGCGTGGAATACGGAAGACCGTAGCCGATTGAATCACAAACCTTATGAGTATGACCATTGAGGTCAATGATGTACGCATAGGTCACAAGATTCGGCTTATCACGAAGTTCAAGAATGTCCTTCATCAGACGCTTTTCTTGAAAGTTATGAATAGCCGGAAGACCTACAGATTCAACGCCCTGCTTACTCAGTTCTTCCTGCTTCTTATTTTGAATCTGATCGGAATTCGGAACAGGATCATCACAGCCAGCAAGAGCAAAAGTAGCAGCAAGAGCGGCGACAATAGCAAGCTTTTTCATTTTAAATATTCCTTGTATGTGAGTCATAATGATTATACTATACACCAAATTTGTGTAGTGTTCAAGAGAAAAGATAAATAAATGTGAGTCACGATGTATCCCCCATCTACTCACTCTAACACTAAACGGGAGCATCAGCTATGTGTATTTATTGTGGCACACGATATTATCGTAAAATATATGTTAAACATTATGGTCCCATCCCGAAGGATGAGAACGGAAGAAATTATGATGTCCATCACATAGATGGCAATCGTAAAAATAATGATCCTAATAATCTAATTGCGTTGTCCATTCAAGAACATTACGATATTCATTATAGCCGAGGAGACTGGGGAGCGTGTTCGAAAACTGCCGCCAGAATGGGACTGTCTAAGGAAATAATATCAGAATTATCGATACGAACACAGAAAAAAAGATTTAATGAAGGTACCCACAATTTTCAAGAAAAAGATTTCTATAAAAATAGAGAAATAAAAAAGAAAGAAATGGGAATAAAATCAAATCTTACGTCAGAATTTTGTCGAGAGTTAGCAGAGTCTAGATCAAAAAACGGAACACACAATTTCCAAGGCGATAGCAACCCGTCTAAGAAAAAGGTAAAATTGGGGACACATCATTTCCAAGAAGAAAAAACATGTCCCCATTGTATGCTAGTGGGGAAAGGTCCAATGATGACTCGCTGGCACTTTGACAATTGTAAGACTATTCGCCCTTCAACTGATAATAAAAATCACGCTGATCAGGATTAAACTTACTAACGTCATACTTGGCAAAACGATGCAGAATGATTGGTTTAAGTGCAGCCTTACCATCAGTATCGGCAGTCTTGTACTGAAGCATCAAACTATCGAAATCGTTCTGCATACCTTCATTGTACTGTTCCGATTCATGGAACACCTTGCTGTCAACAGCACGGTATCGCGGAGCAAAGAATCCATACTCAGCATAGCCGAGATAGTCCAGCCCAAAGCCTACTGCCAAAAGAGCAACAAATCCGAGAACGCTTAGTGTAATTACCTTAAACATTATTAGTTACCCTTGTTAGCGTTGGATGACTTGAACAAGATACCACACAGAATGTTGATGCCCCAAGCCTGCAACCATCCAATTTGATGCAGACCCGAAACTGCGTCCACGAGACAGCCGTTCCACAGCCACATGACGGGCAGTGCAAACAGAAGTCCAAGAACAAAAATGGCGATGATCGCAAGAACTGCTACGCCAACAATATTAGAAATAGTATTCATTTCACTTTCCTTTCATGTCACCACATGGCGACATATCATCTTATACTCGATTATTAAACACAATGCAACAATAAAATTTAAATCATTGCGATGCAACCATATCGGCAATCTCGGCCTCCCACTCACACTGAATTGAATCGCGTTCGCTTTTAAGCAGACCGATCCAATCATCGATAATATCAAGCTTGAGCAGGTTGTCGGTCGTTTCGAAATCAATCGACAACGTAACATCACCGTCTTCCCCAGTTGAACTGTACCAGAGAGTTCCATAACGCTTGCCCTTATGGCGAGTGCCAGTATAATTAGAACGTGCATGTTTATCAGTAGTAGTTGACATGTAATTTTTCCTTCATGGGTTGATAGTTAATTTATTTTTAAGTTTCATTAATCCCGCTGTATATTTCACCAGCGAGGGATACGATCATGCAGACATTGAGGACCCTTCGTTGAGATACTGTTCCATAAGAACATGTGCGGGACTTCCTTCGTTGAGCTTCCAGCCCTTAAGCGTCCCCCACTTCAAATCAAGTTCTTCTGTCATGTTAGTTTCCAATCCATTTGCCGATTGCGAGAGCGAACGGTCCCAAGTACGCATACGTAAATGCTACATTTCCGCTATCACTGATGTTCTTGCGAACCCCGAAATATGGCATAATCTCACCCTTGTGCATCCAAGGCGTAAGTGTGTGCCAGTCTTTTGAAAGACCCAATACGATCATCCGCTTTTTGTTGACAGTTTCAAAAAGAATGCCAGCCATTTCATATCATCCTTGTTTTTCGTATTCAAGGCAGTCCAAAATCTTTGCACCAGCCATAAAAACCGAACCAGTTGCAGCCAAAAACAAAAGTTTACCTGCGAATCCGGGATACTGTTGAAGGTAAAGCGCACCTCTTTGAACTGCGCCTGCTGCAAGTGCGTAGATAACTACGAACGCTTCCAACTTGGTTTTAATCACAAAGAGGCGCGCAACCTTCATATTACGCACTCCAGTACGATTCGCTCGAAGGCGAGCAGTAGTAGGGAGTGTTGACGCTTTCCATGAAAGTCTTGCCAGTCATCAGGTTAGTACGTTCAACCTTCTTTTCAATCTGGCTGTGGTAAACATCGCTATGAGCGACAGCGAACTTAACTTCTCCAGCCTTATTGTTCAGGCGAGTGCGAATCCGCTTTGCAGCGGTTTCATTGTTGTAGGTATCTTCAATGCGAGTCGTTGCAATGTTGTAAACGATGTAAGTCATTTGAAGTCTCCTGTGTCTCAGTTGATGCGCTATCAATACGCTCAACTGAGACCAGTGTCAACCAAAAATACACCAATCGGATTTTTTTTACCAGGATGATCGGTAATACAAATCCCAGCAATCAGGAAGAGCAAGTGCATTGTCAATGATCTTGATCGTGTCAGCAATATCAGCATAATACCACTGATCATAATCTTTGCCACCAAAGAAGAAACCCTCAGCAGTGGGAAGCAGGGTCGATGCCTTTGTGTTATCGTCCAACACTTCCTGACACACCTTATGCAGCTTATTCAGATAATCGCGTGTGACATAATGCTCTTCGCATTCATCTTTGCCCTCTTGAATATAGTCAACAAACCACTTGTGAATGTGGTTTGCTTTACGCCAGTAGCCAGCTTCAAGACGAACATTTTTGACAGGCATTGCAATGTTATCAATGTCGATCAACTGTGCGATGTCAGAAGCCAATGCCTTGTCTTCCGAGTTGCCGTAGCCCCAAAAATTGCGGTCGGCATAAAGATACATATCAAGACCCATGATTATTTCTCCTCTTCTACCTTGTGGACATACTCAAATGCCTTTTCTGGACCCCATTGTTCCAGATAAGGATGATCCTCAAAAAACAACTTCGGAATCTCATCATCAGAAACTTCGCGGCATCCGATGATGTTTTCGTCAATGTGCTTCTGTCCGAACTCTTCTGCTTCGTTCATGACCACAGTATCCTGAGCATACTCGGGATTTTCAGTGTCAACTACATACCGAAGGCGAAAGATGCTCACTGTTTCAACTAGATATTTTGGCATAACATTTCTTTCTATATATTATAGTTCTTTGAGCTTGGGCCGGGACTAGGATCACGGGTGTTCTTCTTGGCCCAACTCAGATATGCATCGGCATCTTCGAGGGTATGAAAAATGTAATGATCATTATAATGTGCCCCGATGTTGAAATCTGTAAGATGCAAATAAGTCTCCAGAATATCACCACCATATGTTGATTGATAATCATAATGAATAACACGGGAACCATTGGCAATCGTATGTAGATTGCGAACATTCTGCATTTCGTGCATGGAACTTTGTTTGCCGAGACCATGAACCGCATACAAAGTTTGTCCCATCAAACCAAAGAGCAGCGGCTTTTCGCTCTCAATGGCACCATATGGATACTGGTGTGGCATATTAATCATCGCACTCAGTTTTGGTTTGATAAACAACCATATCCTTGAAATCATAGTTCCAAGGATACGACTTGTCAAGATTGTTAAAACTTGCGTCAGTGTCAGGATATTTCAGCATAGACTTACAATCCGCATCGGATGCATGGCTAATGTTGTTCTTGCCCACGCGATCTACCTCATCACGAAGATAAGTGGTAAAACTGGATTCTTGATGTATCCGAGCCATAAACCAAGTGTTTTCAGCAACCATAAGAATGAAACAGGTTGCCAAAATGCAAAGAAAGGATTTAGTAGTCATGGCGATCCCTGATAGACAACGTGATGAATGAGGCCCCAAATGCAATCATCGGGGCGGCGATATCTGCACGGTCAAATACTCCCTTAAAATAGTCAGGAATGTAAAAGCCGATTCCACAGAGCAGTGCAATACCAAGTGCAAACAGGATACGAGACAACATTTTAACTCTCCTTAAATTCCGAATTCAGCGGCATAATCGTCATCAATTTCAATTCCGGCATAACCATTTGCTGGTCCCCGTTCACGCAAAAGTTGACGAACCTGATCAGCAGTGCAAGTAAATTCGTCAAGATGCCAATGATTCCCCCACTTTGTTCCACGACTAGTGATTCGGGTGCCATTGATGAATACTGCACGTTTGCTAGACACAAACACATTGAGAAGTTCCATATTACTTTCCTTTAAAGTTGTACGCAGTTAATCAATGTAGCAACTGCGGTAAGTACGGCAGCAAACCCATTGGTAACGAGTACGAGTGGAAACTTGCGACAGTAATATACCATAGCCGCAATATTCGCTACGCAAAGCGACCCGCAGAAAATGGCAAAAAATAGATGAAGATAATGCATATCACTTCAACATATTAAGAATAGTACCGAGTGCGAAGCAGGCACTCCCTGCAAGATAAAGCCAGTTGCTCATATTATTCCCAATCTTTGAAATCATCGTTTTCATCATAACCAGCCTTGTATGCTGCGATTTCCTCAGGAGTCATCCGATCCTTTTCCACAAGTTCGCTGCTATAGGTAGCACCGATATAATAGTGGGGATTAAACTGGCGACGATAATAACTATCAGCCGCCCCGCGATCATAAGGACCACCGTGACGCTTATCATACTTGGGCATTTGAAAACTCCTTCGTTTGATTTGATGTCTTGTCTTAGCAAGGTAGGTATACGATGTCAACACAAAAATCAATGAGTCAGCAAATAATATGTCAGCATCAGGACGATACTGTTGATAACCTACTATCTGTCCACTCAGATTATAAAGAAAAAAGGTCGCCACTCGCTCAACTTCATCTATCATGGGACGATGAAGATTGAGGTCATCATGACGACCTTTAAGATGTTCAGCTATCGTGTACATGAGCCAACATTACTACATTGAAGTAGCAATGTCAACTATCAAGGCCGCTTTGCTACGATTTTATCTGCAAGACCGTATTCTACGGCTTCGGAAGCAGACAGGAACGTATCAAACTTCATAGTTTCAAACAGTTCCTCATAGGTCTTGCCAGCAGTGTTATGCTCAACATACAACTGAGTCAGGCGCTCATTGATCTTCTTGGATTCTTCCAAGTGCCGCCGAGCATCTTCAAATTCAAGTTCCTGAACATGAACAGAGCCGCTTGTACCACGAGTACCAGAACTGACACGATGAATCATGGTGCGAGATTGTGGAAGAACAATGCGCTTGCCGGGTGATCCTGCCATAGCAAGAAACGAACCCATAGAACATGCCTGACCCATAACGATTGTGGAAACGTCAGGCTTAATGAAGTTCATTGTATCATAGATTGCAAGTCCAGCAGTTACCGAACCGCCCGGCGAGTTGATATAAAGCGAAATATCAGCATCAGGGTCTTCTGACTCAAGGAAGAGCAACTGCGCAACGATAAGATTTGCCATCTGGTCATGAACTTGACCTTCAAGAAGAATCACACGATCCCTGAGCAAGCGAGAGTAGATGTCATACGACCGCTCACCGCGAGAGGTCTGTTCAATAACGATAGGTACGAGACTCATTTAAAATCCTTTTGTTGAGTGAGGATTTCACCCTACATCATATAGGGATGAAATGCAAGAGATTTTGTGACCGATTATAGATTTATTGTTTGCGTAATATGGAGCCATAAATAGTTATGGGAAATCCAAACCCTATAGGAGACTCATATGGAAATCGTAATCATTGCGGCATTAGCCATTTTGGGATATGTCGTTTACAGAAGCCTTGATAATAAAGAAAGCCCAATCAAGGTTGTAGAAGCAAAGGTAGAAGTTGCTGCTACAGAAGTTGAAAAGGTAGCAGAAACTGTTGTTGAAGTTGCTACTGAAACTACTGAGGTTGCTGCAAAGGCTGCTACTAAGACAACCAAGTCAGTTGCCAAGAAAGCAGAAAATGCAGCTAAGTCTACTGCTAAGAAGGCAGAAAAAGTAGTTGAAGACGTAGCCAAGGACGTTGAAGCACCTGTTAAAAAGCCACGTGCACCGCGCAAGCCAAAGTTGAACGTAGCAAAATAATCTAATGCAAACTGAAGTGGGTTTTGATTTAATCAGTGATCTTTTTCTCTCACCGGAAGACAGTTTCAACTGGGAGAATAAGGCTACAAGTCTGTATTGTATCGTAGCAGGGAATATCAGTTCTGATCTAAGAACGGTCATTCACACCTTAGCACATCTTGGTAGGCAATATCAAGAAGTGTTCTATATTCCGGGATACTTAGAATATGAAACAGCAGACAGTGTAGTTGTGAGAACTGAACAACTCAAAACCATTTCAGCAAGCATAAAAAATGTATGCATGTTATATCAAAATGTTGCAACCATTGACGGAGTTGCCGTTGTAGGTGTGAATGGGTGGAGCAATGTTGGTGATACTTTTACTGTAGAAAATGTATTTGAAACTGCAGCCAGACATGAAGACTTTGAATATCTATATAAGGCATTAGGAAGACTTCAGAGACACTTGGACATCAGAAAGATCGTTGTAGTATCAAGTGCAGTCCCACATTATTCATTATATTTTGGGGAAAAACCAATCATAACGGACGATCAAGTGCCATTATGTGCAACCTTAGCTAATGATACTGAGCATAAGGTTGCACATTGGGCATTTGGAACTTATGAAAAGAATGTTGATACAATCGTAGAAGATATCAACTACATTAATAATCCATATCTACATCAAACGCCATATTGGCCAAAACGAATCACTGTATCAGTTTGATTCGGCTTCTACCTTGACCTGCAATGGGTAGTTGTGTGCTCGTGCATCAAGTGTAACTTCAATGCCTTTTTGTTCAGCCACCTCATAAGGAAGAACAGCAACCACGGCGCTTCCCTTTTCATGAACATCAACCGTGATCTGCGTAGCAGTATCAGGATTGTAGTTAAAATACTCAATCAGTGAGTTAACCACGAATTCCATGGAAGTATGATCATCATTCATATAGATGACCTTGAACAAAGGTGGTTCCTTCAATGCGAGATTTGGCTTAATCTTACTGGTTGGTTCTGCATTCGGCATTGTATTAATCCTTGTTATGATGCTTGCGGGCACCATTACCCGCAAGCACAATATTATTTATATCACTTCTTGTATGTGATTGCAATGGTTTTTGGCTTCTGTTCCTCAGGAACTTTTCTTTCAAGTTCAATTCTGAGAATGCCGTTTTTCGCGTGTGCCTTTGTCACTTCTACGTGATCAGCAAGCGTGAAGGTGCGAGTAAAGCTACGAGCCGAAATACCACGGTGCAAATACTCAATCTCCTTATCAAGTTCGTCCAGAGATTGGGTTTGTTCACCCTTGATTGTGAGAAGACTCTTCTCCAATGTGATGTGAACATCACCTTCGTTAAACCCAGCAACAGCAAGTTCGATGGTGAAGTTATCATCATCGCGCTTTATGATATTGTAGGGAGGGTAGTTTGTTGCTTGTTGTGCAGTGTTTCGCATGATATCGTCAAATACTGAGTCAAATCCTACTGCGAACTTATGAATAGACGGAATGTCTAGGGCACGAAGGGTTAGTTGATTAGTCATGTTTTTATCTCCTTTTAAGCAAGACTATATTGTAGACCCATTAGGCATCTACAACATTATTTATCATACACTATTTCGCAAAAAAGTAAAGTTTTTTGGTCAAATAAGTGCTTTTGGTGATTCAATCAAATCGGTATCAATGACCAGTTCCACAATGTCGTTTTCCTTATACTTACGAATATGGAACATGTGAGGCATAAGAACACGTTCAATCTCAGTATGAAGTCCACGTGCGCCAGTTTTAAGGTCAATGCAGTTTTGTGCAATTTTGTGAATGGCCTCATCAGTGAATGTTAATGTAATGCCATCAAGTTCAAAAAGATACTTATATTGATCAATAAAACTGTTCTTAATGTTGAGCAAGACATCTACCAACTGTTCAAGAGTTAGTTCTTCAAGGGTGATGGTGGTAGTAAAACGTCCAATAAACTCTGGAATCATGCCAAAGCGAGTAAGGTCATCTGGTGTAACCAACTTCAAGTTGGCTGGTTCATTCTTGGAACGAATGTCTGATCCAAATCCAATAGAACTACTATTCGTTCGGTTCTTGATAATACTATCAAGACCGACAAATGCACCACCAGCGATGAACAAAATGTTCTTGGTGTCAACCTCAATGTTTTCTCCCTGTGGATGCTTGCGCTTTCCAACTGGACTTACACGGATTTTAGCACCTTCTACGATCTTGAGTAGTGCTTGTTGAACACCTTCGCCGGATACGTCACGAGTAATGCTTGCGCTCTCGCTCTTGCGAGAAATCTTATCAATCTCGTCAATGAATACGATTCCACGTTCAGTCAAAGAAACATCATTGTCTGCATTGGCAAGTAGCATCGCAATCATGGATTCAACGTCTTCGCCAACATATCCTGCTTCTGTAAGATTAGTAGCATCTGCAATCACAAACGGGACATTGAGATATTTTGCAACAGTTTTAGCGAGTAGCGTTTTACCGGAACCGGTTGGTCCAACAAAAAGAACATTGCCCTTCTGAATCTCCAAATCTTTTGGCGGATTGTTAATACGTTTGTAGTGATTTGAGATAGCAACAGCAAGAACTTCCTTAGCGGAGTCCTGTCCAATAACATGTTGATCAAGATATTCTTTGATGGAATATGCATCAAAGTTGATATCGTCTATCTTTTTAGATTCTGGATTATGTTCTTTATCAATAAGTTCATTGCACAGGTCAATACAAATACTGCAAATCGCAACATCTTCGCCTACGATCAGTTTAGTGACTTGATCCTTATGTTTACCGCAAAAAGAACAGTGGTGTAGTTTTTTATCAGACATATATATTAGTTATCCGTGTTAGTAGTGCGGCGGAGATATTCTTCTATTTGTAGGCGTTCATTTTCGGACAAAAGCTCAACATCATACTCTCCTGATTCTATCTTAGCTACCAAGTGTCTAAGATACTCTTCATCATAAAGATAGGAATCAGATAGTTCTTTGTTTATCTCAATCCAACGAATGCCATCAAACTTATAGACCCTATTTGGTAAAATGTCAACCCTTACAAAGACATCACCTTTGGCAGCAAACTGTGGAAAAGTTGAACCAAATCCGGGGCCATTTTTATCATCATCGGGAGTAGCAAGTAAGCGATGTCTCATTCCCAAGAATGCAGACTTATGCATTTGCTTCCCATCAACTTCAACATATCCATGTTCCAATTCATGGACAGTTACGCCCTCGGTTTGAATTTCTACTGGTTCAGGCTCTGGGACAGGTTCTGCTTCATGCTGTTCCAGTTCTTCCACAGATTCACCTGTGTTGGTAATATGTGCTTCTGGTAGTTCTTCTCCCACCATATCATCTGATTTAGCATCAACTGTTGGTATAGTTTCAGCATCTACTATAACCTCCTCAGTATTATTTACTTCTTCTGCTGCTTTTGCGGCTCGTTGCGCGGCAATATCTCCTGCTACATGAAGATCAATTGGACCATCGCCCCATAGGTCAATTGTTGGATCAACTTTTCCTTTGGTTTCAAAGAACTTTTCCTTGAAATCATCATCTTCTGGTAGAACACTAAGTTCTTCTTTTTCTTTGCGTAGGTCTTCTTCAAGCCATTCGTAACTGCTCTGTGCAGCTAGTACGAGTGTCAACGCTAGAGGATCAAAGACAAACACGATAACAATGATTACCCAACGAACAGCACGTTCAAGGAGGTTGTTGTCTGGATTGTCACCATAGATTAGTGCGGCGATATATTTAATAGGACCTACTTCTGCTTCAACCTTACGCACTTGGGCACGAATAGGAGCAGCTTGATCGTTTAACGTAGAAATAGTAGCCTGATTGTCTTCTATTTCCTTGTTAAGTCTAGCACGTTCTTTTGTTTGTGATTTACGAATGTTAGTGGATTGTTGTGCACCCTTAACATCAGTAGAACGCCCCATAACCTGATCAACGGCAGCATCCATTTGTTGCAATGCCTTACGATCAGCATCAATGTTATCTTTTGCAGTTTGAATCTTCTGATCATAAACTGCGATCTTGGCTTGAACATCCCCGCTTACAAGTGATTGATCACTGTGTGCTTTACTGAGGAATCCAAAAATACCCATACTTGTCAAGAACGCAAGCATGATTACAGCGGGAACAAGATACAGTTTCAGTTTCCATCCGGCACGGTTCCAGTAACGGTGCAGCCAGACAGTTGTTACCACCTTTGCAAATTCAAGTGAGCCGCCCATAATCATAATTGGAACAACTGCAGCAGCAAAAATTGCTGTCAATCCCAATACAGAATACCAAGCAGCAATACTACTAAGAGTAAGTGCAACAAGAAGCGTTAATGTAGCAAAACTAAATACTTTTCTTAAAAAAATCATCTACTATTTAGCCAATTTGATCACGATCAAACAAGTGACCATAAGAAGTGCTGAACTCTTCTAATGTGAGTAAGAGTTTACGAGGAATTCCGGGACCTTGAGTGATATGAAAAGTTACCCAAGGACCAGTTTCTCGCCTCTTAATTTGAATGACTTCAATCTTGTCGCCATCTTCAAACACACGAGACTTACCGACTAACCACATGTAGTCTTGCATTTTTAGACCGTCATCATCGTCTTCGGTCACTGATCAGAATTCCCGATAACAATGCATTCCATCATACGAGTTACCGTAACGAACTCATCTCTTTCTGCACATTCTACGCAAACTTCTTCGTGGTTAATACCGACTGGAAGAGTAGTTGTGATTAATCCACAGGTATAGCAACGATTGTAATCAGTATCATCACCGGTTAGCCGTGCATCACCACCAAACATAGCATTCATCATTAGTTTTCATCCCGTATTTTACGAACCGCGTTGCGAAAATAGGCAACATATTGAACGTATCTATAAATTCTGTTTCTATCAGATGCACATCTGCATCCACCGTTAGTATGCATACCTTTTGGTTTGTGAATCACGCAGTTTCCGTCAGAGCATCCACCTAGTGCTTCTGCATTTTTTTCAAGCCACTTGAACATTTCCAAGATTTGTTCTTCTTTGGAAGGTATACTGTTATCCATTGTGGTCGCCCCATTCTTCGCGCATTTGTCTACGAAAGTCTTCTTCTCGTCGCCGTTCATCCTCGGACCACTTACGCTCACAATATGCATCATATACTTCGTTAGAACCGTCGCCCCAATAGTCACATTCCATCTTACAATCAGGGCAGTATTCACGACTCACGGTTTCCGCGAAGTTCTTACTGCCGCAGTTTGGACATGGTTCGTTATTCAACTTCTTACCGTTGTCTACCCAACCGTTTCGTTCATTATGATAAGCCATCACTTATCATCCCTAAAACGAACGAAACGGGGAAAACGAAGACTGTAAGTACCATCTTGATTCTGAGTGATAGCATCAGCCATAATTTCAACGGTGCTACCGATTACCAGTTCTCGGTCAGCCCAAAGATTATCACGATCCGAATCACTAAACCCACTACCAACATTGACAGTAATCTCTTTATCATCATCAATCCCATTGCAGATGAGAGCACCAAGACGCCCCATGTTGCGGCCTGTGCCTTCCTCAATTCCTACTACTTGTAAATCAACAGTGATAGTCGGTTTCCATTTCAACCAAAACTTGTTACGTTTGCACTCATAAGGAGCACCAAGGCTCTTGATCATGATGCCTTCAAATCCTGCGGCAACCATATCGTTTGCATATTCCTGAAACTTAACAACACCAAGAGCATCATCAAGGTCAACTTCAATGCTAGGAAGAAGTTTTACGTTTTGCAAATCATCAAAAACCTCACTCAAACCTTGCAAATATTTAATACGTTTCCCTAGATGAGCATTCCAATACCCACGCTTAAAATCTACAAGCGGAAGAACATCAAAGATATGAAACACGCTATCATCATTTTGCACATCAGTCTTACGACGAGCCTGACGCATCAGTTCCTGAAACGAATTACCTACCACTTCGCCGTCAAACACGATACCAGAGGAAAACTCAGGCCCAAGAATCCTTAAAATATCATCATCAATGGTATTGAGTTGTTCTTCAATGTGAGTGAAGTTTTCAAAGACCTTACCATTACGGCTATAAGAGACGACCTTTCCCATACCATATGGTTCCACGATCATAAGAACGCGAACGCCATCCAACTTAGGTTCAAGACGCTTGATACCACGCATTTCAGGTCGACCTTCACAGTTGGTAGCAAGCTGACATCCAAAAGTAGGAACCTCATATTCAGTATCCTTAACAATCTTATTGATTGTTTTTTCGCTGATACCAGAACGCATATCACGACGAAGAATAGGAGCAATGAAATTGTTCCATTCTTCGCTATTAAAACGCCACATCATATCCTGAATGGCATCCCGTGCTGCATGACCAGTCAACGAACGGTCAATCAATCTGGAAAGCAAGTCGGAAAGTTCTTCCCATGGATTTTCAGCATTGATAATACCAGCAGATTCCGGAATCTGCTTGATGCCGAAAGTAAGAAATGGATTATAGCAAGTGCGGATTCCATAAAGAAAACGCTGGGAAATTTCATTTCCAAGAATAGCGGCTTCATGCGCCTGCCTGATCACATCTTCCTTGTGAAGGCGCGAATCGCTTTCATTCAGTTTCTTGAGCCAAGATGCAGACACGTAAAATCTCCTTAATATGCTTCACTATATATCAAAAAGATGTGCTTGTCAATCTTGTTTGAGCAGCATCCATGTATATTCCTGTTCGGATATCCAAAAATCATCCGGCCAAGTTACGTCAGGGTAATCTCTTAAGCGATATCCCCATTTAAACCACAGGGACTTTCCACTGCGTCCACACTTTCTTGGGAATAGAGAGAAATGCCGATCCCATTGCTGTTTGGGTTTATAAATATCATCACCAGAATAGAATGCCATTACGACCACCTCAATAAAAATATCACAGCATCTTGTTCGGTGAAGAAACTGATTTCTTGCCAATCACAAATGCCATGGGAACCTCTTTTTGACAAATAAGACCTTGGATACTCTTGCTGCCACCGCGCCATAATGTCCTGAACAGTACTCATTGTCTTAAACTTATTGATTAAGTTAAGCATTGCGTTCTGCGCTGCGCCTGCCTTCGCCATATTTACGTTAAGTGTGTAACTCATGACCAACTCAGGGTGACAAAGGTAGCAAGAGGATTCTCGGTGTCATAGATTTCAACATATCCACCGAAATGCCCATTATTTACAGATTCAGAACGTGTTGTACAGCCGTTCTGCCACGTATTAGGACCCGAAGGACCAAGTGATCTAGTCATAAGGTCGCTAATCTCTTTATACATCATTTTCGTATCTTTAAAATACAGTCTCATGACCACCTCAAAAAACTATGAATGTAGCAGTGTTAAATATACCCAAGCTTTATCTGCTTCCTTAAAGGTACTATATGTTTTTGTAAAAAGCAAGGGAGAAGATATGATGTATGAAGTTGCAGCAGCATTCCATTGGAACTTGGCCCCGCGTCCTCTACGCCGTTTAACCCTCTTCATCATAGTAAGTTTAGGATTGGACCTAATTACAGTTATCTTTTCCATTACGACCACCTCAACGCAAACCAAACAGCGTCCTCATCATCCACAAATTGCACAAACTTACCCTTCCAGCTTGGTCCGGGATAAAATCTATCCTTACAGTTTGGCCAACACCAGTCTATTACTTCTTTCCTATCATGATGATTAAAATGCACATCGTGAAGTATTGGAACCTGAAGACCAAACTGTCCAATTGTTTTACAGGTAATCATGTCCACCTCAACAGAAACCAAGCCAAATCACGATAGTTAATGAAACGAATGGAGAACAACCCATCGTCCCAAATGAACATATTGTTCTGTCTACACCACTTCTTAGCAGCATTTAGTGTATCTTGAACTTCTGACCAACGTTCCTCACCGAGATTATATTTCAGTTCTAGCCTATAAGGCTTACTATGTTCATGAACCCATTTCATGACCACCTCAAAACAAATAAAGTCATCTTGGATTCATCAGTAATATCAAGAAACCATCTGCGGGCTTTGCTGTCCCAATAAAGACGCCAACCAGTTCCACAACTGTCACACCAAAGTTCACCTGCATCAGCCGAAATGAGTGGTCCAACATTGTCATTTAACCATTCGTCAATGACACGAGACGGCATATCGGTGATTACTGGGTAACTTGAAACATCTAAGATCATGACCACATCATCCTAAAAAGCAATGCAACATTTTCGTCAGGTACTTCCACCCAACCATAAGTTTTTGAAGGAACCTCACAGTTATATCGCTCAGCCCATTCAAGAATCTCTTCTTTATTAGCAGCATAAAACTTTTCGTCAACCCAAAAAAAGGTTTTAACTGAAGGTTGGTAGGTGAAGCGAACACCCTGTTCCTTCAGTGTCCAGAGGCTCAGTGTCCAGAGGCAAGTCATAGATACTTCAACGAAAAGGCTACATACCTTTTCTCATCAATGATTTCAAACTGACGGTTTGCCCAGTCTACAAGACACAGACCAGCAGCAGGAACAATAACTTTGTTGATATACATATTACTGATACCAATACTTTTCCATTCATACCCGTTGTCAAACAACCATTTCATCAGATTGTTAAATGCCCACTCTGACATGTACATGAGTCACCGCTGACGAAGCTTTTCGGTATCACGGATGAACGAATGTGCCCAAAAGAAAAACAGTAAGAGATTCAACGCAATAGACCAGAAATGTGGGTGATTGTAATTATATGCGAGACTACTACTTGTAATCAACAGGAACACGGCGTCCCAGATTACACACAGCCATGCGAAAAACTTTTGCCTATTAGTCATTTTCTAATCTTTCAGTATAGTAAAGAGATCACCATACTCGTATTCTAACACAACGCTATCCCTAAGTCTATAGTAGATTCGTCTGCGGTAGATTTTTTTGAGCCAAGTATATTTGTTCTCAACTTTAACGGGGAACCAAGCAAAATGATTTGCCCATTCGCCGCACGTCCTTTCACCAAATCCCCCATTACAAAAGTCTTTGATGATTGCTTCCCGTGCCCCGAAGATCACCGATTAGTCTCCGCAAATCTGCTTAATCTCAGTCGCACTGCGATTGGATTGGGCATACGATTGCAGACAATCACTCTTGACATGTTCGGTATATCCGAGCGAACCAAACATTACCAAGAAGATGACCGCAATCGCAATCGCATACCATTTGAAATCGTCCATTTTAAATCACCCTTACATAGTAAAGTTGAGTGGAATCTTCGCGGTGAGCCTTGACCTTACCCTCAATGTTCATGGTAGTGCCAGTGGCGACAAGACGCTTGAATCTGAAAAACACCGACTCGTTATCGGGAGTGATTCCAGTGATGAAAAACGTGTCCCATGGTTGAGAATGGTTACAGCGAAGTACTTCAATCTCCAGTTGCACCTTGTCGCCAACTTGACCAATGTGACCATTAGCATCACGCAGCCGACGATTGATTGCAGCCTTTTTTTCATTGCGAAGATAGCAAGAAGGAAGCGAAGAAATAAACCCGACTTCAAACAGACCAACATCTTCGCTGTTGGCATATGCCATAGCTTTAGATTCAAACTCAGAGAGAACGCCGCCCTGCAAAATCTTGAAAGTAAGAGCCTGAAAATGACGAATGACATGCTCAGCCATTTCACAATCTTCATCACGGATGTCAAACTTTCCGTCGATAAAGTCGCGAGTCAGATACTTATTGGCAATACGCTTCTGATCACCATGTTCGTCATATTCACCCTGCTTGAGATATTCACCATTCACGCGGTGAGCAGCACATGCTGCATCAAACACTTTACGAGTGTTGAAGCGAATGGAAGCACCCGAAACACGAGAATAAGCCATTTTGAAATCCTTTGTTAGAATCTATGGGTGGTATATAGACTAACACAAAACCTATGTCAACAGCTTTTATTCGGAGCCGTAACAATTATTTACTCCGGGTTCTCCGCCAATCAAGTCACCCAATGTCTGATTCCACTTTATGATACTGTCAGTATCATGAAACCTAGACCTCAACTCTTTTCTAACTTTTCTAAAATCAAACCAGTCTTCTCTGCCAGTAATAGTAGTTTCCCAGCCAAAACTTTTGTGACGAAGTTCAAGGTTTCCGAATCCCATGTTTTCTAACATTCTTTTTTTGAGATATCGTATTTTTAAATTATCCCCATCAATATTATCTGGGTCCTCTTCATGAACTTTTATATGCTCTTTAATGAAGAAGATGTTGGATTCAAGGCTATGGCTTAGCATATTGCCTATGCCAGAAATGCCATTTTCTTGCATGAAAATGTCATAGAAGCAATATTCATGCCGAAGGGGGCTGTAAACTTTCCTACCTATATTAAGCTGTGGCCAAGTATAATCTCCGCCAATAACTGGACATGAAACACATTGTCCCAACAACCACATATGGGCAGCAACATGCGGCATGGTCAATTTATAGGGTTCCATGTATTTTATGTGATCGCCGTTTCCAAAGAAGCTTTCTACATCTAAATCTATCAAAACATGCTTGATTTGGTTTTCTCTGCAAAACTTTTCTGCATAGTATAGATCATGCGTATTAAAGGGACTTTGTTTATATATAAGCCTCAGTGTCATTGCAACTACTGGGATTTTATTTTGTAAACATGATATCAGTGAACATTCACTATCCAATCCTCCGCTGTATAAGATTTCTGCTGGAACATTTTTTCCATAAAAATGTTCAGCCATTGCGGATTGAACGGAATCAAAATTTGAAATTTCGGTATCTGAAATTTCAGTAGTAAAGATGTTACGTTCAGGGCCGAACTCCATCGTATGTTTACGGTAGTTGTTCAGCCCTGAATGCCAAGTTTTTGCAGTCATCAAGTATTTAACTGTTTTTGACGAGGTTCTTTACAATATCGTATTCTTCTGCTGCCTTTTTGAGAGCAGGATATTCTTCTTCAAGAGTTTTGCGATCAGTTTTCTTGTGTACTCGCTGGATTTCGCCATCTACAACTTCAAGCGAATAATCATAACCATTGAGACGATTAAGACAACGTTGGTAGCTGTTGGCTTGCGCTTTGTACATAGCAGCAAGAATTGGACTCTTTTCCTTTTCCTCGACTTTAGCCATTTCTCGCAGAAGTTCGATTTCTGCCTTCATTGCATCTTCAATAGTGTAAGGCATGATTACCTCATCTTCTTCAAACGACTAAACACGCCTTCACTGACTTCAAATTTGTCTTCGGTGTGGACACGAATATAATGTTCTTTCCATTGGGGATCAATACCTGAGCCGTCAACACGATAGTAGTTTGCTGGGCTGCAATTCATTTGTTTAGCCAACACCATCAACCAGTCATCACGATCAACACGACCGACAATGCGATATTTGTTGCTGATGCAGATATACCCCTTTTCATGAAGCTGTGTAGCTTCACCCTTCTCTAGAAACTCTACAAGTTCAGGTGCAGGGTGCATCGCTGGACAATCTTTATCGCCATACTTGCAGGAGCCTTCGTAGTCACCCATGTTACAGTGAGCCATATGAACAGCGTAGGTCATTATTGTCCTCTCAACTTAGAGTTCAAGTAGTTTTTATACCAATCCTGCGTAGTTTGATACAGCAGTTGACGGCAATCATCATCCATTGTGTTTCTGTCGCCGGGACTCGCATCTTTTCCCAACTGAACATTAAGTCCATAGTCACCGTTTCCGACCCAAATGCTTACATCATCGCCGTGATTCATGTGGTAGTTATCAGTGCTCCAAGAAGTCGGATCAGTACGAATAGAGTAGACCACAGCACTTACAGCAGGATCATTGCACTTATCAATGTGAGTAGGAGCATCCTTTGCAATAGGATGATGTGCGAATGGATTGGGAACGTATGCACAGCATAGAGCAACCACGAGCATTCCGCCTGCAAGGGAAAAAAATACTTTTTGGCGAGAAAAAATATTATCCATTATTTGCGACTTTCCAGAATAGTATCACGCACCCATTCACGATCAATACTATCATAAATGGGAAGTTCACCAGAAGCAGAATATTTCCGATCCAGCTTGCGAGTAGCATCAACTACTTCGGTATAGGTAGCATCTACATCCCTATAGATGCCAGTCTTACCGTTGTAAAATTCAAGAACATAGTTGATAAAATCTTCGCGGTCCATATTACCAATCCTTCTTGGGGTGCTTATCCTTGCGCTTATAGCGCAGTTTGGATTCAACCGTTTTCGGCTTGAAGGGAGTGCCATGGGCATAAAGCTCCAGCGCACGAATCTTCGGGCGACATGCTTCAACCTTAATAACTTCTTTCTTCATGGCACTTCTCCTTTCTGTGCATTGCTTATACATGTGTTGATATAGACTGTCAACAAAAAAGTGCCAGAAGTTTCCTTCGGACACTTTGCCGTTCTGGACGGTCCTGAGAACTTACTTTTTTGGGGGATTACTGTTTACAAAGTCATACATTTTTTGAGCAGTTTCAAGGACCTTTTCAAGTCCGGGAAACTCTGGTGCGTTGACAGTAGTAACAAGTTGACCTGTTTTCTCATCGCGCTTTTGAGAAAGCTCCCAGCCCAAAAACTTTGCTTGATATTCAGCCTGAACTAAATCTTTAGCCATGTTTAGAATATCAGAACGAATCTCATAGCCATTCTTGGATTGGTTGATTTTAAAATCTGGAAGTCCCGGAATTTTTTTATCACTCACTCTTGTTATCCTTCAATCTTTGGTTTGGAAAGGTATTCCCACTCATCTTGGGTATATGGCCACATGACTATCTCCTTAGATTGCAAGGAGACCGTACAGTGCAAATAAGCATAGTCCCAAAATAGTAAAGTTGCCAACTTGTGCTAGTCTACTAATGTTCTTGTTTGATAGAAAATTCATAGGGGTTACATATCTGTTCATTTTATTTTCCTTTTGTGTGTAAGTGCGGAATCCACTGATTCCTTTGTTGACTTAATCGCATCATTTAAAAACGATTTATTTGACACAATGCCGTATAGGTCATGTGCAGTCTTAAACGAAACGTCAACTGCCTTCTTGGTATATTCGGTTTGTGTTTCTACGAAATGGTTTAAAGTTTTCGCCAGTTCTTCGTGTTTTACAAAAGTATCAACTGCGATCTTTTTTGATGACTGAAATGCATCAATGGCTGTATCGATAAGCATCTTAAACATAGTTATTTCCTTTTCTGTGTGTGTTGTGTGTTGTAGACCGAAATCTACGTGGCTATTTAGTCTTTGCTGCAATGCAAAAACTTATATTACTTACGAGATTCCAGATATTCTGTAAGTGTCCCGTAAAGTGTCATCATCATTGCGATCTTATGATCGTATATTCTGATGTATGGACCTTTGCGATCCTTCTCCCTATATACACCCAAATAGTATGGGCAGTCAAGCTTTTTGGTCACTTCCTTAATAAAGGCATCCCATTCTGCTCTATCAAACTTTCCTATAGGAAACTCATAATGAGCAATCTTGGCAAGCTGAAATGCCTTCATTCCTTCTTCTGTCAAACGAAGGCCAGAACCACCCCTGCCAGTCACCCACCAGCGAAATAATAGCTTGTCTACCGTAAGTTCTTTCCAAACGTTTTCTTCAACATCTGGAACTTCTGAGAGAACCGTTTCTGTTATTTCTTTCTTTGTTTTAGGATAGGTCATCAGGGTAAACTGTGCGCCCCGAGTTCATAAAGACCACCGTGAACTTGTCAGTTTTGAACTGTGCGTTCAGTTTGCGGCATAAGTTACGAGCATGACCCGGATTAGAAAAACTGGTTTTCTTGTATTTGGGTGCAGCATCATTGGTTAGATAGTGTGATGACTTCAGATTGATAGGTTGATCATCATAGAAAACTGCCCAAATACCTGCAGCTTCTACGATTTGATCACACTTATATGTTTTTTTGTCTACATATTCTAATAGTACGTTTGGTTGGGTTCTACTCATTTAAAAGAGCCGCCTTTAATCTCTATTTGTATTACATCATTTGATTTATCATTCGTCTTGGCGCTACTCAACTCATACAAATCTGATAGTAACTTTGAAATCTCATCACGTAATCCACGTGCTTCTGTGACAGGCAAAACAATGTCTTTTGATTGTTTTGACTCCATCAAAGTCATTTTATCAATGAATCGCTTAATATGAATCATCAGGTATTTATCGCATTCTGTGCTTCGGTTTCAGTTTTATAGGGACCGGAATATTCATATCGTTGAATGAAGATATACTTAGGACAGAAAACTGCCTGTTTCACTCCATTCTGGTCCATAGCAAACCATCCAGCCGCATGAAGACATTTGCTTTTCTTTGTAGTTGTGAACAGATGAAGTCCACGCTTAACATCAAAGATGGAGTTATAAATCTTTGCAGGAGTTGGGTATTGTGGATATGGCATTGCCACTTTAGTGTTATTAGACTTAAGTGGCTCAAAACGAATGTGAGTCTTTTTCTTCAACTCATTTGCATTATCAAACTGGAGGAAATTGCCGTTAAGCTGCACACCATAACCGGAATTGTTGGCTTCAATGTTGCCAACCTTCTTCTCGCCATCAGTGACAATCCAGAATTGATTCTTGATGATTGGTTTTGCAATAAGTTCGGTCATTATTGTTCCTTATTCTTTTTATTTGACTTGTACTTAGTGTAGAGATATGCCCAAAAGAAAGTCCCGCAAAGAAAGCCAACTGCAAATGAGCCTAATACCCACTCAACAATGCTGCCGAAAGAAATCATAGTAATCATTGCACTAAAGTATCCCATACTAGTTCTGCATCCCTGACAACTGCCAGAGGAGAAACCCATCCATTGATAATCGCTTTATTCAGAAGTTCTTTATACTCGGAAGGGCATTTATTTGAAATTTCAACACCTGCTCTGGTAGCCATTATACCCCCATCCTTAACCAAAAAGTTAGGATCACCGGGACGAATGGTTCTCAATGAAGTTTTGTAGCTCATTTGTGCATAACCTCTGCGCTGAGCATGATGAACAGGAACTCTTTTTCTTCCTCTTCATTGAGGACTCTTATACCAGTGCCAGCGCGATTCTTGGTGTACTCAAATGAGCCATCAGAATTCTGACGAACAACTGTGGTGGCTTCATATATCACGCTCATACCGGGCTTTTTAGGATATCTGTACCACTGTAGCTGACCCGATTCATTATACATTTCTACGTAATGCGGCTGCCAAACATGCTCCCAGTACAGGTGTGTATCAGATTCCATGTCCATCCAAACAGACTTACTTTTCTTCCTGTTCGTAGCTATATTGACTTCCATTCCCGGACGAAAACCTCTGTTTACGCTTTGGAAATCTTTCAACCAGTCAGACATTTTAACCCAATTAGTCATGGTATTCATTAATCTCCCCACGATTCCATGCTTCAACTGCCAGATTGGAACCCTCTCTGTACTCTCCGAAAATGAAACCATCTGTGTGCCTATCACAGTACTCACACACTACCATAGTATCACTGTCATCTGCATAGTTAGGCTCACACAAAATGGGAGTTTTGCTACAAACACATTTATTGAGTTCATAATCACCCATGAAGCACACCCTTATACGGGGAGTTCAGCCACTTTGCATATGCATCCGCCGATTCCGAAATGCGGTTGAGTTCATACTTACCACAGAACTTCATCAGGTGAATACCAACCTGAGGAGTTGTGATCAAACGAACATCACTGCGAATAACAGCGTCCACTGCATTCTTGATTTCTTCCGGCTGTGCGTTAAGATCAATCAGAGTGCGATTGCGTTCATAATCATCACGAACACGATGCTCTACTCCGTTGTGATCTGTCCACTTTTGCAGCATCAGATTATTCCAATGGAATCCCTGCTTGTTACGATCATTATATGCTTCTTTGATGCCCACAGAATTCTTGGAACCCTTTTCGCGAACACCGGGATAGGCACTGAACACATTATCGGTAGCATCGCCACGAATGCACTTCTTGAACAGAAGGTATTCAGGGTCTTCAAGCAACTTGTGTTCCTTGGTTTTCTTGTCCTTTACCGGGCGATCACGGTCATCATAATACCCGTCCAGCTTGATCAACTGACCAGCAACACCGTTATATTGGTGAACATTTTCACTGATCAACTGCACAAAGTCAGTGTCGGAGGAAATGATAAAGTGATTATCATTGGGATGAAGCCGAATAAACCGTGCGATCAAATCGTCTGCTTCTGCGTTTTCACAACGAAGAACAGAAGCATTGGTCTTTTCACGAAGAAAAGTTACAAACTGATCATAGGTTTCCCAGAACATTTTGTTTTCTTCAATCTCTTTCTGAGATACCGTTGCTTCATCAATGGCACGGTTGGCCTTGTATGGCTTGTAGAAATCCTTACGCCATGAATGCCCCTCAAGGCAGAACACGACATGATCAATGCCAAATTTACGTACCATCTGGTTCACAGATGACAGCGTAAGATGCATTGCCATACCAATCTTTTCCCATGTGTCTTGACTCTTTGAGGCAACATGACGTGCACGGAAAAAGGTGTTGGCTGTGTCAATCAGTGCGTAGTTCATATGAATCCTTTGCTAATATCCGGACATTATACACATAATATGCGTATATGTCAAGCATCAATATCAACTTTCTTCAAACAAGTCATTATCAAGGACAGAAGGAGGGAAAATCCTTGCCTTTGCGATATCAAAGTACTTTTCTTCCTTTTCTATTCCGATAAAGCTTCTCCCGAGATTCTTGCAAGCAACACCGGTTGTTCCGGAACCCATCGTGTTGTCCAAGACAACATCGTTGGGGTTGCTATAAGTGTTGATCAGGTATTCCATCAGTTGAACAGGTTTTTGTGTGGGGTGAAAGCCTTTTTCCTGTTTAAACCTTAGGACAGTTTTTGGGTAGCGAGTACCATCTGGGTTGTCACGGTGAACTGAGTTGGCACTGCCGTAAACTTCACCAATCTTAGCTTTGTCACTACTAAACCCTCTGTATGGAGTTCCCTGTGTCATTTGTGGATTGTACACCGTTTTCTGGCGACAAAAAACTACGATATTCTCATGTGACTTTAGGGGCATAGACTTAGCACACATAGGATTTGTTCCTTGAGGCTTTTCCCAAATCCATTCATACTTGAAGTGCTTGAGGTTGGAAGCGATCAATGTAGTGGTAAATGGCTGTGCAGCAGTAAAGACCATTGCAGCAGATTTCTTACATACACGATAATATTCGTCCCATAGTTGATCAAGGGGTAAAATACTATCCCACTTACAGGCAGTAGTTCCATATGGAAGATCAACAAGTAGCAAATCAACCGAATCTTCGTCTAACGTCTTTAATATATCTAGACAATCACCATGTCTTAGATCAAATGTTACCATGTGGAAATATCTCTAGCCAGCCCAGAGTTTAAGAACTGATTGAACTTGTTGACTCCATTGAGCATGTAGTCATCATTACCACCGTCCTTGCCACCCTGCTGAACACTAAAGTAGTTTTTAATTTCACCGGTTGAATGTGCCTGAACAAAATCTGCCTTATCCATCCACACCACATGTGACTTGCTGATGTCTGGATTAATGCCAGCAAAAATGATACGATCCCAGTCTTTGGATACTGCAATGTGATTGAAGATAAAGCTGTTCTCGTCGCATTCGCCAGTTTTGCTGTTTGTCAGCGCGGCAGAAAACTTAATTTCCGTTTTGTATCCCTGAACAACTCGGTCATGACTTGCGTTAAATGGCTTCTCAACCGTCAAGTTATAGTCGGTAGCCAACATATCAGAAATAACATACTCTCCGAAGGAGCCTTTTTGCTTGTTTCCCATAGCCTTGTACCCTTCCATAAGTGTACCTTTCCATGGATCATTTACGGCTTTTGCTAATACTGCTTGCGCACCGGGCCGTGCTAGTGCATTTTCAATCATTAAATCTGTATTCCTTGTTAGAGTTTAACTTACTTCGGTGAATCCATCGCCCAAATCCTTCTGGCGAATGATGCGAACATCATCACGTTTTTCAGGATCAGCGATTTCTTGTTCATATACCTCAAGCGCAATGTTTCGGCATACAGTCTGAAACCAACGATCAACGATCATCTGGTCTGTATCTTTTTTGTTGTATTTGTAGCCTTGCTTGATCAAGTTGATTACAAACTTGTCATTCCAATCAAGTTCAAACGAACCATTGTTGATGTCAGCCGGATCAAGGTCTACATTTAAAATAGCTACATAAGGCTCACCCCTAGAAGTCGCATATTCTTTGGGTGTTAACTCTGGCTTAGTCTCTTTAGTTTTCCGAGGTGCCTTCACTTTAGGCATCGGCGGCTGTAGTTCCTTCTCAGGAAGCACAGATGCTGATGCATCGTCTTCCATGGTTAACCATTTCTTAATTTTATCAAACATATTTTTATCTCCCGATAGTATATATCTGTCTTTTATCACCGTGTTCATAAACACCACAGTCATATTCTCCACAATCATTGCAGTATTCCCGATGAATAACTTCACCTTCAATCCACTGAGGGGGAACACGGTTGGTCCACCGAAGCAAATCGGTCTTACCGTGATTGTAGTAGTTACGGTAATTGGTGATAGGGTCCAGACTGATGATATATTCTTGTGCCATGCAAGATGGCATTTTAGTCAGTCCACTTTGCTTGATATTCTTGGGGGCACCCTTCAGTATGGTCCCCAGCTTATCAATAGTGAGATGAATACGAGAATAACGATGGGTATACTCACGACCAAGAGCAAGTAGATGAGAATAAAGCCAATCGTAATTTGCGCTAGACTCACGGACCCATGCTGCGGACGGATGATTAACATGAGTAGCAGAATAGATAATAGTATCAATAGCATCGGGGAGTTTCCAAACTTTCTTTTTGCGACCTGAGTCCGTTTTACCGACTTCTTCCACACCATCAAGAACGCGATGTGCAGTAGACAACAGTTGGGCGGTTTCAAGAATCATCTTGACTACATGGCGATCAACCATGTTACGAGCGGCAACTTCTGGATCATAATCAACATAGAAGATATTCATGATACTATACTCACTTGTCTTTCTTGGTGGATTTATAGTACTTCCACGCCATGATAGACAAAGGAATCAACGATCCCAATGGAAGAATGATGCTAACACCGATCACGGCAGGATGAAGTGCCGATCCAAGTTTGCTACTTTTCTTTTTCAGTGTCACTTATAACTTCCTTATATTTACGTGCCAGCAATACGTGCAACACTGCACACACTACGAAAACACAGGCGCATAGTATGATGTCATTCATAATATAATCACTCTACACCAATATGACCACCGATGTCAAGACATATCATTCGTTTAGGTTTGTTAACCATTCCAATGATGTATTGCGTTTGCGATGATAAAGAAGTTAGTTACAAAGGCTTGAAGGACCAAGACTGTGCGAACCCAAGCAACCTTGTCGGATTCTTTATCACAGTCACTGGCCTTTTCGCCAAGCGCCTTAAACCAAATACGCTTAAATGTAGTCATATTCTCTTTTAAATCCCTCTGCGGTATAGATTTGTTCAACATCAAGACCATGTGCTTTATATCCTTCTTCCAGCATTTCTTGATAGTACATGTTAGGAGAAGAATAATGTACATATTCTCCAGTCATCTGATATACCATGGCCTCATGTTCTTTACCGTTCACTGTAACAGTGACATATTTCTTTCCGTAAAAGGAAGGGTAGCCTTCAAGGATGTCAAGTTCTTCCTCACATTCTGGAGTAATGTCCCACAACACACATTGCGCAACGTCACCATAGCTGACTTCAACATCAGCTACTCCACGAAACACAAGACGGTGGTCCACAAGATCATACCTACCAATACTGACTGCATTAGGGCATCTCTGTGACATTTGATATATGTTGGTATTCATTCCATAAGCAAGCATTAAAGTCAACTATAATCTCCTATTGCTAAAAAGTTAATATATACTAATTTAGAGTTAGCTGTCAAGAAAAAAGATAAATAAAAATGTAGTTCGCGGAATTGGCGTTCCCAACTACTCTAATACTGCAACGGAGTATCAGTAATGACTATTTATTATGTATATTCTTATCTAAGAAAAGATGGAAGTCCATATTACATCGGCAAAGGCAAAGGCGGAAGAGCATACGACCACAATCATGTAGTTCCTCTACCTAAAGATCGTAATAGGATAGTTTTCTTAGAAAGAAATCTAACCAATGTCGGTGCGTTAGCACTGGAACGAAGGTACATACGATGGTATGGACGAAAAGATTTAGGAACCGGTATATTACGCAATCGTACTGATGGCGGAGACGGATTCTACTCTCTAGTGAGAACTGATAAGCACAAAAAGAATATATCCACTTCACTCACTGGCATAAAGCGAGTTCCTTTATCTGAACAACGAAAAGCACACTTAAGTAAAGTACTGACTGGTGTTTCAAAGCCAGCTTCAAGCCGCCCCGGAGAACTCAATCCGTTTTATGGAGCGAAACATTCTGAAAAGACCTTACTCATTCAGAGAGAAGCAAAAATAGGCGAAAAGAACGGAATGTTTGGAAGAAAACAAAAACGTATAGTGTGTCCACACTGCGAAAAAGATACCTCAGTGAATGTTTATGCTGCGTACCACGGAGATAAATGCCGAAAAAAAGCTATTTAAACTTTCTTACTATTATCACCCCATATCTTAGAGAGGTTGTTTCACAGCCGATTCGCTTCAATGCAGCTTCGGCAAGATTAATCATTCTTATGCTATTTCCGCAGATTATTGTTAATGGGAAACTGTCCTGATTCATAAGAACGAAGTTTTCCACCATCATATCTACGTCTTGATGTTTAACACCGTGAAGGTCAAGTTCATGTGACATTCACATTTCCTCTACTACTGGCTCATCACCCAGTCCATAAGTCACTCTGTATTCCTTTCCGTTGTGGTTATAGAAATACGTATGAGTTCGTTGATTGTTAGAATCCCCGTAATGTCCTATTAGCTTAAGAACTGTGAGCATGTGCTTTGCTTCGTCACCTTCAAGTTCTCGCGTTTCATGACCATGAATCTGACGTAGCCATTCACGTAGCTTTTCCGGAGGCCATTTCATTCTTTCTTCGGTCTGTTTACGAATAACTTCAATGATGCGCCTATTTCTTTCGCTCATTATTATTCCTTACATAATACATTGCCATGACTAACCAGATAGTAGTCATTCCAGCAAGAGTGGCACCTGCAAACAATGAGAACCATTGATGCAGATGCCAGTAGAAATATACGTTCCAGAATCCCCAAACAGCCCAAAAGAAGCTTGAAGGCCAAAATGTTCCCTTTACTGTTTTGTGCTTCCGAAGCGTAAAGATATTGATAGTTGCCGCTACCGCACCAAACGCTTCAAAGCTGCCATTGATTAAATCTGGTATGTTCATAAGTACTTCAATTTAAACCACAATTCATCTGCTTCTGCACGGAATTTCAAGCGATACTTGAAACACATTGAGACGGGATCGTATGCTTCTTCTAAGCCGTAATTGCCCGGAAAATGCTTCTGCGTTTCATTCAATACATACTGATACCGGTGAACTTCCTCGGCCTCAGTCAACCAGTTAACAGGACCGAGCTTATTCAGAAGTTCCTCAGGAGTCACGATAAATTCCACAATTATTTTTATGTAAATACGCGATTGAACTGATTGTTGACACGAATGAATGTGGTGCATTTACTTAAGTGCTTAAGCTCGGCGGCACCGGTATAAGTACACGCGCTTCTTAGTCCGCCAAGAATGTCACGAATAGTATTTTCAACTGGTCCCTTGTATGGAATCTCTACAGTTCTGCCTTCGCTGCTACGATAGTCAGCAACTCCGCCATGATGTTTGTTCATGGCAGTTTCACTGCTCATCCCATAGAACTGCACACGGCGTTCACCCGTCAAGATAATATCAGCCTCATCACTATAATATCCAGTAGGCTTCCAACGAGTAAACTGTGTGCCACCACCTTCATCATGACCGGCAAGCATTCCACCGAGCATTACGAAATCAGCACCTGCACCAAATGCCTTTGCTACATCGCCAGGACAAGTACAACCGCCATCAGCAATAATATGACCTCCAAGACCGTGTGCTGCGTCTGCGCACTCGATAATTGCGGAAAGTTGTGGATAACCCACGCCAGTCTGGATACGAGTAGTACACACAGAACCGGGTCCAATACCCACCTTAATAATATCAGCGCCACGTAAAATTAACTCCTGAGTCATATCTGCGGTAACAACATTGCCAGCAATGATAGTTTTATTGGGGTATAGTCCCCTAACCTTGGCAACAAAATCACCAAAATGTTCACTATACCCATTGGCAACATCAATACAGATAAATTCAAACGGATACAGGGTCATCAAATCTTGAAGTTTTTGATAATCTGCATCACTTGTTCCTGTACTTACCGCAACATTACTAAAGTTGATATTCCCATCATAAAGTTCAAAACCAGCAACATTGTAGCTTTTAACCAAGCAGGTAAACAAAGAGTTCTTGTTTAACTCTTCTGCCATAGCAAGGGTTCCAACCCCATCCATGTTTGCCGCCATAATGGCAATCCCCCGCCATTCGGCACCGCTATGTTTGAACTTAAAATTTCGTTCTAAATTGACTTCCTTGCGACTAGAAAGAGTTGACCGCTTTGGACGAATCAACACATCACTAAAGTCAAGAAGAATCTCATTTTCAATACGCATTAGTAACCCATTCTAAACTCATTACATTTAACACATCTCTGTGGTGTTGGATAAAGACCCCTATCAAGGAGGATATTTTTAACCATGCGTTTTGGCAGCTTCTTGTTCCCTCCAACGGGTATAATCAATCTCCCACTGGTTTTTCACTGCCTTGCCAGCGATAAATTTTTGGAACTGCCGATAGATGTAACTCTTGCTGCTGTAGAGTTCAGCCTCGTCAAAACGATAGCCGTACATGCTACAAAAATCACGATACTTATCAAGATCGTCAAAGATTTGATTGATGTTCGTGTTTGGCTTAGTATTCTTAGACATTTATAATCCTTAGATTTTTAGGTTGTTTAAAGGTTGGGTTGTGTTGTAGGAAATCGTTACACCGTTACTTTCACTTTCGGATGCAGTGATAACGATGTCACGATTTGGGTAGCGAGTTGCAATATATTCATATAGCTCATCGCAGAGTTCTTCGCATGATTTATATGCCACACGAATAGCAGTATCATCAAAGAGGTTATTTAACCATCTTTTGTATGAATCTATTTCAATCTCTTCGTCAGATTTGTCAAGCTCAAGCTGTATTCTGAAATCTATAATACGAGGATTGATACCAACACGAGGAGTGCTGATTTCAACCCACATATTACGTTTCGCTTTGCTCTTTATCCTGTTGCGCGCATCTTGGAGAGCGGCACTTCGTTGTTCATCTATCATAATGTTCACACTATACCATGATGTTTAGGATTAATCAACCGTTTTGGTCAACCAACTTTGACTTCATCCTTGATCAGAGCCTTAATGACACTGATTTGAGCCTTCTTCTCGTTGATTTGATCTAACAAATCCTTGATGGCAGGACTAGTTTTAGCAAGTGCCTCAAGTTCATACTCTTCGTCACGCTTTTTCCTTGCCCATTCAAGAATGTTTTCAGCATCAGTGCTAAGACCAATACTTACATGACCGAGGTTCATATCTATCCACTGTTGACCATCGTTTACCTGAATGTTTTGCGTTGCGCTATTGAACCTCATATCACCAAGTCCAAGCGCACCAGAATAACTATTAAGATAGGTAGTGGGAGGAAAACCTCCATTAACCACAATATGTCGGTTACTTCCGCTGATACTTTTAAACATCACTTCACCGCTGGTAATAGATAACGCCACACTGAAAGACCACTGTCTACAGTGATTTCAATAACTCCCGCATCAGCAATGCGAACAACTTTGTCACCCGGCAAGTCCATGATTGCGAGGAAAACCTTCACTGGCCAGTTCCATGGCTTCGCAATCTTGCCGCTCACAGTTGATTGGAATACGAAGTTTCCGGAGTGTGTGGAAGGATCACCAAAGTAAATCTTCAAGTCACCGTTTTCAGTCTTGGTCTTGAAATAAGCTTCTTCGCTGTTAGCCTGCGCCTGCTTTTTCAAACGCTGAATGTTGGCAACTAGCGGCTCAAACTCAACATCCCAAGAAGTTCCCTTAAAGGCTACATTCTTAACCTTTTCCTCAACAATCCCTTTTCCCATCAAACGATAATCGTTAACGAAGTCGCCAGTCTTGGTCTCAAAGTGAATAGCAGCAGGTGCAGTTGGATCAGATGAAGTCCCACGGGTGACATTGATGGTAGCATTATCATCATAGTCATCAAAGTTTACGATAGTCTTCAGCTTTGTCAAGTTTGGCATACCAAAAGTGCCAACAAAGTCTGCGAGAGGAGTCTTGAAGTTACCATAAACGATAACGGTTCGGTCTTCCGAAGATGCAGTAATCTGAGTATCACTATCTGTTCCAGATACCTTCACAAGATCAACGAAACTGTGGGTATGCTGAATGATATCAAGCAAATAATCTTTCATTGTGTTTCCTTTTTATAGAATAATATTATACGAATGGAGGGTATAAGTCAATGTTTTTGTTAACCAAAACTGAAAAGATCATTGAACGTGCTATTGGTGTCCGTATCTAAACGAAGGTCCCATTTTAAAACGCCAAGAAGGTTTTCAACCTTTTCGTCAACCAGCTTGCGTTCCATATCCTTATCATCAAACGGAAGGTCAAGGAACCATTGTGGAAGCCTCAACTCATCAGTTGGATAAGCGATAGATGTAAAACCAAGAGGATTGGTCTTAAGAGAACACACTACCACTTTCATACCATCAACGATCTTCTGGCTATAGTTGTCCCCATGCATCTTGCGTAAATAGTTGTAGTTTATGGCTGCTCTAGCGTGACCAACTCCACACTTGCCAGTTTTTTCAAACTCAATCGTATGATTGGTCAAGTTATTGACTGATTTTGGATTTCCTTTAGTCCAACTATCTTGTTCCGATAAGTGATTCTTGAAATCCTTGATTTTTTCAATAACTTCATCACGCTGCTTACCTTGCTGGATAACCATACAAAGGACATCCATCAGAAACTCTTGAATATACTTTGGTGTGTCAGAACGCTTCAATGCAACGCCCATGGCCTTTACCTTACCATATCCAATGTTTACGCCCTTCTTTTTGGCTTCTTCTGGATCAGTGATCAGATCATAGCGATCACCTTCCATGTCAAAGATATTGATGGCATAAATCTTCTTAGTGATGAAAATAGCACGATCACCGATCAACTCGCGACCAGCCTTAATGACTGAACCGTTCTTGCGTGGACAGTGAAATACGCGTTCCATGAATGCAGGGAAACTATCATTAGTCTGCTCTGCGATGTTGTCATAGAGTGCAACACAAGTATCCTTATTCCATTCTACCTCACCCCTATCAATCTGATCCTTTAGCATAGGGTATGCAGTGAAGTAGCAAGAGTCAGTATCGCCATATACGATTGAACTACCTTCATGGGTGTAGTTACCCTCAATGAGTTCATTGATCTTACTCATCATGTGGCGAGTAATCTGTCGACCAGATAAAGTAACTGACTGACCAATACGTTTATCGTAGAAACGGCAGTGTTCATTCAAAAGTGCGCCATATGCAGAGTTGAGTAGAATCTTACGAACAAGCTGTCGCTTATCATAATACTCAAATAACACCATATCACCAGAAGATTTTGCTTCTTTGGCTTGCTTCTGAGTTGCCTTACGTTCTGAATACCAACGAGAAAGCAGACCCGGAATGACACCTTCTTTCTCATATGTAAAGATGGTGCCATTTGCTGAAAGAATGTAGGGGTTATTGCTATCAAAAACCATCTTCCAGATTTCGGCAGCAGACATTTCTACTGATCGTCCATCTTCATAATCAACAATCAGCATGGTGCCACGCTCTTGATTCATAATAGCCGTATATTCAAGCGAGCCAAAGAGACCATCCCAAAGTAGTGCAGCAGTTATGCCCTTATCTTCACCCTTTTTAGTCTTTTTCTTTTTCTTGGAAATGGCAATGCTCTTTTCCTTCATATAATGATCGGTAAGAGTTTGACGAACCTGAGCAACGATTGTCTCTGGAGACATGTTTAGTGCACGAATGTCTGATGGATACAGTGAGTTGATGTCAACTGCGCCAACATATTCATGCATACCTACCTGAGGATTGGCAACGAATGCACCTGCAGCCTGCGTAGTGTCATTGGTTTCCTGTTCTCGTGTTTTATCAGGAATGATGAATCCACGCTCATGTGCTTCATTGACAACAGCCATCTCAATCATGGCCACAGAACCCATTGCAGTAGGTAGCAGCACGGTATTTTCGTGAGCCAGAGCGTTTGCAAGATCAAGAAACTTCGTCTTACGGTGAATCTTCACCATAAGCATAGTATCCTGTCGGTTATATTCAATGAACTTCTTAAAGTCTTGGTTATACAGTTGGTCTAATGAACCCTCATACTGAGTCTTGCGTTCATTTACTTCCATTTCGCCAATAGAATCAAGTGAATAACTGTGGCGAGATTCATAGTTATACTTCTTGTATAACTGCAAATAGTCCATGTGAATACGACCAACCAAGTCATAGGTGGACTCTTCCTTACCAAAGCGTTCATATGTTCTTACCTTAGGAAGTTGCCCAAGAAGACAGAACTTTCGTGTGTCATCCTTGGACATAATACGAGTCACACGATTCACACAGTATGGAATATCGTATCCCTCTGAGTTCCATCCAGTGAGAACATCGGCATCTTCAATCAGTTCAAAGAATGTCTCAAACATTTCAATCTCAGAACGAAAAAGAAACGTATTGGGAAAATCATTGACCAACTCTTGCGCCGTCTCATCGGACATATGCTTCGGTGGGATGGCAAGTGTAATCAGTTGATCCAACCAATCCAAATACAACGAAATAGCTGTAACTGGATTGAATGGATCATCCGTTGGACTAAAACCTCTTTCGGGGTCAAAGTCCACTTCAATATCGAAGAAGCATGTATGGAGTTTTGGAGGCTCTACGTTAAGGTAGTTGTCCGCCAAGCAGCGGAACACAACGTTGACATCGCTTTCAAACAACTTCTTATTGCTGTGAATGCGTTTTTCTTTCTGAAACTCAGTACGTTTACGTGTTGAGAATCTGGAAAGAGAATCACCGAAGATAGAACGATACTTGCCCTTGTGGTCAGGATAATAGAGAACATAGTTTGTTGGATATTCTCTATATACCCGATTGCCCTCAGGAGTTCTTTCTACAACGTGAATGCGATCATCTTTTATTGACAATACGGCATCAACGTAGCTCATTTTTTACTCTTACAATTATGGCCATGCCAGCGAATATAGTTACTATTTCCTTTTCCGATTTTACCACAGTACTCACATTCCCATTCCTGATTTTTATATTGTTTAGGTTGTTTACTTGCGGTGCAGTTCTGACCGTGCCAGCGTTTTAGATTAGCAATATCAGATTCTATACCACAGTTAAAGCAAGTTGCTCTTTTTCGGTTAAGAGCAGCTTTTCTGTTTTTAGCTCTGGTCTCCAGTGATCTTTTCTTTCCCGTTTGTATTTCAGACATTTTTTTGGCAATACGTGGGTTTCGCATTGGGTTTTTGTCTCCGAGAAGATCAGGGCGTGGCCCTCCCTTCAGAAAATGGTGACTCCCATCAGCTATACGCCGTAAAGCATGATTTTTACTCAGCAGAGATATCTCTCCCGGTGTTTTTCCCATTCTTAGTGCTAAAAGAATACATGCGGCCCAATCACCTTGGCGATGATGTATGTCATAATGTTCCTGTATCGAAATACACATGAGATTGCTAATTTTGTTGTTTAATTTGTTTCCATCTATATGATGAATATCATATGATCTACCATCTTTATCTTTTGGTATTGGACCATAATAAGATTCCCATAACTTTCTGTAGTTCATGAGAATACTCCGATTAGTAAGTGTAGTGTTGGGCTATCTGTGAATCGGCACAGAAAGGTAGCTACTGCTGTTCGCACAAAGATATTTATCAGAGTATTCACCGTATCAGGTTTTACCCACCGTGGCTAGTATTGTATTTAGTTCCTCATTTTCCTCGTTCGTTTCATTCAAACGAGACTTATAAGCAATCTTGATAGCCTTCTTGAGGATGGATGGCTTGATTTCAAGTTCTTCTGCAATCGCCTTAACAGTGTCGTTAAGACCTTCATTGAGAGTTTCAACTTCCTGTAAAACGTTGATTCCCTCGTTGACGAGTTGAGTCAGTTTGAGCTTTGCTTCTGCATTAAAGTTACGTGACATATTATCTCCTTGTTAGTCTAGTTATTATAGCAGACTGCGTAGAAAAGTAAAGGTTTTTGGTCAATCCATTTGATTAATTAGATTTTCAAGATCATTTAAAAGATTAATAGGTAAGGTTTCGGTGTATCCATCTGAACACTCATTCTTGGTAACTGCGCCATTGACATATCCAAAATGAGATTTGATCTTAGATTCCCACTCAAGTCCCTTTTCTCCAGTATCAAAATCTTTTATATAATGTACAGTATATGCCCCATTCTTGGTCCGGTGACTGGCTAGTCTCCTTTTTAGATTAGTTGTCACCCCAAATTTAATAAAAGTATCAAATAGCAATACATAACCAGTTGATGGTTTAGTTGGATTAAATCCCTGTCCATTGCAGTTTGGGCATGGTGATTTTCTTTTTATACGATTTGGAACCACTGACCATGTATATCCACATGTAAGGTGGGTATGTGATATTTTTGAGTGTGTGCCATTATATTCTTCATTGACGATAAAATCTGGATTATTTAAACTCAACTGTTCTACATATTCATCATGTGTTAATTTTTGATTTCTAGCACACTTTGGACAGCCTCTTCCTATTTTAATTTTTTCTGGTTTGGCCATCCACGTATGTCCACATCTGAGACTGGTGTATGATATTTTTGTAGTATTATTGATGTAGTTTTCGTTAACTATCAATTCAGGTCTGTGTATACGTAAAAATTCTACGTATTCTTCATGTGTCATTTTTTTTCTCATACCAATATGATATCAGATATCACGAAAAAGTAAACAGTTTTGGTCAACATAGTTGTTCAAGTTCTTCAAGTAGGAAAAGGGGTAGTGTCTCGGTATATCCACAGGGGCACATCTCTTTGGAAACTGCACCTTGGGGATATCCAAAATGATTTTTTATTCGTTTTTCCCACTCAATAGCATCTTTTCCGTTAGTGAATGTTTTTGTATAATGCACCGTGTGTTTTCCGTTCTTTGCTCGGTGATCTTTTAGTCTGTTCTTTAATATGTTAGTAATACCATATTTTAAGAATCCATCAAAAATCAGAATATAAACGGTTACTGGCTTAGTGGGATCAAACTTGCATATACGACACATGGGACAGCCTCTCCCAGATTTAATATTGGTTGGTCGCGCCAGCCATTCATGTCCACAAGTAAGGTGGGTGTGTGATATTTTTGTTGCGGCATTGATATATCTACCGTTAACTACAAACTCTGGTCTATGTGTGCGGAGATATGCTTCGTATTCTTCCTGAGTTACCGTTTTTGTCATACCATAATGGTATCACATATCACAAAAAAGTAAACACTTTCGGGCAATCACTGGAAAATGTGATGATTCTTTTCGCCGTAAATCTTGATGTATTTACCAGCTAACATATCAGCCATAGCCTCAATAGGACTACCGGGATAGCTGGCACCGGGCTTGATCATACCGATTTCATCTTGACGAACATGGACCAGTTCATGAAAAACTGTGCGTAGTATGTCAACAAGATTTCTGTCCTTGGCATAAACCCATACTGAACCTTGTCCCTGAACATGCCCACCAGTGTGATGATTGTCTTGGGCATCTTGTGTATCATAGCTAAGTTGAATTTTTGGTAGATGTTGAATGTGAAGTCTTCTGCCAGCCCATTCAGCAAACTTTCTGACTTCTTCTCCAAGATCATCAGTTGGGTTTCCGCTAGTTTCGTCTAAATCTCTAACGTCTTCAATCCAATCGGCGGGAACTTTATGGTAAGTTCTTTTAAAAATATCATGAAGTGCTTCATCGGTAAGTCTATGCTTTTTTGCAATGCTGCGAATCAATCTATCAATGGTATCATAATCATGCTTCTCCAAAGAAGGTAGTTTCTTGGCTAGTTCATGTGCAGCCGCTGCATGGATGATGTCTTCTGTTAACATGAATGTATTTATCCTACTAAAAACAATAACGGCGGAGAAATTAATCCCCGCCGCCATCATTTGACTGTGAACGCTATTAGAAGCGAACAGAAGTCGTAGCAACTACGCCGTTGTTCTTGACACCGCCAAGATCAGTATGAGCATACTGAACACCAACTGAGAATGGTCCTACAACATTCAAATCAACGCCCCCAGTTGCACGAAGCCCCTGAAGATTGTGTGCATGAAGATCGCGTAGGTTATCATAACCAAGACCAGCATATACAAGAGTATAACCAGTCACTTCATAACCAAGACGAGCGCCAACATTGACATCGCGACGATCAAACACGTTGTCAAGGCCAGTTTCCAAACCAGCAGTGATCGGACCAACAACCTTGGTGTCGTAACCGAGTTCAACACCATAAGTGAAGTCACGATTTGACGGAATGTTTGAGATGTCCTGATAACCAACTTCACCAGTTACGCGAGGACCAACAAAGCTATCTGCCATTGCTGGAGCGGCAGTTGCGGCGGATACAGCCAATAGTGCTGCTGTGATTAACTTCTTCATATTTTTCCTTTTTCTGTTTGAGGATTATTTCTCTAATCCAGTATCCTATATAGCATCAGATACATGAAATATCAAGCATTTTGGTCCACAAGTTATTTTGATGTTGCCCTGTACACCCCATCCCAATCTCTAGGTTTTGGTGGATTCTGTTGTATCTCTTTGATCCTATCTTGCATCATTAAGTAATAAGATTTCAGTACGCCGTTCCAGTTATTTTCCATAGCCTGTGCAAAACCCAATGCTCTGTTCCAAGCACCCATTCTATATGCATCCATGAATCGTTGATGTGCTAGTTGCGCTTTTGCGTCCTTGTGCTCCAACACCGTATAGATTCTGGAAGGTTCTGTTTTGCCCTTGACTGCGATAAGATCAAGTTCAACGACCTGATACTTGTCTTTCACGTATTCTGCGGTTTTGGGACCAATAATGATTTTAACCCCGTAAGGCTTGCTTTGACCTTCCAGCCTACTTGCGAGATTAACGCCATCACCCAGACAAGTATAATCAAACCGCTGGTCGCTGCCCATATTGCCGACAACAACAGTATCAGTATTAATACCGAGACCCATTCCAAAAGCTGGTACGCCTTCTTTTTTGACTTCATTGTTAAATTCCTCCAATGCTTTCAACATCTGAAACGCTGTTTTTACTGCATCCAATGCGTGTTTCTCATTGTTTACAGGTGCGTTCCAGAATGCCATTTGAGCATCACCTATATACTTATCAAGCGTACCTTTGTTCTCAAGAATTGCTTTGGTCATCGCTGTCATGTAGCGATTCATAATCTTGGTCAATCCTTGAACGTCCTTGCCATAATGTTCTGAGATTGTAGTGAAACCACGAACATCCGTGAACATGATGGACAGTTCTTGCTCAGTGCCTCCTAGCTGTAATAGTTCTGGTTGACGCTGTAGTTGTGCAACAAGATCAGGACTCAAATAAGTTCCAAACTGCTTCTTGATCTGCTGCTTTTGTAGAAACTCATTGATGAATTTTACACTGTAAACATGCAAATAAATAATGAGAGCAGACAAGAAGTTGAATGAAATATCAAACAATATCTTATTATGACTATATAGATATACAGGAGTATAAGCATATCCGATCAGTAATATTCCAATCCAAACAATGGAATATCTTAGATTAGACAAGCCTATAACTGCTAGTGAAAGAAGCACAAATGCCAGAAGATCAACCAGCCCAACCCAATTCGGAATTGACACAGAATCCTGATTTATCAGAGTCTGAAGAATGCTGGCCTGAACCTGATGGGGCATTTTGGCACCAGCCGGAGTCGCTACTGGGTTTGCGATCCCGCTCGCAGTCACACCGAGTAGAACGATCTTTCCATCGAGACGAGGAATATTCTCGCCTACTTCAAACGATGAGAATTCGGAATTCGGATTAATAAACACACGACCATATTCATCTGTAGGAATTTTACCAAACTGTGGAACACGAACAGCCTCAACACCAGTCTCATTTATTTTCGCTTGATAGCTTGGATCACCAGCAGCGACACGCAACAGTTCTAAGGCGAACGAAGGGTAGTATTCGCCATTTGAAGTCCCTAATAAAGGCATTCGGCGCACAACCCCATCCGTCTCGGGAAGAGTTGTTGTTATGCCGACACCTACAGCGGATTGTTGAAGAACTGGAATGTTATCAAGAACACAAGGATAGTTCGGAAGAAACTGAGTTGGTTTCCCGTCACCGATTACAGCAACACCTGTGCGGCGAGTCTGACGATTATCCCTAGTGCAATCGGTTGAAAGTGTTTGGCTAAGCACTACAGGGTGATTTGCTAACGCATTTGCAAAGGCATCATCACCATTGAATCTATCTTTTTCCGGATAGAGAATGGTGCTTCCAACAAGACCAGCATGACCATTATCGTAAATGTCATTGATAATCTTGGCATAAGTGTCTCTAGGGAATGGATATTGTCCGTATTTTTCTATTGCTTTCTCGCCAATATTTGCAATGACGATTTGATCAGAATGTACAGGCTTGCCTAGCATAAGATAATCATAAAACTTAAGCTTCATCGCATCAACTAGATACGGATTGGAAAGCTTGACGATAAGAAGTAATGTTAAAGTGAAAAGAGCCATCCAAGGACTCAATAGGATTTTTCGTAGTTTTTTCATGGCTCTATCCTTAATGTTTTACATATGAATATCCAGTGCAGGTTCCAGTAGTACAAGTAATGCTCATTGATGCGCTATCAGTAGTAGTAGGATTATCCTGAACGACAGTTACTCCGATATTTGAACTATTTAGCGTAAGAGAAAACATTTTCTGTGCAGTGCCAGCTTGTGTGGCACTTACCGTATTTCCACTAGTTGGTATATTAAGTTCTAAGAAGTGATTGCCCGTTCCAGTCTGTGATGTGGTGATGTTATTACCTGTTCCTGTAACGTTCTGAAATAGATTTTGTCCACCTGATTGAGTGTTGTTCAATATGTTTGAGTTGCCGTTAATGATAGCCTGCTCATAGTTGGAGTTTCCTGCCTGATTTACTGTCATATTATTTCCAGTTCCAACAATATTAGCTTCAACTAGGTTATGATATCCATTCAATGTTTGACCACCTTGTGTCACGTTCAAGCTATTTGATGCACCGTTAATAACCAATGCTGTGCCATTAGGACCTCTTACAGCATTGTAATCACCTGTTTGAGTAACAGTTACACTAGTGTTATCTCCACCGTATTGATTGATGTAGACAGTGTTATAACCTATAGTTGAGGTTTGGTTTATATAGTTCTGCTCTATTGAACTGATAACAGCAGGAGGATAAGTGGGTGCAGGAGGTGCCGCAGATTGTCCTGCTGCTAATGGAGTAGTTGAGCCACTGCCTGCAAAAGTATTTGTTTGCGCAACAGTTGGGTTTAGAGTACCAGTAAAGCTGAATCCATTTGAGTTAGGGAATCCATAGTCAGTGCTGAAGACTGTGCCATTTAGATTGGCATTGGTGAAGAAAAAGAAATGATGTCCTAGACTGTCTGTTCCCTCAACATCCAGTTTACCCGGACCAAGATCAGCCGCAACGGAACCATTGCTATTATACACAATCATTTCCCAGGGATAGCTAGGATTGCCACTAGCGATAAATCCGATATATTGCGTTGACGATAAGTGATAAGGTGATCCTGTGTTCCAAGAAGTGCCTATGCCACTTAGGCTATAGATTTGACAAGTTGTGGTATACAAGCAAGCACTGACATTCCATTGCGTGTCACTGAACTGTGCAGCACCGAACTCCAGATTGGAAAAAGAGGTTGCCATAGCAGGAACAGTGAATAACCTTAAACATAGAATGAAAAGTAGAATCTTATTAAAGGTTTTCATTTGTTAGGTGCTCCATTCTGGACTATTGTTATTGTTCCTTGTGGTCTACCATCACCTTGATTAGTCCATTTTTGATTCATAAAGTTGTATGAATCTACCAGTCCATTTTGAGAAACCACTACCTGTACTTGTGTATTTAGCGGTAACCAAACAGTAGCAGCCTGCTCTTTGTCTTGAGAAAGTTCTGAATAAGCCCATCCTATTTGAACAAGTTTCTTGTTCAATACAGGAGAAACATTGGTGTGTATTGTTTGTTTTGGAAGAGTTGCATTGTTTTCCAAATAAACCTGTTCCAATTGATCTGGAGTAGCGGGCTTGGCAGCAATCAATACTGCAACTTCTTCAAATGGATCACCACCTGAGTCTGGGTCTTGGTTTGCATCAGCAGCCGCCTGTGAAGGGTTCAACGAAAGCTTCAATGCGTTTTTTGATATCTTGTTAAGACTATCACCAGAATCGGTAGTGGGTGCTGAAATCTGTAGTGTATTGTTTACCTGCTTCATTGTCATATTTACTTTGACCGGAGGAGCAGGTGGAGTGAAACTGTTTTCCACCATAGTTGCTTGGAAAGGTCTGGACAGAGTTACTACTCCAGCAGCAGTTAGAACCTCAATAGACCCGGTTGGGCATTCATCTGTTATCTTTGTGGGGTCCTTGTCATCATAACAGCTAGGTAGTAGAATGACAGTTGTTTTGCCAGTTTCATCAACTGACATCAAAAAGTCTGTGCCACGAACACCAATCGTTGCAGTTGGAGTATGTATATTAACACCACCGGGATTGCCATGTGCGATTTTACCAGATGCATATCGCACTGTACCTAATGCAACTTTAAGACCAAGCTTGCCTTTGTTTGAGTTTCCACCATCATATACGAAGTCATCTATTACAAGCTTACTGTTTTCGGTGATATTAACCGTAGTGCTATCAATAAACGTGATCTTGAACTTACCTTGACTGTTGGTGGTGATCGTATCCATCTTTTCAATCCCGCTACCTTTAGCAGCAGGATGTATCGTATTTGATCTTTTGATTTGACCTCCGCCTCTAAAATCTGTTACCGACCCGATTGATGCCATCGCAGGGGTCGATAATAGAAGTAATAGATTAATGGCCAGTCTTAATATTGAACGTGCCATTGTTACCGGTACTCGTTATGTTGATTACTGTTTCAGAAGCACCATACTGTTGAGTAGTAAGAGTGTTACCTGTTCCAGTAAAGCTGGCATATAGAGAGTGACCATATGTTCCACCGGCATCAGTTTGTGTCACGTTAGTAGTATTGTTGCTACCAGTGAACAATAATGTTTGTGACGAGTTAGGCGAGTTATCAGTTACAGTAAATGCGTTATTGTTGCCATTGGTGTTGATTGTTTGCGTAATATTTGCAGCAGACCCATGAAAATTCAATGAGTTGTTGTTACCATCAAATACAACATTAAGATTCAACTTATTACAGTTTGAATCGCCCTGCTGTGTGCCACATGCAATGACAGCAGTATTATTATTACCAATCTGTTGAATAGTAGCAGTTGCGCCACTACCTGTTCCAGTAGAACCTACAATACCCATTAGTAATGAGTTTGAATTGCCAGTTTGAATAACTGTAACAGTTTGATTGTCACCAGAAAGATAAATTGGATTTACCAAAGTACCTGTAATGTTAGATACACCTGTTTGTTGGATATTTACATTTACGTTATTACCTGACTGATCAATGTATACTTTATTTGTTGTTGCTACTGTGCCTGCTTCTGTTGCATTGGGTGAAGTTGCTACGATTGCAGGAGGATTTGGTGCAGTAGGAAGTACCGCAGTTGCTGGAGTGCCAGCATCAACTGATGCTGTTTGTGCAAACGCAGCACTAGATACTAGCAACGAACCAAGAATTAATGCATATTTTATTATTTTCATCTTTGTAATCCTTACTTTGTTGTAGTTGTTTGTGCGGTTGCCTTAAAGTGCCAAAGCCCTTTCTTTTCGCCGCTCTTTATTAGTTCTGCTACACCGAGTTCAATGGCTGCTCTTATAGCATAACTTCCAGCTTCATTAGTCGTTTGTTGTCCATCAAGTTCAAATGCCTGTGTTCCCAAATCAAAGAGTTTAAACACTGTTATACCCTCTGAGGTAGACAAAACATTTTTATTGACAGTGACACTATCTAATACTTCGCCGGTTTGTGTAGATACGAGTCGCATATTGATTACGACCATATCTTCACTGTATTGAGTATTCGGACCTATGCCTAGATAACGAACCCCATTACCTCCTGTTTTAGTATCACTGTTATAATCAATGATACCACCTTCAATGATCAAGCCCGCTACCGTTAAAGGTGGCAGCGGTGTTGCTTTATCACCATATTCTTGTTCACGCATCTGACGAATAAGTTGACGTTCCTTTATGAGACTGTCAATACCCACACGTTCAACTGGTCTAAACCATTTGCCATTGTCAACATCTGATAGAGTTTTAATAAGATATGCGTCAGCACCCTGAGTTACTGCGGTACTGAACGTGCTTAGAGTTGATGATGGCTTACGCTGTCCAGTCTTGTCAGTAAATGCATATACTGCAACTGGAATCGGTGGACCTTCAGGATCAGGGATGCCCTTGAATACCTTTTCATTGGCAAACTTAGACACTACAGGCTTTGATCTAAGCATTTCCGTGTCTTTGTTCAGTCTAGGGTGAATGCCTCCGATACAACCGGACAAAAGAAGCATTAATGGCAAAATCAATAGTTTTTTCATGTCAAGGCTCCTTAAAACGCAAATGTCGCAATAGGAACATTGACCACTGTTTGATTGCCTGAACTGTCAACTACCGTGAGTTGCACATTGGTGCCTGTTTTTAGGTAACTAATGGTGTTTCCATCTAGATTAAATGTTCCTGCGTTGGATGATCCTCCGGCTTGGAACAAGTTGTTTGACAACTGTGTTGCAAGCTGTGCATACACTTGTGAAGTAAACAGAGAAATAAACTTAGCTAGAGGAGTGTTTGATGCAGCAGCGGCGGCGGCTGCTTGAGCAGATGCTAATGCATTTGCATTTGAGGCAGCATTAGAAGACTCTAACGACTGCACCGAAAGTACATGGTTAGACCAGTTGATGCCATTAAATGAAGGGTCTTTAAACTGCTGAATCAGTGGATCAGCATGTGCCGTTCCTGCAATACTAAGTGCTGTGATTAGAGAAAGTGCTTTTAATATTTTTCTCATTATTTCTCTCCAAATATTTAACTACTTCCGCCAGAAGCCTCTTGATCTGCTTCTTTGTGATGTACACGAGGTTGATTGATAATCTTTTCGGCCTCAACACGCTCATGTTCAATGGTCTTTCCGCGCAAGTGTAATACCGTATTAACTTTTTGATTAAGTCTGATCAAGTCATTGTCTAGCATTCTGATACGATCAATCAGCGCGATCAGAACAGTGTTTGCTTCGCTGAGAACCGGCTTGACTTCTTTTGTCGCCCATTCCCAAACGTAGAACACGAAATATCCCATGCCGCCAGCAGCAATGATGGGGAATCCATACTTGTTTACTAGTTCTGCTATTTCACCCATCAGTCGCGTCTCGCATCTGTCTTGCCATCAGCACGAGCGATTCGTTCAACATCTGGTCTTAAACCCAACGCATTTGAAACAACAGTGTCAATGCGAATGACATCGTGATTCATAGTCTTAACACGATTGTCTAGTGCGGTGATGATACCAGCCATACCTTTTACGCTACCCGTGACACCAGCAAGAATAAACTTTAGGGTGAGGAACACAAAGTAACCAGCCCCTAATGCAGCCGCAATAGGAAATCCAACATCACCAATAACTTTAAAGATATCTGTACCCATAAACCCTCATAACAGTAAAACCCCAGTGTTTTGTTTACACTGAGGTGTTACTATTATTTAGTCATTTTGGGTATTTTTAAGTATCAGTAGATACTGCGTGGCATCTTTTCTTTTTGGGCAAAGTTGATCAGCGCATCAGTAAAGTCCATGGCGCTCTTGCAAGCCTGATTTTGCATGGCTTCACGATCAATCGGCTTGAGACCATTGTAAACATCAAAGAAGGCGTGAATGGTCCGAAGAGGAATCTTCACCTTGTCCCCATCTTGGAAAACGATGTCGCGATTTCCACCAACATCAATGCTCTTGCGAAGCTGCATCGGAAGAACGGGAATCTTGTCGTAGTCGGGATCATTGATCAGAGCGTCTTCGTAGAATGCCTTAGTCATTGTGGTCACCTTTCGTTTGTGATGACAGTCTTCTAAGGCATGTAAATCAACGTGTCAACAGTTATTTTTGAAAAAGTGAAAATAAATTCCCAGTGACATAGTTCTTATCTTGTCCAAACATACTATGTTGTAAATGCTTGATAATATCTGGGGTAAGGTGTCTTGCTCTCATTCCCCCACGAGGAAAAAGATGCACTTCTACTGGTTCATCGCCTTCAACCTTTTGAATAGCCATCATGCGATTGCGCCCTTCATGACCACTGACTCTGGCATCTTTACTGAAGTCACCGTCTTCCCATTCTCGTGGAATATCTATGGTCAAAAAGGGTGAACCCAATGCTCCACCTTGTTCAATATGACCTGCAATGTGATCAACGCTTGTGGGATTGTTTAATCTGTGAGCAAGCTTTAAAAACATACTCGGTTTCATCAAAACACGCAATCCCATGTAATCCACGTTAGCATTATATGGAACAGAACCAAGCCCGTTTTCGTTGTCTACTTTGTATTCATCAAGTTCTGATTCTTTTATGTCTTTTGGCATTGCATAAAAGATATGCTTACCTACAGCGGCAAGTTTTTTAGTTCCTTTTGCCCAATATGGATGAATATCTTTGGTGTGATAAAAGACTGCACCGTGTGTTGGGTCAGGAGCATGACCAGACATGATCTTCTTGGCAAGCTCATAGCTCTTGGCCCATAGCTTGTAATCAAGACCTTTGCCAGTGTTTTCAAGCTTCTTTAACCATGTATTGAAATCTTGACCACCGGGTGCTTTTCTGGACTTGATGATCTTATCAAGATGTTCCATTTCTTGTGCATATTTGTAGTTTGGATCGTTGTGGTTCCAGCAACTAAACTGACTTGGTTTTGTGGCAACACCAACAATACCTTGACCAAAACGTCTTGCGTGTGCCTTATCATTGGCGCGATTCTTAATGACATTACCGATTGCTAGCATACCATTTGCGCCTTGATCCCTTGCTTCTCCCCACATTGTGTGGGCAAGAATCTTAGTGGGGTCTTGGTGTACTGGTTGTGTTGCTGCTGGGAGATCAAAACGAACAACAGGATCAAACTGCTGCTGTTTATTGTGCATAGCCAATCCGCCTGCCGCCAAAGCCGCTGCGCCGCCTGCGGCTAGTGCACCCTTCTTAGCCCAATCGGGAAAAGCTTCATCAAGCGATTCATTCATACCTAAAGGAAGATTGGCAACATGCTGCAATGGAAGATTGACTAGTTTCAATGCACCACTCGCAAACTGTCTCCAGTAACCGGTATTATGAATATGCTGCATCATGTAATACAGATATCTTGCATCAAGAACATCAGTAGCCGTTACCTTGATACCGATATTTTCTGGTGAATATTCCTTGGTTGGTGTGCCTACCGATTTGTCACTACCTTTGCGCTGAAGCCAGAAATCAGCATCAGGAAAGTTTGTCTTCACTGTTGCTAAATCTTTGAGCCTTACGCCAGCGGATTCTGTTATGAACTCTTTCGCTCTCATTATCCAATCCGCTCTGCTCGTATATGTCGAGAATTCCAAGTTGGGTTTTCTCGTCTAGCGATATTTATTGCTTCTTCCGCACTTGAAGCAGTCACATTGGATATACCACTGGCGTCTCCTCTATGGACTCTCCATAACGCTGGTGCTGTTTCTGTATTTTCAGATGATGAAGTATTACCATTTTCTGCTTCTTCCCAGCGAGCATTAAATCGCATGATCCAATTAATCTGAGCATCAGTTAGGTTTTCATAGTCTTGATCATGTGGGTCAACGTGAGGAAGACCTTGTTGATCGCACCATAGTTCATATTCACGAGTTAGTTGATCAATAGCTTGCGCTCTTGGTCCATCCTGTTGAGGAGCATATGCATTGACATCATCTGAAGGAGTAGGAGGTGTTTGGCGGCGACCGGGTTCGGCAACGTCAACAGAAATATTCTGTAGTGGCATAGTTCTCCACACGTGATTGCGAGCCGCCAGCCTATTATATGCCACTTCTGAATTGGGACCAGATGCGTATGCAGGAGCAACTGAACCATCACGTGTCATAAATCTATATGTTGTTTCACCCTCGGCAGGCTCATCAAGAATGCCCTGTGGATCATTTTCACCAGATAGTATCTTAGCTAGTTCATCGTTCGTTTTACGATTGTACTTCTTCTTTGCAAGAGCACCGGCAAGTTCTTCCTTATTAAGTTCACCGGCCATATATCTAGCAAATAAACTCATTTCTGCCTTAGGGTCTTTTGGTTTAAGTAACTTATATAATCCCTTTAAGTATTCTTTACGATACTTCTGTGGATCACAAGCTGCATCAAGTGCTACGACAAATCTCAACACAGTATTTTCAATCTTACTAAAGTTAGAGTTTAACCAATCATTACCGGGACCACGAAACTCAACCCAGTTTTCTTTAGTATTAATACTGGTGAACTTTCTGGTTGACCCATTATGAATAATCTTACTTGCTATTTCTTCCATATTACTGCGTAATTTTTCAAATAATCTTTCTGTTTCCTGTGGATTATCTTTTGCTTTATTTTTAATAATATCAAGTGCAGACTCACAGTAAGAGTTAGCTATACGACCAAACTGGTTAAGAACATACTGATCTCCGGAAAGAATAGCAAGCTTTACATAATCCAAGTTACTTTTACTATAGTTAGGAACACTTACGTTCATGTGTAAACCGCATGAACTATTAGTGTATGCACCAACGTCATCTGCCCATTCTTTAATCTTGGAGATATCATCAAACATTTCATCTACTGGCAGTGGAGGACTAATAAACTCTAATCCTGCCTCATCTGAACCATATGCTCTTAAACTAGAATCTGGTTCAATAGTATACCCATCAGATGTTCTGCGAGCACCGTGATATGATGAACTCCAGTTTACGCTGCGCCCGATGGCGTCTTCAAATCTGCTAGCGACTTCTTCAATGGATTCGCCGCCATTGTTGTTATATACTGGTTCAGGATCACTCCAGCGGGTCCATGCTAAATCATTATTACGGTTCATTCGGTGATTATATACGTCATCCATATCATTGATACCGATGCTCTCTAGGAACTCTTCTTGATCAACCTCATCACGATCAAATCCGTATATGTATGGGCTATTTTCATCTGGGTCGGCTTCATCGTCTTCATCATAACTATAATAGTTTGGAATCATGTCGCCGTCTTTAAATGACTCGTATGCTTGATCGTAATAGTTGTAGCCAGCAGCATTGCCGGGTCTTTTCCATTCCTCATCGGCTACTTCTTCGTAATCTTCTTTAGTGGGAATACGATCACCCAATAGGTCTTCTGGTTTATCTAGATAATCAGCAATATCTGATGGATCAGCATTTTTCTTAATCCAGTTTAAAAGATATTCCTTGCCTCTTTTTTCCCAATCTTTTTTGACATATGTTTCTAAATATTCATCAAACTTTTCTTCTAATACCCGTCTTAATTCGGCAATAGTGGATCGGGTATTGTGATCACGTTCATCAAAGAAATCAACAATGTCATCAATGCTTCTAGCAGGCTCATTTTCATCGTAACGTTCTGGGTCTTGGTAGTCTGGTTCATCATCCTCGGTGTTAACGTCAGGAACGATCATTTCAAACTCCATACCAACCTTAGCATCAATCTGATTAGCCAGTTTTTTAAGGTTAGTAGGACTCATCTCCACTTCAAGGAGTTGTTGTTGTGCTTCGTATAGGTCAAGGAAATGTTTTGCTCTCATTGAGGTATTTATCAAACTTTAGGATTGTTATGATGAAACAGGACGAACCGCAAACACATCACGCGCCTGTGATGGTGTTAGCCCGTGGCTACCAAGATTTACATAATCACGCAATCTTACGATTGCATCATGCTCGCTTCTTGCCGGAAATACTGAACCTGGAACCGGCTGATTGGTTCTAGTGTCAATCAAATGATATGGTTTAGGTGCTTCTGCCAATCTTTGGTTCTGTCTTATAACATAACCTTCTGCATAACGTGGATCGAACTCCTGTCTAACCGCAGTTACAGACCCAGCAGGGAATTTTTCATAATCCAGTTTGGTAGCTATATCTGACGCTTCTTCTTCGGATTTAGCTACCACATAATCATACCCATTCATATTATGAACACGATACATTTTAATGTCGGAAGGGTCAATGGGATTTGCGTCAATTTCTTCACGTTCTTTACGCTGACGAATCATGTCTTCTTGTGCTCTTTTGTATGCTTCAACACTGTTATCAGAAGGACTATCTTCATATACATGACATGCAATATTATTTTCACTAATGCTAGGTTCTATCTGCTTAGCAATAGCGGTTGCTTCATCAACACTTTTTGCAGCTATATAACCATTGAAGCGTTCTCTCCATATAACCGAGGCAAATTCTCTGACAATAAATATTTTTTCACGGCTTAGCCACTTTTCAGCAAATGCAAGTTTTTCGTTTTGAAGATTCAATAAGTTTCTTGCATCCCTAAGTGATAACAATCTGTCCAGTTCAGAGACTCTAATATCGACCGCGCTAGATGGTATTTTTGCGAACGGAGATTCAATAGTTTTAACAATGTTCTCAGCCTCCTCTTCCGACTTAGCAAGAACAAGCATTACTTTACTATTATATTCTATCTTATATTCTTTAAGTTCACTATCAACATCAATATGATGTCTTTTAACGGTTACATACTGTACAGTATTTTTATTGAATATTTTTGGCTCATATCCTTGTGCAGCCTTCAATGCCTCCGCACCATTATCTACTTGAGGAGTATTCTTGATGTAAACAGTGTGATGCTTTTCACCATCATCATAAATGACTTCCCAATCACCATCATCTACTTGATCATCATTAAGCCTAATAACACCATTTTTTGACAAACGATCTGCTTTTTTGAACATCAGTTCATCAGCATATCTTTGTTTAGTGATGTCACCAGCCATATATTTTGCAAACAAACTCGTTTGTTCACTTTTTTGAGTTGATGGAAGTGCTTTATACAATGCCTTCAAGTATTCTTTACGATACTTTTGTGGATCACATGCGGCATCAAGTGCCACTACATATCTAAGCACGGTGTTTTTAAGTTTATCTATATTATCATCAAGCCAATTATTTCCAGGTGCGCGGATTTCAACCCATCCTGACTTAGTATTGACGCTTGTGTATTTGTCAGTGTTTCCGGAATGTAGGACCTTACTTGCTATTTCTTCCATTCCTGATCGTAGTTTCGTGAGTAATTGTTCTACCTTTTTTTGATCGGTTGCTCTATCTTTAATGATTTCAAGTGATGATTCTGCATAATACCATCCCGTTCTTCCGAAAATTTCAAGAACATGTTCATCACCAGACAATAATACAAGTTTTACCCAATCAAGTTTGTCGCGACTATAATTTGGCACGCTAATGTTTACGTGAAGACCACAATCTGAATTGGTTTTGCAACCGTAATCTTTTGCCCATTCAATTATCTTGTCCATGTCATCAAACGTTTCCGTTATTCCCGGTGGTGGAGTTGGACTGATCAATTCCAGCCCATCATATCCATCTATGGGATTTTTGTCACCGACACTAGAATCTCTTTCTAAAGAATATCCGTCTGGTCTTCTTGGAGCAGAGTGATAGCTTGTTCCAACATAAACTTTTTTTCCTAAAGCGGATGAAATTTCCTCACCAACTTCATCGATGGAAACATTCCCTTGAGTAGGATATGTCCAGTGTGGCCAAGTAATGTCTGCTCTTCTCAGATTACGAATAACATCCGACATGTTTCTGATACCAATGGAACGTAAAAAGTCTTGTTGACTTAAGTTAACATAATCATATCCATCCATAAACTCTTCACGGGCATCATCGTAATAAGAATCTTCCTCATCCCAAGACTTTTTTGCTGCTTCTTTATAGTCTTCTGGAGTTGGTTCATATTCTTCTTCGTCGTTTACTTCTCTTTCCAAATATTCAGCAATGTCTTCATCTGATACGTTGTTTTTGATCCAGTAGTATAACTCTTGTTTACCATCGGATGCCCAGATTTCAATTTTTTGTTCATCTGCCCATTCACGAAATCTTTCTTCAAGTTCTTCACGCAAGTCATTGATTTCACTTCTGCCATTATAATCACCATCATGAAAGAAGTTACAAATGTCATCAATGTCATTTGCGCGTTCGTCGGCATCCCAATCTTCTTCCCGATCAGCATCCTCATCGTTTCCCTCTACATCAGGGACAAACATTTCATATTCAATGCCAACTTTAGCATCAACATTGCTAGCAAGCTTCTTTAGGTTTGAAGGAGACATTTCTACTTCAAATAGTTGTTGCTGTGCCTCATAAAGGTCAAGGAAGTGTTTTGCTCTCACGTGTTATGCTCGCGAAGTTTTAAGAATTGAACGCAACATCCAGTTATGCTTACCATGAGCATCAATGCGTTCTGCAATGAAGTTTGCAATACCTTGCTCATCCGCGTCTTCTGCAAGATGAAATGCTTCTTTCCACATTGCAAGTAATCTCTGATTATCTTCGTAGAGTTCTTGCATCATCAACTCTGCACGAGGAATCTTTATTTGGTCCTGTATCTGGCTTAACTCAGAAAAACGAACAAGGCTACCTGGAGCATATGAATCAAGTTGACGAATCATTTCGGCAGTACGATCAATAGAGTTATCATACACTTCTGAATATAGTTCATCAAGAAACTTGTGATATTGAGGGAAATCAGCGCCTTCAATATTCCAATGAAAGTTTTGCGTTTTGATTGAAAACGCATAAGATGTTGCTAATAGTGTTTTCAGTGCGTCAGCGAGCATTGATATAATCCTTATTGGACTATTTATGCTTCCTCATTCACATCAACATACTTAATAGGCTTATGTGACATCGCTGCTGCCAATGCTCTGTGGTGTCCATCAATGATTCTATCACCTGCAAGCACTATTATTTGCTGGGAAAGATTAGGATTATTTTGATAATCAGATACTATAGCTTCCTGTTCAGGTTGCATTTTATAAAACAAATCTTCTAAATCATCAACACCATATTGATTTGATAGTACCTGTTCCAACACAAATGGTTGAATGGTATGAACAGTAAATGGTATATCAAAGTCATTATCACCTACAAAGTTCCAAATCATTTCATCATGATCAGGATAAGCACCATCATAAATGTCTGATAGAGTTATAGTTTGGTTGCCTACACTTTCATATGTGCTGGCTAATGTTCTTCGCTGTCCACGACCATGATGCTTAGTATATTGATGTTCTTGCTCATATGTGGTTGGACCACCCACCATTGCTCCACCACTGTTACCTGCTGATCCACCACCTAACCCAGTGCTTACTGTTTCATTCTGGACATAGCTGTGCCCTCTACGTGCAGGGTCCCAATCACCATTATCATCGTCACTATCATCAACATCAAGATAGCTATTATTGCCCCATGTGTCATAATCCTGATCATCGTGATCATCTTGATAGCCATGGTGTTTATGATCATCAAGCATATCAAGTGCATCATATAGTTGATGAAGCGGAACCCCAGCGTGAGAATATCCTATTTTGACCATTTGAATATATTGTCTTGATGGAACTGTTCCTTGCACCCGTCTAAGTGTATAAGGAGTCATTACATAAACTTCTGCTACATATTTCTCGCCATCACAGTATACGGGATATGTTCTACGATCATATAGCTCTGGATACCCTTCAACCTGATCAAGTTGACTTATAATACGTCTATCAACTTCCCATAAGCAGCCATAAACTTTACTACCGCTATGTGGTTCTACGTTTGCATATTGATACATTACATATTCAAAGTTGCGAAGTTCGGCAACTCCAATCAGATGAATACCTTCCATGTTATTTGGATCACACAGCATACCATAACTGAAATAGTATGTCGGAAGTCCCCCTGCCTCGTGTAGTTCTTGATTGCTAGAAACGTCTTTTGGTGCATTTTCTATCTGTTCAAGTGGAAGACCGTGTTCTGTATATCCTTCCTCACAACTTTCAACATACCATTCTGGTGTATCTGGTTTGTTTTTATGAGTAGGGTCCATGATATAAGTCATTGCTCTTACTGGACCATGTTCTGTGTCTATTTGGACTGGGACACGATTATATGCTTTATGCAATCCTTCATCATGATCCAACTCTTTTAGGTCTTTGGTATTGACTCTCCAAAGAATGCCGTAGCATTGTGTATCATCTTCATTTTCAAGATCAGCATAGTGACGGAATACAAGTTTAAAGTTCTTCAATACACCTTTGCCGAGCAGCTTGGCAGAAGGGCATCGTTCTTTCATGATATGAGTATTTGTGTTGTGACCATATGCAAAGTAGTTAATGGTTTCAACTTCATCTGCTCTCACGTGATCAGCCCTTTGTCCACAATAACAAGTTATAGTTTCCACGACTGCTGGTCCAACTATCACCAGTCTTTTTGAAACCACCAAACTGCAGTAGTTTATTTATGGTAGTATTTTCTTCACGAGTAGTTGCGAATATTGGCGCATTAGTACTACGAACAAGATTGCGGCACAAATATATGCCTACTCCTCTTGTACGATATTCTGATTTCACGAATGCATAACCGATTTCTAGGTTATAACGTCTTTCCAATTCTGGAACATTAGCTTCAATGAATACTTTGTGACGATAGACATTGATTGGATTTTTTAATGCAATAACGCCAACCGCCCTATCACCATCCATTGCATATGCAATGCTCTCTGCATTTCTGAGATTCTTGTCTACAACGACCATATCAACTTCTGAACCTTCGGCAATCAACTGTGATAGTTGTGCCATTACATTGCGGCTAATGTTACTCGCATTTCCGATATGATATTGAATAGTGGTTGTCTGATCTTCAAACAGGAACTCAAATGCTCTCACCAGTTATTCCTTTTAGAATAGCACTTTCCTTTTTCATATGAGTTCCAGCCATCTTTGGTTTGAACTTGCGATATGATTGGCCAGCATAACCGCCTTGACCCATACCGCCGCCATATGAAGTGTCTTCTTCAAGTTCTCCATCTGCTTGACTGCCATCACAGTCATAATCACAGTTAACATCTCCACAATAGTCGCACTCAATCCATCCTACACCATGTCTGTGTTCATCGTCATGTTGTTTTGAGAATGCATCTTTGTATTTGTCGTATTCTGTTTTTTTCTTTTTAAACGGAACCACATCGCCTTCATCCAACTCGCCAGCAGGATGGGCGCGATAAGAAGTTGCGTTGTCAAAACTATCAAACTCATTGAGTTTTCCAGCAGGCTTTATTTTTACTTGACGCCATCCACCTTCTTGATAACCGACTGCTGGGTAATCTGGATTCTCACTGATGGCACCTCTAAATGATCTATCCTTTAGACCACCATAAGGATTCACTGCTGGGGTTTTTTCTGCTGCAAAACGCATATCAGTGTCTTCACCGAAATAAAGATTCTTCATTTCTTCTTCGGCGGCTGCGATAGTGTTTAGTGTATTAGCAAGTTGCTTGACGTTGTATGCAGCAGCTTTGAATGAACCTTTACTAATGTCATTTGCTAATGCAGTGGCTTCACCATGTGCTTTCTTCTTTAATCGTGATAGACTCATTGTTCCGGCACCACCAAGAATAGCAACTTCTGGATCGTCCTTATCATGACCTACAATAACGCCTTCTTTTACAGGAACACAAATATCCTTGCCGTCTTTGGTTCCAGCATATCTTTTGCCTTTCCAGCAACGCTTGCCGTCTGCACCCTTTTTGGCTTCTGTCTCATGCATTTCCTGCTTGATTTCAATCTTTTTGTTAGGGAACTTTACTCGCAACCTGTCTGCATCTTTTCTTGCTTCGGCTTGGTTGGCATATTTGGTTGAAGGCTTTCCATCAATATAGATAACCGAAACACTTTCAGATTCGTCAATAAGCCCCTTGATGATTGAACTCATTTTACTTACCCTTTTTGTGGTTTCTGTTGTTTAAATATCCACGTTTGTTGGCAGTTGCCCAAGCAATATCAGTTGCCTTGTCTTTTGACTTTCCTGCTTCACGTTCTGACTTGGCAATGTGCTTTACCATGCGATCAACTTTGGCACCTTCAAACGCTACACCACCAGCGATAGTTCCACCATTTGGAATAGATTCAAAAGGCTTACCCGCATCCTGTTGACTTGCAAGATACTGCATTGTAGATGACATCATAGCCTTGATGCCACCGATCTTTTCTGATACCCATTCAGGGAACTGATCTTTGTCAGAAAGTCTCTTTTCTAGTTCTGATGCTAGACGAACAATAGTGCGAAGGCTGTTTTTAAGGGTTTCACCTTCGTGTTCAGCTTTATCTGGATCATGAGGAACAAAGCCCGTTCTAGTATTACGGCCTTGACCGGGAACTACGATAATGTCTTCTTCATCAAGATGTGCTTCTGAAACTTTCTTGGACTCACTGATAGAGTTGGCATAAGGACCCTTCTTCTTAGCCTTGCCCTTCATAACTTTAGATGCAGGTTGAAGTCCAGGAACATCTACAGATTCCTTGGTTCTCTTTTGTGTAGTCATTGGCATCGCAACTGTTGCAACTGATCCTGCACACGTAGATTCGAAGATATCACTAATTTTCATTTATTAAATCCTTGCTGATCTAGTATTTATCAAAAACAAAAAAAGAGCCTCCATTTCTGGAGGCTCAAGTTTGCGCTAACTTATATTAATCTATTAGGCTGCTTTCTTGGCCTTAGCCTTAGTTGCCTTTACTGGGGTTGCGATTCCAGCGGCAGTCAATGCTGCGGCTGTGGCATCTTCTGGTGCCGGTGCTGCTGCAGCCTCTGCCGCTGCCCTCTGTTGCTGTGCTTCAACGAACATCGGTCCAACAGTGTTGAGCAAGTGTTCCTGATTTTCCATACAGAATACATACGAACCAGAGTGGCGAAGCAATACGCGCTTGTCAACCCAGATACGACCACCAAGATCGCGCCAGTTTTCACAGAAAGTCCAGTCTTCAGAATAGTAACGATTCTGACGAACTGCGGTGTCGAAGTAGGTCTTTAAGTACTGATCGTACTTTGGATCAAGACCAATGTCATTCTTATACTGCTTTACAGCAGGATGTGCATTGAGCTTTTCAAAGACATGCTTCTTCATGAGAAGGAAGCCTGTACCAGCCTTTGAAACTTCCTGAAGTCCATCTGGACCTTCTTCGGCACCTTCAAACCCGTTAACAACCCACTTGATGGGCATAGTCTTCATTGGGTACAAACCACCGATAACGTCAACGTCCCTGTTCAAGAGGACCAGCAAATGCCAAGGTTCCCAACCGATATCAGCGTCAACGAAGAACAAGTGTGTTGCATCGGGCATGTCTAAAAACTTAGCAGTAAGAGTGTTACGTGCTCTGCTGATAAGAGATTCGTTTACCATTGTCTCAAGAGTCCAGTCAATGCCCAACTGGCGAGCAGTATTTGCCCACTTGATGAATGACATAAAAGTTGATTCAGTCAACATGCCGCCGTAGCAAGGCATTGCGATATGAACCTTAGTTGTGCGAAGGAAGTCAACGTTAACTTGAATCTGTCCTTCTTGTGGCTGCTGTTCCTGAGCAGCCTGTTCAGCAATTTCCTGTACCTTTTCGACTGGAACAGTGCGTTCTTCGCCATTAGGTGCAATATTCTTAGTAGTTGGTTTACGTGCCATGTAGTCCTCTTCTTGTTGTAAACTATAAAGATATTTACATCGTGAAGAGGGGGTGAAATTATTTTTCTTCTAAATAATCCACACTTTCATCTACTTTTTCAGGCTTTTGGGCAACTACTTTTGGTGCTTCCGGTTCTGGGGATTTTTTGCTATCAACCTGGTCCTGTAGAGCATTGACACGCTTCATGAGCAGATTGATTTCTTTATCTTGACGCTTATCATCTTCTTCTGAGTGCATGATACTGCGCATCACGAAGCGAAGGAATGCCTGTTGCTTTGATGGCGCTGAAGGATAATGTGTTCTTGCAAACGCAGCAGTCTTGTGAAATTCTGGGTGAGTATACAGTCTCTCAAACTCATCATCACTGACTATGTTTCCTTTGTCGTGCTTTTCTTCTGGAAGAAATCTAATCTCTGATCCATTGATCAAATAGAATCCATCACCTAAAGATTCCATAACATCTTCGTTTTTTGGCTTCTTGTGGTGCTTCTTCATATTGATGGCAATAGCGGCCTGTTGAGCGGCATTTGCTGCTTCTTCCACGCTTTCATTCGGAACACAGTTAGGAACAGTTTTGCCATTCTTCTTTTTATTTCCAACTGGCTTGTAGCCTTTCCAGCATGGGTTGGTGTTTTTTAATGTCTTCTTAGCCTCGCTAAGTAGTTCAAAAAACTTTGCCTTCTGTTCAAGTGTTGCTTCACTTAATAGTGGCTTTATCTTATTAACCAACTCTCTCACACTTTCGGTGATTTGCAAGTTATTGTCAAATGTTTGCTTCATGTGCTGAGCCGCATCACCATACAAATCGGTGAGGATTCTTAACTTAGTTCTATCATTGGCACCAGCATATGCTTTGCGAATAGCACTTGCATCACGCATAGTCTTGCCAGCAATTGGAAACTCTTGAACATCCGTAGTCATAACATAAGCATGACCAGTTCCCGGTGTTCCTTTAGTCATTGGTTGCAGATTCAGAGTTGCTTCCTTGGTGAATGGCTGCATATAACTTGGCTGACCATTCTTTGTTGGCTTGAATGAAAAGCGAGCGTCCTCATTCATGTCCTTTCCACTCACACCAAATACCAATGCAGTCTTGGTAGGGTCCATTCCCTTGCTTTGAAGGTGATTGGCATATTCCATTGCGTTATATGGATTGCGGACAATCAAAATGTTCTTTGCAGGAATACCCAAAGTCTTAGCCATTCTCGCACGATCTTCTGCCAAAAATGGGCTATCAGGTTGTTCCTGTTTTGCTGAAATGGCAAGCAGTGTATTAGGCAAGCCAAACTTTTCAGCAAGCTGTTTGAAACTTGCTGCATGTCCCTTATGAAATGGGTGGAAACGCCCAGGCATCACTGCAATTATATTTTTCATGGTTTATCCTTACATTTGTCGCCATGGAATCTTGCATACATATTATTGGCAAATGATCTTTCGCAATACTGGCATGTTGTTCTATGTTTTCGTGATCTCTCTAGACATGCTTCTAAATGGCGTTCCGGAACGCCATTTCTGTGCATCGGATTAATATATCCTTCTGAATTTGTCAATTCTTTAATCTTTTTACTGATTTTATTTTTAGTAGAATCTGTTATTGTTTGTTTGGATCGTTTTTCTCGCATTAAGATTTTGGTACTGTCAGTGTGCGTTTTGTTACTCATTCCTGTTGTTTTGCCACGTTTATCGATTGCATCTTGATGCTTAGTTTTCACGACCGGATCATACATTGGGTTGTTCAGAGTCATTCTCTGAGACATTTCTTTTTTCGCCAGTTCCATGACATAGGAATATGTTCTGCTGTTGGTTTTGTATCTCTCTGATTGATGTTTATTTCCAGAATATGTCATTCGTCTAATAGCATATATCATTTTACTTTTTGCTTGACCAGACGTAATTTTTGTTAACAAGCGATGACATATGAAATGTTCCTTAGGTGTTAACTGGACTAAATTTTCCTTAGAGTTAGACCCCCCTAGTGATTTTGGAATAATATGATGAATTTCTGAATATCTATCTGGTGCCAATGTTCTTTTCTTGGCAAAAGATATGACACTATAATATACTGCAGTATATTTGTTGTTCAGAAATTCATCAAACATTTTCATTTCATTCCCTCTTAATATGAAAGCTTGACGAAATTCACACCACCGCCTTGGAAATCTTCTATAACGGCTCTCATATACACAAAAGTGCCTTCAATGTTGGTATAGGTAGAAGCGTTTGATGCAAGCTGTGCTGCCGAGTTAGGAGTAGCATTGGCATTGGCATCAAGCTCATATACGCTAAACCAATCTGTTTCTTGTGGATTTGTAGCAAGAGTTGCTTCAATGATAATGTTACCTGTGCAGTTTGTCAAGCTAAGATTTACGGTTTGTAAATCTTGATTGCTGAGGTAATATGAAGCGGCAGGCTGCGCATTACCTTCTACAGTGTATGGTGCGCCGTTGCCCGGATTTATGTAGGGAGTTTGTGGTAATAGGATCAGGGTAGTTGCTTGTGCCATTATGCCGTTTCCACTTCTACCAAGACCCCATCACCCACGAGTTCTTGTGTTACTTGTTCTAATGCAGCGTATACTTCGTCAGTGAGGATGTCTGTTGCATCTTCGCTGTCTCTGACAAGCTTACTAAGCTTGATTACGAGAACATTTTCAACTAACTTTGCCATGAAATACTCCAATTATATGGAGTATTTATCTTAGTCTGGACGCTTTTCCAATTTGAAAGATTTACCAGTAATATTAGGAAACAAAAGATGCATCATAGTCAACACTGATTCATTATTGTAATCAATTGTGCAGTTATCTCGCAACCAAATACGCTTGTATCCACTAGTAGACCTTAACCAGTTTTCAAGCGGAAGATTGCAATAAAGATCAGGAGTCCTTCTTACGTAGTCTAGAAGTTCTTCTCTAATCTCAAGTTCTACCCTCTTGTTCTTCAAATGCAATCTATACTTAAACTTTGGTTCTTTTGCAAAATACTTTACCCCAGCAGGCATGAGTTTAACTTCCGTGATTGTTGCAGCTTGGCTAATCTTTTTTACACCATCAAAAAGAGTAATGTCATTAGAAAAAAATGAAATGCTATCTCGTTCGTGTCGAGTTCCAGTATCAGGTTCGTTATTGAATTTCTTTTTGAATGCTAGTATTTTTCCTAATTTTTTATACTCTGCTTCTGTCGGGTGAACAAATTCTGCTAACTGATACTTTTCCTTATTCAGTTCGTGAAACGTAGCATCATATTCGATTCGTTCCCTTAATTCTTTTATGCTATTGCACCAGTACGCAAGATATAGAAACGGATGACTGATAGCAACTCTGTACTTATATTTGCTATAGTACAGAGTGCTACGTTGCTCAACCTTCAACTTCAATGATGCCATCTTCGCCAACTCGTGCGGTTTGCTTTACGGTAACATCAAAGACAATCTGACCATCTTCCATGTTAGCCATGATGTTCGCATCCTTGATACGTTCAAAGAGAATCTTCTTTGAAAGCGGAACACGAATGAGTTCATCAATCTTACGACCAAGCGGACGAGCACCCATCTTGGGATCATATCCCTTATCAGCAAGGTAATCAATCACAGGCTCACTCAGGTTAAGAGTGATATTGTGCTTTTCGTTGAGCGGCTTCTTCACATCTTCCAAGAACTTCACAACGATCTTCTTAATTGAAAGCGTATCCAACTTGTTGAACTTGCAGACAAGATCAAGACGATTACGGAACTCAGGCTTGAAGAACTGCTTCAGTGCCTTATCGTCTTCTCCGGTCTTTTCAAGATCACCAAAGCCGATATTGTTACGTTCATTGTCAGCCGAACCCAAGTTTGAAGTAAGAATGATGATCGTGTTCTTGCACGACACTTCCTTACCGTTGGAGCCAGTGATACGACCTTCATCAAGCATCTGCAAGAAGATGTTGAAAATATCAGGATGTGCCTTTTCAACTTCGTCAAACAGAAGAATAGAATGCGGGTTCTTGCTCAAGTCTGAAATCAAACGTCCACCTTGAACCTGTGAATCGCTGAAGCCAACATAACCTGGGGGAGGACCGATCAAGCTGCTTACGCTGTGCTTCTCACTGTATTCCGACATGTCATACTTGTGAAGCGGCATATCCAAGTTCTTGGACAGCAACTTTGCCAACTCTGTTTTACCAGTTCCCGTTGGACCCAAGAACAAGAAGCTCGCAATCGGCTTCTTTTCGTTACCGATCCCCGCAAACGAGACATATACACGCTCAAGAACATCGTTGACGGTCTTATCCTGACCATACAGCTTGTCCTTGACGTTTGCTTCAAGATTCTGAACACGATCCATGTTGTCTCCGCTAAGTTTATCAGCAGGTACACCAGTGAACTTTTCAACCTGTTCGTGAATCAACTTCTTAGTAATGATTGCTTCATCGTTGCCAAGAACCTTCTGCTTCGCACAAGCGGCATCAAGCAAGTCAATAGCCTTGTCAGGGTTCTTGCGATCATGAATATACCGGGCAGCACTATCAACAGCAGCTTCAACGGCTTCCTGAGTGATGTTCACATTATGGAAGTCATTCAATCGTGCAGACAGACCACTCAAAATGCGAATGGTAGAGTCGTGCGAAGGCTCGTCAATGCTGACGCGATAAAAACGGCGCATCAAAGCACGGTCCTTCTCAAAAGACTCGTAAAACTCTTCCCACGTGGTAGAAGCAATGACCTTGAGAGTACCCTTAGTGATAGCAGGCTTGATCATGCTCGCAAAGTCAGGACCGCTGTTGCCAGCATTCCCTGCACCCTGCATAGTATGCGCTTCGTCAATGAAGAGAATCGCCTTCTTCTTGGCATTCAATGCTTCAAGAACGTTCTTGATCTTTTCCTCAAAGTCACCGCGATAACGCGAACCAGCCAGCAACGAACCAACTTCAAGCGAGTAAAGTTCATGGTCAAGCAAGAAGTCAGGAACTTCCTTGTTTACGATTGCCTGTGCAATACCTTCTGCGATTGCAGTCTTACCAACGCCCGGATCACCAACCATAAGCACGTTAGACTTGAAACGCTTGGCGAGAACATTGACAATATCATCAATCTCAGTAGCACGACCGATCACCGGCTCAAGCTTTTCATCACGAGCAAGCTGAGTGAGATTGATAGTATATTCTTCAAGGATTTCATCAGCCTGAGAATCACTGATGGTGCTGCTTGAAACTCCGCCCTTGTAGTTCTTTTCCCAATGACGAACAAAATCAGTCTTGGTGATGCCGTACTTTAGCAAAAAGTAATGAGCATGTGAGTTGCCCTCACTTGCAATAGAAAGATACAGATCAATCGTGGTAACCTGACGGCGACCTGTAAAAAGAACCTGCGTAACTGAACGATTCATCACACGTTCAAGCGCATTAGTCTTGCGTGGATTGCAGTTTGGATCAGTGGATTCGATTGCATGAAGAGAGTTTACATATGCCTCAACTTCAGAAATCATAAGATCAGTGTCAACATTGAACTGATTCATGCACTTTTTGAACGGTGGGTGAGTGATCAGTGCCAGCAATAGATGCTCAATCGTGCAATACTGATGCTGACGAGTCTTTGCAGCCTCAACTGCGCGTTCAATAATATTTTCAATTTCAGGTGACGTTTGCAATTTTAAATCCTTTAGGTAGTTTGGTTACGCTTGATACTTTCAATGACATCAATGCTTACATTATCAGGAATGAATGGTTTTAGCAAGAGAATTTGATCACCATATTGCCCATTTTGCATAGGCATACCGTAACCGGGCAGTCTAATTTGCTGATACGGTTGGGTTTTTTCATGAATTTTCACTTCAATTTTTTTTCCACCAATCGTGTCAACTTCTACCACAGTTCCGACGATAAGATCGAGAACTGAAATAGAAAGATTTGAGTAAAGATCGTATCCTTTACGATCAAAACGCAAATCTGGCATAACGATAAACTCTACCAAGAGAGTTGCATCGTCAATGACACCTTCATAACGTATTTGGCTACCAGAGTCAACACCTTTTGGTACCTTGATGGTGATGAGTTTTGTTCCGTTAGGCGTATTGGCCTGTAGGAAGTGTTCTGCACCATTGTATGCGTCAATGAGTGAGACTGTCACTCTAGTTCTGTATGTAGGCTTTTGTGGCTGTCTCTGATGCATGTTTTGACCAAAAACCTGACTGAACAGACTATCAATATCAAAACCATTGACATTAAAGTTGAATCCACCCGGCATTCCGTTAAACTGTGGTTGCGGGTTATCATATTGTGACTTTTTAGCAGGGTCGCTTAATGTTTCGTATGCCGTGCTAATTTCTTGAAATTTTGCTAGATCACCACCCTTATCAGGATGATGCTGCATTGCTAGTTTACGATATGCTTTTTTGATTTCTTCTGGGGAAGCATCTCGCGATACTCCCAGTGTGTTATAATGATCCATTTTCATATCCTAACACACTGGGAGTTGAATGTCAATATATTAGTGGAATCCACCAAGTCCTGAACTGCCCGGTAACCCACTGGCACCCGGCAAGCCGCCACTCATACCTAAGCCACCTGACATGCCACTTGTGTTAGCCAATCCAGTTGGAGCAGGAGGTGCTGGCGGAGCGATTCCTACTGGTGCAGGAGTTGCTGTTGAATTAGTAGATACACCCTGAATCTTTTCTTGAGTACGACCATATGCTGCAATACCAAGAACGGCACCCATCGCAACGTGGAACAATCCAGCGCCCTGTAAAGTAAGCGGTTGCCACTGTACATTTACTGCGCCGTGAAAGATTGCCTGTACGATTGACCAAAGAATAGGAGCAATAACAAAGTCAAATACGCAAACGCCCATATACATCCAGCCCATAACTGGACGCCACTTTTTGTTGATCCAGTCTTCGTTGGTATTGGCTACTAGAACATCAGCACCTTGTGCAGCATTATTTCCTGCGCTGGTCATGTTCCCCTGAACGACTACGCCCATGCCCATCTGGCCACCCATTTGACCGCCCATGCCTCCAGACATACCGCCCATGCCCATGCCTCCAGACATACCGCCCATGCCCATGCCTCCAGACATACCGCCCATGCCCATGCCGCCCATACCACTGCCTTGCGTGACACCGACTCCCACGGACATCCCGCTGCCCATGCTGCTTCCGAACCCACTACTAGATGGTGGATTTGTTTGATTGGCCGCTACATTCATTTGTTGCATGTGTTGCAACATATCCGGATCGTTAGTGAGTGATGCAACATGCTCATCATTTTTACCAACGATTTGCATGTGCTCATCATTATCTTTTGTTGCTAATGCAGCAGGTTCGGATGATGGCTTAGGTGCGGTGTCTTCATCGTCATCTGGCTGACCATCATCGTCTCCGTCTGTTTGACTTGGCATCGGAGCACTCTGAGGTGGAACACCCTGAGTTGGGTCAGTTGTACCTGGAATTCCTTGTGTCGCGTCCTGTGTGTCATCCATAAATTACATTCCTGCCATTGCTTTTAAGTTCTTGATGTATTCATCGTTATTGTGGCCCGCAGTTACCGGTTCAATCCCAGCACGTTTGCGAACTTCATTTAATTCTTCGTCAGTTTCATGGGCTTCTTTGTACTCACCGGGATTCAGAATCATTTTACTTCCGATTATTTCAGGGTCTGCATCATAACCTTCATTGTCAATCTCAACTGTCCAGTCTTTTAACTTATACCCAGTTAATGTTTGTAAATCAGATAATAGTCTGCAAATTCTTTCAGGTACTTTCGTTCTGCGTTCCATTTCAACGAATACCAGATATTTTCCCGGCTCGATTTCACCGTCACTAATACTTGCGTCTAATACAAAATCATATCCTCTCTCAAACCAAGAGACTAAATCTTGACCGGCAAGTTCCGAATATACTGTAAAAGCAAGAGTTACTATAGCAGCATCGCTTCCCATTTTTGCAGCATATTCATCGACAGATACCTTATCACCCATCTGCCCTTCCATGTCCATATAATCTAGGTTTTCGTTAAGAATAGCCATAGTTAACCCTGTGGTGCAGCGGAAGGTGGCATTGCTGCTTGTTGAGCCATTGGTTGATTTTGGTCTTGCATTGTTTCTGCACCGTGTTCTTGACTGTCCATTTCATCAAGGTCTTCGTTGTATGCATCTTCAATGTCTGAAAGGTCAATAGTTTGATCAGCAAGATCAATTGATCCTTCTTTGATGTCATTCATGAGTTCAATTGGAATCTTGATTTCAACAAACCAAACTTTGCGTTTTTTCATTTTTGGATATCTGGTTCCCGGAACAAAATCTTCATAGTCTTGTACTTCTACAGGAACTTCAAGTTCTGACTTTCCAAATGTTACTTTGCATCCAATCGCATCCAATCTCAGTGCGCCTCGTGGATCAGGCATCAACTTGTAAGGCCACATGAAAGTACATTTGCAAGAATATCTGCCGACAACTGGACCATCTACAAGTTCACCAATGAGCCAATTTTTGTATGCGTACAGGTCTGCTTCGTCCAATACTCGCTCAAAGTCAAGTAAGGTGGACATGGAGCCATCGCTCATGTAAACGTTCTTAATCGTATCAACAATGCTTACGAAGTTAACGTCATTAAAGAATTTATCTGCTGGTAAACTAGTCATACGAGTATTTATCTTTTTAGGACTATTGCAAGGAATTCGGTAGAATTCTTGCAGCGTAGATTAGTATTTATCCCGTGAAACTATTTTACTGTTGCTGATAGTTTACACATTCTGAATATCTAAGTATCTATGAGAGCAAGTTGTGCTTCTCAATAACGGTGTATCAGATTAGGAGAATCATGTGACCAAACGCAAAACAAGCGCACTTAGACAGAAAGACACCCGTTCTGGAAGAAGATATCAAGATAACGAAAGTAAGGCACATTACATGAAGGAATCAAAGACTATCGACTTCACCCAAGCCCAACCCAAAAGACAAACGAAACCAGTAGAGTTAGTGCCTCAGAGCATAAATCAGGAAAAATATATTATAGCATTGACAGACCCTGAAACAGACATCGTAGTGGTTAGTGGACCAGCGGGTACCGGCAAAACATACCTCGCTATGTTAGCAGCTATCAAAGCAATGAGACAAGGAGACTGTGATAAGATATTACTTACAAGACCAGCAGTTGCAGTTGATGATGAAAGGCATGGGTTTCTACCCGGCGATTTGAATCAAAAAATGGAACCGTGGGTTAGACCTCTATTTGACGTATTAAGAGAGTTCTATAACACAAAAGAACTTGAATATATGGTTGAAGAACAAATTATCGAAATCGCTCCGCTCGCATTTTGCCGTGGACGTAACTTCAAGCACAGTTGGATCATTTTAGATGAAGCACAGAATGCTACACCTAGCCAGATGAAAATGCTAATGACTAGAATTGGTGAGGGCAGTAAGATAGTCATTACTGGAGATGTAGAACAGACTGATCGTAGAACACCTGAAAACGGCTTGTTAGACCTCACGCACAAGATTCAAAAGTACAATGTGCCCGGAATGAAGGCTTGTCAATTTGATACTAAAGATATTAGAAGACATGAAATCATTGAACACATTTTGAATATGTATTCATAAAGTTAACGGGGCGAAAGCCCCGTTAATAATTACTTTCTGCCCTTTTTCTGTTCAGCCATAGTAATCGGTGCTTCCCGATCAAGTTGCCCAATCAGATTAGGATAAATTTTCAAATAATATTCACGCAGCTTTGCAAAGTCAGCGTCATGTTCCTTGCCTTCAATCACTGACTTGACAATAGTTTTCGTACCAAAGTCAACAATGACATTGGCATTCTCTTTGTCACGAGGAGTGACGTTTTTGGAGACAGAAACGATTTCATCAATTCTGCCATTTGTCTTTCTTAAGAAACTTACTAAAAGATATCGCATTAATGTTCCTCCCAACAGTTTTTTTCATAGTCCCAGTGACGCTTATCGTAAAAATTGATCATGAAAAAATGCCTAAACAGTTCAATTTCAAACATCAATCCTGCATGATCACGTCCATATGGTGAAAAGTCTAGTGACAAACCGATTAAACTATTTCCACCTTGACTCATTTGGACTTCTAGATTCTTGTTCTTACTTAGCTTCCATGTCTTTTCAATATAATCTTTTTGTTTGATTTCTTTGAAAGGCCAGCTAAGATTGAACCCTAAACGGATCATGCTGTTAATACCTCATATAGTAGTTAATTCGCAAAGTGTTGCTGCCATACTGATTTCGGGAATACCAACGAGCGGCAGATTTGCTAGCCCATTACGAATAGTAATGATAGCAGCATCCTTTTTCTCGGTAGTGTTGCCCCATAGATCAAGATTGTCATACATCCATCGGTAACAGTCTTCAATACGAGTAGGATACAGTGAAATGTATTGCAACAACTGCTGGCGACCTTCAAGAATCTTCCCAGACTTAAAAAGTTCTGTAGCAGCAACAAGAAGTTCATCTTCTCCACTACCGGTTGACTGCGGTTTGTTCAGTGTTCCACTCGTGGAGTTCTGTTGCAACTGATTAAGACACTTGCGTAGATCAGGATATGAACTACGCACATATGTATCAAGATCATCCAAATCAAACTCAATCCCCTCATTGAGCAACACAGTGGCTGCACGAGTGGTGAAGTCAGTCATGTCTGGTTTAGCAATATGAAACTTGTAGCAGCGGCTTTCACGCAATGCCGCAATGATCTTATGCTCATAGTTGCAAGTAAGAATATAACGCACCGTGTCAGCATATGCTTCCATATCATTACGAAGTGCCGCCTGTGATGCCTGTGTCAAGTAGTCTGCTTCGTCTAGCAAAACTACCTTGAACTTACCGAATGGCATAGTCTGCACGAAGCCATTGATCTTGTCGCGTAGGAAATCAATGCCGTTTTCTCTGGAAGCATTGATTTCAAGAACATCATATTCTTCTACGTCAAGTGCCTTAATAAGGACTTTAGCGAGTGTAGTTTTGCCAGTGCCGGGATCACCAGATAGAAGCAGGTGTGGAATAGTTCCTTCTTGAATCCAATGTTCTACTTGCTTCTTCTGATTCTCATTAACAAATACATATTCATCAATAGATACAGGTCTATACTTCTCAACCCAAAGTTGATTTTTCATATTTCACTTTCATTTGTTTGAGATTGTATTCTATATGATTTTGGGGAAAATGTCAAGAGTTTTGGGAAGTGGGGGCAGTTGCATAGCACTCCGCCAAAATGTTTATCCACTCCCCAAAAACCTTTAATAATCTACACCTGTCATAGTGTAGTCTTCAACTTTTTCTTTACTTATTAACAAAATATCATTAGGGTCTACTTTACGGATGACTTTCTCGCCGTCTTCGTCTTCAATGGTTTGACCACGTGACCAGCGACCGTGTGCTATCATAATATAATCGCCTACTTCTATATCTTCTTTTGATTTAGGTCCTACTGCATATACCTGTGCCCAACGGGGACGGATACCTGCACTTTTCATATCGTCATCTAGCAAAATGAGTCCACCCCGACTTAGACGTTCTCTGAACTCCATTCCATGAACTAGGATATGATCTCCTAATGCACGGAACTCACTTTTTTTAAATACTGATTTAGTTAAGTTACGTTTTTCAGCCATTGTTATTTAGACTTTTTACTCGTAGTTGTGGCAGTTTGTTGCGCCTTGATTTGCTCAACTTCCGCCGAATCATCGTCATCAAAGCCAAGATCATCTGCAGTGAATTCTTCTTCCATCTGATCGGCAGCAGCAGGAGTTGCATTTTTTGCAACGTTATTGACTGCACGATTTGAAACAGTCTTCTGATATGCCTGTGATGCTCTTTGAGTTACGGGAACAATAATTTTTCCTTTTGCGTCAATCTGATCGCCTCTAGCGTTAACGCTCATGTTGCCCACTGCACGAGTGCGCTCATTTCTTGCTGCCAATGCAGCCATATCTAAGCTTTTTCCTTGTGCTGTTCTATATGATGCCATTGTAAATCTCCTTTACCTTGTATTTATGTTTTTGAAATTTGTTACTTCAAAAACTCATGTATGGAGAGGTCATAATAGAGTGAGTTTATTTTGTGTATCCCGATTAGATATAGCACAAAACTACTGACACTGGAACCACGACCAACGCCCCATACGATGTTGTGCTTACGCATAGTGTCAACGAGATATTTAAGATACCTTAGGAGCATGAACATGTCGCGTTCTTGATAGAGCAAAAGTTCTTCCCCTGCTCTTTGTAATTCTGCTTCATCTGCACATTGATCTAATACGAATTTTGCGATATCAAAGTCACGATATTCGTCAGGAATAAACCATCTGTTTCTTAGTTCTTCGTCAAACTCTTTAACAGTTTGTGAGCTTGGTTCATATTGTATTAGATGGGGAATTTTCTGCAAGTCTAGACCGACATCAAACTTAATCTGCTCTGCAACGAGAACATTCTTAAGTTCAATGTCGGGGTTGGTTAGATATAGATCACATAGGTCTTGCTCTGTGTATATCTGTTGACCAAACTTATCTGTAAGCATTCTTATACTATAACACGCTCTTCGTGAATTGTCAAGCCATAAGCTTTTGCAATATGCATATGGTATTCAACTGCCTCTTCCCAATTGCGGTGACGAGCGATAACTTCGCTGTCTTCTTTGGTAAACAGACAGCTTTCAAAATTATAATCTACAGGATGGTACAGCGTCCCATCAAGACACGACAGTTCCACAGTAGATAACCATTTCTGACTATCACGAAGGATATCAAACAGATCATCATTTTTACTGACGATTTGCCGCCTCTGTTGGATTTGGTAGGTCATGACACTTCTTTCATTCGTTCTTTAGTGGTTACCCAGAACACGAGTTCATCAACTCGTGTGCCATTGACCCACCATTCTTTGATGCCATCTTCCCGCTCAATAGCAGGACCATCTTCCCGATGCCGTTTGCCATTCAGATACCAGTAATTGTCGCCGTTTTCATATTCAACAGCAGGGCCATCCTCGCGATGGAGATGTCCATTCAGATACCACCAATTGGTGCCATCTATCATTACAATAGCAGGGCCATCCTCGCGGTGAAGTTTGTCATTCAGATACCAGTAATTGTCGCCGTTTTCATATTCAACAGCAGGGCCATCCTCGCGATGGAGATGTCCATTCAGATACCACTTCTTGATCCCATGTTTTATTATTTTCATTGTGGGTTGTTCAGACATCACGCCACCTCCACAAGATAAGCCTTGATAGAGCCATACTTGAGGCCCAGTTCATGTTCGAGGATTTCCCAACCATAGAACTTGAGTTCGTCGGTGGTGATACCTTCTGCATCAGCGATGATGTAGATGGCATCTTCGGTGGTGGTCTGAATCACGATATCACGAACTTCAAACACGCGGGCAAGGAAGCGATTCCAGTTCTTCTCTTTCTGCACGATTTCTTCTTCAATGATCTGATCAAGGCGAACAGAAAGGCTCTGCACCTCAGCGTCAAACTCTTCCACCGACGCAAACGTGTGACCACGAGGACGAAAGCCGTATACGTCCTTGTAGAGGTCCGAATAGATAGAACCGTCATGCGAGTTGGTCAGGCGATCAATGTCAGAGAGAGTAAGCATTTCAAATCTCCTTGTGTTCCGATGAATCACGTATAATCGGGAGAAATGCGTCTGTCAACAGCTATTTTTATTTTTTTGATTGCCACTGCAAATTTATATCAGACCATTTTACGTCACTGAAAAGCTTCACAACATTGTCGTTCTTGGGACATTTCTTGTCATTGTCGCTTAAACAAATATTTGCACGGTTCCACCAATTTTTTCCATTAAACGTGCTTTCCGCGATTTCTGACACAATGCTGTATCTCACACCTTCACTAAGTGATGAACCAAAAACCATGTCAGTGATCTTCATACGACCTTCCATGATGGCGTTTAGTTTTTGAAGCAGAATCATTCCTATGATCTGATCATATGGTTCTTCTGGAAGTTCACAAACTCTGATATTTGCAGACTTATATAGGTTGATCTGATCGGTAAGTTTGGAATCAACGAATACAGAACTCTGAATTACCTGATTAACATAATATATTAACCTCTCCATCGCTATGCTTTGTTCATAGGCGGATTCGGTTTCTATCAGTATGCTTAGCATCATGTCATACGTATTGATGTGAAATTCATTCTCAAAGTGTATACCACACTGAAAATAGAAATCTTTCTCAATTCTTGTGTTCATTGTCCGACTGTATCTTGATTTTAGAATTCAAATTTTGCTTTTCAAACAGTTCATCCATCTTTTTACGATGTTGATTTTTATAGGTTTCCATGGCCATTTGAATTTGATGCATGAGAGGCCCATTCTGTGTTTTATAAGCAAATGTCAACTTGGCTGTAAGCTTGGTGATTACTTCTTGAAGTTCTTCCAATGTTTTAGTCTCAAGTTCCTTTTTGTTAATGAACGGATGTTCCATGGTATTACCAAGTTTGCAATGGAATACGAGTCCAAATGTTGGAGCCGATATAATATGTAGCAGTTGCAGAGCCATTTGCAGTAGATAATGCGAACACGCTTCCTGCGCTACCGCTTGAGCGAGTAGCACTTATTGTGATGTTTGGAGCCGCAGCATTGGACAGAACATAATAAACAGTGTTGGCAACCAAACCACCAAATACGTTTCCAGTGAAAACGATTGGAGCATTATTTGCAAGATTGGTTGTGCTGCTTAATGTGATGAGATTTCCGGTAGCATATGTATTTGTTGCAGTCACTGCATAAGCAGTAGAGTTGTAACTTCCCGTGCAAACATAAATGTAGTTAGCATCAACTGCTACAGTGCCAGCAGTATCACCTTGTAGACCTGTTGGAGCAGGAGTGCGCTGCTGAACTTCTGTTGACTGGAATGGTCGGTTCAATGGCTCTACGAGAATGGTATTACCGCAGTCTAATGATGAAAACTTATATTCAAGCAGAGTTGTGTTTGCTGGTGCAGTTATCGTTGGATATCCGCCAACGTTAGCATAGTTTTCAAGAAGAGTAGTACCAAAGTTACTTCCAGTGTTGGAAACACATGCTGTAGGCAACTGAATAGTTGCATTTGCAGTTGATACAGTCAAACGTAGAATGACATTGCTTTCAGTATTGGTAGGAGACCAGTTACCAAACTGAAGTATAGTATTTCCGGTAATCGCACCGTACTGAACATCAGCTTGATTTACGTTTACCAACACTGTTCCAGCCAATGAATTACCCAAGTTATATGATGTTGCCCTAAACCCACTGGTTGATGCATTGCTGATGAGAGTGTTTGCCATGTCATTGTTCAATGACGTATTATTCAATGCAGCTTTCACAACTACTTTGGTCTGTAAGTCAGTGATTTCTGTTGCCGCAGTGTTTAACTGTGCAGTAATCTGAGTGAAGTTATCTCTGAAACCCTGAGTGCTATTGTTCACTCCGGGAACAGGATAATTGTTATTGATTCCGTTTGTATTGATCTGGCTCATATTTCTCTATTCCGTAATGTATTTAGTTTTCTCAACATTGGTGTTAAAATTCACTGATCTAGCTGAGTTTGGTTAGGTAAAATAGTTTCCTGTGGGAACAAGACATAAAAATCATCAGAATCAACTGGAGATGGCGTAGGTGTGGCACTTGGTAATCCTGTCCATGCAGGAGGATTGACATTGCTATCATAATTATATGTAGTGCTCTTATCCACGCTAAATCTATCAATCTTAAAATTGATCATGTTTAGGGTCTGCAGTTCACCTACTGGATTTAGCCAATTGTTTTGAATCTGGTATTGAATATACTGCGCATAGCTTCCAGTAGTTCCATTTGGCAATGTAGTAGTTCCCGGTAAACAATAAGCTATCACCCATGCTGGTGTAAATCCAAGCGTTGATCCATCTTTTTGTTGACTCGACATCCAAGCAGGGAGAATACCTATGGCATTCTGATCACCAAGGTAATTTTCTACCTGTTGTCTCATGTTTGACAAAGAATTGGGATATAAATTTTGTGCATAACCAGGTGTCAAACTTGTGTAATAATCTTTAGGATCGGTCCATGCCACAAATGACATGCTTCCAGTTGCATTTGTAAGAGTGACTGGCGTTCCATCTTCTGACATGGAGATAGTGAACTGAGTTCCATTTAAAATGCTCAGTACATAATATGTGGTGTTAGTATTGACTCCACCAAATGGCGTCCCATTAAAGATTATGTAGTCATTGACATTCAATCCTTCAGTAGAATCGCAAGTTATCAAGTTAGTAGATGAAAATGTTTGAGTGATCGTCCCATCCATGGTGTTTGTACCACCAATATAGCTTGAGAAAATGTCAACTTCCGAGGAATACCATGGTCCTAGATTCAACGTAATAGGAAACGGCCATCGCACTTCTTTAGAAACACTGGTTCCATATGGAATAACATTGTTTGTTTGTGAATCTGTACTATAACTACTATAGTTTTGATTAACATTTGAAGGGTTTACCAAATTGTCAATGACACGACTATACACTACTTCATAGATAATATTTCCATTGGAATCTCTTGCTACAGCAGTGTCAATTTCACCAAGAGTAATGTTTCTCCAATAGTGATTTTCAGTTACTGCCGCAATATATTGATCCATGTTACTGGCGTTTATCCCATATGCATGTTCATAAATCACATCAGTTGCTACACCGAAGTTTGGATCGTCGCCGCGATATATCATTGATGGTGGAATAAGATTGGTGTTTGTCAACAATGAATTTATGAGGTTTCTATCAGAAGTGCTTGGTGTGCATTTAATATACAACGTGTCCGCAGGATGTGCATATTCTTGATATACAGTCAGGGTGAATGTTTGCTGAGAGTTAATAACTGGATATAATGGTGAATATGCTTCTGCTGTGAACGTGAAGACAGATGATTCACCTTGAGCCAGAAATTGATCAGTTGGTTGATATGGTATATCTCCTATAATATCTCCGCTTTCAAGTAGTATCAGATTGGGTGGCAAAGAACCTTCTACCAATCTATATGAAAGATCAACATCGGATGTTGCGGATATATTTAGAATGCTTGCAGTTCCATTATTTACTTGACCAAGATCAGCATCAGTTAGCCAAATGATATTTCCATTAATTGAATTTGCGACATTCATGGAGAAGTTGAATGTTGCTGATGCTATATTTGTATTATTAGTTTTAACTACAGAAACACTAAAGATGAACTGACCTATGCTACCATCAGCAATTATTGGTGTTCCAGTTATCCATCCAGTTGTAGGGTCTCCGACAAGTCCCAGTGGCAAGTTGGAATACAAGTAAGTGAGTTGATTTCCATCAAAGTCATGGCCCAAAATTTTAAAAGCCACGAAATCATTACTCGTAAACTGAGTGATGTAGGCATATTGTGATGGTGCATATGTGTTGCCGTTTGAGTCTGGCGGTAATACATAATATCCAAACTCCTGAGGATTGCTACTTAAATTAAACGTTTCCGGTCTAGTATTGAATATTGTTGGTATTCTAGAATTTGGACCTAAACCAAGCCCACCTTGACTTACTGGTGTGTTTTGATTTATTACAGTAATGCTATACGTAACAATGTCATTTCCGAGCGGACTAACAAGTTTAAGAATGAACGAATAAGTTTGTATCGTGGGTGCACCTTGATCAACTGGTGACAGTGTGGATGTCATATAACCAACGCCATCAGACAATATTGCGTTTTGACCTCCTGCTGTATACGAAATTGTAAAAGTGCTTTGATCAATCACCGATGAGATGTAATATATTTGCCCTGCTCCAACTCCACCAAATACGTTTCCAGTAAATATGACAGGTCTTCCAACAGAAAACCCAGAAGTACTTAGACAAATTAATGTGTTATTTGAAACTGCTACTACTCCCGTAACAACAGACGGTAAAGTAACATCTATAACAGGCGGTTGAGCATAGCCCCTGATGATTCCTGCTTCGTTTATTTCTAATCCCGGTGGCAAACTTCCTTCAACTACAGTGATTATTACTTCATTGGTAGATACTGGATTATTGTAGGCTACTGGCAGTTCCACCCAAGTACTGTCATTAGTTGTGTATATATTACCAGAAGGAGCAACAAATGATGGTGCAGAAGCTCCCGAGACTACAAGATTGAATGTTATATCTTTGATATTTTGAAGATTATCGGTTGCTCTTACAACAAATGGATACGTTGTATTAAACGAAACAATTGTTGGTGAACCTTTAATCAAGCCGGAAGAAGTCATGACTAAGCCAGGAGGCAAACTACCACTTATGATCGCATACGATACAGTTACTGCAGGCAATACCGCAGAAGCAGACAACTGAATTGGTTGTATTGCAGTCAATGCCGGAACAACTCCGAGTGATCCTGCTGGTGTATTCCAAACTGGCTGTGCCATATTATTCCTTAACTATTATGAGTGATTGAACCAAGAGCAAGAAGATATAATCTCTTTCTATCTTCAATACCTATTGTACCACCATTAATGCGACGAGTTAACATTACGAAGTTGTCAGTATCACAATATGCATTAAGTTTATTTACATACCAGAACCAACCAGCAGAAGCTGTAGCTCCAGCAGCAGTTTCCATGTATGCAGCAGTATCTTCAACGGATTTGCCTATTGAGTTTGCAAAGCGAGTATAGTTGTCGCGACCTGTCAACTGGATAAGTCCACGACCATGAAACATCCATCCATCACCTGAAGCTTCATCACCATTGCCCATACGATTTGCATATACGCGATTGGCGATCTTTTCTGGTTTACGCTCGTATTCCATAGCGAGGGACATTGATGGGAAATACTTGTGGAAGGTCTTCATCAATGAAGCAGCCTTGTACTTCAAGTTTTCCTTGGTTGCGGTGAAACCTCCCGATTCGTGTGCAACCTGTGCAACAAATGCTGCCTCACGTTTTGGGTTTTCAAGCATGTCATAATGTTTAGCAACATCATTTAGTGGGTCTACGAACATTTGAAGTATTGCTTCATGAGTATGTGGACACATATGCTGTAGCAGTTCTAAAGTAATCATAATCTTTCCTCTTATGGACGGCCTTGACCGCGATATTTTTTATAACTAGCACGCTTTCTTTTGTTCATAGTGCTAAACTTAATGGAACCGAGTCCAATAGTTGTCTTTCCCTTATGGTTATTAGAGAAACTAATCTTGCCTGGTGCATTAGATGTTACTTTAGCCATTTATATTCCTTCCTTAGCTATAAGTTGCGCCAACCGTGTACCACTGGGTTGTTGTTGGTGCGATGAATTGTAAAGTTGCACTGTTGCCCGGTTGCGTAAATGCAGCATTTGTAGTCAACAGATTAATTGCTGCGCCCGATGCTGGGTAAACCGCAAGAGAATTCGCAGAAGTGTTGGTGATAGTGATTACCATACCCGGTATTGCTGTAGGGAGAATAACTCCATTTCCTGTATTTACAGTGCTCACAATGTTCATTTCTTTGGTAATTGCTGTTGCGGTTCCTTGTGTAGAGCCAGCAGCAGTAATTCCAGTACTTACTGAACGAATGTGGTAATTTGTAGCAACAAAATTATTAGCAGATACGTTTCCGGATGCTGTTACTGATGAGAATGTTCCTGTTACGTTTGCAGCATTGATGCCAGTCAAGTTTGCTGCTGAAAGTCCTGATGAGAATGTGGCCGACCAAGTTCCAGAGGTTATATTACCTACAGTTACTAAATTGCTAGCAGTTGTAATATTTGGCTGAGAAGCCGTATACACTGTTCCAGAAACAAGCGCATTTCCAACTTGTCCAGATACGTTAGCACCCGGAATAGATGTAAGACCAGAACCAGAGCCGTAGAATGCACCAGTATTGGAAATTACATTCGGCGCTGTTATATTACCACTTGAACCGAGAGAAGTTAGTGTGCCAACAGAAGTTACATTTGGCTGCGATGCAGTTGTTAATGTGCCAGTCAACAGTGATGCGCCAATTGTTCCGGAGTTGGCATAAATGTTTGCACTTGTAGTAATATTACCAGAAGACACGAGTCCAGTTAATGTACCAACTGATGTGATATTAGGTTGAGCATTTGTTGTTACTGTTCCAGCAGTGGTTGCAGTTCCGGCGCTCGTTGCGTAAGTTGCGTTTGCTACATTTCCAGTGACGTTTGCGCCTGTAATAGAGCTAAGTGCTGCACCATTACCGAAGTGATTTGCAGTGACATTAGCACCAGAAATGTTACCTGTTACTGCAAGTGAAGTCAAAGTGCCAACTG